GGGGTATATCTACCAACTCGGCTCATGAGACCGACCTTACACCAATATCGCAATATATTGCTGGGCATCTAGGATTTGAACCTAGGACCACTCGATTAACAGTCGAGAGCTCTACCGCTGAGCTAATGCCCAATTTAATTATGATTAATATTTCGATGCGATTTGTTTTATTAACTCCCAGTCTTCACGATTCATTCTAAGATAAACTGATGATAATTTATTACATGTTTCGATGTGTTCAATTTCCATCAATGAGTTTTTCTTACTTGGGACGATGATTGAACTTGAATTAATGTGTCCATCTTGAACCAAATAATCAATAAGTTCTTTAATTTCTCTTTTGCTACATTCTCCCATAAATTCATGGATATCAACATCTACGTAGGTGCTAAATTTTGGCATATCTTTATTTCTTTTAGTAATACAAAGATACAATCATTTTTTTAAATAAACAAATATTTTTAATTATTTGTCTTTCATATAGATTTTTGACTGAGCGTCAAGCCATTGTTCGTTGTGTTTGAACTCTTTCCAATTTTCAAATTCTTTCAAATCTTCGATTACCTCAATTGGTAATAATTTGAATCCGTCAGGGGCTACTCCTTGAAGTTTATAAAATCCGGAGTTTTCAATTTTTTCAGCAATAATTGATTTTAAGTTGTTATCTAAATTTTCGTTCATTTTATTTGGTGTTTTCTAATGTCCAAAGTTCTATTGTTAATGCCTTACCTCGAGTTTCTTGGTGGTTAAAGTCCATCTGAAGTTCTTTACCCTTGAAGTACATTTTATCAATAAAGTCCCAATCTCCGTTAGGTGTTTCAATACAACCACCAACCATACTGAAATCTTTTGCAGTTGGAATTTCATCAGACTCAAATTCAAAGTCACATACCCATCCTTTATTTTCTTCTAACCAAAGGATGATATTTTCCTCCTCACCTTCAATTGGAAATCCGTTAAATGTGTCACCGTAATCTGCATCTTCATCTACTTCATAATGGTCAGACATTTCTTTTTCTTCGAATTCAAGAACTCTATTTTCCATGTCATCCGATTTGAATACCATGAAGTGTGGTGTACCATTCCAAAGAGGTTTATCCATCACCCACATATTCGCATCGAATATATCATAATTTAAAACTTCTTCAATGTCAAATCCCATTGAACTTAAATCATCGATACCATTTTCAGACATGTGGTTTCTAAGTTTTACAACTTCTTCGTTTGTGAGTTGATGACCGGAAGCGTTCAACTCCCAACCACCGATTACTAAGGTATATTTTGTCATCAGTTTTTTGTTTTAAAGTTCATTTGTTTAATAACTGCGTTTGCCACTTTTCTATGTCCCGTTGGGTGCATGTGACAAGTCCAATCACCGCAATCCGTTCTCACCACCACTCTTGTATCAACAACAGTTGCATCTACGATACTATCCATCAATATTTTTTGATAACGAGTGTACGCCTTTGGATAAAATTCTTGTCCTTTTAACGGTCTAACACATTCTTCTGCATTAAACCCTGTAAGAACAATTGCCTCAACCCCATTCATTGTGCACATCTCAACAATCTTCTGAACGTCTTTAACAACAGAATATGGATTTCGATTTCCATGGATATCATTTGCACCACCGTAGATAAAACAATAATCATAATAGGGTGAAATTGTTTGTCTTGCGACAGATACCATCCATGGTAAGTGTTTACCTATAACTGCGGTGTTATTCATTTTCATCCCCGTTTTCTGACACAGAATAACTTGCCAACCAAAGTCATGATTTGCGGTGTGAGAATCACCAATAAACAAAACATGTTTACCATTCACATCAACAACCGTATCCACATTTAAAGACGGTGATTTAACCACATCTTTTTTTACCTTCACACTTTTCAAGGATTGACTTGAAATTAACATGAGTGACGCAAATAAAATTGTTAGTGTTACCACCACTACTGATATAATCTTAAATCTCTTCATCTGTTTTAGTATCATTTAATGAATCCAATGTGAATTCAATAATTGTAAATCTAATATCCTCATCGTCATAAATTTTTATGTTTTCGATATCGATATTATATGAACACATATCACAATCCCATAGACTTGTTCTTATTCCCTCTTTAAATTGTTTCATGTCGTTGATGTTCAAAACATCCATGTGACATGTTAAAGTATGTGGTAGATATTTTACCTCCAACATTTTATTGTGGTCAAATAAATCATCCCATCTTTCTTTATTACCGTTATCACTTTTACCATCCCATTCTCCACCGTGTTTGGTGGTTGTGAACCATTCCACTTCTAATCGTTTGTTCTCCTCAGAATCCATCTGAGATACCTCAATTACATAATTCGATTGAATCATATCAGTTGATAGTGTTGGTAAGTAACGATGTACAATTTCCAACCCAACATAATACCCCAATTGATATTCGATACTTAAACTTTTTTTATAATTCATTCTTTCCTGTTTCCACTTTTCTTCCATTTCAGGAGTTATGGATTTTAATAAGTCAGATAAAATTTTACTTCTTGCCATAATAATAATTTTTAAGTTGGAAGGGAGGGATTTGAACCCCCGTACCCAATGGGAACAGATTTACAGTCTGTCGGTTTTAACCACTCACCCACCTTCCAATAATGTTTGTAGTCAGGACAGGATTTGAACCTGTACCGAAATCTTGCTTTCGGCCATCGTCTAGAAACAGGGCGTCTACCACGATTATCAAGGCCCCAGTTTTTATCCCAGCGCCGTAATCTTTCCGCCACCTGACTATTTGTACCTTCGGTGGGATTCGAACCCACAAAATCTGCATCCTAAGTGCAGTGGATATACCAGTTCTCCTACGAAGGTATTTATTTGCTCCCCGACCAAGACTCGAACTTGGGACCCTTTGATTAACAGTCAAATGCTCTAACCGACTGAGCTATCGAGGAATTTGTAGGGAATGCCAGATTCGAACTGACGACCTCTTGGTCCCAAACCAAGCGCGATACCGAACTACGCTAATTCCCTATATGTTAAACTCCTTACATTCTTTCAAACTTAAAATGAACTTTAAATTTGGAATTGTGTTTTTTAAAATTTCAATTTTTTCAATTTGATTTTGATATGCCGCTGGATTTTTTGGGTCCAAATACATATCATAATCGTTTAAATAAAAATCAGGATAATATGAACGTTTTAAATTATTTTTATCAATCCACATAATGCGTTCAGGTCGTATCCATTTTATGTTTAATTCATCTAAACGGATTGCTAACGCTAATTCCCAACTACTATCTAATAACACATCTTTATACATTACTTGATGTTTTCTAAGTCTTCGGTAATTTAATAATAGTTGTGCTCTTCTTATTTTTTCTTTCGCTTCTTCGGTGTGTGTTCTTCCTTGGAAGCTATTAAACTTAACATGAGAATACGAACCGTTTTCCCATGCTTTCGATATCGATTTTCCTGCCAATTTTCTGGATTCTTCGGTAATTGATTTTCTATTTTTTGATAGAGTTTTCATGTAATCATTTTTATTTGGGTTTTTTACACACCATCTACTATGATTTGCCATGAAACCTTTTGGTTTATCTTCTACATTAAAGGTTTCCCCACACCATTTACACTCACTGTTTAATTTTTTTTTATATCTCATACTTTTTTCCATATTATATGAATATAAAAGGATAAAGTAAAGGACTCCATTTGTACACCCGACAGGATTCGAACCTGTGACCTACTGCTTAGAAGGCAGTTGCTCTAATCCAGCTGAGCTACGGGTGCGTTAAATAAAAAACAATACCTTCCACGCTCACCGTGGTTTTGAATTTGATTGAACATAGTTTACTGTTCACCTGTTATGAGTGCACCATAGAGCAGGGTCCATCACATAGTACCTTGGGTCATTATTACTTCGGTTACGGTAATTACTCCGATTGAAGCCAAGGTTCCTTTCAACGGTGCTAATCCGTCTTATGTAAGGTATTGTTTTTTGTACTGAGGATGGGAGTCGAACCCACACGAGCATTACTACTCAACAGATTTTAAGTCTGTCATGTCTACCATTCCATCACCTCAGCATTTTTTTCACCAACATGTCAAAGAACTACATCACAAATATACAAAAGAATATCTCTAAAAACAAAAAACCCGAAAATCTTTTTGGGATGTTCGGGTCTCGTGAGTATAGAGTTTAAAATTCTTACATTCATTTGGATTCCGAACTTGGGTGACATAAATACGTACCTCTCCCATTACCACTTATCGGGTTGTTAGACAGTTGTTGTATGTTATCCAAGTTCATCATTGTTTTAATAAGTATATACAAATATACAAAAGTTTATTTATTTTTTGTTTTTAGTAGGTAGTACACATGTATTATGATTATTAAAACATTTGTGCTGATGATTGGATAATCATTTTTTAAACACCCATAAACAATCCAAAACACACATGACGTTGAACTAACAATTCTTAATTTTGTAATATTTTTAAAAGAAAAAGAAAGTAGAGTTAAGAATGTTGCGAAGTAACCTAAATAATTAATCATAATTAAAAAAAATCTTCACACCATATCGGAGTCTTGTCTCCAACGTATGCGCCTTTTACGTTAAATTCAAAGTATTCAATCGCATCAATCATCTCCATATCACGTTCTAAAATGTGGAGACATTTGGCAACCGAATAGATTACTCTCATTGACGATTCATCAATTCCAATTACTGCATCATCGAATCCATCAGCGATAAGTAATCCTTCATCTTCGTAAATTCCTAATATTCTTTCTAACATATTGGTTTAATTTAATTCCATTGTAGCCCCTCCGGGAATCGAACCCGACTTTTCAGGATGAAAACCTGACGACCTAACCGATAGTCGAAAGGGCCATATAAACGATTGTTGTCTTTAACGATTTATTTATTATGCCTTACGGCTCGTTAACTTAGTTTCCAATTTATCTAATCGAGAGTCTAATTGGGAAAAGACTTCTCTTTCTGTGTTATCAATTCTACGATGTAATTCATCATTCACACGATTCATACTATCATGAATATCTTTTGTTCTATTATCAAACTCAACTGTAAAGTTTTGTTTGTATTCATTGAAGTGTTTCTCAACATTTCTGACCTTAAAAAATCCTTTAACAGCAACTACCGCAATTGCGATAACCACCACCGAGGACATTCCTAAAATAAATGATAATGTATCCATATCTTTTAATTTTGTTTTTAATTTGTCAAAGAACAACAATCGTTTGCGGAAGGAGTAGGATTCGAACCCACGGTACCTTTCAGTACTTCGGTTTTCAAGACCGATGCGATAGACCAACTCTGCCATCCTTCCAATTTTCCCACCTGAGATTCCAATGAGTAGATTTTTCTTCTGTTTTCGTATTGAAAACACGAGACGGTCTTACCCGCACATAAACGTCAAACATACTCGGTGGTTTTGTTACGACCATACTCCGACGACCTCCTCTTTAAAGTTGTGGAAGGCGACAACTATAACATCTTGAAAGAACGTTACCAAACTTAGTGAGTATCTCTTACTCAACGCGGTCCCGACGGGATTCGAACCCGTACCTCGCACCGTGACAGGGTGGAATTGTAACCATTCAACCACGGGACCAATGGAGCCTCCTGACGGATTCGAACCGCCGACATCCTCATTACAAGTGAGGCGCTCCGGCCAACTGAGCTAAGGAGGCATTAAATCAAAGAACATTTCAAATATACATAATAAAAGTCACACTTCAAAATGTTTTTAAAAAGTTGCGGGAGTGGGAATCGAACCCACGTGATTCGGCTTATGAGACCGAGCTGGAACCTCTCCAGACCACCCCGCAATGTTTGTTGGAATAGGTGGACTCGAACCACCGACTTTCACCGTATCAGGATGACACTCTAACCAACTGAGTTATATTCCAATATGGGGTGAATAACCGGATTCGAACCGGCGACCTTCTGAACCACAATCAGACGTTCTAACCAACTGAACTATATCCACCATATTGAGGTCAATGTTGGAATCGAACCAACTCCGTTAATTTTGCAGACTAACCGGCCTCCACGACCAAACTGACCTTATCGTACTCTCGGAGAGACTCGAACTCCCAACCCTTTCATCCGTAGTGAAATGTTCTAATCCATTGAACTACGAGAGTAACTTAATTATTTAATTCTTTCATCCCATTCTTCTTGTGTACCCAATCTAATTGGTACAAACAACGCAAATCCATTATCATCCTCAAAGTGATTACATTCATCTTCTCTCCAACCAAACTTATATCTCATGTGTACAAATTTATCTGTTTCTTGATTCCATCTTGCGATGGTTGTGTTTCTATGTTCACCAATATAAATTTGACCATGAATTAAATCATTTTTTGGGATTGCTCCCGCTTCGATTAATTTTGGGACATAAAACTCCCTCCATTGTTTTTCATCAACTCTTGGGAGTGTTGGTACATCTTCAGGATTATTAAGTTTTGGTAAATTTTCCCAATACTGTTTAATTGTTTTTTCCCTTTCTTCCCTTAATTTCATTTTCTCCGCCTCAAATCTCATTTTGACGGCATCGATGTTGTCATCTCTTTCCATGTTATTTGTTTTTAAAGTTTGCACGGGTGGAGAGACTCGAACTCCCATCAAAAGTTTTGGAGACTCTTATGCTAACCATTGCACCACACCCATGTGTATTTGTAGTTCCGACTGGGTTCGAACCAGTGACCCTCTGCATGTAAGGCAGATGCTCTCCCAACTGAGCTACGGAACTAAATAAAGGAAAGTAGAAGATGGTTCAGTGGACATCTACTTTTATGATTGGCATTACTTAGGTGAACACCTCCAAACTCCGATTATGTCAGTCAGTATTCACTCTCGAACTATCGACATAATCATTCCCCAATCAACCTTTGTGTCCCCGACGCGACTCGAACGCGTGACTCCCTCATTAAAAGTGAGGTGCTCTAACCAACTGAGCTACGGAGACAAATGTGGTACCGACCGGATTCGAACCAGTGACGCTCGCCTCTTCAGGGCGACGCTCTACCAACTGAGCTACGGTACCAAATTAAACCAATATGTCAAAGAACACTTTGTGGACCGTCCCGGCTTCGAACCGGGGATTCGACAGTGCAAATGTCGTGTGTTAGCCAACTATACCAACAGCCCTAAAACAAAAAAAACCCCGAGATTTCTCTCGAGGTTCCTTTAATATCGTTTTAAAACTAAACAACTTACAAGACACCTCGAGACATGGCAATATCAATCACTTCCGCCCATTTCGAACAGATAGTAAACGACATTGTATGTGTGTTGCGTGTCATTGAATTTTTTATTTAGTTTTTAAATCTTTTACAAAGATAACAATAAGTATGCAAAAAACAAAGAAAAGTATCAAAAAAGATATAAAATTTTTTTAGACTTGATTTTCTCGAATTTTTTTTCCTTAACACTTTGCCGGGATATTTATTGATAACCAAACATAAAAACAAACACAAACTACAACTATGAAAAAATTTTTCAGCCAGTTATTTAACGATAACAACACAATTAACGAGAAATCAGTAGTGGGATTCATCGCGTTTCTCATGATGGTAATCTCTCTATTCGTTGACCTTATTACAGGTTGGATGGGTAAAGAATTACTAATTAACGAATTTATCTTTGACGGATTTTTAGTAATCACGTTAGGTTCATTCGGTATCGCATCTGTCGATAAGTGGATTAACAACAAGAATAAAAAATCGGAAGACGAAATCTCTGAATAATCTAATTTATTCCACTGTTTAACCATGAGACTTATCAAAAGTATAATTTTTTCTGTGCTATTCCTATGTCCCTTTTTGAGCGTAACTGCTCAGACAGGACCGACTATTTTTGTTGAACCCGTGATTAACAACATCCGTGTTGGTACTCTTGTTGGTAACAAAAATTTGGCGTTTGGAGTAAAAAACATTGTTCAAGAAATAATAAATGAACAAGATAGTTTGGTCTTGATTGGGGTAAAAGAAAAGGCCGAATACTCAATACAGGTTGAATTAATATTCTTTGATATCGTCAATACTAAATCAGGAATTGCTGTATTTCACCAAGATAAAAGTACCACCGTCATTAGAATGAAGGGTGTTCTCTATAAAGGAGATAAAAAAATTAAAACTGAATTTGCGGAAGGTAAATCGACTGAAATATCAACTTCAACAATCATTATTGATGAGGGAGGTAAATTCAATCAAGAATCCGCAAGTTCTGCAATAAAGAAAACAACAATAAACTTACTCGATAAACTACTATGAAAAAACTAATTTTAGCCCTTGTTGTATTAATTACATCATCGTCGGCATTTGCACAAGGTATAGGTAACCCAGTTGCCTATAAAACCATTAAAAGAGGAGACACATTAGATGTGGTGTTCAAATATGACGCATCGTCATCTGTGGACATAAGAACCTTCCAAGTTGATTTTCAATATAGAAAACAACTTTTTACTCACGTATCAACAACTGTTGACGCTACCGTTAGTAGTATGACCCCTTCGTTGTCTATTAAGTTCTTTAATGACTACAAGTATTCGGGTTACAACTCAAGTACAAGTTCGTACACATATGCAACCGATACTAACTACACTGTTGCCAGAAATTACTTAGTATTATCAAGTGGTTCTCAGATTACTGCGGATACTTTCTTAATACATAACAAATTTATCATAAATGATGTTACATCAAACTTCAACGCGGATAGTCTTGAAATTAACTGGGCTCGTATGTTCAAATTTGATGGTACCACAATTGGTGATAACATTGCGACCTTGAACGTACAGGATATGCATCTTGAACTTTTGGGTAACTTGGTTATTAGTGGTAAAGTATGGTTACCACCTACTATGGTAGGTGTTGGAATGAGACCTACAATCATTTGTACTAAATTTAACACAGGTGAATTTGTATCTTCACAACAAGTGGATACTGCAGGTCTTTACTCTCTTAACAACGTAGATAAAAATACAAAATATAAATTAACAGTAAGATTCCCAGCAGATAGTATGACTACTATTAGAGATTATGGTGTTACTATATCTGATGCGGTTAAAACATATGATGAATATTCGGTTACCGATGTTAGTCAAACACCATCACAAAACTACTTGAAACATGGTTTGGCGTATTTGATTGGTGATGTTAACAAAAACGGTAAAATCGATGGTGGTGACCCTTATTTGATTTACGCAAACATAAGTGGTCTTAAAAAGATTGACACAACCACAATGATTCACGCATTCCACAGAAATGTATTTGATTCATTAGTGTTAGGCGCTAACCAATGGACAGAATGGACAAACCACTCAACCGCATACAATTATGTTGTGGATAGTATTGGTACCACTAACTTAACTAACATCGATATTAAGTACTTTGTATTAGGTGACGTTGATAGAACTTATTCATCTCCTGTTTATAACAGTTCAGGTGTATTAGTTGCTAAGGCGGTTTATAAAGGTAAATTAGATGTTGAAATTCCTAATACATCATCACTTGGACAACCAATGTATGTTCCATTTAACATCAACACAAATGGTGACCAAAACTACGGTTTACAGTTTGAGATGAAGTACGATAAAACAAAGGTTAAATTTGATGAAATAGTTTCCAACTTTAATGGTGGTCCTTGGTTACAATACTTAACTCATGATGAGGCCGCGGGAACCATCAGATTCGGTGGTATGAACAACCAACAAAAAGACGGATTGGTTGGTTCACACACTCCATTTAAAATAAAATTTAGTCCAATTGGTAATGTTGATGTTAGTACAAACATTTATGTGAGAAAATTAATGGATGCATCTGATAATAACGGTGACCATTTGGAAATAAACTTAGCAAGTCAAGTGACCACACTTTTCTATAAAATGTCACCAACCACTTTACCCGGTGAATTTAAAGAAATTAGCGCACTTATTAGACCAAATCCAGTAACAGGATGGTTTGAGATTGAGGTTCTTTTCCCCGACCCGAATATTAAGTTAAATGGTAGTATTTATGATATGCAAGGTAGATTGGTGAAACACATTGGTGAAATTTCAGGTCAAGGTTCCACAGTGGGATACAAACAAATTGACATGACATCATCAAGTACGGGTCACTACTATTTAGTATTAAACAATCAAAATAACCAATTAACAAAACAATTTATAAAACTCTAAACTTATGAGCGAAGAAACACAAGAACAAGAAGGAACTTGGACAGGACTTAAAAAAACCATAATCGGTGTATTGTCAACAGCAGTATTAGGCGCCGGTACATGGTTCGCAACAATGTTAGGTGGAGGTGCTGAAGAAGCACAACCAGTTCAACAAGCAGCACCCGTTATTAACATTACTAACAGTAACGCTAACCAACAACAACAATCAGGTGGTACAACCAAAGTGATTGAAAGAGTTGTTGAAAAACCAGCGGCATCAGCACCAGCTGAAAAACCTAAAGAAAAGAAAAAAGACGAATTTGCGGCTGAAGAGCCAAAATGGTAATAATTTAAAGTAAAAAAAAGAAATATGTCAAATACACAACAACCAGACGGATTTAAGCAATTATTATATGCAATGATGCGTAGAAGATGGTACATTACCGCTTTAGTATTAGGTGGGTTCATGTTCATCGTTGGCGGAATGTTTTTTGCGATATTCTCCAAATCACCAATTGAAGGAGAGTGGAAAGAACTTTTACTCCTTTTATTAGGTGCATTTATTGGTTCTTACGGGAAAATCATTGACTATTGGTTTAGTGATACCGATAAGGATAAAATGTTAGTTCAGAAAATGGATGAGGAGGACGGTATTTCGATATCAAACACGTCTGATATACCAAGTGGACCAACATCGTCACCCATAATCGAGGAACTTGAACAACCTGTCCAAGTTGCCAAAAAAGGTGTTGAAATCGATGAAGATGGAGATGGTGTTATGGACGGATTAGACTTTGACAACGACGGAATCATCGATGAGTATTTTGACCACAGACAGTGTGAACACGTTTGGGGTGATGCTGACGGAGATGGTGAAGAAGAATGTTTAAAGTGCGGAAAAATAAAAGAAGAAGGCAGTTTATAATATGAAACTATTAAATAACGATAAAGTAAAACAATATTTGATGCCAATCATGGTTGTTATCTTATGGTTTCTTTTAATGTTTGCGTTTGCCAATAAGGCAACCGCACAAACTATCGGTAAAACACAAACAGAACAATATAAGGCATCTTTTGAAACCAGTGTTAATATCGATTCTTTAATGGATTATGAGGGACCTCAAATTCCAATACAGATATTAAAAATCGGTATTAGTGATGAGGTATATGAACTATACCCTGAACTAAAGGAAAAGAAAGTTGGTTTGGGTGTTGCGAATATGACACTTGAATATCTTGAGAATCTTAATCGTTTTATTTTCACTGAGGATAAAACAGAGATTAAGAATAGAATGGTAAAACAATTCCAAGCATCTCAAGCGGGTATTTCCCAAGATACTTTAAACGGTAGAGGTAAAATACGTTTGGCACATTACTTTGTTACAATTGAACTATATGATTATTCTGTTAGTGAAGATGAAACAGTAAACATGGCAAATGGAGTTAAAAATACTGTAACAACTCGTATTGGTATGCAAGTTCGATTCACAGACGCAGAAACGGGTGCCATTATTGGTGCTAGTGGTTTGGGTGAGGCGACGACGGTAAGAGAATTAAGTTTATTAAACGATGATAATCTAAGTGAAGTAAAATTCAACCAATCAACAATTGGAATCGCAACAAAAAAATCATTGGACATCGCATGTAGTAGAATCCTACTTAGGATGATTAAGAAGGGTGTTTTTCCTAATTAATGTTATTTTTTATTATTGATAATTAAAAATTTGGGGGGTTAATAACCCCCTTTTTAGTATTTATTATTATGTATTGGAAAACAATAAAGACATTATTTTTTATAAGTTTTTTTGTTCTGTTTAGTCAGAATATAAAGGCTCAGGTGTCGGTGCAAACATTTATCGACCCATGTACAAAAGAAGTAACTCTTTTTACCGTACCATTACAAGGTGGTACTACAATATTTTTTTTAAATAAAAGTCAATACTTTACCGCTGCGGATGTTGCCAGTGGAGTATTCTCAAGTTGGGTTAATCAAACATACTCCGAGTATCGTCAAACAAACCCATGTTCACAACAACAAGGTCAAGTAACACAAAATCAAATCACATCCCAAATTATTAGTAGTACCGTACAATCGGTTGTTGGTAGTATTATGTCATCCGCTCAATCATCATCGAGTGGGGGTAATCTTAATGCCGGTGGGAATAATAAAAAAGATGGGAATAAACAATCTAATGGAAATTCAAATGGGTCAGGTAATAACAATAACGGAAGTGGTTCGTCTTCTCAGGGAGGCGAGAATGGAGGTCAATCCCAAGGTTCAGGAGGAACTACTGGGTCGACTGGAGGAACTAATTCTTCTCAGGGAGGTTCAACTGGAACACAGGGAGGAAACAGCACAGGTTCAAGTAACCCACCTCAAGGGGGAAGTGGCTCGTCTCAGCCACCTGTAGGTGGTTCAGGAACAACTGGCGGTAGTACAACAGGAGGAAGTGGAACGGGTGGTTCAGGAACAACTGGCGGTAGTACAACAGGTGGAAGTGGAACCGGTGGTAATGGTAGTTCTACGGGTAGTTCGGGTGGAACCACAGGCGGAAGTACAACAGGTGGTGGAACGGGGTCGGGTAACAATTCAAACAGTCAAAGTAATGAAGAGGTTGGGGCAACCACAACAATGAATAATGACGCTCACAACGATAATGGTAGTGGTGGTGGTAGTTCAGGTGGTGGTAAATCGGGTGGTGGTAAATCAGGTGGTGGTAAATCAGGTGGTGGTAAATCAGGTAGTTCAAATCCATTGATTGTTTCTTCTGATTTAACAACCGCACAAAATTTAAATAAAACATTTACTCCAATTCTTAACTTGAGTGCAAACAGGTCATCAATGACAGGTTTATCGAGTTTCGGGGCGACCGCTATGATTTGGGCAAATCTTAATCAATTTGCGATATCGACAAAATATACTAAGTTACATTACAATAAAAAGAACACAATAAAGTACATACATAACGCTAGTCTAACTGGTGTATACACCTATGGAAATATACTTGGTTTCTTAGGATATAGTGGTATTTTAAACGCAGGTAAATGGGGTGTTACGGGTTTTAACGTAAGTGGTGCGGTATCAATCATTTCAGAAGATAAGAGTGGTTATTATTCACCATCTGTAACTGCGTTTTACACCAGACCGTTTAAGGTCGGTAAAAAATTAATGGTGTCACCCGAATTATATGTAATGTCAACACCGTTGGTTTACTCAACAAAAGAACAAGTAACAATAACCGATAGATTTTTTAGTGGATTCTTGGGTAGTGGATTTGATTATCAAATCTCAAAAAGATTTAAAATAAACATGAATTATAAGGCGAATATAAGTTCGAACCCCGAAATTCCTATTTTATCTTTCTTCTTAATAGGTAGTAAGGTTAATCTATGAGAAAACTACTATACATATTATTTTTATTGTTACCAGTCTTAGGTTTTTCACAGGCAACATCTGTTAGTCTTGGAACATCAAGTACGAGTGCTCTTTCATCGACATATAATACGTGGACTAAAGTTGACCCAAATCTAACTTTAACCGCAAATGGAACGATTACAGGTTTTAGAGTTCAAATATCTCAAACATATACGAGTGGTGACCAATTAAGGTCAACGGCAACACTTCCATCGGGAGTTTCTTCATCATTTAATACCACAACGGGTGTTTTAATTTTTAGTGGTTCAACAACTGCAACAAATTGGGAATCAGTATTAAGGGGTGTTGAATTTAAATCAACCACCTCCACATGTTACGCACTTCAAAGAAGAGTGACTTTCGTTGCAGGTACTGTTTTTTATAATCCATTAACCGAACACTTTTATGAATATGTGTCGGGTAATACAAGTTGGACTAATTCATATACAAACGCAAGTAATAAATCATACTTCGGAAGGGTTGGTTATTTGGCAACAGTTTTATCCGAGGCGGAAAATAACTTTATTTGGAAATTAATGGCAAACGATGCTTGGTTTGGTGCATCGGATGATTACAACTATATCAACACTGCAAAGGGTTCAACTGTTTATGCGAGTCAATCCGCATCAGAAGGAAAGTGGCACTGGGTTACAGGTCCTGAAAAAGGTCAAAACTTTTCAAATGGAAATACCCCAAGTACAACCTTAGTATCGGGTATGTATCATAAATGGGCGGGTGGAGAACCAAATGGTACCTCGGAAGCGTTTGGACAATTCTATTCATCAAATAGTGGTCAATGGAATGACTTAGCAAATAGTACTCTACCGGGTTATATTTGTGAGTATGGTGACATGCCGGGTGATATAACAACGAGTACAACTATATTAACAAGAAATATTGAGGTCAGTAACTCTTCAAGTGGTTACATAAGTGGTGGTGATGTTAACGTATGTTCAGGAAGTAATAGTACGACATTAACATTAAATAATTTATCGGGTAGTGTTGTTAGATGGGAATCATCTTTCGATAACTTTTTTACTGCAGGAACAACTATCACAAGTACATCAACAAGTATAACGGTAACCAATTTAACGAAGACAACATATTACCGAGCAATTGTGAATTCATCAAGTCCTGTTAGTTGTTCGGGATTGGCAACCTCAAGTGTCTATGTTACCGTAAAACCAACTAAATCGGGGTCGGTATTCGCGGCAAATAATTCTATATGTGCCGGTGGTCAAGTTGAATTAACATTATCAGGTCAACAGGGTAATGTAAATAAATGGCAACGCTCAACGGACAACGTGAATTGGACTAATATCTCTAACACAACAACAAGTTTAACAGAAACCATAAGTTCCGCTGGTACATATTATTATCGTGTTGAAGTCCAAACACCGAGTTGTGGTAGTGCGGTATTATCAGGTGCTAAAACTATCAGCGTAACATCGGGAACACCCCCTGTTGGTGGTGGTGTGTCATCAGCAACTCACACGAGTACAACAAACTCAGGTACATTGACATTAAGTAGTTATACTGGAACTATTGTTAAATGGCAGAAGTCTACTAATGACGGTGTCAACTGGACAGACATAACAAACACAACTGCAAGTAATAGTTATACAAACATTACAACCAAAACATTATTTAGAGCACAATTACAAAGTGGTACTTGTGGATTTGCATATAGTAGTAATGGTACGGTTTCAATTATAACTGAAACAATTAGTGGTACAATTACAATTCCATCTGGACTATCCACAAGACCGCAGGTTAAATTATATTTGGTTGTGGGTACTACGGACACATTATTACAAACCGTAACGGTCGCAACAAACGGAACATATACATTGAATCCAACAAAACATAATGCAACTTTCAAAGTTGTACCTTCATTTACGCCAACACTAACTTCATCAGACTTTGATTTGGTGTTTAACGAGTCTCAAAATGAAAATACACCCAACAATACACTTTCAGGAATACATTTGAACAGTGGACCTAAAATGAGGGCTGGTGACATTAATGATGACGGTGTTGTTACCATACCTGATGCGTACTTACTTGGTGCAAATCTTACAGGTATGATTACGTTTGATAAAGTGTGGTGGTATACTGCGTCAGATTTTAATTCGATAACTCCATCAAATTATAAAACAGTAACACCCGTTACGAGTTTTACTATAAATTTTGTGACAAGTTCTGTCACCCTTAACATAAAGTATATTGTTAAAGGTGATTCAAACTTATCTCACTCATCAAACTGATTGTATTTTTTTGTATAGGTCACAGATTTGACCACATGTTTCATAGTCTTCGATTTGCTCGAAGTACGGCATGATATCACGAACTAAAACGATGGACTCTTTTCTTTGAAATTTCAATTCGGTTTCCCAATCTAAATTACTAATCTTTGCCGAAATGATAAGAACTAATTGGTCTTTATCTTGTTTTTTGAAGTTGGTAAAAAGTTTTAAAATGTTTTTGTAAATAACAATTTTGTTAACATCATAAAAGTCTTTAAAACCTTCATACTTTCCTTTTATTAATAATTTTTTGGTCGCAATTGAGTTAGTATTTGTATCCATTTTAATAAATTGTTTGGTTCAGTACAAAGGTGATTAAAAAAATTAAATTATCCAAACGATTTTTACACCGTGTGTTCCCACTGAACTCTAATACAATTTTGTGGTAATTTATTGATGTGTCGGTAATTGTTTATATAACCCATCATATTTCCACTACCGATTGCGTTTGCCGAGTGTACAACAACAGTAACCACGGGTTCACCATCCATCCATTTTTCAACCAACCATTTAACACAATCCATTCCGGTTTTTTCAAGGATATTATCATAATCCAACTCATAGTTGTGATAAACATTACGATGCCATTCGGCCATTGCGGTATCACCTAAATCGTGGTCCAAAGAAATTAATTCTATGTTCTCCAAACCAATCTCGGTTATTTTCTCTACGAATTCCACGTAATTCCTAACAACAGTCCATTCCTCAATACCATCCACCCATTCATTGTTTGGACTAATTGGTGTTCTAACATCGTCTAAATAAATTCTATATTTCATCTTTTTTAAATGGTTTTGAATATGTTGGGTACAGAAGTTTCCATATTTGTTGCGAATAGTCTTTACCATCCAACATATTAAATAATAAGTTGGGGTGTTTGTATTTTTTTGCGTACTCAGCAAAGACTGCACGATTCTCAATACCGTGAACCCTGTTTGTTACTTTGAATATCCATTGATATTCTTTTTCTAATATATTGAATTGTGTAATTAAATCATTTTTGGTGTTCTTAACCCAATCGTAAAATTCATCGGGTACTTTATCTAAGATTTCATCCATAGGTTTACCATCTTTCAAATACTCCCAAATGTCTCTATTAGATATATTGGTTAATATTCGGTGCAAACGGACATATTCATCCCCTTTGATTTTCATACGAAAACCATTTCTAAAACGAATAACGTATCCTTCTCTATCTTTTGATATTTCTTCTTTCAGTACGTCAAATCCTTCACCCCATGTTTTATATAAGGTAACGACTCTGAAACCTAAATTACCAATCATGTTGTTTAATCGGATATCTTCATTATTGAGGTTATGAATATTAACCTCGTTACCACTTTCTGTGTGGATTACACCCAATAAAACTAAATCTTCAAAATCGTAAACACACACAATTCTATTTTCGGGATAGATTATTTCAAATAAATAAGTGTAGTCGGTATGTAACCGATTATAATCATATTTCTCAAGTAACTTACGACCTTTAACTGATTGTTCAGAAATAAACGAACCACGGGTTGCCATTACCCATTCACCATTATAGTTGAATAATATACCTAAAGAACCATCCATTTTTTCATAAACCTCAAAATACTCATTTGGTATTTCTTCTGGTTTATGTTCTTCATAGTTGAAGAACTTTTTGAATGGTTTCGCAACAATTTCACCTTTACTGTTAGTAACAAGACCACGACATTGCACAGTTATCTCATCCCACAGTCTTTCATATTGAACTTTCGGCGAATAATTCCATATGGTCAAATCAAGAGTTGGGTGGGTTTGTTTATGTAACAAACCATCCTTATGATATCTTTCTAAAATGTCTAACATAATGTCTAAAGTTTCACTTGAAATCTTTCTTTCATGATTTCTAATTTGTCCTGAGGTACCCCGTGAACATTTTTTCCGTTATGTCTATTCTCAACGATAACACTAAACACGGTGTACCCGTATTGTTCCGCCAATTTATAGTAATCATCCATTTCCCATTCTTGGGTGAATGTATTCGATATCGCAATTTTTTTGATGTCCACTTCCATGAGTTGTACTAACCTGTCTTTACACCATTGATGGGCCATTTTAATTTTTGACGCATCAAAGTTGTACACCCCATCTTCGTTGATGAAATACATATCTGCCTCGAAACAAGGACAACCCAAAGATTTTGCGAATGTTGATTTACCTGAACCCGGTAAACCCCTTACTAATATTAATTCCATATTTTAAAATTTTTAAATTAAAAAAACGAGCTGTGGTGTCACAATCAATACATTTAACCCACATTTCCACCAACGGTAGTGAGCACTCATTTAATTACTGTTTCACAGTGCTATCCACAGTTTCCTGTGTTGCATCGGAATCAGCAACAACTGTTGTATCAGCAACAGTTGCAGTTGAGTCGGTTGTTTCGGTTGATGTGGTAGACTCGTTACCACATGCAGTCATCGCAACTGTTGCGATAATTGCGAAAATCAAAGTATATTTTCTCATAGTTACAAATATACGAAAAATTACGGAATAAAAAAAGCCCCGACGGGAATCGGGGCTTAAGGTCATTTTTGTGGGTTCAACCCCACGGACTAAAAAACGAAAGGATTTCGGCAAAGATTTCCTTGTTGATATAAATATATATGATTTTTAAAAAAACCCAAATATTTATACCAATTTCTTAAATATTTTTAGTTGACCGTCTTTAAATTTCAATGTTGTAAGTTCGTTTTCCTTAATCGAACCCCTTAAAATCTCTTCACTGAGGAAATCCTCACAAAGATTTTGAATGATTCTCTTAATTGGTCGTGCACCATATTCTTCTTGAATATTTAACTCGGAAATTCGAGATATTACACTTTTATCAAATACTACATTGAAATTCTTTTCTTTTAAACGAATGAGTAATTTACCTAACTCAATTTCGATAATTTTATTAATAGTATCACCATTCAATTTATTAAACAAAATAATATCATCAATACGATTAAGAAACTCGGGATTGAAATGTTGTTTCAAAGATTTTTGAATGATTGATTTCCTAACCTCGTGTTTTTGTTCCTCACTTGAGTTAGTTGTGAATCCAACACCACCTCCGAAATCTGATACTTTTTTTGCACCTACGTTAGAGGTCATAATAATGATGGTATTGGTAAAGTTAACCTTCCTACCAAATGAATCCGTTAAATGTCCTTCATCTAAAATTTGAAGTAGGATGTTAAACACGTCTTTGTGTGCCTTTTCAATCTCATCGAACAATACTACTGAGAATGGATTGTTTTTAATCTTCTCAGTTAATTGACCACCTTCATCATAACCAACATAACCCGGAGGAGAACCGATTAAACGAGATACATTATGTTTTTCCATAAACTCACTCATGTCTACTCTAATCACTTTTTCGGGGTCACCAAATAACAACTCCGCAATAGACTTGGCGAGGTAAGTTTTACCGACACCTGTCGAACCTAAAAAGATAAACGAACCAATTGGTTTGTTTGTGTCTTTAATACCAACCCTATTTCGTCTGATTGATTTGGATATAATTGAAATCGCATCTTCCTGACCAATAACTTTCGCCGATAACCTCTCTTCTAATTTTAATAGGTTTTGAGTTTCTCTATCATCCAATTTGGTAATTGGGACACCTGTCATTTGTGAGATTATTTCATAAACATCGTCAACACAAACAGGGACTTTGTTATCCTTTTGTTTGTCTAACCATAATGTTTTCTCTTCTTCTAACTTGGTTAGAATTTTACGTTCCTCATCTCTGAGTTTCGCCGCCTGCTCGTAGTTTTGGTTTTTTACAACTTGAATCTTTTTTTCTTTAAGTTCGTCAGATTCTTTTTTTAGTTTTTCAATTATTTCGGGAACCTTAGTGTTGATTTTTTTATCTGAACCCAATTCATCTAATACATCAATTGCCTTATCGGGGAATTGTCTATCCGTGATGAAACGACCGCAAAGTTTAACAATTATATTAACAACACCATCTTCGTAGTGTACTTTATGGTAACTTTCATAAGAATCTTTTAGGTTATCCAAAATTTGAATGGTTTCCTCGTGAGTCGGTTCCTTTAAAATAATCTTTTGGAAACGTCTAACTAATGCGGAATCCTTCTCAATATGTTTTTTAAACTCATCAAAAGTTGTGGCACCAATACATTGAATTTCTCCTCTTGCCAATGCGGGTTTAAGAATATTTGCGGCATCCATTGAACCACTTGCATTACCCGCACCAATCATTGTATGTAATTCGTCAATAAAGACAATCACATTTGGTTCGTGTTGTAACTCATTTAAAATTGCCTTGATTCTCTCCTCAAACTGTCCACGGTATTTTGTACCTGCAACTAATGAAGTTAAATCCAACGACATTATTCTTTTTTCCAAAAGATTGGTTGGACATTCACCTTTAACAATTAACAATGCTAATTTCTCAACAAGAGCAGATTTACCAACACCGGCATCACCAACAACAACCACATTGTTTTTCTTCTTTCTTGAAAGAATCTGAGCGATTCTCTTTACCTCTTTGTCTCTACCAATCACAGGGTCGATTTTACCCTCTTCGGCAAGTTTGTTTAAATCCCTTGAAAAGTTATCAAGGATTGGGGTTGTAGAACCCTTTTTACCCCTCTTTGGAGTGGAGGTCTGACCCTCTTCGAAAAAATCTACTGCCATTATATAATGTGTTTTTAATAAAGATAACAAAAATAATTCTAAAAACAAAATGATGACATTTTTTCAGTTAGTATAAAGATATAACTGACATATTGTCTTATTTATTCATTCGGAATATATTTTGATACGAATATATGAAAAAAAATTACTTTAACATATTATTTTGTTGAATTAAGTTAAACCCCGAGGAATCGGGGTTTTTTATTTGGTATTTATTGTGTATATTATCAGATAAAAAAACATTATGGGAATTACATCTGAAAAAATTAATGGTCTTCTGATTGAGGTGTTAATAACATCGTCTAATCTTAAAAGTGCAACATATAACACCGAAGAAAAGACTCTGATGGTGGAATTTAATAATGGTGCTATTTATGAGTATAATGAAGTACCATGGGAAATCTTCACTAAATTCCGAATGGCGGAATCTCAGGGTAAGTTTTTCAATACAAGTATTTCTAAAACATACAAGTATCAAAAAGTAAAATGAGTTTAATTAAAGAACTAATAGAGGATATTGAAAAGGATAATGAGATTGTAAAATCATTCATCCCTAAAGATACGTTGCCCGAAACAATCTTTTCTTTGAAGGGTGACTCTTATGTTTTAAACGAAGAAATTAGAGAAAAATTATTGGAAATTTCAAATGAGTTCTTAGAATTCATTGGTATTGATTTTTTTGTTCACGACATCGTTCTAACAGGTTCTTTAGCAAACTTTAATTGGTCAAAATATTCTGATGTTGATTTACACATCTTAATTGATTTGGATGAATTTGATGGGAATAAAGTTACCCCAACCATATACCACCAAATCGTTAAAGAGTTTTTTGATAGTAAAAAGGTAATTTGGAACACAACCACCGACATTAAAGTAAAGGATTTTGAGGTTGAGTTATATGTACAAGACGTAGATGAAGAACATCTATCAACGGGGGTTTACTCTATTTTAAATAATGAATGGGTTGTTGAACCAAAGAAGTTAGACTCACCTTTTGACTTAGATGAGAAAAAAATTTTAGAAAAGTCGGAAGAATACGCCAAACAAATTGACCTTATGGTTAATAGAGAAGAGATGGGTGAGGATACAACAAAAGAGGTTGATGAATTAAAATCAAAGATAAAAAAGTTCAGACAATGTGGTCTTGAGAGTGGTGGGGAGTATTCTTATGAGAATCTAACCTTCAAATTACTCAGAAGAAATGGGTACATTGAAAAATTGATGAACATAAAAACGAGTGTGAGGAATAAGAAATTGTCCCTTCCACAGTAGTAATCATAATTTTTTTACCTATATGCATGTATTTATAGGATACTAAGAATAACACATTATCAATATTTAAAAAACATGGCAGACTTAAAACCATTAGGAAGTGAGAAACTTCAAGGAGACGACAAATTAAAGAGAATTCTTGAGTTGACTTATTACGGTAATAAAACAAACAACACATCGTCTAAGGCTGAGTATATCTCAGAATCAGTAAACGGTGTATACGGTATCGTCAAAGAAAAAGATGGATATTTCGTAAAGAAAGGTTTAAATGAAAGTTCATTGGATTACATTGGTGGTCTTTTCATGAAAAATAAAAACAAATTTAGTTCATACGCTGAGGCATTGAAAAGACTTGACCTTTTAAATGGTCAAGAACAATTACAGGAAGCCACAAAATATGTATTAAAACAAAACAAAACCACAGAACCTGCAATGCCTGTTGATGCGCCAGCACCGATGCCAACTGATGTTCCATCAGAACCATCTGCAGACGAGACACCGGTAACATCTATGGATGATATGGGTTCAGATGTTCCTTCTGATGATACATCAATGGAACCTGAAATGGGTGATGAAAACACACCCAAACCATCTGATTACATGGCTGAAGTTCAAAAATTCGCAGGTAAATTAGGTCAAGAATTAAGAGACCAAAAAGAAAAAATGGAAAGTGACGATATCAAATACGTACTTAACATGATTATCTCGGCGGTTGACCTTAACAAACTTGAGATTGAGGACATCGAAGACATCGCTAAAAAATTCGACAGAGATGAAGAGGATTTTGGTGATGAGGAAGGGATTCCTGCAGAAGAACCTGAAATGCCGGCAGAAGAACCTGAAGCAGACGAAGATTTGGGTGAAATGTCAATAATGGATAAATTGGAGAGTTTTGTTAATATGCCAGCAGTTCAAGACGAAGAAATTGATTTGAGCAATTATGCTGATTTAGGTTCGGTACAAGAAGATGACGTAATGGAAATCGACTTGGAGGAAATAAAGAAAGAAATTAACAGAAATATCGGGGAAACTTTAGGTAAATATTTCAAGTAAGATGCGTTTAATATACGTCAATGAAATCGGTTCCGATTTTAAAGGTCAAAGACAGTACGAATTCATTTTTAGTGAAAGCGTAGAAATTGACATGGAGGAATGGTTTGACGTTCCAGCATCTTCAACAATGACCTCAAAGTCTCCAAGTATTGAATATATTGACCTTGTAGGTCTTTTACGTGACACCGATGTGGTTTTTGAATTAATACAAAATTCTGACTATTTCGGTGTTATTGATGCTGTGGATGGTATAATTGCCATGGCATGGGAAAAATCTAATTTCGACATGGATGAAGATAGAATGTTTTTCCGTTTTGGTGAATCCATGGAATCAGTAGAGAAAAAACTAAAATCAAGAGGTTATATTTTAGAAACCCAAGAATTAAAATTTAAATCGTTATGAAAAGAAAAGATATAATCGAAAAACTATTATCTGAGGGGTTTTCTGAAAAGACCCTTTCTCGTATGGGAGACAAGGAACTTACCGTTTTAGCCAAAACTGTTTTAAAAGAAGCGGTAATAATTAAGTCAGATAACGTTAAGGACATTGAAAATGCAAAAAAATTAGGTAAGACAATTGAAACTTACGAAGAAAAGAGTGAAGAAGGGGATGAAAATGAAGAATGGTCTCATGTTCAAAAAGAAAATGAGGTTGAATCTTGGGTTTTAAATTTGGCTGAGGAAAAATTTAGTAATTTTACGAAAAAAAGTGAAATTATGGAAATTATTAGTTCTAAAGTTAAAGAAACTTCAACACCAATGCCGGCAACTAAGGCAAACAAAGGACACAACGGTGTTCCTGAATTTATGACTTATGATTCAATCATGTCATCATCAACCAAAGAAAAAGAAACCGAAACACCGGTTAGAGAAAGACCTGTTAGAGAGAAACCAACAGAAAAACCTAAAACTGATGACCCATTTAGTCCTAAACCGGGACCTAATCATGCTCCAAAAGCATTAGCTGAAAAAAAAAGAATTAAAAATGGAATTTAGTAAAAAAAATTTGTTATCTTTAATTAAAGAAAATTTAGAAGAGATGGCAATGGATTTCGATACGGAAGATAGACCTGACCAAGGTATACAAAATAAACTAGCTCAAGGAGATACTCCATTGAAAAAAATTCCATTTCCTAAAACAGGTGATGAACCCAATAAAAATTTCCAAGAACTTTTAGCATCTGAAAGATATAGACAAGTAATTAGTAACCTAAGACAATATACGGGTATTAATACACCTCTTAGGACTATTAATGATATAATGCCATTAGCTCAAATGATGATGACTGCTCATAATCAAATTGTACAAACCGAAAGAGCACATAGAGGAGAATTAGAAAAATTATCAGTTGATTTAGTTGTAAAAGAACTGAATGTTTTTAAACCAAAGGAGATTGAAGAAGGTGCTGGTGTTGAATTTATTGATGGTGTATATATGGCATATAAGTATCAAATAACCGGAACAACTAGAAAAAAAGTAAATATTTTACAATTTGATGTTAAAATTGTTAATACAGGTGAAATTGATTCGAGTGATTTCAATAGAGAACAAGGTCAACAACAAAATGCTCCAGAAGTAAATATTGAGGTTGAGGAGGATTTAATGGGTGATTTGGAAAAACTTGATTTAGAAAAAGCAAAAAGAAGATTTATTAATAGTATGATACAAGGTGCATCAGAAAAGGCTCACTATATGTATCATTATGTTCCTGATAAAATTGAAGAAATTACTGGTTCTGAAAACTTGATAAATCAATACGGTATTTTAATGTCAATTAACGATACACTTTATTGGCAATTAAGTGACGAACAAATGAAAATGATGATGGGTGGAGGCGGAGAAGGTGGGTCAAGTATGGCTGGTAAACAAAAAACAGATAGAAATTCCAACCCCCCTAAAATAACAATAGAAGCTGTTAATTTTCCCGTACTTGTCCATGAATTAGTTAAAGCGGTGATGGATTTAATTTCATACGCCGGTGACCCAGATGATTTAGAAACTTTTAATGCGGTACAACAATCAGAAGATACTTTAGAAAAAGAAGTATGGGATTTGAGATTAGGACCAGCAATATGGGAAAGGATGAGAAGACAATTTCCTGAAGACATCTTAACCGATGTAAATAAGATGCATCTACAGAATAGATTACTAATGACAATTTTCAAATTACCAGCAAAAAATTTATTGGTATTCGCAAAGGAGGTTGTTTCAGGTTCTGCAAATGGTAAAAGATTAATGAATGAATTAATGTTAGGGATTGAACAATTACTTAGAGACCAAGATTACCAAGATGCAATGGAATCATTTAATAATGATTTAGATGATGTTGCGGATGATTTTACTGATGATGATATGAGAAATCTTTTAGGTGATTTAGGTATTAGTTTATCGGATGACGATGATGACGATAATCGATAATATTTAAAAGGGGGTTTTTAACCTCCTTTTTTTGTATTTATATATATGAGTAATAAGATAGAACAATTAAAAGAGTATGCTCGTATAATGAAGGATGCTCCATATGCGTTAAAAACATACTTAACGACATATGACAATACGCAAAAGAAATATGTTCCTTTAGAGTTATTCCCTGACCAAGTTCAGTTAATCAAGGATTACGAAGTATACAACGAAAATATTACGAGGAAATATAGACAGGCCGGTGTTACCACAGTAACTGCCGCATGGATTTCCAGAAGACTACAATTGGCAAAACCAGAAAACCCTGAAAGGGTATTATTAATTGCCAACAAAAAGGATACCGCGGTGGAAATGGCCAATAAGGTTCGTCATTTCTTAGACCAATGGCCAGATTGGTTGAATGTTGGGTTTTCACCCGATAAAAATTCAGAAAGTAGATTTAGGTTAAACAACGGGTGTGAGGTTAAGGCGGTTGCGACATCTGCGGATGCGTTACGTGGTTATACCCCAACAATCCTTGTATTTGACGAGGCGGCATATATCGAAGCCGGTGAAGATTTTTGGGCGGCATCTATGGCATCCCTATCTACAGGTGGTAAGATTATTCTTGTTTCTACTCCGAATGGATATGACCCAATTTACTATGGTGTTTATGACCAAGCGATGAGAGGTATCAATGACTTCCATATAACCGATTTAAGGTGGTTTAAAGACCCTCGTTACACAAAGGACTTACGTTGGGTTAAATGTCAGGATATATGTCATTACATGTTGAATAGAGAACAATATGACGATACTGAAGTGATAATATATGACTTTGACATAGAAAAGTATGCCGAACTTGAAGAATTGGGATATAAACCGTTTTCTTCATGGTTTGAATCAATGTCAAAAAAGTTCAAATATGATAGACGTAAGATTGCGCAAGAGTTAGAGTGTGACTTCTTGGGTTCGGGTGATGGTGTTATTCCGGGTGATATTCAAGATAATATAACTAAGAACATGTTACGCACACCAAAAGAAAAGTACATGCAAGGTACCTTTTGGCAATGGAAAGAACCGGTACAAGGACATAAATACATTATGGGTGTCGATGTGAGTAGAGGGGACAGTGAAGACTTCTCATCTATTAATATAATTGACTTTGATGAGAGGGAACAAGTTGCGGAATATATAGGTAAGATTCCACCCGACGATTTAGCGTCAGTTGCATATAAATGGGGAATTTTATATGAGGCGTTTATTGTAATTGATATCACCGGTGGTATGGGTGTGGCAACATCCAGAAAATTACAGGAGATGAATTATAGGAACCTGTATATTGATGGTGTTAATACAAAGAATATTTGGGAATATAATTCGAAGGCGATGGAAAAAATCCCCGGATTAAATTTTAACAATAAAAGAACTCAGATTGTTGCCGCATTTGAAGAACAATTAAGAAAAGGATTCCAAGTTAGGTCAAGTAGATTAGTAAATGAATTAAACACATTTGTTTATATCAACGGTAGACCTGACCACATGAAAGGACATCATGATGATGCAATTATGAGTATGTCGATGGCACTTTACGCGGCCGATATGTGTTTTAGTCAATTAGAAAAAAACGAGAACGCAAATAAGGCAATGTTGGAGTCGTGGACGGTAACTGAAAGAACCTACGAACCGAACAAATCGTTTTATTCATATGGTACCGCATTTGACCAAATAGGTTCAATGGGTACGGACGCTAATGTGGTTCAACAGATACACGGTAATGCGACTAAGGACCACTATAAAGAATATTCGTGGTTATTTTCCAAAAAGAGGTAACACGACTTTAATATCCCCTTAAAATTATTTATATTATAAAGAAAACTATTTATATACATGGCAGATAATAACATAACTGTATTTCAGAGGTTAACCAAGATGTTTGGTTTCCCGGGACAAGTAAAACCCGAGGATTCACCGTCATTTAATTTCTCGAGAGAAGAAATACTAAAAACCAATAGTAGGGAAGAATACGAAAAGGCGATGTTACAGGCTCAACAGAGTCAATACGTTGCTGACAAGTGGACAAAACTTGAACAATCATTATATAACCAATCGGTTTATTATGAACCAAATAGAATGTCGGCGTATTATGATTATGAATCAATGGAGTTTACTCCTGAGATTTCGGCGGCATTAGACATCTATGCAGAAGAATCTACTACATTATCAGAAAAAGGTGAAATTCTTACTATATTTTCAGAATCTTCAAGAATTAAAACCATACTTGAGGACTTATTCATTAATCGTTTAGATTTGAACACTAACCTACAAATGTGGGCTCGTGGTGTGTGTAAGTACGGTGATGATTTTGTTTATTTAAAAATTGACCCCGAAAAAGGTATTGTTGGTTGTCAACAATTACCGAATATTGAGATTGAAAGAATGGAGGGTGGCTCAACTAAAGCACCTAACCAAAATGATTCTAAGATGCCATCGAGAGAATTAAGGTTCCAATGGAAAAATAAAGATTTAGAATTCCAAGCATGGGAAATTGCCCACTTTAGATTACTGGGTGACGATAGAAAGTTACCATATGGTACATCAATGTTGGATAAGATTAGAAGAATTTGGAAACAATTACTTCTTGCCGAAGATGCGATGTTAATTTATAGAACAACAAGAGCACCCGAAAGACGTGTATTCAAAGTATTCGTTGGTAACATGGATGATAAAGATATCGAGGCGTATGTGCAACGTGTGGCGAACAAATTTAAAAGGGACCAAATAGTTGACAGTAGAAATGGTCAAGTGGATATGAGATATAACCAAATGGCTGTTGACCAAGATTATTTCATTCCTGTACGTGATGCGGCACAAACTAATCCAATTGAAACTCTACCGGGAGCACAAAACTTAGGTGAGATTGCGGATATTGAATACATCCAAAAGAAAATGTTGGCGGCACTTCGTATACCTAAGGCATTCTTAGGTTTTGAAGAGGTGGTTGGTGACGGTAAAACTTTAGCGTTAATGGATATCCGTTTCGCTAGAACCATCAATAGAATTCAAAAGTCTATGATTCAAGAATTAAACAAAATTGCACTTATGCATTTGTATCTTCTTGGATTGGAGGATGAGTTGGATAATTTCACATTATCATTAACTAACCCTTCAGCACAATCAGACTTATTACGTATTGAGCAGTGGAAAGAAAAAATTGTTCTATATAAAGATGCAACGTCTGACACATCACAAGTTGGTATATTACCAGTATCCCACACATGGGCTAAGAAAAATATTCTTGGTATGAGTGATAGTGAGGTTATACTTGATTTACAACAACAACGTCTTGAAAGAGCAATGGGATTTGAATTAACAAACACTCAGAATGTTATTAAACGTTCAGGTGTATTTGATGAAGTAGATACTAAGTACGGTGTTCCTGAGGAAGAAAGAGAACAGGGTGGTGATGCACCGGAAGGTGGTGGAGAACCAGGTGGAATGGATATGGGTGGTGGAGCGCCAGCGGCGGAGGCACCTCCATCGGGTGGAGCCGAACCGTTAGCGGAATCATCAAAAAAACGTAAAATATTAGGAATGTTGGGTGAGAGCGAAGAGTTTACCGATTTATTCGATATGAATAGGGCACAACAGAATATTTATGAAATAGAAAATAAATTAAAAGATATACTAAACGAACAATAAGAATGTCAAACTTTGGTAATGTAAAATCAAAACTGTTAAACAAATTAACAGAATCTTACACTTCTGATAAAAAATCAGACGTAAAAGAATTATTAAAACAAATTAAATCAGATAAGAACTTGTCAGAAATGTACTTGTTCTATGAAGATATCGAAAATAAACACATCTCAAGTACCGATACCGCCAAATTGTTCGTTGAACAAATTGAATCATTGTTGATTGAAAAATCAAACTCGATTAAAGAATCTTGTAAATCTTTGAATAAGATATTGGGTGATGTATCAATTGAAAAGAATGTAATCTATGAATGTTTAGATATTATTTCTGAAAAGAATACCCTTTTAAACATTGAGAAGAAGGTTGAGTCTAAACAAACATTAATCTCACACCTTACTAAAAAGAAATCATCTCAAGTTTCAGAATCAACTCATACCGATAATCAATCTTTATTGAATGCGGTTTTGGTGAATAACTTCAACACCAAGTTTGTTGATTTTATGAATGAGGGTCAAAAAGAAATGTTTAAGAAAATTGTTTCTATGGATGAAACTGAATTAAAATCTGAAATGGAAACATTAAAGGAAAGTCTTAATACTAAGATTGATTCTCTTTTAACCGAATCAGACAATGAACTACGTGATAAATTAACTAACGTTAAAAACGACGTTAATGAATCGGTAGTATCGAAATACAACTATTTTAGATTAACAGAGTTGAAGAATAACTTGGATTAATCCTCGGGATTGTTCTTGTGCTGTTTGTAAATCGCCTTTAACTTTTCACTTCTTTTAACAACCGAAGGTTTCACAAATTGTTGTCTCTCTCTTAGTTGTTCAGTTTGTTTAGTTTTAAGAACCTTGAATTTGTACTTTTTAAGTGCTACTTCAAGGTTTTTTTCTTTTAGTACATTGATGATTATCATATTCTTTTTTACAATTATAATGAAATTATTTTGATTTCTTGACTTTTTTTTGTATATTTTAAATACACCATAAAATAACTAAGTATGAAAATATTAAATGAAAAGAGGAAAATTTATTCCAATTGGTGTCCACAACAATGTTAAAATAGGATACGGTACAGTTGACTACAAAGACCTAAAGACAATCTATATCCAATTAAACTCATGGACACAACCCGATACAGAGGATTGTGACTTCGATAGATTGATTAACAAAACAAGAAGACAAATAAAAGAAAATATTCACAATTTAAACTGCGAATATTTTAAACCACAATCAATTGTGGATTTGGACATAAAGACCAGCGGAGTTAAAATTAATAAACGGTCATTTATGGACCTAGAAATTACATTATACGTTGAAAAATATTTTGATGTAAGGTCAAAAGAGATAAAACAAATCGTTGCAGATTTATCTGAGACACTAATTGATAACGTTTTAACTGACGAAACTCTCTTTAATTTCAACGAAACGAAGAATTAATGTAGGAACGGGGTATTTATTATGAAAAAGATAAATGAAAATACTCGGACCCAATGAAATCGGAAGAGGTATATTAATAGAATACGACGCCGGTCACGTTTCTCCCCAAGACAATAAAAAAATAATATCCGAGATGAAAGATACAGACTTCTCTCAGGATATTATTTTGTATGCTGTTTTACAAAAATATGATACTCCAAATAAGAACGGTAGAATCTACCCTGAAGTATTATTAAAGAGAGAAAACGAGAAATATCAAACCCTTATTAAAAAAGGTGGTGCTCTAAATGAGTTAAATCACCCATCATCATCACTTATCGATTTAGATAGGGTTTCCCATTCAATCCTTGAAACTTGGTGGGATGGTAAAATCCTAATGGGTAAAATTAAACTATTCACTTCACCAGGTTGGAAGAAGATGGGTATCGTTAGTACTAAGGGTGACCAAGCCGCAATGTTACTTATGAACGGGGCAACGTTGGGTATATCATCAAGAGGTGTCGGTTCCTTAAAGAATGTTAGAGGTCAGAATATAGTACAAGAGGACTTTGAACTCGTATGTTACGATTTAGTATCATCTCCATCTACCCCCGGTGCCTATGTATTTAAGGACCCAAGTGAGAGAGAACAATATCAGGAATCAACCCAAGAAAGACCTGAACAGTCTAACAAAATGATAAATCTAATGAATAAGTTGGATAGTTTTTTATCTAAATAACTAATTTATTTAAGATTATAATACCGTAAAAAGTACTTTTTTACATAATCACAATATTTATAATAAACTAATTTTTTAAAATGAGCGAAAAATCAATCTTAGAACAAGCGTTACTTCAGGTGCAGACACTTGAAGAGGCAGTAAGGGCAAATGCAAAAGGTATACTTGCTTCTACCATGAAACAAGAACTAAATGATTTGCTAAAAGAATCTATGGAAGAAGAGGAAGAGGTTGTTGCAGAACAACCCGATTCTGAAGAAGAGACACAAGACGATGTACCAGCTGAAGCTGGAGATGAAGAAGACGGTCTTAATAATGATGAATCAGGTGAAGAATCATCTGACGATGAAGAAATATCAAAAGATATCGATTCAATGGATTTTGAAGATGAAGACGAAATGCCTAATATGGGTATGGGTATGGATTCTGAAGATGAAGAAGATGTTGTTGACATGACTGATGCTGACGAAGACGAAATATTAAAAGTTTTCAAAGCAATGGGTCCTGAAGATGGTATCATCGTTAAGAAAGATAACAATCACATTGAATTATCAGATGGCGATGACGAATACATCATCAAGTTAGAAGATGAATCTACGGAAGAAGAATCATTTGACATGAACGAAGACGATTCTTTCGACCTTTCAGGTGCTGGCCTTGATGGTGCAGATGCTGAAGGAGAAGAAAATGAAGAAGTAGTTTATGAAATCGAACTTGACGAACCAATTGGTGAAGAAGAAGTTTCTGAAGAGGAATTTGCAGAACCAATGGAGGGTGATGTAGAAGAAGCCGCTAGAACTAAGTGGAACGCACACGGTGATAAAGCCGGAGCGAACAGAACAGGTATCAAAGGTAAAAAAGTATTTGCAGCAGGAGCAATCAACGAAGAAGTTGAGACCTTGAAAAAACAAAACTCTGAATACAAAAAGGCCCTTATATTGTTCAAAGAGAAACTTAATGAAGTTGCTGTGTTCAATGCAAACTTAGCGTACGCTACACGTTTGTTCACTGAACATTCAACAACAAAACAAGAAAAGTTAAACATCTTAAAGAGATTCGATTCAATTTCAACCTTGAAAGAATCTAAGAACTTGTATAGTACATTAAAATCTGAATTTGAAGTTAAAAAACCAATTTCAGAATCAGTGGTTGAAAAAATCACGTCAGCACCGAGTAGTTCATCTTCTACTGAAGTTTTATCTGAGTCAAAGGCTTATGAGAATCCTCAATTTAAGAGAATGAAAGATTTGATGACAAAAATAAAATAAACATAAAAATAAAAAACCAAAAAAAATACTAAAATGGGAGCATTATTAGAATCAGGTATGGTAGGTAACATCGGGTTAAAACACCTTAGAGTTATCAAAGAAGATACCATCAAAAAATGGGATGACTTAGGTTTCCTAGAAGGCCTTGAAGGCCATAAAAAAGATAACATCGCGCAATTGTATGAAAACCAAGCGTCTTACTTAATCAACGAAGCAGCAGTTTCTGATGCTAGTGGTTCTTTCGAGACTGTAGTTTTCCCAATTATCCGTCGTGTATTCTCTAAATTATTAGCAAACGACATCGTTTCGGTACAAGCAATGAACTTACCTATTGGTAAATTGTTCTTCTTTATCCCTAAAATTCAGGAAAGAACTTCAGGTGGTTACCATAACCAACCTTATGGTTTCCCTTCGTCTCAAACTAACCCAACTTCAGGTTACACAGGTACTAACTTGTACGACCGTTTCTACGAAGAAGATGACACAGCAACTTCAGGTTTGTTCGATTATTCTAAAGGAGCAGTTACTGCAATCGCAGCAGCACCTTTCGCATTCGTAACATTCAGTAATGGTGCTGCATCTGAAAGTACAGCCGCTTTGAGTGGAGATTCAGTATCAAGTGCAATCGTTGTTCTTAGTGGTTTCACTACAGCAGGTGAAGGTAAAATGGTAGGTGCTAATGGTAACATTATGGACACTGAAGAATTTTTAGCTTCATTAGCAATCACAGTTACTGGTAACACAACAGCACAAAACGGTGTTAAAAACTTTAACGTTGTAACTCAGAAATATGGTAAAGGTATCGTTGAGTACGGACAAAAATCAGGTAGTGGTGTTGCTAAATACAATGACATTTGTGACGAAGAAGGTAAAATTTACTTAAATGTAGATTTCGAATCTTACAGTACAACAAATGGTTTCTCTGCATCTGACTTTAGTTCTAACGACTTAGCACTTGCTAACTTAGTTGTTTCTTACAACACTTATGCTTCTCTTGAATTCGAAGAAGAAATCGGTGAGGTTTCTTTCGACCTTGAGTCAGTAACAGTTTCTGTAACTGAAAGAAAACTAAGAGCTAGCTGGTCTCCAGAATTAGCACAAGACGTTTCTGCATTCCACAACATCGACGCTGAGGCTGAATTAACAGCTTTATTGTCTGAGCAAGTTGCGGCAGAAATTGACCGTGAAATTTTACGTGACATCCGTAAAGGTGCCGCTTGGAGAACTAAGTGGGACTATAACGAATGGAAATACGGAGCAACCGGTAACACTCCTTTCATGGGTTACACTCAGAAAGATTGGAACCAAACTTTGGTTACCAAAATCAACCAAATCTCTGCTCAAATCCACAAGACAACTCTTCGTGGTGGAGCTAACTGGGTTGTTGTTTCTTCTGAAGTATCAGCAGTATTCGATGACTTAGAATATTTCCACGTATCAAGTGCTGGTCCAGAGGCTGACACTTACAACATGGGTATCGAGAAAATCGGTTCATTAGCTGGTCGTTACCAAGTTTACCGTGACCCTTACTTACCAGCAGGTAAAGTAATCATCGGTCACAAAGGAAAATCATTGTTAGACGCAGGTTACATTTACGCACCTTACGTTCCTTTACAATTGACTCCTACAATGTATAACCCGTTCAACTTTACCCCAATTAAGGGTATTATGACAAGATACGCTAAGAAAATGGTTAATAACCGTTACTATGGCTTAATTGACGTACATGGATTGGCTACATTCAGTCTTGACACATTAAGATAATCTAATTATCAGTCATAAAGAAAGGGTCCTCAAAAGGGACCCTTTTTTATTTTATAGAAATTCAGTATATTTGTAAAATATGTCGAAAATAAAAAAAATACCTGAAGAAAGTATTGACCAAGTAGACTACGAAAAATTAAGGGTGGATGTCTTAAAGATGTTAATAGATGGTAGAAATATCGATTGTAAACAAACCAAAGAAGAAATCATCAAACATTTAAAGTTAGACGATGAGGAAAAATACGTTAGACCTATTACGTATGATAAACAACCCGATGGTTCGTTTATTGTTGGCATTGCATTAAATGATACCAAAAATCTAAATGAAATGGGTCAATTAGTTTCTAAAGGTATTGCTAAAAACATAGGTATGTACACGAATGACCGTATACATTATAATTCTAAACAAAAACTTACATGAATTGGACCGAGTATTTCCTGAACATTGCCGAACAAGTAAAATTAAAATCAAAAGATGAATCTACACAGATAGGTGCAGTTATCGTTGGGGAGGATAATGAGGTACTTTCTACGGGTTATAATTCATTTCCGAGGGGAATGGATGATTCTAAACAAGAACGTCAGGAAAGACCTGAAAAGTACTTCTGGTTCGAACATGCTGAACGTAACGCAATCTATAACGCTGCACGTGTCGGAACGGCATTAAAAAACTCCAAGATTTACTTAACATCGGGAGTTCCTTGTATGGATTGTTCCAGAGGGATTGTAAATTCGGGAATTAAAGTTATATGGTGTAAAAGAACATGTACAACTAAGAATAAAGAAAAGTGGGAGGAATCCCAACTTAAAAGTATTCAATTACTTAATGAGTGTGGTGTACAGGTAATGTTTTATTAATTATTTATTGTAGGTTCATATTAATTCATGTGACTAAACACTTTTCTAATATCTTTGGGTAAAGAGTTAATTGGTATTACTTTTGCCCTGATTGTTTTTAACTCTTTTCTTACCGCCTTTTGTGCTCTGTGGTGTCCGTCTATAATTGATATAAACTCACCGTCATCATTAACAAAGATTAGTATGGGGTATTGTAAGTCGGCACCATCTATTTTCTTAACCTCACCTTCATCATCGTCCCAAGTTAATAGGTGTGGTTTTAATTCTTCTACAGATATGTTTTCCACAGGAATATTTTCCGTGGCATTTAATAAATCCATAAGGGTTATTTTATTTCCTTCTTCGTTCTCCCAAGATGTGTCATGTAATCCTTCATTGATTATTCCCATCACCTCTTTAATTCTTTGTATGTTCTCTTGTAAGTTCATATTAATTACCAAGTTTTACAGGCCCAATATCTTGGTTTCCAACGTGGACCCGGATTCTCACAATGGTGCCTCGCTCTAAATGATTTTCTTCTTGCGGGATTATTCTTTTTAATAACCATTCTCTTACCCTTTGCGGATTTACCACCAAAACCAAAGTTTACCTTTACGACTTTTCCTTTGTCATTCTTAACGTAAACTTTAAATTTCTTAATGTCACCTTGCATAATCTTACCAAGTTGTACCTTACGTCCTTGGTATTCGGCCTCGTTTAATAAACCATATGCCTCAAATGAGGTATTTTCCACTGAACCAAATTCATCATCGTAACTTAATACGTGTACATTTTCGTTTGATTCAAACAATTTTTTAAATTGTTCCTCGGTTATTTTGATTACTTGTCTTTTTTTCATTAAAATTGAAAGTTTGTTCCTATCATAAATACAAAAGGATTACTCTTTTTATACCCGACTGATTCACTTAATTTATCCCAAGTTGTGTTATATCTGAAATTAGTATTTAATACATACCTTTTAGTTATTTTCCAATCCATAGATGTCCCATAATACAAGTCTAAATTAAATTTATTTAGATATGATATGTTTAAAGAATCGTCTTGGAATGTTTTATATATGTCACCCATAAAGAATAACTGAGGAGATATGTTAACAATCTTTGTTTTGTACGTATACGTATACATCACCATTCCTCTATAATTCATTTCATTAGATGGAGACATTTGTGGGTATACATTAGACAACCAATTACCGTTTGAATCAACAATATATTCACCTTGCCATTGACCTTGATAACCACCCCAAAAGGTTTTAGATACAACTAAACTGTAACCGAAGGTTCCATATTTTTTAGTTCTAATCACATCTATAAATGATAGTGTGATATCGTTTTGAAAATCAAAATCCGTTGAAAAGAATGTCTGTAATGTGGTGGTTCTTTTTTCTACATTTCTACTAAGACCGTAACCCACACCATAATATTTCCAAATAGGATTTATTGATGATGCGAATGAGTGACCCCATTTATTATTATTAGATGTCCTACTATATCCTAAATTTAAGGTGGTAGATATTTGTTTACCAATTACACCAATTGAAAGATTTGATGTTGAAAGAACGTCTTTTGAGAAATTCACGTAGGATTGTAATACCCCTACTTTATTTAAATTACCACTTTCCCCAAATAGTTCTTTTGGTGATAGTTTTAACGTATCCGGTGTTTGTGCGTTTGATATGAACCCCATACAAAGTAATGATAATGTGAGTATTAACCTTTTCATTAATTTAAATTTAGGGTTTGTGGGCTTATTTTTTTGATTCAAACAATTTTTTAAATTGTTCCTCGGTTATTTTGATTAGTTGTCTTTTTTTTATTTCCTCATCGAATCTTGTCATGGTAGGTTTATTTCCTTTACCAATTTTTGGGTCTTCCTTTTCCGCACGTCTTTTTTGTGTGGTCATGGATTTCTTTTCTTTTTTACTATAAGATGATACAACTTTTGGGGTTTCCTTTGAGACTTTCTTTGAAGGTCTACATTTTGGATACGATTTACCATCGGCATCCTTTCTACCACATGGTGGATGTTTACCATCAACCTTTTTACTGACATCAACCCATTTTTCTTTAAACCAACGCCTAAGGTCTTCTTTTAAAACCTCACCTGATTTAAGACATTCATTGATGTACTCTTTATCTTCTTTAGATACGATGATATTCATAAATTAATTAATATAACAATTTAGTTCATATGTCTCTTTCATACCATAAACTTGTATATGAAGTGATTTTTTTTGTTCCTTATCGTCTTTTTTCAAACTTATTGTGAAACGATTTGTATCCCCATCTTTTGGTTTTCTTGGACCCATCCCAATTTCACGTGCAACTTCTTCCTTGTCATATGTGTAACCTTTTTTCTCGGCATATTCGAGTGCAGTATTAATTGCTGATGTGTATGTCTTGTGATACACGTCATCATTTTTTTTTGACCCATCAATACTTTCATTTGTTTTTTTTCTCCATCCCCCACCGTGTTCTTTATACCATTTTGACGCCCAACCATTTGCCAATGCTGAGGGGTAAACATCAAATTTGGATTTTGCTAAAGATTTTGCACGAGACCACAATTTAGAATTTGTTGGTTTGTTTTTACCCTCATCAATTGATTCTTCTTCATTTAGGTTATCGGGATTGTCACTTTTTTTGGTTTCATTCATGAAAAAGTCAAATACTTGGTCCATATTGTTTTTTGCCTCAGACACATGGTCATCAGCCCAATCGTGCCCATTAATGATAATATTATCAAGAACAGCGTGGTCCATCTCAAGTAACATTTCACATTGTCTTTTAATTTGTTCTAAATTAGAAAAGAACATGTAGTTAGTTTCCGAAGGTTGTTCTGAAATCATCTGTTTAAGATTCTTTCTTATAATTGATTCTAAATTTTTCATAACTATAAATACCTTATTTTTTTGAGTTAATTAGTTCTTCAACATAGTCGTCTCTTTGTTCCATCAAACGTTCATTACGTTCAAGCATTATTTGTCTCTCAGTGGTCATCATTTTTAATATTATATCATCCTTCTCTCTAATCATTAATTTATAACCCTCTAAATTGTTTTTATACGTGTTGTTTTGATACCACAACATCGCAACCAACAATATAATTGTAAACGATTGTTCTTTTAATTTAGTAAAGAAAGTGTCAGTAATACTACTTTGATTTTCGGACATATATTAAACTTGTTTTTATTTTTCTGATAATATTTCAAATTTTACATACTCATCGTAGAAAATCTCCTCAGTATGTGTTTTTGCTTTAAATTCCATAAAGTACTCTCTCGGAATCATATAAGATGTATCTAAGTAGAATGAATTTTCAGTAGTCGTCATGTCAACTTGGGTCCAATCATTAACTATTACATTGGTTCTACCCTCTTTAACGAAGATTCTATAATGTACCTCATCAAATAGTTGAGCGTTTGGTACATCAATTGATTTGAATCCTAAAACAATCTTTTTAAGTTCTCCTCTGATGATTCTTTCGTTTTGTTTAATTCCCGAGAATTGAGTAACGTATTTTTGTATTTCCGTGGGATTTGCCCCAAATGAGTATTGTGCGGTGAATGGTTTTGGTACAAATTTTTGTACAACATCGGCAATTGATACACCGTCGATTGTTAGATTCTTCCATTTATCATAAAAGAATCGTTTTCCGTCACATAGATGACCTGAAATACCAAAAGTAACCTTGTATATACCCTTTCTGATTTTAGTCGTTGTGAGACCCGTTAAACCCGAAATTGGGCTACTTGAACTGTCCAATATATCTACGGTTGGTAAATTATCCAAATCATAGAAGTTGGTTCCCTTTGTTACATACAAATAAAGGTTGTTTTGTCTCTCACCAATGAAACTCTGTCTATGGTCTTGAATTCTATCTTCAAAAACAGTCTCAACAAATGGTTCGTAGAATGTTTGTGTGTATTTTGTGAAAAATGCAACAGATTGGTCGAATTCTGCGGTTAGGTCTTGATATAAGACCGCAAATGCCAAACCTATACCATGGTTAGTGTTACCTGAGACAACGATACCGTTCACATAATTAGTGATATCGACATCAATGTTCTCATCTCCATTATCAAAGTGGATAGTCTCAACAACTGTTGGGTTAATACCATAAACACCGTCCGCTGTCCATTGATTTAATGTGGTTCTATAATACCAGTTAGATGGTCTTTCATCAAAAGTTTCGTTACCCGTGGTGTAGTCGTACCCACCATCTTCATAATCAAAACCAACACCCTCATCCCAATTTTCGGGGATTTTGAATACAATTAAATCGAAAGAAGTTGTTCTTTCTCTACCTGTATTTCTTTTCTGACCAACTAATGTTGCATCACCCGATACGGTGTTAGTCATTTTTAAATAATGTTTGGTATTTGAATCAATTACTAAATCACCATTTGTGACTTTATTGATTAAATCTGTGAAGTCCACTTTAAAAAGGAACTTAGAAAAACCTGAACCATAAAATATCTCAGTAGTAGGGTTTTTGGCCGTATTTACTGACTTATTTTTAAGTATGGTATTGTTCTTCTCAAAATATGAACGGAAGTATGACATCTTTTTATTTAATAAATATCAAATTAGTTGATTCTAACCGATTTATTTAATAACTCAGATTCAAGTTTGTTGTAAAGTTCTGCCATAGTGTTATGTGCCTCGTAATCGGTCCTCGCATATGGTTTATTAATGTTATGGGTATGTGTCAACATTACGTTGAACATTGACCTTAAAAATTCCAATAAAATCTCACCCCTAACGACACCATACGTATTTGGGTCAATAAGGTTTAAATAATTTTCTTGGGTATACTCGTATCCATCCAATTTCTCAAAATCAATACTTTTACCTGTAAAGTTTGTGTCTGTAGATAGTAGGTATAACTTATCTGCAACCACACTACCAAATGTCTGTTCTCTTGATGAACTATCTTTAATTAGTTTTTCAACTTCCTCCTCTTTGGTGAATGACGGAGCCTTAAATTGAATTGCTGACCAAACTAAACCGCTTTGTACCACACCTTTCGCTAATCTAATATTTGAAAGTACCGCATCTTTTCTTTCTAACACGGTTGTGTCACTGGTTTGAGTTGTTCTAAATGAAGTGGTAGGTCTAAAAAAGAACGGATAAATGTTAGTTAATTCTTCGGGATTACTAAATTTTTTATTTACATCCGCATTAAATAAACCAATAAAACCATCCTCTTTAATTTTTAATAACTTAGTCCTAATCTCAGAACAAATTAATGTGATTTTACCATCAACACCAAAATCGTTAAAACCTACCATTGTTGACATATCTACAGTCAACGTCGGTGTGGTCGTGGTGTTATCTGAATTTAATAAGACAACAGGTAATGTTGATGTATCGGTGAATTCGGTAAATGTATTTGTTTTAAATAAATCCCCATATGTACCTTCTTGTATTTTATATACAAAGAAACTAACAATTTGAGGTGAGGTTAGGCTATCTAAATCATATTCAATAATGTATTTTAAGTTCGCATTTTCATATGTTGTTTTTTTAACAATATCAATCTTACTAATTCTTTTTTCGGGGAATTTTTTAAGTTGTAATTTGGCAACCTTTTTAGATGATAATGGAAAATCCGCTAATCGTTCTCTTTCTGGTGCTGACGCACTTTGTTTTGACAATAATTTACCACCCCTTAAAACTAAACCACCTTCTGTCATTAAAACATCCGAACCGTACTTACCTGAAATTGCGTAATCCGTATTTTTTGCTAAGGTATTTGCACAATCAGGTGGTAATGACCCGTTTTTAAATATATCCTTCTTTTTCTTTACCCCAACACCAAAGGTTGTTGGTGCAATTTGTTGTGAAAACGTTTGTGATGAATAATCGTATCTTGTAGTAAATGGACCGGCAATGTATTCTTGGTTCACGGTTGTTTTTTCCGTGTTATATCTTAATACTTTTACTGTTTGGTTAACTTCAGGTATAAAATTAATATTGTTAGGTAAAAACGGTAAGGCAACAAAAGGGTCATTCTCGTCATATGGAGTGTACTTTTTGTAATTCTCTTTACCTGAAACATAATCATCATAACCAATACAACGTATTCTACCCAAAACTTTTGGGTCGTTGTTATCGATACAGACACCTAAATCTATTATTTTCATATTACTTTTCTATTTTCAATTTCTTTAACGACTTTAGAATGTAAATCTGCGATTCCATCTAAATGTCGAGTTAATTCTATGATTAACTCTTTTGTTTTTTCATGTTCCTCAAATAAGAAACCTTCTGCGTCTAATAAATCTTTGTTTGATTTATCTTTTACATTTTCAATTACGTCTAATAATTTTTCTTTTTCCATATTAAAACTTTTTACCAACTCCAGATATTAATGCCGGAGGAATTACCGCACCACCTGTAGGTCCTGGTAATATTCCACCTTTTAGAACAATTTTTATAAATGAATTCGTATCTTCTTCTTCTGTGTGTCCATCAATAACGGATTTAACTAATGTTAACACGTCATTACTTTCACCGTAGATTGGACCTGTTGGTACCCCTGCGGATTCTAACCTTTCTACAATATTCAAAAACGCCCTATCTTGACTATAACCCGGTGCCGAGTCTGCAACAAATAAAAGAAAACTTGGAACAGTAAGGGGTGTTTTCATATTAATGGCCCCTGTTATAGTATCCAAGATTGTCTGAAATATCTCATAACAACTATCCATTTCCGTTTCTGATATTTTTTTAAGTAACGCCAGAAGGGATGTGATAATCAACAGATATCTCTTGTATTTTCTTTTAATAATTTTTTGAACTAATTTAGTCACAAATGCAATTAAATCAATCTTAACTAAGTTCCAAAATGCGCGGATAAAAATCCAAAACAAATCTTTTATAATTAAACTAATCGCCTTATAAAACTTTTTCATTAATTCCTTTATGTTTATCACAACATTTAGGGCCATTTGTTTGAAAATTTTATAAATCATTATTAGTGGTAAAAAAACCTTTGCAGATAAAACCGTCATAATTAATGCCTTTGGTAAACTAAGGATAAAATTATTTAATAAGTTATTTAACAAATCAGATATTGAAAGAGACCCATCAGATTGTTCACTCGCATCCGTGGCAACTTTATTAAGTGCCTCGTTAATCGCCTGTTTAGGGTCTTTATTCTTTACTAAGTAAACAAAGTCCTCAATGTGAGTATCATCTACGTCAATTTCAAAATTGTAACAATCTTTGAATCTTAGTACTCTTCTATATCTTAAATCCTCGTCATCTAAATCAATCCCTTCAACGTCATCAAAATCAAAATAAAACTCAATGTCTTCTTCCGATTCATCAAACATATTAACGGCATTTTGATTTTTTAACTCATCTGTTTTGGTTTCTGAACCACAAATCGAAAGTAATTTTTTTATTAGTCTATCTAAATTATTTAATGATGCATCAAATTTTTTAGATTTACCACATTTACCTCCTCCTTGGATGGTTAGTAACATTGCCGTTTTGGCAATTGCCTCCCCATCGGGTAGTTCGAGAGATGAATAATAATCGTTAATAAAATCTTGTACTTTGGTTACACCGGTCGCTCCCTGTGTTAATCCTGTGATTTGGAATTCTTGATTTGTTTGATTCCATGTTGAGGTAAACAAATCGTTACCGTTATTTGAAGTAAACGTATAGGTACCTCCACTGAAGGAATTATATAGTTCCCTATTTACCTTTTCTTTATTCTTATCGGGACTTTTTGGTTCATAGATGATTTGACCACAAGAAGTTTCGGGGTCAATTGTAAGAATATCCAAAACATCGAATTCTTCTGGTTTGATACTAATTGCATCCACATTGAATACTGATTCGGTACCACAAATTCCATCCCCTAAAAAAAGTGCCTCCGATAATCTTTTAACCACAATTTCTTTTGCCTGACTTAATGTTGTGTCAGATGCTGATAATGCGTGTTGGGTTAATCTTTTTTTATCTTTGTTCTTAACGGGGTTGGTGGTTGTACCACTTTGTACGGTATCGGTTTGATTACCTGAAGACTTCTTTTCGGTACCTAAAAATTGTTCAACAACTTCAAGTAACTCACTAAAAATGTCTTTTTTGTTTTCTTTTTTCTGTGCTCTTTTCTTTTTTAACGCATCAAGTTTTTTACCAACAAAGTCTTCCGCTGACGGAATATTTCCTAAATAGGTATCCGAAGTATTATCTGCTAATGTTTTTGGGTCATCACTTATTTTTTTGATTCCCTCAATCCTCGAAACTAACTTCTTTTTGGTATTTTTTAACTTGCTCATTACGTTCTATAAGTTCCTTGTTTTGGTTCGTCGTCGGGTTCATTCATTAATTTCTCAAGAAGAGTTCTATCTTCGTCTGTTAAACTTAATTTACCACCAGAATTTGCGCCCGTTCCTTGAGTTTGTTTTAATAATGCACTTTGTAACTTAACCAACGAAATCTTCTTCTCGGTACAGTCGTTTAGTATTTTTTGTTGTTCCTTAATAACAGGACCAATTACACTCATATCCTCCGCATCTTTCATGAAGGTTAACATTTTCTTCGTTATCATTGATGCGGTGTTTTTTTGCTCCACAATATCATTGTAGATTTCCTGCATCAACGCTAACGCTGAGTCTGTATCGAGTGCTATGATATTTTTTCTCTCTCTCATACACTATAAATAGGGTTATTTTTAATTTATGAACCCTAACATTACACCTTCGTATAATTTTCTGTATTTTCTAAGAGATATCCTTATTTCCTTAGTTGATAAGGAGGTCATCTCCCTTAAAGATAAGAGTATCAGGTTCTTATTGAATTTGTTTCCATCTCCTATTTGGAAGATTTTATCAAAATTGCCAAAGATTTCTAAAAGGGCATATCCTAACTTTTGTTCATTATCAGTTAATTCTTCCGATTCCATAAATTCCTCCATTTGGATGTTGAACTTTATGATAACGTCCCTATAATCAACATGAGTTTCATCGATGACATAGGAGTGTTCAGGACTCTCTTCTAATGATGATGAAATATCGTCATAGGAAACACTTCTATTTTGTTCCTTAGTGTCTTTTTGGATTGCCCCCATCAAATAGTTCTTACAAATGGTACCAAAGTACGAATACGCCTTATGGTTCTTTGTATGGTCGAACTTATTGATTTTAGTAATCAAAAAGGACATTGTATCAGTGTGGATGTCCACAAATTCTAAATTTTTTCTATATAATTTATAACGTCGAATGATACTTTCAACCATTATAATGAGAGGTTCTCTTAAATATTCATTGAATATCTTATTCTTTTCTGATTCGGATTCTGATTCTAGATATCGTACCACCGCTTGTTCTTGGTCCTCCCCAAAATATATTTTTTGGGTACGTTTGCGTGGCATTTTTAGTTATTTACATAATTTATGTCTCGTTTATTTTTAAAGAAAAACTCTTTCTTTGCGGTCTCTAACCAAAATTTAACCTCATTCTCTGTCATCTTTATTGTTTCATCGTTTTTATATGACCAAAACAAAGAATCCTCTCTGAAGTTAACGTGTTGATATCCGATTTTAGGTACTGTCATAACCACAATGTTATTGTGTGTTAATCTTAATAAGAACTCATACCCAAAAGTTAATTTGATGTTGTCTTTTAACTTACCTTGTTCTTTAATCACAGATGTTTTATACAATCCACCACTGATTTGAAAATTTTGATAGTCTAAAAGTGCCTCATTATCAAGAGTGCCTTGTTTCTCAGTAAAACCATACGCCCAAGTAGACTCATTTGTATAACTCAAGAATTTACCCTCTACGTTGATATCTCTTACGATTGGTAAGAAGACCTCAGCCGTTGGGTTTTCTTTCATGTAGGAGTCCATAGACTTCAACCACGATGATTTATACTCATCATCAACTTCTAAAAGTGAAAACCATTCGGTTTCACAATTATCGATTCCCAAGTTAACTTGACTACAAAAATCTGTTAAACCTTCGTTTACCACAATTTTAGTTTCTAATTTATCCGATGTAAATGTAATTTTTGATGTTACTGTAGATGGTCCCACAACGATTAATTTAACGTCATTGTAAAATTGTTCTACGGACTTAACTGAATTCTCATACATCGTTGAGTATTCTTCGTCCCATTTATGAATTGGTAATATTACTGTTATATTTTTCATGGTTATACTTCCTCGCTGTTTAATTTTTCTAATGCCTTTTCGATGGCTTGAACTCTGTTATTTTTAAATGAATTGAAAATTGAGATTATGTTGGTTTTTGTAATCTCAGAATCGTAAGGTAATAATGACTCTTTCATTTTTTGTTTTACCTCGTCATTAATCTCAACACCTTCTAACCACGCTAAAACGAACTTACCAAGGATTTCAGTTAATTTAGATTCATCGTATGTCCACATACCATTTTCACCAATCCAATCGGGTTCGTTCTTTGGGATTTTACCAATTACTGGTACCTCACATTTCATCGATTCTAATGGAAAAGTTCCGAATGTTGAGTCATCATCAACCCAAACAGAAACCAAACACTCTTTAAGGTTGTCTGAAAACTCTTCATAAGTCATTTGGTTCATGTCTCTGAATGTAATCCACCTTAAATGTGGGTATCTAATGTAGAATTCAGAAATCAATTTCTTATTGATTGAACGGTCTCTACATAAAATGGCAATAATTGGTTTTGCCATTTTTTCCGATGGAGTAAAATTATCACTTATCATAGGTGGAATAATATGAACCAATGCTTCATTGAAGTTCTCCATAATGTATTTTTTAGATAGGTCGGTTGTTGTAATTGCCCTATCAAAACCATAATCGGACCAACGACTACCAATTGGTAATGTTTCGAACAGGTATTCTTTTTGTTGAACCAGCATTACTTTAACACATTTAATATTAGCCAAACTTTCCAACACGTTTGAATAATATTCAGGAACCACAATGGTATCCTCAATTTTGATTTCAACTCTATCGTCTTTAATGGTGACAACCTCTAATGAGTCATATTTGTCACCTAACCAAGCATTGATACCTGTGTATGTTTTATCTTCAACCAAGATTTTCGAGTTATATCCCGATTCTTTTAATGTCAATGCCATATCGTAGATATGTTTAACTGATGCTCTTGCGTTATTTCTTGTGTCATATGTCAAGAAATAGATTGTGTGTTCATTAGAGTTTAATTTACTTAATGAACTTTCTAGTTTTTCTATGTTTTCTTTATTTTTATTCATCATCTTCTTGTAAGATTTGATATTTGATTAGGGTGTTAAATGCAATTTTAAATGATATGGATAGTTCATTTTGTCCAAACAATCCAATACTTCCTTCTCCGGGTTCCTCGTATTCATTTAGAACCCTGTCAAGACACATTTTAATTGTTTCATACTTGAACAAATTTATTTCTAAGGTTTCTGTACCGTCTTCATTTTTGATTGTACTGCCTGTTTGACATTTGTTAGTAATTCCATCAATGTCGATGTAATAGTTTTTTCCGAAAATTTCAACCATTCTTTTTTTATTTCTGATAATTTATTTATTTTTAAGGTATTTGTAAAGTGATTATTGAATGCGGTATTAAATTTTACCACTTTCTTTTTTGGTGGACACGACTCTATAATTCTTCTGTCGTCAGTAATCCATAAGTCACACTTTCTCCAAAGTTCATTCACGTTTTCTATTTTAGAAAATGATATGTTGTCACAGATTACTCCGTTACGTGATAAGAAAAATAATGTTGATGGTTTGGCTTTGGCTTTTTCACTTAAACCAATTAATGTGAATTTAACGTCAGGATTTTCGAAAATCAACGTGTTTAATTCTGTCACCGCCTGATTATAACTCAAACCCGCGTGACCAAAAATTTCAATCGGGAAATCAAGATATAAGAATTTTAAGAATTCTTCATTTGATTGAAATTTGTATGAATTCAATACATCATCATTTAAAACGGGTTCAGAAACTGAATATTCAAATGTTTCTTCAGTTTCTGACTCCGTATCAACAAAGTAATCTTTATAATGATAATCGAATTTTTGTAGCATGTTCCTCAACACACCATCAATACTAACATATACTTCCATAAAGGAAAATATAATTTAAAAAATATTATAAGTAAAGGTTTATTCGTACCTTTTTAATATTTGAGAGATTATAGGGTTACGAACAATATCATCCATATCGAATTCAAAAATGCCGACATTTCTGATATCCCCAAGTCTAACCTTGGCATCGTATAATCCTGTTTTAGTTTTATCTTTAAATTTATCCGATTGGTCTAAATCCCCTGAAATGAAGAATTTGGAGTTAAACCCGATTCTCGTTAAAAGAAGTTTCATTTGTGCTGGAGTTGTGTTTTGTGCCTCTTCAAATACAAGGATAGTGTTATCAACGTTCCATCCCCTCATGTATGCAAGGGCTGCAACTTCAATGAACCCTTCTTCTTTAAGTTTTTCTCTTGCCTCTTTACCTATAATTTTATTTAATAGATAATATGACGGATAAATGTATGGGTCAAGTTTTTCCTCTAAACCACCCGGTAGAGAACCGAGTTTTTCTTCCGCCTCTACTGCTGGTCTTACAATGATAATTTTTTCGTACTTATTGGTGTCATCCCATAACAAGTCAACCGCACGTTTCATTGCGATATAAGATTTACCCACACCTGCAGGACCAAAACATAAAGTGATTTCATTTTCACTTAAAATGTTCCAATATTGTTCTTGGTGTTTAGTTAGAAACTTCTCTTTTGGTTGTTTGATAAGTTGTCTAATTCTTTCTTTTTTAGGTAGATTCTTTTTTTCGTCTACTATTCCGGATTTTACAGTTGATTTTCTCAATTATCTATATTTTAAATTATATTTTTATGCTCCAGTTGAACCGAATCCACCTTCACCTCTATCAGTTGAAGATAAGTCATTAACTTCACTGAAAACTACCTTAGGGTATGGTATAACCATTATCTGAGCAATTCTATCACCAACTTTGTAAACCTCTAAACGGTTATGTACTTTATTAAAGGTTACCTGTATTTCACCTCGGTAACCACTATCAATTACACCAACAGAATTAGTTAATTCTAATTCGTATTTTCTAATTGATGAACGAGGGAAAACTAAACCAACATATCCTTTTGGAATTTCTAATGCAATTCCTGTACCATAGGTTATTTGGTTTAGTGTTTCAGAAATAATTTCAGTACTAACTAAATCCATTCCAGCATCTCCATCTTTTGAATATGATGGAATTACTGTATTTGGGTGTAATTTTTTGATGTTCACTTTTAGTTGATTTACATCAGCCATAACCGCGTTTTGAACATCTTTATTTAATGATGATAATAAACCATCTAATTCACCAAAGATAGAGAGGTCTCCGGGTTCATCCGAAGACAACTCTTTTTCCATCTCTTTTAATTTGGCGATGTAATCGTTAATTTGATTTTTTTCCATTTTTTTCTTCCAAAATTGATAGTTCAAACCCTATTTTTATTACATGAGAAAGAGTGGTTGAACGATATTTTGCCATTTTATCATCGGGTTCTTTATCTGAATTTAAAATTGCTTGAAACTCTTCCTCAGTTAGTACAACACCATGTTTTGTTGCATAATGTACTGACCTCTCACCAACACGAAGGGAAACCATATCCTCAGTAAAATCGTACATTTTACCAAGTGTCTTTTTTTGCCATTCATTTTGGTTTAAACAAAACAAGAACACTTTACCTATTTGAGAAATGAAAACAGTTTTAAGAATTGAATTTACATCTACTCTCATGTTTTCAGGTAACATCTCATTTGTTTTAACTGCGTACTTACATGCCTTAATACAATGACTTAACAGACCACCCGGATAACAACCGTACATATCTAATGTGGTTGTTGCTGGTGCGGTATAAAAATCATCACCTAAAAAGTTTTGAAGTTCTTCGGTAAAAATACCATATTTGAGGTTTGTTTCCTGAAATTTTTTCTTATTGGATTCTAATTGCTCAATAGTCAACATGTTGTTTTTATTAAAAGGTGATTACTTGTAGTATTCGGGTGTGTTGTTTTTGTCGATGATACACTCAATTGTCATTTTAGCGATTGATAAACTTTCACTTGAACGCATATCTCCTGCTTTGTATTTTGAAACAACAATTGTTGCCTCTTCTACTGATTCTGCTTCAACAATGTATTTCACTTTTTGAAGTCTTGGGTTTCCGTTGCGGTCGAGTTGCTCCAACTCGTAACCTACTGTTACTAAATAATGCATGTTTTTTTTGTTTTTAGATTATTGATTTGAAAAATTGTGTTCTGTTTATTGATACATTCACGAGTGAATATTTGTCTTTAACTGTTTCGTAAAGTCTATTACCCAAATCCTCAATCATGTTTGGGTTCTCGATTAATTTCTTCATATTTTGAGCCCATTGTTTGTGGTTCTTACTTGGGGAAACTAGTAATGCGTTACCCTTGTCGGTGAATTTACCTTCGTTAAGTGCGTGTACCAAATCAATTGTATAGGGAAGTGTTTCACTCGCAATCAGGGCCTTCTTATGAAAACCCGCTTCAATTGCTTTAAGTTGTGATTTGTTTGCGTTAAATTCACTTGGAACTAACGGTGCTAAAGATACGTCAAATGAATTGTAATTCATTGCATATTTTCCAACAGGTTGAGTCCAAACCCTTTTATAACGTTTTGTGGAGTCATCATATTCAACTTCATTAAACGTCATTAGGTGGTTTTTATAGTCTTCATCAACCGATTTATAATGGTCAGTGAATATTTTTTCATATCTGTACCAAACGGTCTCTGTTGGTTGGATTGGTCTAACTCGTTTTTCACCCGTCTTTGGGTTCATTTCGGTTACGTTTCCTCTTAGGTCAAATCCACACAATACAAATTGTGTGTTTTTATAGTTGTTCAACGTACTTGAGATTCCGCTTGACATTAATTCAATGTCGTGAAAGTGACTTGAACCCCCTAACCAACCAAAACGAATCATTTCAGATTCCGTTGGATTTGATTTAAATTGTGGTTCTTCGGGATTAACCGCATTTGGGAAAACGATAACGTTCTTTATCCCCAATCTTGTTTTGATTGTGTTAGCAAACACCTCCGTTGTACATGTAACCCAATCAGAAGACCTCATTAATTCAACCTTTTTTCTTGGGATTTCGTTTGCCTTAATTTGGTGATACATAGGGTGTCTATGGTCAACAGACCAAAAGTCATCAATATCCATAATGACTTTAATCCCCATGGATTTTAATTTCTTAATTCTTTCAAGATTGTTTTCGTGAGTGGTTTGATGGATAAAACTGTGAAACACAACAATGTCGTAATTTTTGAAGAAATTATCGTCATCGGTGGGATTCATCGCAATATCCACGTGGAAATCCTCAGCATGATTATCCCCAATATATTTAAACGGGTCTAAGATTCGGTACTTACCGACACCATGAGCGTCTGGTGGTATTGCTAATATTCTAATTTTTGACATCAAATAAAACTTGTATGTCTAAATGATACAGAAAAAAATCGAGAAAAACAAACCTTATTTGGATTTATTTACACCTGTAATTTTACCTTTGAATATAGAATCCCCAACCTTCAAAACTAAATTTTCATTGATTGATAGTGTTTGTTGTGCGGTTAGAAGTTGATTTAATTTCTCGTCCATAACCTTACGGACAGTATTTTCAATTAGAATGGCAATTTCGTTCATGTCAATGTTCGAAGTTGATTTGTTGTTTGATGGTGAACTTTTGGATTTTGTTGAAACTCCTTCGGCTTCCATTAATTTTTTAGTATTTTTTACAAAATCAAAATCTAATGAATCATTTAAACTAATTTGTGGGATGTGATTTTCAATCATTGCTCTTTTAATCGCTTCAGGTAATTTAGATTCCATAATTTTGGCTTGGTTTACTTGGCTTGTTCTTGGTTGTTGTATTTCGTTAACATCCAATTCTTCTGGCATTGACCTTAACATTTCTTCGTTAACGTTACCTCTTTCAAAGTTTCCACCATCAACTTTGTTCATCACTTTTTTGGCTTGTACCAATTTTTGCATCAATCCATTTTCTGATATTACTCCTTTTCCTGACATGATATTTCTTTTTTTTAAGTATAAGTATTTTTAGAAGAAGATTAAAGTCTTCATTCTTTTTATAGATTCTTGTAATTGTGTTTGACCAACAACAATTTTGTCATTTTTCATCAATTGATACAAATCAGATTCCGAGTCTTTCTCGAGTCTTCTTCTTGTACCCTCACCTGCAGTTGTATTACCACCCGCTTGGTTTTGTAATTCTTTCCAATCCTCTAATTTCTTTTTATAAAGAATATCTATCGAATTTTTAAAATCATCAGGAGATATTAGTTTCTGACCCTCAACATCGGTTACTTTTGTTTTTAAATCGTTAAAAACCTCAACATCTCTTTTAACTTCAGGTGTTGGGACCGGTGAAGGTCTCTCATCACTCTTTGGTTGTGGTAATTCGGGTGTTGTTGGTTCGGGTTGTGGTTTAGGTTCAACTGTTGGTATTGGTTTTTCTATTGTTGGAACTTCAGTAGGTTTAGGTTCAACCTTAGTAGGTGTGGTTGTTCCCCAATTACTCTTAGCGTCAATTGTGGTTAAACTACGGTCACCGTCAGGATTATAATCGGGTCTTTTAGTGTCAAACGTCTCATCTTCATAGATTTGAATACCTGACATTCTTTTTAAATTAAAAAGTCTCCATCCGTGTTCTTCAAACCCCTTTTTGGAGGTTGATGGTGGTTGTACCCATGCTCTAACAACAAGATTACCTTTTTTTGTTAACCCCATAGCGACCATCTCCGCCTTAATTCTTCTTCCCGGTAAAACCTCACCCTTTGGTCCGTTATAATAAAATGAAACAGGGTAACGATTTTCAATGGCAGACTTTAACCTGGCTCTAATAGAACCTTTAGGCGCTGCCTCCATTAAAATATCAATTACTATGTCTTCAAAATTTCTCATTAAAAATCTGGATATGTTTTAGTTTCTCCGTATTTGTTTTTTGCCTTTAAGACAATTCTTTCGTTTATATCTTTATTTGTACCAACACTTCCACCAGCGTTTTCACCACGACCTTTATCGTCGCCATCAGAAATAGCATTAGGGTTTACTGATGAATATTCAAATCCACCATTATAAATATTTTTAGCCAACAATGAAACTCTTGTATTGATGTCGGTTAAACCACCAATATTACCGGAATCTTCACCTTTACCCTTCTCATCACCGTTAGATAATGCGTTAGGGTTATTGGAGTCATATTCAAAACCTGTATTATAAATGTTTTTTGCTAATAACGTGGCTCTTTCATTAATGTCAATTAAACCACCAATACTTCCTCCATTTTCACCTTTACCTTTATTGTCACCATCTGACAATGCGTTAGGGTTATTAGAGTCATATGAAAATGCTGGATTGTAAATATTTTTAGCAACTAACGATTGTCTTTCTAAGATATCTGTTTTAGAACCGATTTGACCGTTTAGTTCACCCTTACCTCTTTCATCACCATCAGATAATGCTCCTGTGTTACTTGAACCATACAAGTCACCGTAATTGTATTCATTTCTTGCTAAGTGCTCAACACGTTCTTTGTTGGCAATAATTTCTAATTGAGTAGGCATATTAGTATGTAATTAATTTTTTTATTTTTTCAAGTTCTTCAAACAAACCCAAAGATGTGATTGGCGATATACTTGTTTTATGTGAATTACTTTTTATCAAATTGGTTGGAATTTTAAAACTAAAATTTTTACTGTGTGACTTTAAGTGACTGTTTTTTCTTTGTCCTGTTAAACCACCTATCTCATCTGCTCTTTTTCTTGCTTGTTTAACATTACTTATTAAGTCTCTTTCACCTTGTAAGTGTGTCATTGCCCATTTTTCCATTAGTTCCCCACCACACAACTCATATTTTGTTTTTTCATTCACCTTATCCATGTTTTTTATATCGTAGATAATTCTTTTGAGCTGACCGTATTTTACGGATTTGTCTTGTAAAAGTTTTTTTGCTCTTTGGATTCCACGCACATTCCCACCATTTAAACCTGTGATTGTGTGGTTTATCTTATCCAAGATATCCTGTGGGATATCAAACTGTCTACCCTTTAAATCTTTATTCATCGTCCTTGTTTAATAATTTAAGTACATCTTTAATTGAAAGATTGTTCTTAACTAATGTATTTTTTAAAGATTTTATTTGTTTTTTAATAATTGGACCGATTTCTTTATCCACATCTTCGGTTTGGTCTTTAGTGATTAAATCTTCGGAAGAAGATTTTTTTGATAAAACACTTTCAACGTAATCGGAAATATATTTTTTTGGGTTCTCAACAAGTCTAACTAAATCTTTTTCTCCCGGAATGTATCCAAGTGCTTCTAGTCTTTCTTTGGACTCTTCGTCACCTAACCCTAATTTTTTTGTAAAATGTTCAAATGCTTCATCATATGTTGCATCATCACCAAGAGTCTTATCATATCCCAAAGCGTCGCTCATATCAGATTCCGCCCAATATCTTAAAGATGTAAGTGCACTTCTACCAAGACCATGATTACCCATCTGTCCTGACGATGCCTTAACAACCTCATCACTAGTTTTATGTGTTGAACCTTTTGATGCTCTTGTTAGGGGAACTTTACTTCTAGCAATGTTACCATTTACATCAACAATTTCTTCAACGTCAGTTTCAACACTATCAGGAAGTTTATCATAATTGGTATCATCAGAAAATTCCTTAGCCAACTTACCCCACTTCTTCCTTTCTTTCTTCGATAAATCCTTATCTCCGGCCTTTGCGAAGAAGAATCTTTGCTGTGATTTTGATGTAAATTTCTCTTCAATAATATTTTTTACGTATTTATCCATTTAATATTGTTTCTTATATAAATATCAAAAGAAGGGAAAGATATTTATCAATAACATGAATAGTCAGAATATACTAAAATTTTGGGGTAGCAAATTTGATTTGAAACTCGATACATCGGAATTTCACGATTATGAGGTGGGTAAAACTGAGGTAGATTACAATACCGAGGTTCTTGACCTTACCACACCAATCGTTTATTCCTCTTTGAAGATAAATACTACGGGTCTTATGGGTACATTATGTTCCCGAGATAGGATTACTATTGTCGAGTACGATAATAGAATTAATGACCCCACATACCCATATTCTGCATATACATGGACCCTTTCATATTCTGACTTCACTAATCGTTTAGGTAATTCTGACACAATTTTACAAAATGACGTATATGAATTCGTGGATGTTAGTGGTATTACCCATTATTTTAGAACATATAGTTACAATTCTCCACTTTCCAATCCATTTTCTTTAAATGTCACAGGATTAACTGTCGGTGCACCAATTGCGTGTATTCCAAGATTATGGGAGGAAGACCATTGTTGTCCAGTAGATTCACCATCAAACGCAAAACCATGGGCGTATCAAACCAATCACGGTGCCGCCTCGGGAAATGACTGTAATCCAATTATTCAAAGAAGAACTGAAAAGGGTTGGACTTTGGATTTTGTATTCAATAGGGAAGAATTACCGTGGTCTGTGGGTAAAGTATTTTATTATTTAGGTACAAGAGGAGATAGTAGTATTTCTGACTATGCCGATAATAATCTTTCATTTTCATTTACCGATGATAGAAGAATTCAATGGAGAGCAGTTCACTATTCGGGAGCGTGTTCGGATGATGGTGTTTATGGTCAAAGTTATTACATCGCATCGGGACAAACCCCTCAACTTTGTATTGATGGAACATCTGAAGATTTTGAAATCACAATAACTTTTGACAGATATCGTCATTTGACGGATTGTAATATTGAGAATGACGGTGGGTGGAATGACTTAATTCCTGAACATATCGTAAATGAATATGTTCCAAATACCGGAGTTACTGCGGTTACATCAACACAAATTGCAGTACATAATACCGTTGAATTATTAAATAAAAAATGGGCCGACGAGAGAAATAGACGATTAGGTGTTTTAAAAATATACCTAAATGGTAGACCTGTTTATAAAATAAAAGATTGGGAGGAAATTATCCCATCAACAAGAGGTGTTCAACCTTTTATACAATCTTGGGGGTCAGGAACGGAATATTCAGGTGGAATTCACAATATGGGTATTTCATGTTTTAACTTTAAGAGAGTACGATACTATGAAGAACCTCTTGATTTTGTTCACGTTAGGCACCATTATTTAGTGGATGTTAAACCATATTACAATATCGTTGAATGTGTTGCGGATTGTCCCGATGAGGTGATAGGGGTTTTATTCCCAACACCAACACCAACATCGACTCCAACTCCCACGCCAACATCGACCACAACGGTCGGACCCGTTGTGTTAACATTTAGTGGCGTAATCGGTAGTGGTTCAATTGTTTGTCATTACGATGCAACCATAGATAGGGTAATTGCGGATGATATTACCTTAACAACCACTAACACTTTAAAATTAAATGACGAAAGTATTTTAGAAATACCAATTTCTATTACAATATATGCCGGTGACCTTATAGGTCAATACACTCAAACATTACCCGAAAATTTTGATGATTTGAATAAAACATTCTTTGAGTACACTCCATTGGTGATTAATACTAATAGTACCGAACAATTTAACGATAATGTTTCATTGGCATTAATTTTTTCGGAGATAACACCAACTCCTACAAGTACACCAACAGGAACTATTACTCCAACATTAACACCAACTCCTACAAGTACACCAACACAAACTCCGGTAGTTTACTATTATTACTATCTAAGGGATTGTAATCGAACACACAATAAGATAGGTAGAAGTTTAACAAGTGGGTTAGCTGGAATAACTTATAGTATTGGGAATAGTGTGTGTTACGAAATTGTTGGTCTTGATTTAGGTCCAACATTCGATTATGATTTAGATACATTAACAACGGTTTCTGATTGTACTGATGTTGTGTGTTTAACTTCAACTCCAACTCCAACACCAACATCAACAGTAACTCCTTATATACCTGAAAATGATTTTATTTATAATATTATTCCAAATGGAGATTTCATTTACACATTAATACCGAATAACGATTTAACGTATACATTAATTCCTTCAGGTGATTTTTCAACAACTTTTATTCCAGACAACGATGTTCTTTATATAACCTTACCCAATAACGATGTAACATATACAATAATACCGAATACCGATTTATCTTATACATTAATACCGAATAACGATATTCAATATACAGTATTAAGACCACCAGCAGTATTTTATGGTGAAATAACATTGGGAGAAGATTCTGTTGAGGGAACTTGTAATTGTCCTGTGGGAGAATGTCCAAGATTTTATGTGACGGGTGACGGGCCAACGTTCTGTGATTCAAATGTTTTTGTAACAAATGGAGATGGATTTGGTTTTAGTGGTTGGGGAACAATTGTCCATAATGGTTATTATAAAACCATTAATATGGATGGGAGTAATATCGCAACATATAGAACTGATTGTGGGGTCTGTCCAATAACCCCAACTCCGACCCCTACGGAAACCCCAACACCAACACCTACGGAGACAAGTACACCAACTCCAACTAATACACCAACACCTACTCCTACACCAACAATGGTACCATATAACAAAATTGTTGACTTAAACATAAATGATTCAATATCATATTCTGGAAGTGGAACAACGGTTACGGACATTTTGGGTAACACAAATGCAAGTATAATTGGTTCACCATCATATCAAAATGATGGATGTACTTCGTCAATAGTGTTGAACGGTACCAGTCAATATATTTTAACCAACACCTCAATTAATACACTTTATGATTCTACAGATACATCTATATTTCTTTGGGTTTATTTAACAGATAATGGTGTAATATTGAGTGAACAAGGTAGTGCTGTTTTAAACATTGGTTGGCACGATTCACAAATTGAGTTAGTTGATGGAACATTGAAGTTTAGTGTGTGGCCATATGGTAGTGAAATAACATCATCAATATCAACACCCCTTAATAATTGGTATTATATTGGATTTGTATACAACAACACAACTTTAACCGCATATGTAAATGGTCAAAGTGCTGGTTCATCAACAGTTGTTAGAGAGGCACCATACCAAAGTGGTAATGGTTTATATTATGCAATAGGTGCAACGGATAGTACAAACTTAAATGATGGAACATATTCCGCACTTAAATTTGGTAGATTAGAAATATGGGATGGTGCAATTTCATCTTCAGATGTTTTACAGAATTATAATGATTCAGTAACCACTTGGATTTGTCCTACACCAACTCCAACCCCTACGGAAACCCCAACTCCTACACCGACACCGACCGCAACAAGTACACCAACTCCAACAGAAAGTCCTTTAGATTTTGAAATTTCAGGTACTTGTGTTGATGACGGTGCGGTTAGTACACATCACTACACTGGTGGTTCAGGTTTTTATGATAGAGGTAATGGATTATATGATACCGAATTGGAGGCATTGAATGAAACGCAATGGTCAACAGTTTTGAATCCTAATGGTTATGTTGGTTACGGTCTTCCAATACCTAACATCACGAAAACATATTGGGTCGCTGCGAGAGATAGAAACAACCTATCAAATATTGTTGTAAAATCAATATTAGTTGATTGTGCACCAACACCAACACCTACACCAACACCTACGGCGACAGAGACACCAACACCAACTCCGACGGAAACAAATACACCTACTCCAACATCAACAAGTACCCCAACTCCTACGAGTACACCTACTCCAACACCTACATCAGGTCTTGTGGTAACAATTTTAGAGGTTGGTTCTGACGTTATAATGTCAGGTTCTGGTTCTCTTAACCTAACAGGATTAATTGAGGGTTCAGTACAAACAGCCGGAGGTATTAACGGTACGTTGGGTTATTGGGTAATTGGTCAATCTAATCTATTTTTTGCTAGGAAATTTTTTGGAAATAATCTAAATGTTTACCCAAATAGTTTCGGTTCAGGATATACAGCACCAACATCATACTCAGGACAAACATTTGGTATTCAGGATGGGTCACTAGGTAAAGATATAATTTTACCGATAGGTTATACTTCAGGTAGTCCTTTAAGTGGTACGGCAACATTTGCGAACAAAACAATATCAAGTATGGGATTAACACCCGGTACTTATTTGTATGATTGGGGAAGTGATTCCATAACATTACAGATTGGTTCCTAAAAATAAAAAACAATAAAAAAGAAAAGATACAACAAGATAAAGTATTTATAATAAACACAAAAATAACAAACTATGGCAGTAGGAGCAAGAATAACAAGTACACACCTGAGTGGTAAAACGGCAACAGTAACGTTTGTACCATATACAGGGGCAACATCGGGTACAACTCAAAACCTCGGAACTAAGGTAATCCCTTTCAATAACATCACCACACACCCGTATGGTGTTTATAATCTATACTTTGCTGAATATGATTACACATACACGTTAACCATACCACAACCAGATGCAAGTGTTCAATCGTTTGTTTATCAAAATAGAATGGTTGGTTCTGACAACTACGGTGCTGCGTTTTTAAATTTTGATGTTTTAACCGCAGAAATTATTGACTTAGGTGTTGATACTAATGTATGGAATAATCAGAATATATATGTGTTAGATAATTCAGGTTATATGCACTATTTCACAGGTGTTGACGATGGTGATGATAGATTAGTGATATTCACAAATGCCATTCACGAAGAAATTGGAAGATATAGTGGTACAACTAATGGTTATAGTGGTAACGATTTAGATGGTAAGTGGGTTACATTTGAAGATGTGGATAATGGTGTGTTTACTTACTCAGATGGTGTGTCAGTATACACATACACTTGGAACCCAGCATTATATAGTATTGATATTGAGTGGAATTTTAATGCAGTCACGTCTGATGGTACAATGATTATCGAAAAATGGGAAGTTCCACCTTTAAGTGGATGGACATACAATGGACCAGGTACATCACACATAGTTAATCCAACTGACGGTACAACAACTTTATTTAAAACTTGGACAGATGGAACATACATTAGACATAAAATGACAAATTCATCTGATTTTATTGCTGTTTTAACTGAAGCTCAAGGTACCTCAGGTACATTCACAAATTTTGAAATATATAACACAAGTGGAACCATTTTAGAGACGGTTTCATTAACTGGTGCCACATATAGCAGTTATAATGACCAATTTCACGGAACAAACAAATATACCATATTACTATGGGATGTTAATAACGTAGAAACACCATATAAAATAATAAGTTATAATGGTAACACATCAAACTTAATTGAAACATCACACGCTAGAGGTACAGGATATACTCAAAGCATTATAGATGGAGATTCTGGTTTATATCCAGATAGTGAGGGAAATGATGGTGGTGTTGTAATAACTTTATATGATTCTGTAACTTCGAATAATATTGGTGCAGAAGTTACATACTGTGATATTATGTATATGTTTGATAATCAAACATCGTTTAGCACATATACATTCGCAGACAACGTATCAAAAACAATCAATTCTTACGGTCAATTAAGTGACATTTACAGAACACCGTGTGTAAATGGTGATGGTATTGTATCTATGTTAACCATTATGTCGGGTAGTACTCGTATAGAAAGTATGAATGTTAGTTTTTCTGGTGTTACTAATTTGAACTGGAATTCATTGGGTAATAGAACGGCTGTACAGATTTTTACTAATAGTAATAACAATGTAACTTACAAATTAATTAACGAATTAGGTGTTGTAATTGATTCATTAGATAACTATGAATTAACCTCACCTTATAGTTCAAGTATGTATTCTTTTGGTGAAACCGCCTATCTTACAATTATTGGGGTTTCTGCGGGCATTCTTGGTTATTATGTATATAGTGGTAGTACAGGATTTACCTCAACAGATTATTATAATAATTTTAATTACACAGATTCCCATTTCTCAGGCACAGACAAGTACAATGGTGCAATGGTTTTATATAACACCGACCAATTAGATTTTAGAGTATTAACATCAACCGGAATAACTAATGAGTTTAGTTTCCCTGAGTATAATAGTTTTGATATTTCAGTTGGTGAGAGCAAGTTTATGTTTGTATATAATGAAACTAACGGTGGTGTAACTAAAATAAGATTGTATAATTTTTCTGGAACATTATTAAACAGTGAAACAACAACTTGGACTAATGGTTGGGATAATACATATGGTGTTGAAGATAGATTTGTTGTTATGAACTATAATGGGGATGATACGGTTGAAGTTTATTTAGTTAGTGAAAATACTATAACATCAGTAACAACTCAAGATTATAGTAGTGAAGAATCTACGAATGATTGGATTTATCAAAATGACTAAAAATTAAAAAAAATAGATTATGAAAATATTAGATATTGATGTTAAAGTCATCAAAGACAAACAAAAAATTAAAAGGTTTCAAAAAACCTTTAACACTAATGAACCATTAACGGTTGAACACATTAAAGGTGTTATTAAAAATGAAATGGGATTTCCATTTGAAATAGTAAAAGAAGAATTTTACTGTAAGTCAAATGAATTAAAAAATGAAGATAACGCACCATTTAAATCAGGTAACGAATTTATTTTAACAATTAAGTAATGGAATTTTTTATCAGACAAGGGGCATCTGAACCCATATTGAAAATGAAACTAATTGATGATGGTAAAAATGATAAATCATCATTCAATGACTCATTGGAATTATGTGACATCACATTTGATATGTATGATGTGGTTACTGGTGAACCTGAGATTTTAAATTCCGATTGTCAAATCACAACGAGAGACAAAAAATACAACCAAACAACTGACGAGTACTATATTGTTCATAGATTTACTGAATCTCAAACAATTAAACCCGGTAAGTACGAAGGTAAAGTTACAATTCAATTCTTAAACACCAGTCTAAGTCCAACGACAAAGTTAATTTTACCCGTAAAGGAAAAATTATTTATTACCATTTTTTAATTTATCAATATATTTTTGTATATTTGGCCCTAAGACAAACTATGACAATTCCGTCATAAGATAATGGGTCAACTAAAAAATATACAAATATGGCAGAAGTAATTTCTCAAGAAACCATCGAGGGTTTCTTAAATGGTTGGGACCCCGAAGAATTCATAGTAGGGGTTGAGTATGACTACAGAACCAACAAAATCTACAAAATTATCCAAGACCCCGAAAAGGGTAAAATCGTTAAACAGGACACAATTGTCCCCTTTCTTTGGGTTGGAGACCTAACGGGATTTAATTTCTATCAAAACAACAAGGCACTCCAAAAGAAAAAAATGGGGGAATACGGTATTCTGATTGAAAAATTGGAAACCCATGGTAATGAACGTCTTGAACTTGGTATGACCTACTTAGTTAAGTGCATGAAAGGGTACACCGAGTTAATTAACTTTTTTAAACAAGGTGGTATCGACCCATGGGGTGAAAAAACAAAACAGTTGTTTACCATTTTGAACCCCGCAGAACAATATTTGATTCAAAAGAAAAAAAGATTGTTTAAGGGTATTGAGGAGTATAGTGGTGTTCATCGATTCGTATTCGATATCGAGACCACAGGTTTAGACCCCGAAACTTGTAATATCATTTTGATTGGAGTTAAGGACAACCGTGGTGTAACTGAGACCATCTCTGCCTTTGGTGAAGATGGAGAAAAGAAATGTATTGAGAGATTCTTTAATGTTATTAGAGAATTAAAACCAACTATTATTGGTGGATATAACTCAGCATTCTTTGACTGGCCGTTTATATTAAAACGTGCCGAAATATTAGATGTTGATGTGAGTTCTCTTACTCAAATCCTTACATCACAAGGAATCAAAGAGAAAAAGGGAATGTTAAAACTTGCGAATGAGCAAGAAGATTACACTCAACACGTAATTTGGGGATTTAACATTATTGACATTGCACACTCAGTTCGTAGAGCACAGGCAATCAACTCAGAAATTAAATCGTGGGGATTGAAGTACATTACGAAGTATTTGGAAAAAGAAAAAGAGAATCGTGTTTACGTTGATGGTGCGTGGATTTCAAAGATTTATTTAGATAACGAAAGTTATTATTTAAATCCAAAAACAGGAAAGTATAAAAAAATCGGTGATGTTGGAACTGAAGGTTTATTAGAGAAATATCCCGGTAAGTTTGAAATATGGACAGGTCGTAAAATCGTCGAACAATATCTTGACGATGACTTGTATGAAACTATGATTGTTGATGATTCATTCAGTCAATCTACGTTTCTACTTTCGAAAGTCGTACCCACCACATATGAGAGAATCGCAACGATGGGTACCGCAACATTGTGGAAGATTATTATGTTGGCGTGGTCATACGAAAACAATTTAGCAATACCGGCAAAGGACGAAAGACGTTCAATTACAGGAGGTTTATCTCGTTTATTGAATGTGGGTTATGCAAAGAACATTGTTAAGTTTGACTACTCGTCACTATATCCATCTATTCAATTAGTATACGATGTGTTCCCCGATTGTGATGTTATGGGTGTACAGAAATCAATGTTAAAATACTTCCGTAACATTCGTATCAAATACAAACATCTTGCTGGTGAATTAAAATCAAGTGACCCCGTTGCATCTGAGATGTATGACCGTAAACAGTTACCGATTAAGATTTTTATCAACGCATACTTTGGTTCGTTATCTGCACCACACGTATTCCCATGGGGTGACATGAATATGGGTGAAACGATTACATGTACAGGTCGTCAATGTTTACGTATGATGATTATGTTCTACATGAAGAAAGGGTATAAACCACTCGTAATGGATACGGACGGTGTAAACTTTGAGACCCCCGACAATATTAATGATACGGTTTATATAGGTAAGGGTTTAAATGAATTAGTTATCGAAGGTAAGGAATATCGTGGGATTGAGGCGGACACCGCGGAGTTTAACGATATCTTTATGAGAAATGAAATGGGTTTAGATATTGATTATGTGGCACCTTCATGTCTTAATGTATCGAGAAAAAATTACATAATTAAATTAAATAAAAAAGGTAAAGAGGTTATTAAATTAACAGGTAACACCATTAAATCTAAAAAATTATCACAATATGTTGTTGACTTCTTAGATGAGGGATTAAAATACCTTTTAGATGGTGATGGTTTGTCTTTTGTAGAACTTTACTACAAATATGTGGGGATGATTTATAATCAAGAAATTCCTTTGGCAAAAATTGCCAATAAATCTCGTGTTAAACAATCCGTAAATGAATATAGAAAACATATTCAGAAAACAACTAAGTCAGGTTCGTTAATGTCAAGACAGGCCCACATGGAATTAATTCTTCAAAATGATTATCCCGCTGGTCTTGGTGAAACCATATACTATGTAAACAATGGTTTTAAAAAATCAGATGGAGATGTTCAAAAGGTTACTAAGGCAACTAAAAAACAACAAGAGGATTTTTTAGCGAAACACGGAACAACAATCCCCGACAATTATATTCAAATCAATTGTTATATGATTCCTGAAAAGGAGATTATGGATAACCCCAATTTAACGGGTGAATATAATATTGCTCGATATCTTACCAATTTTAACAAACGAGTGGAACCACTATTGGTTGCATTTAATCCATCTATTCGTGAGGATATTTTAATTGAGGACCCGAAGGACAGACAATACTTTACTAAAACACAATGTGAACTTGTGAGTGGTTTCCCATTAAAAGAAGAGGGTCAAGATAAGTTTGATGAAGTAATGACTTTATCTGATGGTGAGGTTATATTTTGGAATAGAGTACAACGAGACCCATTCTTTATGTATGTAGATAACAGTCTTGAATTGGTCGACCAATATTGGGTTGACCACAACAGAAAAGTTGTAAAACTACAAGAGGCGAGTATCAAGAGTAATGAAGATGAAATAATCGAAACCAATGGAATCGATTATGCATTTCATGTAATTGAAAGTTAATTAGATTACGTTATACGGAGATTGGAAGGGTCTATACTTTAATGCCTTATTAAGGTTTTCTGCTTCATTCCCTTTTCTCTCAAGAATTTTGTCAGGACGAAGTCTTTCCAATCTCTGCATTAACTCTTCGATTAGTTTTAACTTTTCATCTTTACCTTCAGTTAACAATGAAGTGTAATCCAATTTAATTTGACTATCAGGTACTTGTATATCACCCGAGTACTTACCCCAAATTCTTCCTAACCCTTCTTTAGAATATGCAATAAGATATTTTCTAACCCAGTTTTGTGCTGGTTTATTTAACATATCCCACGTCAATTGTTCAACGTCAACATCTGAAGGTAATTTGATGATATCTTTGTTTTTATCTAAACACGTATCTCTATCCATGGTGTCATAATACCAATACCAAACCTTACTACGGTTGTTTTGAATAGAACCAAAATCGAATCTACCACCCGGTACATTATATAAGTGAACTACTTTGGTACTATTAGGTCCCGCCGTTATTCTATAGGTTAAATCACCACCGATTAATCGGTTTTTAAGATTTCTATCACCCATTCTTAATAAAAGGTCAAATGCGGGTAACATAAAGTAAGAACCCGATGTACCTTGTTGTGCAAAACCACCCACACCACCAAAACCAACACCACCAAGACCACCAAATCCCCCTAAAAACGGGTCAACGATAGAATCGGTTAATTCCGCTCTTGAGAACCATAATAATTCATTTATTTCTCTTCCTGCGGGAACAATATAGGTTTGTGTGTTTGCTGATAATTCAAAATAGTCTTTTTTAAGTTCAGAGTTTCCACCTGTTTGTAAACCTACGATTTTAGAATATGCATGTGAAAATTGTGTTTCATAATCCAAACTTCTGGTTGTGAATGCACGAGTTAAAGATTGGGTATCAACATCTATACCGATTAATGATGACCATTGTGACTCGATTAACCAATCGTTCACGTATTGTTCGTATTCAGAAAGTGACAATTCTAAAAACGTATCCATTTGTTCCTCAGTAAGTTCAATACCTCTAACAGGTAATCCTAATAAGTGGAATACTTGAGTGTATAACTTCTGTTTTTCAGGATTTGTAATAATCGTAGCAGACATATTTTGTTTTATCTATAAATATTCGTATATTTGAGTTATTAATTGAAATGTTTTGAAACTAAGAAGTAATATTAAATATAAAGACGGTAAGTTTGTTTACCTTTTAAAGAAAATATGTTCCGGAAATGGTCAATATAAGGAAGTTAAGAGGTATTTGAAGGTTAGTTGGGACGCCATTTATGTAAAATATTATACAAAATATAATCAATACGGTACTTGTGTTCACAATGAAATGACCGGTGTTTTGACACCTTTCGGAGGTTGGTCGAGAATTAATCAATTCAACACTCACCCTACTTGTAATGAATATATTTCACAATATCTGAACCAACAGTTATCAAATGACTTCATTGCTAGAGGTATTGATGAGTTTGAAGGGAGAAAGGTTGAGTTAATACAATTCGACAAAACAAACACAACGATTGAATACGCATTCAGTGAATTGGAAAAGTATTTCTTTTGGTTAAATCATTACGGAGATAAAATATTCAAAGACCAAAGTACTTTAACTGACAATGATTTCTTATCGATATTAATTGACAAATCAATAAGTACAATGGGTGTAGGGACATTAGCGGAGTTGTGTGTTGAGTATTTGTTTAGGTCTAAACTAATAAAATACAACGTATACCGAAGTTCCACCATTAAAGGTAATAAAGACGATTTCAATGGGGTCGATTTATACACCACCGAAAAATCAGATGAGAGTATTGTAAAAAAATACCAAGTAAAGTCCGCTAAAATTTATGACGGTAATACAATCTACAGTCCAATCAATACGAAGTTCTACAACCAAATGGGTGTTGATTACTTAGTAATAACAGAAATGAATATTAAGTATACCCCAAATGAAATTACAATAAACCCAACAAGGATGTTGTTTTTTAGAATGGACCCAAATTTATTTACTGAACAAAAACATTTAAACAGTGGAGACACATATACATTCGACCCAAAATCAATCATGATGGAAGAACCAATTAGCCAAATTTTTAAATCGAAGATTTTTTACGAATTCTTCATGTACTGTACCAAACATGGATTACAATTCATAATGGATGTTGATGACACTACGTCGGCAACATACGATGAAAATATGAAATCCGTAAGTATAAAATTACCTACTGACGACAAAAAATATGTCGACCAACCTATCATCGATGTGTGGAAGGAAATCATTAACAAAATAGAAACGGGTACAAATATGGAAAATTCTCTAAAAGATTTAGAGAAGTTCCATAAGTAATGATTGTGCAAAACTCTCAGAGTATTCACCATCACCCATAACTTGGTCAATAATACCTTTCTTCTTTTGTAAGATATTATAAACGATTCTTTCAATAGTGTTCTCAAATACAGGATAGTAAACGAGGACACTATTTTTTTGCCCGTATCTATATGCCCTATCTTCCGCCTGTGAATGGTCAGAAGGAACAAACGATAAGTCATTCATAATAACAGTCTCCGCCGCAGTTAAGGTAATACCCACACCACCGGCCTTAATGTTAGATATGAAGATTTTAATCTTATCATCGTTTTGAAAACGGTCAACACTTTCCTGTCTTCTATCTTTTGACATTCTACCATCAAGAGTAACAGAGTTCTTCTTATACTTCTCATGTATCATATCGAGACTCATTGTGAAGTTTGTAAACACAATTACTTTCTTACCTTGTTCAATAAACTTTTCAATTAATTCACATGTATATGGTACTTTTTCATATGCAATAACCTGTCTAATTTTCATCAGACGATTAAGTGTTACCGTAATTGATTCTTTCTTTTGATTGTCTTTAGAAATTCTCATGAAATCCTCCAACTCTTCATCATAGAACGTACTCTTTAAATCTAAGAAAACAGGTGTGATAATTTTTTCAGGTAAATCGAGGATATCCGTTTTCATTCTTCTAAGAACAATGTTTTTAGTCATATCTCTTAATTCATCGAGATTACTTGCACCACTTGTGTTCCAAATCTTTTTACCTCCGACATTAAATTGATATCCGGCACAATATCTCCTAACAAAACTTTGCCAATTTAACGCGATTGGTGAATTAACTAATTTTAATAAATTATAATAATTAATTGGTCTCGATGTCATCGGAGTACCAGTTAACAACCACACTTTAGGTATTTGTTTGGCGATATCGTTGATTAATTTTGTTCTTTGTGCGGTTGGGTTCGAAACATAGTGTGCCTCGTCGATTATAACGAGGTCAAACCCTTCTTTAACTATTAATTGGTATGATTCACTATCTTCAGAGTTTTCGGTCGTGTGGTAGTTCTTAATGATGTCATAGTTGATAATATAAAAATCAAATGTGGACCCCCATTTACGACCTTCAACAATTAACACCTTTTTATCGGTGTAGTTATCGATTTCACGTTGCCAGTTAATCTTCAAAGATGCGGGACAGATAATTAATACTTTCTTTGCCCCACTCTCAAGTGATGCAATAATTGCTGATGTTGTTTTACCTAATCCCATATCATCGGCAAGTATGTATTTGTTATTTGCCAATAATTTTTCAATTGCCACCTTTTGGTGTTCCATTGGTGCTCTATGTGAGTATGGACTATAATCCACTTCTCTGTTTAGTTTCTTTTCTTCTTGAATAATTGACGACTTTGGTAACCATAATGAATAGTTCTTCTCAGTCTCAACTACTTTACCCCAAATGTGGTATGCCTTATCACTTTCACACAACAATTTCTCACACCATATCTTTTCAGGGACATAAGTGAGATGTTTACTTTCCATAATTGTACTCGCAAAGTTTTTAGAAATGTTTAGATATTTTTTAGCAACACGAGGTACCGTCTCATGATATTTCAAGACGTATTCTGCCTGAGGTCGAGTCAATTGAAAGTTTTTAACTTTAGAAAACTTTTCTTTCCAATCCAACAACTGATTGTTGAATCCTTCGTAACTTAATAAGATATCCCTCGCCTCTATCTCGGGTATTTTATTCTGCATATATTCTAAATATAAGAAATTAGAATGAATAATGGAACTATTTATTGGGTATGAAACATAAGTTACCAATAACAAGACTTAGTAAATTTTTCTCTGAAACCGATTTTGATTTAAATGTTCAAATGGGTCAGGAATATTTGCATGGTGATTTGAATATGAAATTGGTTGTTTTTCGTGTCGATAGACAAAAGACAGATACCGATGAAGTATACGCTGAAGTTGGTAAAGACCAAATCAAATTTTTACCTCCTGTTGAGTTTAATGCATTGGTAAAAATTGAGGAACCAAAAAATACCACATATAAAGGTGGTTTAGGTAGATATTTGGAACCTGGTAATATGACTGTTTCTGTTTATATGAGACATTTAGAGGAACTCGAAATAGATATAAGATACGGAGATTACATTGGGTATCCTGAATCTGAAGAAAGAATTAGATATTATACCGTTACAAATGATGGTAAAGTAACCTCAGACAATAAACATAGTATGTTTGGATTCAAACCATATTATAGAACCATTCTTTGTGTTCCAACACAGGAATCAGAATTTCGTGGAATTTAAACATGGGAATACCTAAAAGAAAAAATAACATCCAAGTCTACGGAGTTAAATCCGATATGAACGGACCCGATATTGTCGGCAGAAGAAAAGAGTTACTTGAGAGAATAACCAAGTCAGACACTTTTTTACCTGATTCGATTTTACACGAGGACCTTGACTTAGGTATGCTCGATTTTGTTAAAGAACATTTTAAGATTATATCTGACGGAGACCAAATTCCGATTATCCCGAGAATATTAACAATTCAAAGATGGGGTGAGATGTCAAACAATTGGACATTTGCCGATGAGGATGGTAATATGAAACTACCATTTATGGCGGTTATTAGAAGACCCGACGTTCAACCCGGTACAAACCCTGTTGTTCAAAGAACAATTCCCGATAGGAGAGACTTTTTCTATGCATCGGTTCCAACATGGAACGGAACTCAAATGGGTGCGGACATATACAAGATACCTCAACCCGTGGCAATTGACATTACTTTTGATGTGACCATTGTTTGTACAAAGGTTAGAGACGTAAATAGATTTAATAAAATCGTTTTACAGAAGTTCTCTTCACGTCAATCGTACACAAGTGTAAAAGGACACTACATTCCGATTATATTGGATAGAATCGAAGATAACACACCAATGGACTCATTGGACGGTAGAAGGTTCTATATCCAAAACTACACATTTACAATGTTAGGGTTTTTAATTGACGACGAGGAGTTTGAAGTTAAACCAGCAATCAGTAGAATGTTTCTTTTGAATGAGTTTATCGCAAGTAATAACTTTGCGAAAAAATATATTAATAAAACCATTGAAATTACGGTGGCAACGTTCACCGCCGATGGTTTACAAACCGTTTTTAGTGTTGGTGAAAGTATTAATGTCCTCTTTACCGTTGCGATTAATGGTCTTGTACAAGTTAGAGATGATGATTATTACCACATCCCCGGAACGTCTAAAATAACCTTTGCATCTCCACCTGATGAGAATGATGTTATTACCATCACATACTTTAAAGGTAGAAACGATACATTTATTGATACCTTCGGTAAACCATTACAAGTTACAAATGAAACTTTTGTATATGATGGTTCCACATTGGAATTCACAACCTCATCACCAATAGATAGTATTGTCAGTTTAGACATCAACGGTCTTGTTGAAGATGAAGGGTCGGGATTTGAAGTATCAGGTAACTATAAAGTTAAACTACTCGGAGCCCCTGTTATCGGTTCAAAAATTGGCGTGGTTTACCTAAGTTAATCTCCATATAAATCTTTCTTTTTTGGTTTACAGGTCTCCTCAATCCATTTTTGGACAACCTTATAAATCTTCAATCCGTTTTTATCGCAATAATCTTTTAACATCTCATGGTGTTTCTCACTGACTTTGATGTTTTTTAAGTTTTCTTTTGTCATAAAGATAAATAATGATAAAAAAGGATTTTTAAATATCTTTTTTTAAAAAACTTACGAAATCTTTGCTAGAATCAAAGATATTTATAGAATAACAAATAAAATAAATAAACCAAACAATTAAAAATGGCAAATTCAAATAGAGTATTTGTATCTCCAGGTGTTTATACATCAGAAAAAGATTTAACATTCGTCGCACAAAGTGTAGGTGTTACTACATTAGGTTTGGTAGGTGAAACCTTAAAGGGTCCAGCCTTCGAACCAATCTTAGTTAAAGATTATGATGAGTTTAAATTGTACTTTGGAGGTTCATCACCAGCAAAAGACGGGGCGGGTAACCCAAAATATGAGTTACCTTATGTTGCTAAAGCATACCTTGAAGAATCGAATCAATTATTCGTAACAAGAATCCTAGGGTTAACAGGATATAAACCAGTGAAAACTTTCGCAATTCAAACCCTTGGTGGTTTTGTTTTGGGGAGTATGACAACAGGTACCACAACAGGTATCACAATGGACCCAACACCATTAGCAACTTACACAGGAAGTACAGTATACGCTGAACTTTCGGGTAAAACTGCATATGATGGTACATCTATTACAGATTACATCTACACAGAATTTAGTGGTTTCACAGGTGGTACAGGTACATGGTTCGTTATTGGTGCGGCGGATGCAACAGATGTTGCAGCTCAAGACCCAACTAAAGAAATGATTTCACCACTTACAGGTGACCTAAATGTAAATTCATCTTGGAATAAAAATTGGTACAACACATTCAATAACGGTACAAATGAGGTTTATTCTTATTTATTCGTATGGAATGGTTCAACTAACCTATTCTCAGTAACAAGATATGAGTACGATGCAACATTAACCAATGACGGTGAAGTTGTTGCGGCGTTCCGTTCAAGAGGTTCTTATTCAGGACAAACATTGTTACTTGAAGTTACAGGTAACACAAGTTTCAACATTTCAGGTTCTGATTTGTCAACAAATCCTTTCGCCGAGTTTACAGTTAATGTAACGGGTTCTACAAGTGGTGTAAAATCATTCACTTGTTCAATGGATTTATCATCATCTAAGTATGTAACTAAAGTGTTAGGTACTGATGTATATGACAAACCTAAATCGGACATTCCGGTGTATGTTTACGAAACATATCCAAATTATTTAAAGACCGCATACGAACAAGGTTTAGTAAGAGGTATTAGTTTAACTGAACTTTATGTTTCTGAAGGTACAAACTTCGTTAGAGAGTGGGATACCCCAATTTCTCCAATGGTAGTATCTGAAGTACGTGGTGGTGAGGTTTCTGACCTATTTGAGACTATTACAATTTCAGATGGTGACGCAGCGAACGCACAAATCAAAATGTCTATCATCAATATCGATATCGAAACAGGTGAATTTGATTTAATTGTTCGTGACTTTAACGATACTGACGATAATTTAGTTGCACTTGAGAAATTTACAAGATGTTCAATGAATCCAGACCTACCAGGTTATGTGGCTAAGAAAGTTGGTACTTCTGACGGTGAATACGAATTACGTTCAAAATACATCATGTTGAATATGGCTGAAAACCACCCAACTGATGCGTTTCCAGCAGGATTTAAAGGATTTGTAGCAAACACAAACTTCTCAGGTTCTGTTTTGGGTTCAGTATTATATAAAACGGAATACTACACCGCAGGTGATGTTATCAGTTACAATGTTGATGGTTCTCCAGTTACATCTGCCGGTGATAAAATTAGAAAAGTAACTTTAGGTCTATCTTCACAAGTTGGACTTGACAAAGACTTATTCAAATATAAAGGAGCGGCGGCTGCGGGTTCAACAAGTGGTTTCCACTTATCAGTAAACGCATCTACTATTACAGGTACAACATTTACAACAACTCCTTACGATTTAGAAGGACAAACAGGTGTTGATAATCCATTAACAGCAACAACTTACCGTAAATTCACATTTGCAGTTGGTGGTGGTTTCGATGGTTTTGACATTTATCGTCAAACTAAAACTTACGGAGACGGATATATCTTTGGTAAATCAACATATGTAAGTGGTCACACAACTAACGGTGGTGTATTCAGTACAACTGTTGGAAACTCTGATTATTATGCATACCTACAAGGTATTAACACATTCGCAAACCCTGAAGCGGTAGATATCAACATCTTCGCAACTCCGGGTATTAACTTCTACGACCATAGTTCATTAACTACACAGGCAATCGATATTATGGAAAACGATAGAGCGGATTCACTTTATGTTATTGCATCTCCAAACGTATCAACTGCGGACGAAGTAATTGACGCATTGGACGGTGTGGCATTGGATACTAACTATTCAGCAACCTACTGGCCTTGGATTCAAGTTAGAGACCAAGACAACGCAACTCAATTATACATTCCACCTACAGGTGAGGTTGTAAGAAACATTGCGTTAACAGATAACGTATCATTCCCTTGGTTCGCAGTAGCGGGTTATTCAAGAGGTTTGGTTAAGGCAATCAAAGCGGTTAAAAAATTAACTCTTGACGAAAGAGATGATTTATATAAGGCAAGAATCAACCCAATCGCTACTTTCTCTGATACAGGTACCATTATTTGGGGTAACAAAACCCTTCAAGTAAGAGAATCTGCATTGGATAGAATTAACGTAAGAAGATTATTGTTAAGAGCAAGAAAACTTATTTCAGCAGTTGCTGTAAGATTGTTGTTCGAACAAAATGACGAACAAGTTCGTAATGAATTCTTGAGATTAGTAAACCCAATTCTTGAAGCAATTAAGAGAGAAAGAGGTTTATATGAGTTCCGTGTAACTGTATCTAATGACCCTGAGGACATTGATGCAAACACACTTAGAGGTAAAATCTATGTAAAACCAACTCGTTCACTTGAATTTATCGATGTTGAGTTCATAATTACCCCAACAGGAGCATCATTTGATAATATCTAATGAAAATAAAGATGGGAGGGGGTAACCTCTCCCATTTATATGTTCCACGAGGAACCAAAAAGTATAAAAAAAATATTTGTATATTTTACCCAGTATTATATCTAGTATACTAGAACTAGTATTATATTTCTAGATTTATTTATTAAATCTTTAAATCCAGTTCCAGTATTTATACTAGTATAGGGAAAAAATACGAAAAAAAAACCAAATAAAAAAGGCCTACGTTGAAATTTTTTATTTTTTCAAGATAGGCATATTTATAAGTAAGAAGAATAACCAAAAAAAAACTAAAACAAAAATATAGACATGGCAGATTTATTAATGAAAATGCCGGTTCCTTACGAACCGAAAAGAGTTAACCGATTCATACTTAGATTCCCTTCTTCATTGGGTATCAACGAATGGTATGTGTCATCAGCGGCTAGACCAAGTGCAAAAATCAATTCAGTTGCGATTCCGTTCATCAATACCTCAACTTATGTTGCGGGACGTTTTGAGTGGAACGAATTAAGAGTAACGTTTAAAGACCCTATTGGTCCTTCTGCGTCACAGGCATTGATGGAATGGTTCCGTCTTCACGCTGAGTCTGTTACGGGTCGTATGGGTTACGCTGCGGGTTATAAGAAAGACATCGAATTGGAGATGTTAGACCCAACGGGTGTTGTGGTTGAAAAATGGATTCTTCAAGGTACATTCTTGACTGACTTGAACTTCAATGAACTTGATTACTCAAGAGACGATATCGCAACTATCACTGCGTCTTTACGTATGGATAGATGTATCCAAGTTTACTAATAGAAATAAAAAATATAGAATCTGTCAATATGAAGGTCTCCTCACAAGGGAGACCTTTACTTTTTATAATAAGTTTTGTATAATAGTATAGTTATAATAAAACACATTTATGGAAGAATTTAGAATCGACCCAACAATATCATATGATGTTGTAGAATTACCTTCAAGAGGTATTCATTACCCAAGTGGTAAGAAATCATTAAGAATCGCGTATTTAACCGCATCTGATGAAAATATCCTATCATCGGCAAATTTACTGGCAAGTAATAAAATGCTCGAAGAACTACTCAAAAGAAAAGTTTTAGATAAAGACTTCAATACTGATGAATTATGTGAAGAAGATAAACAGGCGATATTAATTTTCTTACGAAATACCGCGTTCGGTTCAATATACAAATACACAACAATCGACCCAAAAACAGAAAAAGAGTTTACTGTTGATATCGATTTAAGTGAATTAAAATATAAAGACTTTACGTTAGTTGCGGATTCAAATGGTGAATATCCATATCATATGGAAAAAAGTAAGGTTAATATTACTTTTAAATTTTTGACCTCAAAACAAGAAAAAGAATTAAAAGATATTGAAACAAGTTGGAATGGTAATGGGGTTGCACCTATCATCACAAAAAAACTTGAGATGATGATTAAATCCGTTGAGGGAAATAAGGATTTAATGAATACTCACAATTTTGTTGATAGATTACCAATCAAAGACTCTCAAGATTTTAGAAAGTTTGTAGAAGAAAATAAACCGGGTGTGAATTTAACCCAAACAATTAATACCCCGTCTGGAGATATTACCCAAATTGAAATTGGGTTCGGGGTTGGGTTTTTTCGCCCTTTCTACGGATTATAAGAAAGGTCAGTTAGACGAAATTTTATTTTTAGTCAAAAGAGGGTTCTCTTATGGGGATATTATGGGTATGCCTATCTATGTTCGAAGATACTATATAAAGTATCTTATGGATATAGAAAATACAAATTAATCTATTTATAGGTATGGCAACAATTGATTGGAAAAAAGTAGGTGAAGACTCAAGAAAGTTAAATCATTCTGATACTCAATCGGAGGCATATGCTAAAAAATTAAATGGAGGTAATCCATTGTCAAGTAGCGAGCAGTCTCAATTTGCCCAAGGTTTTATTGGTCGGGGTACTGGTTCTAATAGTGGTGGCGATAAATATAGTTTTGGTAAAGCCGCATCAAAAACAGGTGGCGATTTTGTTGAAAGATTAGCTGGTTCTCAAAGTCTACCCGCTTCAGCGTCATTGGCTGATAATGAAAAACTTGAGGTTACTGATATTGTAAAAACAATTAGAGGTGGTCTGGGTGGAGGTATAACCTCATTACTCGGTGACTCAATTTTTAAATCCTTAGAATTTGCCGGTAAACAAATAACGGACGTTCTTACTAACGAAGTTAAATTAAGAAACGAAGTAAACGCCAAATTAGGAATGGCGGGCCAACTATCGAGAGATTATAGGGATAATATTTTTGAAGCCATGCCCGCGGTTGCAGGTATGGGATATAGTTTCGATGAATTAGCGTCAACTACCATGCAAGTGTCACAAGACATGGGTAATATGGCGATGGTTGGTGCTGATGTTTTTGAAAAGGGGGCGGTTACATCAAGAGCGTTCATTGGTAACTTACAGGACCTTCCACAATATCTAAACAACTTCAATGAAATTGGTATAGGAGCGGGAGATGCGTTAGAACAAATTAACGAGGCGGGTAAATCATCTATGGTTTTAGGTTTAAACTCTAGAAAGGTTGTATCTGAGGTAAATACGAATTTATCTAAAATAAACCAATACGGTTTTCAAAATGGGGTTCAAGGTTTAACCAAAATGGTTCAACAATCAGTTCAATTCAAATTTAACATGCAGAATACCTTTGATTTGGCTGAAAAATTATTTGACCCAGACCAAGCAATTGATTTAACGGCAAATTTACAAGCAATAGGTGGTGCAATTGGTGATTTTAACGACCCACTTAAAATGATGTATAACGCAACAAATGATGTTGGAGGAATACAGGATGCAATAATAGGCGCTGCAGGTTCATTAGCAACTTACAACCAAGAACAAGGTCGTTTTGAAATAACAGGAGTTAATTTAAGAAAGGCAAAAGCGATGGCTGAGCAATTCGGAATGACAATGGAAGAATTAAGTAAAACTTCTATTAAGGCATCCGAAAGACAGTCCGCATCAACTGCTCTTATGTCAAAAGGATTTGCGTTAGATGAAAAAGAGAAAGAATTCTTAACCAACATCTCAAGAATGGAAGGTGGTAAAATGGTTATTGACGTTTCCTCTATATCAAAAGAATTTGGTGGAGCTCAGAGAATTGCTTTAGATACTCTAACCAAAGTTGAAGCGGATGCATTATTGGCAAATCAAAAGGCATTTGAAGAAATGTCAACTGAACAAATCGCAAAAGAACAATTTACTCAAACTCAAAATATGGCGTTGAATGTCGCTGAAATTTTAGGTATTTTGAGAGTTAGATTTGCTCGTGAAGCGAGAATTGCAGGTGCTGCCATTGATGCGGAAACAAAAGGTGTCTCAGATTACCTTTCAAAAACTGCGAAAGAAATGAACGAGAGTTCAAAAACTGGTGCAAAAAACGCAAATATTGACGTGGTGGACAAAACAATTAAAATGGCAACTGACGTTGGAATGTATGGTTCTAAATCAACACCACAACAATCAGTACCTGTTAACAATTCAACACCGACAACAAATACACCGGCAACAACAACTGAACCACAATCCAATAAAACAGAAGTTACACTTAATATTAAGAGTGATACGATTATGGATGAATGGTCAAGATATCTTGTTAGAAGACCCGAAGCAATTGACGAATTTTTAAATGGAACTAGTCCAAGAGATTATACTAGTCAATCATAAACATAAAATAAGTAAATCTCTATTTATAGTAAAACAATAAATGCCAAGTTATTTAGATTTTAGTAGTACATCGACATTCAGGGACTTCTTAATATCAAAGACGTTACAACGTCCATTTGGTCCCCAAACATTTACTGCGGCAAACTATAGTGTTCAGACTCTAAGTAATTTAGCCAATGTTGACCCAGGTGCGGTCGACACAAACCGTGCAAATGATTTATTACAGATTAAAAATACAAACATTTTTAAACCTGTAAGTTACTTTGTAACTGAAAATATTAATACAATACCAAGAAGTGCCAATTTAAATTTATACCCCTATTTTACAAGAGGAGATATAAGTAGTTTATTTGGTATTATGTCTAACAGTAACTACGATAATGAATCGCAGTTAATGAAATTCGCGGCATTAAACATACGTGAAAATAGAGACGGTCCCGTTTTTGCGAGGATTACACAAAATTTAACTGCGGCCACATTAGGTAGAGTTAGAATTGCGGATGCAATAAATGGAAACACAGCAACGGCAATCAATATCGTTACAGGTAGAGAACCGTTAATTGAAAAGAATTATAAAATTACGGTCGCCAAGACATTATTAGGTAAGGGGATAGATTTTCTACAAACCGTTGCGGGTGTCGAATTCCCGTTTAGTGAAATACCGGGTGATTATTTATCTAACCCACAAAACCCAATTGAAAATAGACCAACACCAAGAACTGAAGGTGGGGCAATTCTACAAGATATTACAGGTGCGTTAGGTTCATTAATTGGAATTCAAAGAAGACCAAAGGTTTCAAGAAAACCTTCTGATTTGATGATTGAATATATGGGTGATGGTCAAAAACAAACTTTGTTTGACAACTTATCATATTCGAAATACGCACCAAACTACACGACTACTGCAAGGTCACAACAGTCTTCAAAACTTTTTAACAACATTAGTCAATTTGCTCAAGGAGTTAAATCTCTTTTAGGGTTAGAGGCACCAAAAGGTGTTGCATATATTGGTGATGATAGAAGTGAAGATGTTAAGATGACAATGTCTGACGCAAATAACAATATGGTAAAAGGTAGTTACTATATGGGTATGATGTTTGACCCTGTTCAGACATCTTTATTTGAAAGACAAAGAAATATAAGTGAAGGAGGTACACTAAGTACTAAACTAACATGGATTAGTCGTAATTCAAAAGAATATAATTTATCACCAAATGAAACAAAAATTCCACGTACCGGTTTCTTTGGTGAAAGGTCGGAAACAACATATTCAAGAGAACAAACATCACATGTTGATTCTCTATCAACAAAATATGGTTTTAGAGAAGATTCGATTTTAGGTAAAACACAGGAACTCCTTGATTCTATGCCGAATGACGGCATGGCGTCTCGTACTCACGTTGGTAATGTTATTGACCAAACAAGTAGAGTGTTCAGAGAAGGTGAAACAATGTTATCAAGAGGTTCCGCAATTCAATATGTTGACAAATACACAAAAGAAAACACCGGTATAGAATATTGTAGAGTGTGGACAAAAGATAGGTCTTACTTTAACTATTCAGATACCATGAAGAGAACGGGTAATATCCGTAAATTCGATGATAGTGTGATGTCAACCCCATGGAACTTGAACATTGCACCTATGTCAGATGGTGATAGAAATTTTGAAGGGGTTTCAACAAACATTAAAAAAGGACCTCCCGGAGATGGATTTTATGCAAAAAAATATATGTTCTCAATTGAGAACTTGGCATGGAAAACATCAAACACCCCTGGATTCACATATAATGATTTACCTTACTGTGAAAGAGGTAACAACGGAGGTAGAGTTATGTGGTTTCCACCATATGACTTAAAAATCAGTGAGCAGAACTCAGCAAGATGGAGTGATAACACATTCTTAGGTCGACCTGAACCAATATATACGTACCAAGATACATCAAGAACGGGAACATTATCATTCAAAGTGGTTGTCGACCACCCTAGTATCTTAAACCTATTAGTTAGAGAACACTTTAAAAATATGAGTGACGAAGAGTCCGAAAATTACATCAACGCATTTTTTGCGGGATGTGAGGAATTGGATTTCTATTCACTTATTAGAAGATACACTTATTTGGATTCTGATGACATCACTTTAATAAAGATGTTCTTAGAAAAAGGTAAAGACCCTGAAGTAATTAAGAAATACAAAACCATTATAGAACCCGTTGTTAATACGGACCAAAGTGGTGGTTCGGCAAACGCTAACAATGGTAAAAATGAAGGTTTTAAATGTGTTCTTAAATATGATAACGACATTCCGGGTCCACGTTTTCAATCCGTAGAAGTTGACACACCATACGGTCAATTGTTTGAACCGTTCTACATACAAAAAACAGGACATACCGCGGCACTTGATACCGCATTAAGAAGTATTACTGGTATAACACAAACCGCACAAGTTTTAAAAGAGAGAGAATATGTTTTTGGTAAAACGGGAACTACAATTGATAATGCAGCCGTTCTTTATCAAACAAATTTACTTGATGGTTATTTTGAAACGGCAAAAAAAGAATATGAGAAGTTTACTGGTGGAACTGCAACACTTAAAGAAATGATTAGTGGGGGTACTGTACAAAGAATTTACTTAACAGTTGAATCGTCTTGTTCATCAGTTGCATCTGAACTATATAATGAAAACTTGGCACTTAGAAGAAGTTCAAGTATTATAAAAGAATTCTTTAAAAATATTTCAAAAGATGGAACTGTTCCTAAAGAATTTAAATGGGTTAAAAGTATTGGTATTGCTGAGAATAAAAACTTATCTGAAAATGATAAAGTTATCATTTCGAAAGGTAAACCAATAGTTATTAAAAAAGAATATAAATTAAGTGATTTTGGATGGACGGATAATACGGGTTCAGTTGTTATTGACTCGGCAAACTACGGTGAAAATTTTACAGGACCGTCACCCGATAGTCAATGTAGAGGAAAGGAATTTATTACTGTTAAGAGTTTAAAAATCCACGCACCAGTTGCATTTTTCTGTAGACAATCAACAGCGGAGGTTAAATACCATATTGAACCTGAAAAACCAAAACCAACACCTCCCCCAACAATCGTTACGAGAATTGAACCGGATGGTGAAACTACTTTATATCCACCAACTAAGAAACCTGCGATAGACCCAATGAAGAGAATCATCATGAAAACTCTTTCAGAGTGTTTCTATTTCAAAAAACTTGAAGAGGATTCTCCAGTGGCGTTCAAATCATTAAAAGAAAAATTAAAATATTTCCATCCAGGTTTCCACTCAACAACTCCTGAAGGATTGAACTCTCGTTTGACCTTTATGTTACAATGTATAAGACCGGGTGACACAATACCTATTAAGGGAATTGCGGATGATGCAGATTTAAATGCAAGAAATACTTCATTTGGTCCACCACCTGTTTGTGTTCTTAGAATTGGTGATTTTTACCATTCTAAAATTATTATTCGTGATGTTAACATCACGTATGATGATTCACCATGGGATTTAAACCCTGAAGGTATTGGTGTACAACCAATGATTGCCAATATTACATGTCAAATTGCATTTATTGGAGGACAGGGATTGTCAAGACCTGTTGAGAGATTACAAAACGCTCTTTCATCAAATTTCTTTGCTAATACTGAAATGTACGATGAAAGGTCAATACCAACAAATGAGACAATCGGTGGTGTGGACGCAAAAGAATTTACAAAAGATTTCTTGGAGAAATTATTAAGTGATTTACCAAAACAAAAAGAAACCCCTGAAACTCAAAACACTAATGAAATTAGTGAAGGAAAATGGATTGGTACATTTATTACCCCATCATCAACGATGGACTTCACCCCATTACTTAAACCAGTATTTGATAATACTGACAATTATTTTAAAAAGTACGAAACTACCTATAACAAAATGATTAAAAGATATGGTCAAGACATTGGTACATTATTGTTTACTGACACGTATAGAACAATTAAACAATATGATGTTTACACAACCACTAGTACATCACCGGGAAAAACACTATCATTAGTTGGTCTTTATAAGAAAAACAATGAATTACCAATCTTAATGAGGGGTGTTAAAAGTGCGATGATTGCACAATTAGATAATACCGACCTATCACTCATGTTTGGATTAGATAAAGTTTTAACACCACCTAAATTAGCCAAGTCAAACGAATATCTTAAACCTTTGATTACTAAAATAGTTGAAGATAAATTAAACGAACTAATCGATACAAATCCATTCAGTGAATTTGAATCTGTGAGAGATTCGTTGATTAAGAGTTTAGACTACGTTAACTTCCTTGTTAAATTTGGTAAGGATACAATGGTAAAAGATGAAGATGTTACTGAGGCTGTTTTATCGGGTTATACATATGATTTACTATATAATGAGTATAGTAGTTGTATTGACTACATTGAAAAGAACACACCAAAAATGTTTATTGATTTAACATCAACAATTAATTTTAATACACCAACAATTGGTTCAATTGAATTTGAAAGAATTATGACCGTATTTCTTCAAGAAAAGGTTAATGAGATTGTTAAGGTTTATGAAAATGACCAAACAATATTTCCTGAGAACATTAGAAAGAAAATTAGAAATAAGATTGAAGATTTTGTTGAGGAACTTAAAGATAAGGATTTTAAATTTTCAAAATTTAAAGATAGGAAGAACAGTAAAAAAATTACATTTTCTTTCACGACCACTAACTTATCTACAGATGCGACATTCAATGAAGAATCTAAAAAAGTACATTCAGATAATGTTGAAGTGACAGACAAACTAAACTACTACAAAAGTAATAAAGATAAAAAGTAATGGCAAGGGATTATTTTAACAGATATCAGTTTTTCATTGAGGACAGTGAATTTAAAATTGTTCCGGGTATTGAGATTCCGATTAAAGGAACCGACAAGTATACATTCTATAAGAAAGGAAAAGATAGATTGGATAAAATCTCTCAAGAATATTATAATTCACCCGTTTTTGGTTGGGTTATTTTAATGGCAAATCCATTGGCCGGTAGTTTAGAGTTTGAAATTCCGAACAATTCGTTAATTAGAGTACCATTTCCTTTAACTACGACTTTACAAGATTACAAAAGAAGTGTAGAATTGTATAATTTATATTATGGCGAGTAATAACGATTTATCAAATAGTGAAAACATACTTGTAAAAGTAGACCAAAACAATCTTATTTACATCGACCCGAATAGTATTGTCGATAATGACGGTAATATTCAACCAAGGGGTGTAAAACAAGAGAATTTGGTTATGTATGTTAACTTGGAAGCAGATATTATTCCGAGAACATCTCTTGTTGCCAAAGACCAAGGAAGTACCTTAATTAGTATTGCTAAAGGTAATCTTAATTTTCTTAAAAATCAAACAGGTGATGGTAACTTTGATACATCGTGGACGGAGTCTTATTTGGGTAAACCCGAATTAAACACAGCTAACGATGCAAAAACCAAAGTAACGGATGATTATTACCTATCTGATTCTAGTGGTCAGAGTTTCGGTATGGATAGTATTAACATAACAGTTAAAGGTGCAAATTTCACACCCCAAGTCACAATTAACTTTATTGACGTTAGAGGTAAGACACTATTTGAATCATCTGAAAATTCACCATACCGTGCATTTTTTCATATTCCATGGCCAATATTCTATTTGACGGTAAAGGGTTATTATGGTAAGGCGATAAGATATCGTTTACATATGACCAAGTTTTCATCTAAATTTAATGATAGTAATGGTAATTTTGAAGTAACCACAACATTTGTTGGGTCAACGTATGCATATATGAATGACATACCTTTATCTGCAATTATCAACTGCCCATATATGTTTTTAACTGAGAATGTTGAGAACAAAAAGTTTAACGAAAAAGAAGGTAGGTACGAAAAGAAAATATCAAGAGGCTCAAGAGGATACCAAGTATTAAGGTCGATATATCAACAATACGAACAAAAAGGTTTAGTACCAAAAGGTACATTTATTAAAAACGACGGTAAACCTGTAAAGACATTAAAAGACTTAGGTTATATTGCCGAATCACTTGACAAAATCTTAGAGAGAAAAATCTTTAACGAGGTTGTTGATATGAAAGTATTCCAAGGAATTAAAGAACTTGAGGATAACTTAAATAACTTTGAAAATTCCATTAAGGCGTGGTCAAAACAAAATTTATCTTCAAAAGAGTATGAAACCAAAACACCTACCGTTGTAAATCCGTTAGTTGAAAGTACAGATTATAATTGGTATTACTTAGTAAAAGATAAGAAAACTTTAGAAAAGATAACAGGACAAACCGAAGGAACTTTAGAAAGACTTATTACAATTTACCCTGATGCGTTAAATAAATCAATTGATTTTACAAATAAATTGATGAATAAAACTTCTGCGGATTTTAAGAAAATTTCATTAAACACAATTAAAAACATTAAAAACTATTATGATGTAAAGAGTGATGGTTTTGTTTTGATTGGTATTGACACATTGTTCAAAGATATTTTTGAAATAAAGAAGTCATTTGATGAACAAAGAAAAAAACTCGAAGACGACGTTGAGAAAAAAATGAACGAGGTCATCAAAGACCCTTCTCAAGGATTTGGATTTGAACCAACAATCAGAAATATATTTGCAGTACTTTTAGCAAACGCGGAAGTTTACATCCGTTTAATGAAAGACACACACAACAGAGCGTTTGATTCTGCGAAAACCCGTGCTAAGTTATTATCGGGTTTAACTGATGAACAAAAAGGAAAGGGTAGTGCAATATATCCATGGCCTGAAGTTAAAAAACCCATTTCAGGTGGTAAACAAAATGTTATTGCATATCCGGGTGAACCTGAATTAATAAATAAATTAAAATCAAACAATAACACCATTTGGCCTGAAGTTGACTTTGTTGAAGAATACATTAAAATTGTAACTAACAAATTAGATACGGGTGTCACAAACGAACCAACGGTTAGTGATGTTAATTATATTTTTGAAACTGATTCTACTGAAAATAATTTAGACGATATAAGTGGTATGGATGCCATGAATGAAGGGGTACCTTATGTTGATAGGGTATTTTCATCATTTGTTTATGAACTTTATGAAAGAATAAAATACACAACCCTATTCGATTCGTACAATAACAACTTATTGGATTTATTGGCAAAAGAAGAGGTGGAAAATATTAAAGAATCAATTAGTGAAGATGTTGATTTAGTTGACCTATGTCAAAAATTAACAAATATTGATGCACTAATTAGATATAAATCAGCATCACCCTTACTAAATGATAACGGAACACCACAATTAGATTCAGAAGGTAAACCAAAAACCGTGACTCTTTTTGATGGATACCTCCCAAGTTCATCACCATATGAAAGGTTTCCATATTTTAGAGACCATTTACCAACAGTACCATACTTAAAAGATATTATTGATTCTCCATTTAAGTTTGAAAAATACGGAACTGTTAATAGACAAAGAAAATCGTTTAAAGGAAAAGAAATAAACGCTGAGTTAGTGAAATACGTTCCTGAACCATATAGAACTAAAATATATCCATTCAATTCAGACATTTATTTAGATTATTTGAATAAGACCGAATTTACTGATGATAATTTTAAATTTAATGGAATTTTACAAGTTAACCCATCACAAGCATTTGTGTGTTCACCGTTTAATGTGACTTCATGGGTTAAACCTGGGTACGATGAAAACATGTTTACACAAAAACTTAAAAATGGTAACACATCCGTTAATATATTAAACACACCATATTTTCATAAACAGTTAAAATCTGATTTTGGTAAAACAACCAAATTTGGAAAGTATGTTGGGTCATCATATCTATTATTAAATTCGTTACCGTTTTTAGATTTAGAAGATACCATCACATTTACTGACACATTAGGTGTAATGTTTGGTCAAACTAACAACAGTAAATCAATATTAATGTCTTCTTTATTCAGAGAAGTATCATCAACTCATTTTGTACCATATCACTTAATGTTAAAGTGGGGTGCGATGTATCATAGATATAAAAAACAAATTATCGACGGTGTTGATATTTTAAGTGGATTTGTAAATTCAAGTAACGTTACTCAACCAATAACCGGTAGTTCATTTTTTGATGGTGGATTCACAGGTACAACTTTTGAGACATTTACCGTAGGTGCAAATACTATTAACCATTCGTTGTCAAATAACGTAGGTTTAAATCCATATTATCAGTCAATATTTCATCAAATTGTTAATGGGTATTCACATTATAATGTTTATTCGGGTAATACTGACTATACGGGTAAAACAAACACCAATAATATTATACACAAACCACTTAAAGGAAATAATAATAACACTTATTGGAGTGTGTTGGTTGATAACTCAAAATATAAATCAACGGAACAATTTTATACATTATTACCGTCCCATGGTTTAAACCAATCGGATTTAGGTAATAAGAATTTAGAGACATTTGATTTTGCTGAACAATATACATTTAGAGGTTGGTGGATAGATGAGAGTGTAACTGATGAATTTTCAGGTAAAACATTTGCATCATATTCCGAATACCCAAGAAACTACGTTTCGGGTTCAACCACGGATAACACATTTACGATTGACGCAAACTACAGAAAGGTAATTGATTTAATTGGAACTTTCAGTCCACAAATATTAGAATCGTTTGAAGGAATGTTCTTAGATTTTGCGTCTGAAAAAACTAATGATGAGATACCATTCCAAACATTTGACAACTTAAACTACGGTAAATTCCAAGACTTACTTAAAGAATTGGTGACCGTACCTAAAGAAACCACTGATAGTACGTCTAATACAATGTTCAACATTGTAAAAGATAGACAACTTGAAAAATCAAAATCGGTGAGTAACCGTTTGTTAAGTGTTAATAATATTATAAAATTCACATTGGCAAATCCAAAAGAAATTGACCCATATACGTTTTACGGTATGACATCTTTTGATAATTACAATGTTTTTAGTGTTGCCACGTATAATAACAGTGACCTAACCCCAACAAATCAAAATTTTATTAAATTATACATTGGAGAGGATATCGACGGTTACTATCAAGATTTCTTTGGTGTTAATGACATAAAACTTACTGAAGAAAATATTATCAGATTTAGACCATTAGTACAAATCTATGCGGGATATAGAAAGTCAGGTGGAACCAACACAAAGGCGGCATTTAGGGAGTATCTTAGACTATCCGTGTTTCAGGGGCAAGGAAATAAGATTTATGCGAGTGGTTCTGACGTTAGATTAAAATATTTCTTAACTATAGTGTTAGGGGAAATTAGTAAAAAGGGTAATATCGAAAGAAAAGACTCATCCACCGATATTAGAAGATACCAAGGATATAACACGAACGATACGAAGTTAGAATTGTATAATACCTTCAAATCATTTAATGACAAATGGACCGCCGGTAACTCAATCGGTCAAAGATTATTACTTGAAGAATTTTTATTTTTAGATAAAGCGAATAGAGACATTGGGGATAAATTCTATATGAATATAGATAGGATTACAAATTTATTACACCCAAATAACATGAAGCAAAGTTTATATGGGTCAATATCAATATTGATACAGGGAACGGGTCTCGATATGAGGGCACTCCCCGCATATGTTAATTTCTATGGTACGAACTTAAAAAGTAAAACAAAGATTACACCATCTAAAAATGTTGCCAAAAATTTATTCGGTACCTTTTTAGAAGTTGATTATCAGGAATCGTCACCAAAGATTATTATTCAGTTAGTCGGAGCGTCATCAAAAAGACCTGACTTATCAAATAGTAAAGAATATAAGTTTGCGGATGATAGTTTTTACATTGGTAGCGTAAATAACAATCCATTAGTGATTACATCATTAGAAAGTTTTGCGGCAACTGATTTGAGTAAATCAAATAAAGTAGTTGCATTCGAGGTAAGTTTTGGTGACCAAAACCAAGGTATTTTCAAGGGGGTACAATTAGACCAATCAACCTTAAAGAACACATCTGAATCATTTGTGGTTTTAGAAAATTTGGCTAGGTCAGAATCAGGTGCGGGTGCATATAATGTGGATGTTAGTTTATTTGACTATTACAAACAAGCGTCATATAAATGTGAAGTCACATGTATGGGTAATGTAATGATTCAACCAACAATGTACTTTTATTTAAAAAACATACCAATGTTTAAAGGTTCATATTGGATTACGGAAGTAAGTCACTCAATTAAGGGTAATACAATTACAACAACGTTTTCTGGTGCAAGAATTCCGTATACATCTTTACCTGACCCTAAAGACTCATTTATTTCAAGTTACCGTGTTTTATTTGATAGAATGGCATCAAAGGCTCAATCGATACTTAAACAAAACGAAAAACCTAGTGAATCAAAAGAAGAGGTTGTTACTTATGAAGGTATAGCATACTCAACAGATAGAGCAGGTAAAACAATACAAGGTGAAGAAATAACTAAGTCTGAACCAAAAGTGGGGGTTACTGAATTTGGAATACCATATAATGGTTATAAAAACCAAAAAGACATTCAAAAAGTTGATAACAATGGAACATGGTTAAGAGCGGTGGTGGTAAAAATGGGTGGAGAAAAGTACCCAATTGACCCCGATACCACAATGGGAGTTGCTGACGGTATTAAATGGTCAAAAATCAGTGGAGCCAATTATAAGTTTTACAATACTACCTTTTTATCAAACATTGCGAGTTCGGAAAAAATTAGAACGGCAAAAACAGAATTTAAGAATCCTAAAAACGGTAAAACATATACATTGAACCCAAGTTATCAATTAGCGGAATCAATAGGAACTATTGTAACCAATGGACCAGTAGGTAATGGACCAAATGTTTCAGGTTATGGAATGGGTATGTCACCGTCATTAATGTCCGAACTTGGATTATATGATGGAGATGTGGTGTATTTTAAACTATCATAACTTTTTATTAGTGGTTTAAACAACGAGTTTTCTCATTTCTATGATATTTATATAAAAAAATACTATGAATAACGATAAATTAAACGATGCGCTTAACAACTACATTTCCCCTAAGATGGTAAGTAGTGTTTCTCAGGACGGAATGGAAAGAGAAGAGTGTGACCTAAGAACTGGTGAATGTTATGTTATCAGGTCTAAAGATGGTATTGTTGAAAGAATAAATAAAAAATTCATTACCGAAGACGGTAGACAACTTTTACAAGATTAATATCATGAATAACTTAGAAAAACAATTAATAGAAGAGGTAGCAAGATTTAATGCTATTAATAAGTACACAACTAAACTTATGAACGAACAGGGAGTACCTGTTGAAGACCCTGCGGCAATTGAACCACCGGTAGAAGGTGGTGAATTACCTCCACCTCCAGCAGATATGGGAGCACCTGATGCTGAAATGCCAACAGACGAACCGATACCAACAGATGTACCGGCGGAAGGTGGCGATACTGAAGAAATCGATATTACTGATTTGGTTAATATGACTAAGTCTATTAAACAAGACCTTGACGATAGTAAATCGGAAAACGAAGGTGTTGTTAGTAAAATGGATGACGTATTCAGTAAGTTATCAGATTTAGAACAAAAATTAGCACAGATGGATGCGGTTATGAGTAAAATTGATGAACTTGGCAACAAGGTTGAAACGATGAGAGAAAAAACTCCTGAAGAGAAACTTGAAATGCGTTCATTTGATTCGTATCCATTTAATCAGAACCCACAACAATTCTTTGCACAAAAACAAGGTGAAATGAGACAAAGTGGTAAAAATGAATATGTTTTAACTAAACAAGACATTGACACTTATTCGCCCCAAACAATAAAAAACACATTTAATCCAGAACAACAGGAAGATGATTTTAAATTCTAATGTCAACCTTTTTTTAGGGTTACAAGCACAGTTAAGAATATTTCATTGGCAGACAAAAGGTTATGCAAGACATAACGCATTTGGTGTGACATATGATACTTTAGAAGATTTAATTGATACCTTTGTTGAAGAAGCAATGGGTAAGTACGGTAGATTCACATTAGATGACGAAACCAACACAATTCAATTAGCGAATTTGAAGGAACTTAAACCTGAGGCGATGTTAGATGTTATAATTTCTGCGTTGAATCAATTTTCAGAACAATTAGAAGAGTCTGATACTAATCTCTTAAATGTGAGAGACGAAATGTTGGGAGCAATCAATAAATTAAAATACTTATTAACACTAGAATAAAATGATATCAGGTTCAGCAGCGGTTATAGCGTCTAACACAACAACAGGTTCGTTATCGTACATTAATACTTTAATTACGGGAGCAACTTCACAAGGTTTATATGAGTTGAGTATACCACAACATTTTTTAAATGAGAACATGATTAGCGATTTGACTAACGTATACGGATATAAAGTTTATGCAAAGTCAAATTCATTTATGGGTACCAACAATGATTATGTTATCAAATGGAGATAACAACAGTCCCAACTCCCATAGATTGGGATTTATAAGGGAAAACAACTTTTTTGAAAATATTTGAAGTCGGATTTTGTAATTCGACTTTTTTTATCTATATTTTACTATAAACAATTTAAAAACCAAGATTTATGTCAACATTTGATTCAGTACTAGCACAGTACAACAAGAATGCCACAAGTGGCAACCAAAACAGAGTGTCTCAAGAAGACCGATTAAAAAAGTACTTCACTACCCTTTTACCAAAAGGTGCTAGAAGTGGGGAAAAAAGAATCCGTATCATTCCTACGACTGACGGAAGTTCTCCATTTAAAGAAGCGTACTTCCACGAAGTTCAAGTTGATGGAAATTGGCTTAAACTTTATGACCCAAAACAAGAGGGCAAACGCTCTCCATTAAACGAAGTTTATGATGCGTTAATGATGACAGGTTTAGAATCTGACAAGGTTCTTGCTCGTCAGTACAGAGCACGTAAATTTTACATCGTTAAAGTGATTGACCGTGAAAACGAACAGGACGGACCAAAGTTCTGGCGTTTTAAACACAACAGTAAGCAAGAAGGAATTCTTGACAAAATTTTCCCACTATTTAAAAACAAAGGAGATATTACCGATATCAATTCAGGACGTGACTTAATTGTTACTCTTGGTTTGAGTAAGGCAGGTAACGGTAGAGAATACACAACCATTAGTTCAATCATGTATGAGGATGCAAGTCCATTAAACAATGATGAAACGGTTTCACAATCGTGGGTTAATGACGAATTAACATGGAACGATGTTTACTCTAAAAAACCTGAAGACTATTTGGAGATGATTGCTAAAGGTGAAGTTCCTAGATGGGATTCAGAAACTAAGAAATTTGTTTCAAATTCTCAAGAAGAAACTCAAATAATGGCACCATCAACATCCACACCATCAGAACCAGTATACGATGCACAATCTGAAGCTGAATCTGACGACGATTTACCATTCTAATCTAACCCCCCAAGGACATTCTCACGGACTTTTTGTCTTTGAGGGTGTCCTTTTTTTAAAAAAAAACTTATATTATTAATATGGCAATAAAGAAACAAGACTTTTCGAGTGTTATCTCGAAGTATTCGAGTAAAATGACCTACAAACCTGATAGGTTCTTAGACCTTGGAGATGCGTTCTTGGATGCAACCGGTATTCCCGGTCCCGCACTTGGACACATCAATATGTTCTTAGGACATTCAGATACAGGTAAAACTACGGCACTTTTATCTGCCGCCGCAGATGCAATCAAGAAAGAAATTCTTCCTGTCTTTATTATCACCGAACAAAAATTTGCATTTGAACACGCAGATATTATGGGTATTCCCGTAACTGAGGATTTAGACAAATCTACGGGTGAAATTACTTATTCGGGTCAATTCATTTTCAGAAATGATTTTGAATACATTGAACAAATTACTGATTTCATTAATGAATTATTGGATGCACAAGAAAAAGGTACAATTCCTTATGATTTGTTATTCCTTTGGGATTCTGTTGGTTCTGTTCCATGTAAAATGACATTTGAAGGTAAAGGTGGTAAACAACATAATGCGTCAACATTGGCCGATAAAATCGGTATGGGTATTAACCAACGTATTTCAGGTTCAAGAAGAGCGGATAAAAAACACACAAACACACTTATCATCGTAAACCAACCATGGGTTGAGTTACCTGATAATCCATACGGTCAACCAAAAATTAAAGCAAAAGGAGGAGAATCAATTTGGTTAAACTCAACATTAGTTTTCTTATTTGGTAACCAAAAAAATGCCGGTACTACTAAAATTGATATTACAAGAAAAGGTAGAAAGGCAAACATCGGAAGTAGAAGTAAAATTTCAGTAATGAAGAACCACGTAAATGGTATCTCATTCGCCGATGGAAAAATCATGGTCACATCACACGGTTTCATGAAAATGAGAGACGCTGTTGAAGAAAAGAAGTCAAGAGAAGATTACTTGAAGAACAACTTAGAGTACATTGGAACAAGACTTTTCGGTGAAAAAATCACTGACATTGCAGGTATCGAATTTGAAGTCGGATACGAAGACGAGGATTAATTTTATTTTATTGTTTAACGTTTAATACGAAAAGACTAAATGTCAAATGTTTTATTGGTTGATGGAGATAATTTATTGACCATTGGGTTTTTTGGACTTAAAAATCATTTCTACAAAGGGAATCATATTGGTGGTTTATATCACTTTATTAATACCCTTCGTAGAATGGTTGAAATCCACCATTTAGACAAAATAGTCGTTTTTTGGGATGGTGAAGAGGGTTCTGCATCTCGCAAGAGATACTATCACCAATACAAAGAGAATAGAAAAAGTCGGATTAGAACAGAAGAAGAAGTAACCGCATACGGACAACAAAGAAACCGAGTAAAACAATATTTGGAAGAACTTTTTGTCCGTCAAGGTGAATACGAATACTGTGAAACTGACGATTCTGTTGCATACTATTCACAAAACTCACCAAAGGAGAATATTATCATATTCTCATCAGATGGAGATTTAACACAATTAGTTTCAGAAAACACAAAACTGTTTAATCCTTCACATAGTAAACTATATCAACCAAAAGATATGTTTGTTTATGACCACGAAGAGATTAGAATCGAGAACATCAAATTAGTAAAGATGTTGTGTGGTGACCCGTCAGATAACATTGCAGGAATTAAAAACCTCGGCGTTAGAAGACTCTTATCAGTTGTCCCTGAACTAAAAACTGAAGAACTTACATTAGAATTCATTAGGAACCGTTTTAACGACTTATTCGAACAGGATAGGGATAATCGTCTAATCACCAATTTGCTCACGGGAGTGACCAAATATGGGGTACTGGGTGAAGAATTTTTTGATGTTAACAGTCGAATAGTAAGTTTAGATAACCCATTTCTAACAGATGAGGCAAAGGAGTCGGTTGAATCACTAATCCATGATAAAATGGACCCCGAAGGTCGTTCTTATAAAAACACGATGAAGATGATGATGGAAGATGGTATCTTCCTTCTCTTACCCAAATCAGACGATGCGTGGATTAATTTTTTAAATCCATTCCTCCGATTAACAAGAAAAGAAAAAAATAAAAAAATAATAAAAATTAAAAACAATGAATAATCAAGATGTAACCAAATTCGAATTCCTTTTAACTCTTGAAGGAAACATTATCTGCCAACGTTTTTTCAACGTAAGAGAGCATAACCCACAATCTAGACGTTCGATGGATATACATGAGTACGTAAAAGAAATTTCAGACGAAATTTTTGATGGTTTGAGAATAAAAACTTCCGACTATCTCTATGAGAATCGTGAATATTTTTATGGTTTGACCAATGTAGAGACCAGTGATAATGACGAAAAAGAACATTTCCTTCTTGAAATTAAGATGGGTGACGATGTATTTATTTCAAGAATCATTCCCGCATATTTCTTCCATCCAAAGGTGAGATATACGGTGGATATTCGTCCTAATCTAAAGAGATACTTGGCAGTGTTAACTGACATACTATCTACCGATGTATTAGAAACAACTTATTTAAATTACCAACTTTAAAAATAAAAATATAACTTTGTAACATGACAGAAAAGAACTTTGGTCTTCTCGGAACATCATTCCAACAGGCACTAATTAAGGCGATAATTGAGGATAAGAAATATGGGGAAACAATTATTGATGTAATCGAGAGCAAGTACTTTGATAATAATTCTTTTAGATTCATCACTCAACACATTAAGGAACTTTACACGAAATACGGTAAAATTCCCAATTATGATAGTTTAAGTCAAAAGATAGTACTTGAAATGGGCTCACAAGAGAGTGCCAGAATCCACCTCGATACTATCGAATCGATTAAAGAAAAAGAAGATACCGAACAATTGGTTAAAGATGAGGCGTTGAACTTTTGTAAACAACAAAACCTTAGAAAAGAACTAAAAAAGGTAAACACCATTATTGACAATGGTGCATTCCATGAGTATCAAACAATTGAAAGTATTATCCAAAAGGCATTACAAGTGGGTATTCCACCTGAAGAGTCGATGGATGTGTTTCATGATATTGATGCCGCATTGGAAAAAGACAACCGACAAGCAATACCGACCGGAATCAACGGATTGGACAATATGTTGAAAGGTGGTTTAGGAAGAGGTGAATTAGGAGTTGTATTGGCACCAACAGGTACCGGTAAAACCACTTTGTTAACCAAGTTCGCCAACTCTGCATATGTTCACGATTTCCACGTACTTCAAATATTTTTTGAAGATAATCCGGCAAACATTAAAAGAAAACACTTCACTATTTGGACGGGTATTGAACCCGATGAACAACCAGAAAGAAAAGAAGAGGTTAAAGAAATGGTTGAGGAACTTCAGGGTAGATGTAAGGGTTCACTTAGTATTATTAAATTACCAAGTGATTCTGTAACAATATCTGAAATTAAATCAAGAATTAGAAAACAAGTTTCAGAAGGAAAACAAATTGACATGTTACTTATTGATTATGTTGATTGTATCAGCCCTGATAGGTCTAATTTTGGTGAAGAATGGAAAGGTGAGGGTTCTGTTATGAGAAGTCTTGAATCGATGACGACTGAATTCAACATCGCAATTTGGACGGCAACTCAGGGTAACAGAGAATCTATTTCATCAGAGGTGGTAACAACAGACCAAATGGGTGGCTCTATTAAGAAGGCACAAATTGGTCACGTAGTTTTATCAGTAGGTAAAACACTTGAACAGAAAGAACACAATTTAGCAACGATGACCTTACTGAAATCACGTATTGGTCAAGACGGTGTAATATGGAACAACTGTAAGTTCGATAACAAATTCTTAATTATCGACACCGAGACTCAGACAACTCTACTTGGTCACCAAGAACAAACAGTGAAAACCAATGTCAATAGAGCAGCAGAAATGTTCAAGAAAAGACAAGAAACATTAAATCGTTAATCAATTAAAAAATTTATACTATGAGTGAAAAAATTCTTAAAGAGAATCCAGGCCGTTTTGTCATCTTTCCAATCGAACATCACGATATTTGGAAACTTTATAAACAACAAGAAACATGTTTTTGGACAGCAGAAGAAATTGACCTAGCCCAAGACATTAATGATTGGGACAATAAACTAAATTCAGATGAACAACATTTTGTTAAGAATGTTTTGGCATTTTTTGCTGCGTCTGACGGTATCGTAAATGAAAACTTGGGTATTAACTTTTTAAATGAAGTTCAATATACCGAGGCAAAAATGTTCTATGGTTTCCAAATTATGATGGAAAACATTCATAGTGAAACATATTCATTATTAATTGATACATACATTAAAGATAAGAACGAACAAAATCATTTGTTCAATGCAATTGATACGGTACCTGCCATCAAGAGGAAGGCAGAATGGGCAATCAAGTGGATTAACTCTGATTCTTTTGTTGAGAGATTAATTGCGTTTGCTGCGGTTGAAGGTATCTTCTTTAGTGGTTCGTTCTGTTCTATATTTTGGTTAAAGAAACGTGGTTTAATGCCAGGTTTAACCTTTTCAAATGAACTTATTTCTCGTGATGAAGGAATGCATTGTGACTTTGCGTGTCATTTATATAATCACCACATTGAAAAGAAATTATCAGATAAAAAAATTAAAGAGATAATCTGTGGGGCATTGGAAATTGAAAAAGAATTCATTTTAGAGGCATTACCTGTAAGATTAATTGGTATGAACTCTGATTTGATGAAACAATACCTTGAGTTTGTTGCCGATAGATTATTAATGTCATTGGGAGTTAATAAAGTTTATAACTCTACAAACCCATTTGATTTTATGGAGAACATTGCCATCCAAGGTAAAACCAATTTCTTTGAAAAAAGAGTTGCAGAATACCAAAAGGCAGGGGTAAATAATAATTCGTCTATAGAGGACCTAAATACGAATTTTGACGAGATAGATTTCTAAAAAATAAAATAAACGATGAAAGTAAAAAAGAGAGATGGCTCCTTAGAGGAGATGAGATATGACAAAATAACAAGGAGAATACAACATTTTTGTGATGATTTGAATATTGAATTTATTGACCCAACATTAGTTACATTAAAAGTAACACAGGGTATATATGACGGTATTTCAACTGTGGAGTTGGATACATTGGCGGCAGAGACAGCCGCATCATTAGTAACCTCACATCCCGATTATGCGAAATTGGCCGGAAGACTTGCGGTTTCTAATTTACATAAAACAACACCTAAAAAATTCTCTCAGTGTATTAAGGAGTTGCATCATTTCATTGAACCTAAAACAAATAAGGAATCCTCTTTGATTGATGATAATGTTGCTAAATTTGTTCAACAAAACAAAGAAGTTTTAGATGGTGCTATTACCCAAGAAAGAGATTTTGATTTCGATTATTTTGGATTTAAAACATTGGAACGTTCTTATCTATTGAAAATCAATAATCGTATTGTTGAAAGACCACAATATATGTACATGAGAGTTGCCGTTGGTATTTGTAATGGTGATTTAGAAATGGCGTTAAGAATATATGACGACCTTTCATTACATTTCTACACTCACGCAACTCCTACATTATTTAATGCCGGTACTCGTAGAGCACAAATGTCATCTTGTTTCTTAATCGGTAACAAAGGTGATGATATTGATGGTTTATTTGACACAATTAAAGATGTTGCTAAAATTTCTAAATGGGCCGGAGGTATCGGATTACACGTTCATGATGTGAGAGCAAAGGGTTCTTACATTAGAGGAACAGGTGGAGAATCTGATGGTCTTCTTCCTATGATGAAAACATATAATGAAGTTGCTCGTTGGATTAATCAAGGTGGTAAAAGAAAAGGTTCTTTTGCCGTTTATCTTGAACCATGGCATGCTGACGTTTTTGAATTTATTGATTTGAGAAAGAATCATGGTAAAGAAGAAATGAGAGCAAGAGATTTATTCTTGGCAATGTGGACTCCTGATTTATTCATGGAGAGAGTTGAGAAAGATTTGGATTGGTCTTTGTTCTCACCTGATGAGGCGCCGGGTTTATCTGATATATACGATACACCTGAAGATAAATCTTTTACTCGTTTATATGAACAATACGAACAAGAAGGTAGGGCTCGTAAAACTGTTAAGGCAAGAAAATTAATGGATGCAATTCTAACTGCACAAATTGAAACAGGAACGCCTTACATGTTATATAAAGACCCAGCAAACTACAAATCAAATCAAAAGAACTTAGGTACGATTAAATCTTCAAACTTATGTACGGAGATTATCGAATACTCAAGTCCCGAAGAACAGGCGGTTTGTAACTTAGCGTCAATTGCATTACCAAAATACATCTTGGATAATGAATTCAATCATGATTTATTATATGATTACACATACCAAGTTGTAAAGAACTTAAACAACGTTATCGATTTGAACTTCTATCCTACTGAGGAAACAAAACGTTCAAATATGAGACACAGACCGGTTGGTTTAGGAGTTCAAGGTTTAGCCGATGTATTTTGTATGTTAAATCTACCTTTCGAAAGTGACGCGGCAGATGTTCTACAAACGGAGATTTTTGAAACCATTTATTTTGCGGCATTGACTTCTTCAAAAGATTTGGCAAAAGAAAACGGAGCGTATGAAACATTCCAAGGGTCACCTTTATCTGAAGGTATCTTCCAATATGAAATGTGGGGTAAAACAGATAAAGACACAAGTAAGAAATGGGATTGGAAGTCTTTAAGAAAAGAAGTTGTTAAGTACGGTGTAAGAAACTCATTGTTAGTAGCACCTATGCCGACAGCATCGACAGCACAAATTTTAGGAAATAACGAAGCGTTTGAACCATTTACATCTAATCTATTTTCAAGAAGAACATTAGGTGGTGAATTCGTGGTAGTTAATAAACACCTTGTTAAAACATTACTTGAAAAGGGTATTTGGTCAGACGAAATTAAAAAGAAACTTATCATGGAGAATGGTTCGGTTCAAAATATCCCTGAAATACCAACTGAGGTAAAAGAAGTTTACAAAACCGTATGGGAAATGTCTCAAAAGAGAATTTTATCTATGGCGGCGAATCGTTCTATTTACATCGACCAATCTCAGTCGTTGAATTTATTCATCGCAAATGCAAGTAAACAGAAAGTATTAGCGGCACACCTTTACGGATGGAAACTCGGTCTTAAAACCGGTATGTACTATCTAAGAACCAAATCCGCGGTTGACCCACTTAAAGGGTTAGGTATCGACATGTCCACAACAAAACCAAATAGTGAAACCCAAGAGGTTCCAAGTACAAATAACCTTATCCAAGATAATTCAGAAGAAATGAAATTAATGGAAATGGTTATGAGTTCAAGACCAACTGATTCACCGTTTGAATGTGAGGGATGTGGTTCCTAAAAAAAGTGGGTGGCTCCCTTAATGGTTCGCGGCCGACCGCAAGCATCTATTTTGTTTAGTTATACAGGGGGCGAAAAACTAAACAACATATACTCAATCCCAATCTGAAAAGGTTGGGATTTTTTATTTACTAGTATTCTTATATTGTTTATATTTATTTGTATGGCGACATATGGTATAGACTTCCCATTTAGACAAAGTTCAAAAGGTAGTTTCCTGAACATGACGGAAATACCTGAAAGGGAAATTAGAGCAAATTTGATTCATTTAATTTTAACCAGAAGGGGTACTAGATATTATATGCCCGATTTTGGGACAAGATTATATGAGTTCATCTTTGAACCAAATGATGCAGTTACGTTTCAACTTATTGAAGATGAGATAAGAACCACAGTAAAGAAGTACATACCTAATTTGGATATTAAATCAATTAGAATAACCCCTGCGGATATGGACCCCGAGCAACCTTCAAGTGTGAGTGAACAAGATGATGAAAGATTATTTAGAGTATCAGATAATTCAACAAAACCATACACTGCCAAGGTTAGAATCGATTACGACATTAATAATGAACCATTTAGTTCGTCAGACTTTATAATTATTAACATATAATATGGCTAAAAAGATATCATACGCAACAAGAGACTTTGCGGGATTAAGACAGGAGTTAGTTAACTTAACGAAAGAATACTATCCAGACTTAGTAAAGAATACCAACGACGCATCAATATATTCAGTTCTATTGGACTTAAATGCTGCGGTTACAGATAACCTTCACTTCCACATCGATAGAGTGTGGCAAGAAACTATGTTGGACTTTGCACAACAAAGACAATCTCTTTATCATATTGCGAAAACATATGGTGTTAGACTACCGGGTAATAGACCATCGGTTGCATTGTGTGATTTCTCAATCAATGTACCCATTAGGGGTGACAAAGAGGATGAACGTTATTTAGGTACAATCAAAGGTGGAGCCCAAATATCGGGCGGTGGACAAGTATTCGAAACAATTGAAGATATTGATTTTTCCAACCCTTTCAATAGTAAAGGTGAACCAAATAGGTTAAAAATACCAAATTTTGATGGTAATAATAGATTGATTTCATATACAATCTTAAAAAGAGAAGCGGTAGTTAACGGTGTAACAAGAATTTTCAGAAAAGTAATCACGGAACTTGACCAAAAACCTTTCTTTAAACTTTACCTACCTGAACAAAACGTTTTGGGTATAACATCAATAATTCATAAAGATGGTACCTCATTTGCTGGTAATCCAACTAACTCAGAATTCTTAGAGGCAACTAATAAGTGGTACGAAGTTAAATCATTAGTACAAGATAAGGTTTTCGTAGAAGACCCGACCACGGCATCAGATAGAGATAACTTTAAGGCTGGAAATTATATTAGTGTTGCCAATAAATTCATTACTGAATACACTCCTGAGGGGTATTTCTCGGTAACTTTTGGTTCGGGTAATGTCGACCCAATGGATAACTTAGACAATTACATCGATGGTAATCTTAAAGTTAACTTGGGAACCTATCTTAATAACATGTCTTTAGGTGCGTTACCAAAAATTGGTACCACATTATTCATCAAATATAGAATTGGTGGAGGTAAAGACACAAACCTTGGAGTTAATGTTATTACAAGTATTGATGATGTTGATTTTGTTATAACAGGTCCAAACGGAGCAACCAATACACAAGTAACCCAATCACTTATTGTAACGAATATAACACCAGCAATCGGTGGTTCTGATTTACCGGGAATTGAAGAAGTTAGAAATATGATTGCGTACAATTTTGCGGCACAGAACAGAGCGGTTACCTTAAATGACTATAAATCGTTAATAGAGACCATGCCTTCGACTTACGGAGCACCTGCGAAGGTAAACGTCATGGAAGAAGACAACAAGGTTAAAATCAAGTTATTGTCATATGATGAAAATGGTAATCTTTCAAACACCATTTCAACGACTTTAAAAGATAACATCTTAAATTATCTATCTGAATACAGAATGATTAATGACTTTGTTGATATTGAAAGTGGACAGGTAATTGACATGGGACTTGAGATTGATTTGGTAATAGATAAAAACGGTAATCAAACAGAAATTATTAAGACAACAATTGAAGATATTGTTGATTATTTTGCCATCGAGAAACGAAAAATGGGTGACCCACTATTTGTTGGTGATTTAAATAGATTAATAGGACAAGTAACGGGAGTGATTAACGTAGTTGATGTACGCGCCTACAACTTAACAGGTGGTGAATATTCATCTGCGGAGGTTGCACAATCATATGTTGACACATCAACAAAAGAAATACAACAGTCTGATATGACTGTATATATGAAGTCAAACCAGATTTTCCAAATTAGATTCCCTAATAAAGATATTAAAATCAGGGTTAAAACTTTAGGTTCGACTACCTTCTAATTTTATTTTTCCTTATTTTTCTGGAAAATAGATAAATTTCTATTTATAGTAGAATGATACAGAAACATAGAATTTCCACGAATATAGGTAGAGACCAAAAGGTTACTGTCGAGTTAAAACAAGACTATGACCTTTTAGAGATTTTATCCTTAAAATTTACTCAAGTTGATGCATATTCTTCAATGTGCTCCGACTATGGTGTTGTTGTGGGTAGAATTTCTGTAAATAATGGATTTGGTGTCCCGAACGCAAGGATTTCAATATTCATACCCATCACAGAGGAAGATTCAAACGACCCTGTAATATCTGCACTATATCCATTCACAACCGTTACAGACAAGAATGAAGACGGTTATAGATACAATCTTTTACCGAGTAGACAACAACACGGAGGACATGCCCCTACGGGAACATTTCCTGACCAAAAAGATGTTTTAAATCGAGAAGAGATTCTTGAAGTTTACGAAAAATATTACAAATACACTACTAAGACAAACGATGCGGGTGACTTCATGATTTGGGGGGTACCACTTGGTACACAAACAATCCATGTTGATGTAGATTTATCCGATATCAGTTGTTTTTCATTAAGACCTGATGATTTTATCCGTCAAGGTATGGGTGTTGATTCATTTAAAAATGAATACACTTACAAAGGGTCTCAAGATATTGATTCATTACCTCAAATTGTATCGTTTAATCAAACAATTGAAGTTTACCCGTTTTGGGGAAATGAAGATTTATGTGAAATAGGAATCACAAGAACCGACTTTGATTTATCAGATAAAGGTGTTCGTATTGAACCTAAGGCGTATATCCTTGGAGGTACGTTTGCCGATACAGGTAAGAGTTCGGTGAACAAGAACTGTACCCCAAGAAAAAAAATGGGTAGAAAATGTGACCTCGAATCAAGAAAAGGTAAGATTGAGGCGATTCGATTCAGTAGTAAAAAAGACAATAAATTCAGACCAATATTGGAAAATGTCGATATCAATGAAGATATTGATGAGGATGGTTCATTCATTCTTCCAGTTGTGATGAATATGGATTATCAATTTACCAATGAGTTTGGTGAAAATGAATATACCAATGACCCAAATAAGGGTATCCCAACATCCGCATGTTATCGTTTTAGATTTAGTCTTTCAGATGACGGAATGGAAAGAGTTAGGAGAAATGCCGATTATTTGGTACCAAATATTAGAGAATACTCCGATAGTAATTTAAACACGGATAAATCATACGCATTTTCAACTAACTATGATGATTACCCAACACATGCGGTTAATAATTATATTTTAAATAATACTGATGGATTTTATTATCCTGAAGATTATTTTTATCGAGTAACCTTTAATAAAGTTTATACCGTATCATCATTTCAAGGGTCATATTTTAAAGGTAGTACATTCACTAGAGACAGATTTTTAGGTCTAAAAGAATTAGTACCATCGGAAGAGGAGGATTGTTCTGGAAGTGCGGTTACTCCACCTGTTAATTTTGGTTTTAAAAATTATACATTTCAATTGTTGATTGCGGATGTTCTTTTATTGTTTGAACACTTAATAAATCTATTTACGTTTTTCTTAACAAATGTCGTTGCATATTTTTTACACGGATTAGCGGACGGTGTTAATTTTTGGCCGATTAGGAGGTTATCAGTAAGAATTAGAAGGGGGGCATATAGTTTTCAAAATGCAACACAGAGAAAATTATATTTAATCAATTACCCCGAATGCGAAGAATGTAACGGTGAAAGTGAATTTGGTACCTCATTAGGGGGTGGTGTTGTCGATTATTGCAGTGTAGGTGAAGTTGATATTACGGGTACTAGTGATGAATTAAATAGGGTATTGGTAGTTTCGAATGATATATATTATCCAACAAACCCATACACCCCACCAACTTGTACGGGGTCAACACTCATATGGGACACAGACCAAAACATTAGTGCAAATAATTTTATAAGCACCCAAACAAACTATGTTTTAGTTTATACAACAACTGGAGGTACGGTCAATGTTATTGAATTGAATCCATCTGGTTCTGAATATTTTACAATTACCAATGAATATGATGCAACCGACCCACTTAACCTAATTCTAACCGGATATTCATTAACATTTACCGACAATTTGGGTATCTTCAGTGATACCAATGGGGGAATCCCATTTAGTTGTTTAATTAAAGATAAAAATGAACCGGTATCGAGTTCATCATCAACAACCGCAATTGAAGGGGGGTGTGATTTATACGACGTACCATATAACGAAAACATTGTGGACACGTACTATGTGGGTACCGGTTCCGGTCGAGTTGGATATACCTATAGTACATTACCTCCCGGTTCGGACGTTAGTGCAACTAAATTATCGGACCAAGGAAATTATTATTTACCAACGGGATATGAAGGTGACACATACACACCAAATACGTTAGGTGGGGCAACGGAATTTAGTAATGGTGTTTTTTATTACACACCCGGAACCCAAACTGCAACAAGAATTTTTGATATATTAAAAGAATATAGAAGAAGAAAGAGAGTGGGTACCATGTTTTGTGGTGGTATTGTAAATTATAGTTTCATTGATAACTGGTTAAGTGGTTCATTATATTTCTTCCTATTCAAAGCAAAAGTTAGATGGGACAACGAAGAGGAATTAGATTTAAATGTCGCACGTACAAATTATTGTGAAGATTTAGTTTACTTTAAAGTTAGTGAGTCAGTTAGTGGAACTGCGGTTAAAAGATTTTATTATCGTTCAACAAAATCATCGGGACTTGGGGTTTTTACGGGGCAAAGATATACCCCATCAGTTCAAAGATTACCGGTGCCGATTGATGGAGACGAACAAATACGATTGGGTCACCCTACGACCATGGTTGATTTAGGTCCAAGAGATGAATTCATAAAAGAAATTTGTACTGACCCAACACTTGACCCAAATTGTTCTGTTGTTAGGTCAATAGGGCCAACATCATTCCAAAGTTTTGGTGAACTACTTGGTTTAGTTATTAATTATAGATTAGATACCGAAGCAAATGATGAATTTAGTTTAAATGAGTTTTTCGATAACGATGGATTCAATAAATCTGGTTACGGAAAGAAAGTTCTAGATGGTGACATTTTACAATTAATATCAATCAACAATGAGGTGGGAATTGAGGAGTTTAATTTACAAAGTCCAAAGTACCTTGGATATTCATACCAAAAACTAGACCCTGAAACTTACCCTGCGGTGTTTAAAAACGGAACATCAGTTTGGGGACCAACACCAATCACTTTGGAACTTGATTTAGACGGACAACGAGTTCGAGTATGTTTAAATGAACCGGGTAGATTAACAGAATCATCACAAAATATTCCATTCTTCTTATGGGATAAAAAAGGGACGGGATTTGGACCATATAATGATGCAACCAAAGACAACCAATCTTGGGAGTATAGATACATTGAATCTCAACCACTACAAGGTATGACTTATGGTTATACGTTAACAGGTGGAACTAATGACCCATCCGACAAATATCTTTTGTTACCGATGACATACACTTTTAGTGGTTTAACAATAACAGGGGATACAACTGATTTTGTTGAATTTGATGTGGTTTCAACCACACCATTGACAATACCGGGAATTTATGATGACCAATATCCCGGATTTACTTATTTACATGTAACATCAGGAACGATTGCCTCACCAATTTCAGGAACACTTTATACGAGATACGGAACCGCAGGAACTTGGCACACATTATCGTGGAATAATACAATGGATTTCATAATAAGAAAAACACAAGATTATTACTCGAGTCAAAAACAAATACTATCAACACCATTCCAATTCTATTTTGGTTTAAGACCGGGTAACACTGGAGTGGATAAATTTATTAAAAGGTTCGGACCATTAGGTGCGTTCCCATCGGCAGAATAATGGATAAGAAAAGAATCATATTACCCAAAAAGAAATTCTTCGGAGCGATTGATGAAGATTTAAGTCTAAAAATAAATTTAGATGAATCTAAAAACTTGCTCAGAGAAGGAGATAGGACTGTTATTCTTGATATGTCGGTATTATTCGCCAAAGAAAGAAACGAAAGTCCAAACTATAAGATACATGGAAAACTAAGAATGGTTTTTAGAAACATGTATAGTGGTTCGACAACATATGACCCATTATCTACATCTATTTATGTTGTGGACGATACGGGTACCAACTTCGATGGATTTTTACCGTACAATGAGTTTGCATTTTTAAGAGAAGATGTTATAAGGGAAAAAAATGACCCATACTCAACAACAATATTGAGTGCGTTTACACCAAACATTGTTGTTACGGGATTAACAAACCATATTGATATCTCAACCATAACTGCACCATATCATAATTGGAATATTTCTTTATCATATGTTTATTCGGGTGATACAAAACACCCAATGAAATATACTTTAACGGGTAATACTGTTTATAGTTTCAAAGCCGAAGATGGAATTCCATTTAGAGTTACAAATAATGGTTCAACCTATAAATTAACAAGTCCTGTTGAACACGGAATTAAAAAGGGTGAATACATTGTAATATCGGGTGGAACATTAAACAATACCGTACCTGAAACGGGGAGAACCTTTTCTGTTATTTCTGTTGGAGATTCATATTTTAATTCTGAAAATTATGTTTTGGAAATCTCAAAATCTGAGTTGCCATCGGGTACAACATTATCAACGGTTGTGTTCGGTAAAAGATGCGTTGATAGAAATAGATTATCTGAGACCATTTCAACTTACTACGTCCACAAACACAAAGTCTTAACATCGGGTGACGGATACATTTTAGATAAAATGGGATTCGAGTCATCTATTTGGGAAACCGAAAAGAAACTTGTATTTGAAAACAGTGCTCAAGAAAATGATGTATTGGTTGTCAGAAATAAAATGGAAACATTGGTTTATGACTTTAAAGAACCATTTGTTTTGACGGGATTAACAAATAATTTAGGATACCTTCCAACTGATGTTTATGTTTCTATAATTTTTAGAAACGGTAACGGTTATTTTGATTATCCACACAAAGTGGGTTATAAATTTAATTTTCATGACACATGGATTGACCAACATTTTAGTGGTACAACATCCGTTGAATCAACATTACCTCATGGAACATTTACAAATTCGGGGTATACATTTATTACCGGAGCAACAATACCTGTGGACACGGTATTAACGGGTGCATTTATTGAATATAATCGTTCAGAGTTAAAAGAAAGAGTTGTCAGTGAGGCGTTTAATAAATTAACATCACCGTCAGCCATTTTTGACCACCAACAAGACGATATGGATTATTATTCGGGAGCATCGGTGAACAATAAAGTCGGTTTATATTACCAACCACATCATCGAGTTAAACTTAGACAACTCTCCCCATATATTGAGACATCAAACACAAGTCAAGTTTATGGTTTACCTCAGAATGCAAAATATTTTGAAGATGAACTATTATGGAAATGGCATGACGTATATGACCATGGATTTATTGACCCCGAAGGATTTGGGACAAATTATTCATTCATTAATAATATTCACTATGTAAAAAATGATATTAATTTCTATTTACGTAATGAACAACAATACACCAATAAAACTGATGCGATTAAAAAGGTGATTAAAATAATTTGTTAAAATGGAAATATTAAGAAAGACCACAAATCAAAACATTATATTAAACACCGAACAAACATTTAAAACTGATTTAGGATGGACGGAGAATGCGGAAGTATTTGAAAAAGAAATTCTTTATGAGATAATCAATCCAACGGAAAATTATGAGACTGTAAGATACATTCATCAACCTTATGGTGTAACAAAAAGTGGTACGACGTTTCAACAAACAGACATATGGTTCTATTTCTATTTTAATCGATATTCATATAACATGTCCAACCCATTGAATCCGATATTGACGGGAGTTACAAGGGAACAAGATTATCAATTGGTTGATTTCACATTACAGGAAAATGCGTTAATGTTAAAACAATCCACTGAAAGTTTTTTTAGGTTAGAATTTTATAAAACACCGAATGACGAGGCTCCGAATAACGCAAATCGAAGAATGGTCTTTGCTAAAAATTTGGCACTACCATTGGGTGAAAAAATTTTCTATACAGGAACTACATCGGGTTCTACGGTTCCACTTAATGATTATATATACTTTCCTGTATTTACGGGTTCGAATTATAGAAATAAAGAAAATATGTATTTCTTTTGGTTTACCGATGATTCACCTTTTAGTGAGACAACCATTACTGGTAATACTTTTTATATGACCGCAAAATTTTATAATGCAAAAGATGGGTCAGTGATTGATTTTACAAACAAAAACGTACCATTCACCAATGGGATTGTGGAGGAAGACGATATGTACTATAAAGTGATTATTGATAGGACTAATTTTTCTTATCAAATATTTGAATTTAATGGAAGTATCGGACCAAGAATAGGTCAAACAGGAGACCCAATAGATTTTTACGAAAAAATTAGATAATGGAAAAGAACACATATAAAATATTAAGAAAAAACATACCTAATGTGAGATTACACTCATTATCGGGTCAGTTTTGGTATGATTATTTTGGTAATTGGGTTCCATGGTCGGGAGATACGACTTTACCCCCATCGATTGGATATGTGGTTTATAACGTATCGGGAGATGTTTCCGTTGGTTATTATAAATGGTCAGGTTCGGTTTGGACTTCGATTAGTGAATCCGTTGCTGTCGGTAGTTATGATGTTCCATTATTTTTAGAAAGTTCGGTCGATGAAATGGGGGTTATGGTTGGTTTTGATGGTAAAATGGAACAGGTTGAACAAATCTGTAATTTTTCATATACCCAAACAGGAAATACCGTACAGGTTTACAATACCGTAGATTCAACTAAAGTGTCTGAAATTCACGTAATTAATTTTACGGTGGATTGGGGTGATGGTACAACAGGTACCTTAACAACACACACTGGAACCACTTTAAATTCGATTTCTAAGACTTTCTCAACCACAGGTGTGAAAACCATCGCAATCTCAATTGATACCCCGTGGATGAACTTTAAAACACAAAAGAAAGTAACAGTACCTTCAAATATAACAGTTGCAGACCCAATGGGTACATTTAGTGGTTTTACTATACCATACACAACAATTACGGGTCAAACCCTTGATTATTTGAATGATTTAGATTACACTAATAACACAGGTAATACTATTTTTAACTATGCTGCAATGGGTAGAAGTAGAATTGATGAGAAAAAACTCTATGGTTCAAACACATACTTAGGAATAACAACAGGAACAACATCGGGAATTGTTTACAGTGCCTACACTATCGATAATTTATATTATCAAGATTTTGCGGACGGAGTAACAACAATTACGGGTGCAACCTCAGGGTTCACAAAAGAAGAAGTTTTCAATTTAGTACTCACTAGAAACGAACATTTCTTGGGTTTTATTGATGAACCAACCATTTATTCTGACATATTCGTTGAAAGAGGAAAACAAGGAGTTTTAGAAAAAACTTTACGATTATCTGAAATTGATAACACCGGAGAAATAGAAATCTACGGAAATGGATATTTTAACATAAGAAAACAATAAAAATTATATTTATTAATAAAAAAACATGGCAGTAGGAAGTTACGGAATTATAAGACCCGCGGACGTTTCTCCAGAAGATGTGGAAATTTACTTCCACTATGTATCGGGAAGAACGAGTGATGCAACTGCGACTTTAAAAAGACTTAGTACTAATGATGTACTAACACCTGTATTCCATAATACGGATACAACAGACGATACGAGTGCTCCCGATGTGGAAATTTTGGGTGGTTTGTACAATTTAAAATTAACCGCTGCAGATTTTTCTGATTTAGGTATCTATACTTTACACATCAGACCTAAACAAATTCGCACAACAATTACTGATTGTGGTATTTTAGCGTCGTTACCATCCGTTAGAGGATTGGTTATCGATTTAAGTAATGTACCATCGGCTGATAGAAATAAATTTACCCCACAAGGGTTGGTTGGTTATAGAGTTGAGTATATTAACTCATCAGACAATAAGAAGGTGTCTAACTTTTATAGAATCGTTACGTCGTCTTTCTATTGTACACCAATTGTATCAAACTTAACTAGTACTTCACAAAAGTCTATTAGATATCAATACAGTGAACAGGCTACGAACTTGATGTTCTTAACGGTAACACCATCTTCGGCACCTTCGAATAAACCAAACACGGTTCCATTCATTGGTACTCCATCACAAAAAATTATTTTATCTAACACCTACTTCAACCCAACAACTGTTGAGATTGAAATGGTTGAACATGACGCAACTACGTTAGCACACGCATTATACGGTAATCAAAGTAAGGCGATTTCTCAAGGTATCTACACGATATACGATAATAACAATAACATCTATAGACAATACAATCTTTACGAAGTTAAGGACGAGTTTAATGAAACATTATACGAAGTTCGTGAAGAGAGAACAGATATTGATGAAACCTTAAATTTTGATACGATTACTGTATAATGGCAACAACAAAGGTACCGAGTCAGGCAGCGAACGGTGGGCAAACATTTAGCGATAACTTAGTTGGTAGACAAATCACCAACGGAAGTTCCGCGCTGACTAATACCAGTTTTGATATTGATAAAACGATACCTTCAAAGGATGCAAAAAATTTCAAAAACAACCCATTTTCAGATTTTTTAACTTTAGATAATTTAAAAGAAGAAACATCTGCTGTTGTTACCCAAAATAAAACAGCACAGGAAAAGAAATCCTCAATTCGTTTTAAAAGTAATAAGAAAAACGCCGACAAATCTTTATTCGGTTCATTAAAAGACAGAATTTTAGTATCGGTTACTCGTATTATCAATAAGTTTCCCGGTGGTTTAAGTGTTGAGGGTGGTGGACCCATTGGAAGTAATTCATATACCGCATTCAATGCGTCTTATGATATTAATCTTAATAGAACAACATTCTATGTTGAAAGAGCAAAACTCTTTAACCCATTTGATGTTTCACTTATTGAACCAAACAGTGCAATTAAACCTACAACTGAAAACGAGATAAGAAACTTATACTCATCATATAGTAAGTACGTTGCGGTTTTTAGTGGTAACACATACCCTGTCATTGAATACACACAACCGAATTCGGCAAACGAAATTAAGTTTGTTGTCTTAGGTAATCCACTTAGTGGGTCTACAACATATTCATCTAATTTTTTACTTAGACCAAATGACGGTATCGTTGAAGAGTTCTTCAATGGTTTGGATGATTTGGAAGAGGCGTTATTAAATAGAGAAACAAATCCTATTTACACTGCAAGTTTCCAAATACCAATGGATAACAGTGATGGTTCAAGAACCACATTACAAAACGTTGAATATACTTGGCCGTTATCGTCAGATAATTGGAACATCAGAATTGCAGGACTTGACTACGAATCATATGTTGAAAATCTGAGTGATATCTCAGACCAAATAGATGACTACAAATCTAACTTAATGGTTAGATTCTTAGCGTCTCCACAATTATTTGAATTTGACACTGAAGACCAAAAGGCGGAAAGTGTTTTCCAATTATATGGACAAAGTTTCGATAAGGTAAAAAAATACATTGACAACATTGCTTACATGAGAAATGTAAGTTATGATGGTATCAACAATTTACCCGACGTATTATTAAAAAACTTATCACAAAATTTAGGTTTATCGTCAATTAATTTATTTGATGAAAAATCATTAGAGGATGTTTTATATTCAAGACAAGACTCAAGTTATGGGGGTGTTTCCAAAGGATTCAACCTTATTGATGCCGAATATGAATTCTATAGAAGACTTTTAGTAAACTTGGCGTTTATCTTTAAATCAAAAGGTACAAGAGCGGGTATTGAGTTTTTCTTAAAATTCTTAGGTGCACCTGAACCATTAATAAAACTTGACGAGTACATTTACCGAGTTGAATCTATTCCGGGAAGTTTTGATTTGGAACAAGACATCTACGATGTCATCCAAGGTGAAAAAACATACACAACTGCGACATTTAACCTTACAGGTTACACATACGAAACATCAACAGTAACGGGAACAACAAATTTCGATAGAGATGGTTACCCTGTTGACCCCGATACCTTATTACCAAGAAGGGCATTCAACCAAACGGACGAAATATTCTTTGAAAAGGGTTCAGGTTGGTACGACATTACGTTAGACCACCGTACACCAACGATATTGGATACTGAAAACTCAATTCTAACTGGATTAACAAAAACAATCAAAACAAAAAACAAACCATACACTTATGGTGAAAATTATTTTGATGTTTTTAGAACGTTACCGGGGTTAGATACGGGTTATGGTCTTAAAACAGAAATCGATAACAAGAAAACACATTCTGTTGAAGATGATTCATTATTAATTTTAAACAGAAAAAACATTAATGTTCATATCTCCCCATCAAAAGGTATTGATTATGACATATATAGAAGAGGTAGAAACTTAAATCTATCTTTTGGTACTAATAATAATTTGGTACCACAAACAGGTGTAACATTTGCCGAATTCGTAGATAAATTTATACATGGTACAATAAAAAATTCTAATACGATTAGATATAAGAAAAATTATATTGTTCTCGAAGACATTTATAGAGATTATATTTCCCAAGTTGGATTTAGTCCTTATGGTTTCATCGATGTAAATGAATTTGTTGATAAAATCACACCATATTGGGTCCAACTAATTGAACAATTAGTTCCGGCAACAACATTGTGGACGGGTGGTAATCTAATAGAAAATAATCTATTTGGAAGACCAAAATACCCTTACATATTCGATTGCCAACCAATGGAGTTTGTTGAAAATTTATATCCCGATTTCGAAACCGCAATTGAGGAAGATTTAGAAACCTTACTTGGTGAAGAAAGTAACTTCAGGGGGTTAATCAATTTAACTGGTGTAACATATTACCCCACAATTGAAATTGATGGTATTGTTTACGGTGGTCCGTCATTTAGTGATTTAACATCAGCAATGACAGTGGTTGTTAGTGGGACAACTAACACAACAAATAGTGCACAATTGTACAATCCATTCCCAATGGATGACTGTACGGATTTAACAAGTAATGATGCCGTTAATTTGGCTCTTATTTGTGATTATAAAGATTATTTAGAACCTGATATTGTTAAGATTAAACAATTATGGTTAAGTGCATTATCTGAACTTATTAGTGTTATCACTATAACAAGATATACTGCGGGATATGAAGACTATGACCCATTCTTAGGTGCAACAGGTCAAACATATACAACTGAAGAAGTACCAATGGTTAGTTATGAACTGTTTACTGATGTAAATGGTGAAGAGATGATTAGATTCTCTTCAATTAAGTACGGTATTGGAGATTGTTCGGTAAAAGATTATTTTGATTATCGATTTGAGGCGGATTATGAGACAACAAAGAATGTTGTTGAAATGAGTGTCGAGGTAAGAGGAGATGGTCAATACTATTGTAATGAACCGGTGGATTGTTTATTAGTTTCCGATTTATACATTGAGGTTATTGGACACAAATCAGGCGTTCAAAATCCTAGTGGAGAATGGCCATTTTACATTTACGCAAACTGTGTGTCTGGTTATAACCAAAATGCGGACATATACATTGAGAGAGTACCGGGTGAAGACTGTGTCTTTAAATTAACTGGAATAACTCAAAATGAAATTATCGATTTTGACATTATTGACGGTGCAAATAAAGAAGTTAAATTTAGAATAGAAGGTTTACAGGCCAAAGTTGAACATGACCCATGTCCATTACCAAGTGGTAAAAGTCACGTTGAATTGTTCGAACTAATAGGTTTCCAAGGAACTTCAGGAAATAGTATATCATCCATATCAGGTGCCACATTCTGTGACAATTATACGGGACATACAATTCACCCTAAAGTTGAATATAGAAGTAATTTCAATTATGGTTTAAAATGTGATACGGATGTTTTAGTTGTCACAACGGGAATAACAATTAACAGCGGTACCACAAGTATTGATGTTGAAACTTTTATTTCAAACGGAGATATAATTAAAAAAAGTGTTTGTGACCTTCTTGTTGATGATTACATTTTATCTGCTGAATACAAAGATTGTAACCAATTATCAAATCAACAATTCCAAGACGCACCTGAAAATGGTTATTCGTTCACATATGAATATGTTAAATTAAAAGTTACCGATAAAGATTGTCTTGCTTCTGTTAAGAAGAGTGTCATTACGGGTTTAACCAATAATGGAATTTATGAAGTATTTGAAGTTTTACCAACAACCCAACTTAGAGTTTATACAAATAAGTTTATTGAGAATTTTGGAAATGTAACAAATGGTAACTATCACTTTGATGATAGATTTCCTGAAGAATTACAAAGTAAACCAATAGATTTCATTGAACCATGCTGTGACCACCCAAAAGAGTTATATAATCATGGAGATTATTTAATTAATCAATATGGGTACCCAATCGAAGTGATTGCTGTCGATTTAAATTACTGTGAATCAAACCTATATTTTAATTTAAATGTTGAGAAGGACGGCACACCATTAGGTGATGATAGTTTCTTAGTAGTATTCAATGGTAACTCAAATGAACAATTACTAATGAAACACACATATAGTGTTCATCCGGGTCTTGACTTTAAATTAGGTCAATATTATATTGACCCTGAACATTGTCCAACTGAACCAACAAATGAAGAATTAGAGATTTCGGTTTTTGGTGAGTGTATAGATTGTGATTTTGATATCGATGTGAACATATTAGATTGTAATTTTGATATCGATGTTGATGTTATATTTAACGAGACAACACCAACGCCAACATCAACTAGTACACCTACTGTAACACCAACGGAAACTCCCACAGGAACGGTAACAAATACACCAACTAGTACGGTAACCCCAACTAGCACTGTAACACCAACAGCAACTCCGACAGAGACACCAACTAGTACTCCTACTGCAACGGAAACGCCAACAATTACGCCGACAGTAACTCCTACAGGAACAGCAACACCTACTGCAACTCCTACTGAGACACCAACCACAACTCCGACTGAAACGCCGACAGGAACCAGTACACCAACTATTACTGATACACCAACAATAACACCTACGGGAACTAGTACACCAACAGAGACTCCTACGGAAACGCCAACCGCAACTCCAACAGCAACTCCTACGGAAACGCCAACGGCAACTCCTACGGATACACCAACTACAACACCAACGGGAACATCAACTCCTACAGGCACTGCGACACCCACAGAAACGCCAACTAGTACTCCAACAGGAACCAGTACTCCTACAGAGACGCCAACTAGTACACCGACTAATACGGAAACGCCAACAATTACCCCAACAGGAACAGCAACTCCAACTAGTACTCCAACAGCAACTCCTACGGAAACGCCAACTAGTACTCCTACGGAAACACCAACAGGAACTAATACTCCGACAGAGACATCAACAGCAACTCCTACGGAAACACCAACAGGAACGCCGACTATTACACCAACGGAAACGCCAACACAAACGGCAACTCCGACTGAAACCCCTACTGAGACACCAACGGCAACGCCGACTAGTACGCCAACGGCAACTCCGACTGAAACACCAACTGAAACTCCTACGGAAACGCCAACGGCAACTCCGACAGGAACCAGTACGCCGACTATTACTGATACACCAACTATTACACCTACAGGAACGGCAACTCCTACGGAAACACCAACAGTGACTCCTACGATTACACAGTCACCAACTGATACCCCAACTGTAACACCAACTACAACATGTACTTTGGTTACAACTCAATACTTGGAGGTAAAATTACTTGGATGTACTAATTTTAGTTTGAAATTATTTGATAATCCTAATTTAACGGGTAACGCAAATGCCATTTGTGATTATGTGGTATCAGGAACCGCATATGGGGATTTAGGTACGGTATATAATGGAACAGAAACAATCGCATACAACGACCATACACATTCGTTCAATTTGAATCCTGTTTTACAACAGGGAGAATGTGTTAGTAGTTTTACCGTTAATTCTGTCCAACCTGTATGTTCATGTGTTGAGGTAATTTATGTTCAAACAACACCAACACCAACTAGTACCGCAACACCTACAATAACACCCACTGGAACTAGCACAGAGACGCCGACAGCAACTCCTACAGGAACTAATACTCCTACGGAAACACCTACGGGAACCGCAACTAATACACCTACTGAGACGCCGACAGTAACACCAACAGGAACCAATACTCCAACAGAGACACCAACGGCAACTCCAACAGGAACTAGTACACCAACTCCAACGGAAACGCCAACAGCGACCCCAACTAATACGGAAACGCCAACATCAACTCCTACAGGAACGGCAACTCCTACCGGAACTAGTACTCCTACGGAAACACCAACAGCAACCCCAACAGGAACCATTACACCAACTAATACAGAAACACCAACTAGTACACCTACGGCAACTCCTACGGGAACTAGTACACCAACAGCAACTCCGACTGAAACTCCTACGGCAACTCCGACAGGAACTAGTACACCTACGGAAACGCCAACCGCGACACCGACAGGAACTAGTACACCTACTGCAACTCCTACGGAAACGCCAACAGAGACACCAACGGAAACGCCAACAGCAACTCCTACAGGAACAGCAACTCCTACGGGAACAGCAACTCCTACTGAGACGCCAACAGCAACCCCTACGGGAACTGCAACTCCTACGGAAACACCAACTAGCACACCTACTGCAACTCCGACAGGAACAGCAACCCCAACAGGAACCATTACACCAACTAATACAGAAACGCCGACATCGACACCGACAGGAACTAGTACACCTACTGCAACTCCTACGGAAACACCAACTATAACCCCTACAGGAACTGCAACACCTACCGCAACTCCTACGGAAACGCCAACCGCAACTCCTACGGGAACTGCAACTCCGACAGCAACTCCTACGGAAACACCAACTGCGACACCAACTATAACCCCAACACCTACGGAAACGCCGACAGCGACGCCAACTGCAACTCCTACGGAAACACCAACCGCAACTCCAACAGGAACAGCAACTCCAACAGGAACTGCAACACCAACAGAGACGCCAACAGCAACTCCAACAGAGACACCTACGGAAACGCCGACAGCGACGCCAACTGCAACTCCTACGGAAACACCAACCGCAACTCCAACAGGAACAGCAACTCCAACAGGAACAGCAACTCCAACAGGAACAGCAACTCCAACAGGAACTGCAACACCAACAGAGACGCCAACAGCAACTCCAACAGGAACAGCAACTCCAACAGGAACAGCAACTCCAACAGGAACTGCAACACCAACAGAGACGCCAACAGCAACTCCAACAGAGACACCTACGGAAACGCCAACATCAACACCACCTATTAATCTTATTCTTACATCATGTTGTGATGTAAGTCAATTTAAGTATGTAACGGTAGATGCTGGTGCATATGCAATAGATACTAATTTAACAACAAGTATTTTTGGATGTTGTTACCATTTAACCGACATTGGTGGTAATGGTTCAGATGGATATTATCCTGGAACCACTTTATTTGATTTTACCACATGTGAAGATTGTTTGATTGAGAATCCGGGGTTATATGTGAATGTTAATTTAGACTCTTGTTGTCCTGAAAATCCTACAGTTAATAAACTTGATATTGGGGTGGGATGCTCAACAGAATATACTTTACCAATCGTTGGTCAGATTATTAATTACTATGGATATTGTTACACAATAACAAGCGTAGGGTCAACAAATGAAGGATGTGCACCAATATATCAATATTATAACACATGTTCAGATTGTGGACCATGCATAACACCTACACCGACAGTAACACCAACTAGTACGGCAACCCCTACAGGAACACCAACACCGACAGTAACACCAACCAGTACTGCAACACCAACTAGTACTGCAACCCCTACAGGAACACCAACTCCTACTGTAACACCAACAGCAACCCCTACAGCAACCTTGGCGGTTGAATGTTACAACATAGGACCATCATATACGGGTGGTTGGATTTATTATATTAACTGTACAGGTGGAACGCAAGAACAGTATTTCAACCCGGGAGAAACGGGCACATTATGTATTGACGAATTACTTACTGACACTAATAACATTGCGGTACCAACAGGTGTACAGTGTTATGACTGCACCCCTTGTCCACCATATAACCCGGCACCATTAATTTGTACGTGTCATGAAATAACAATTAGTCAAGAGGATATAGATAATGCGACAGGTAACAACAACCCTGTTACCATAAATGGGGCATACTACCCAAGTGCAAATGGAAAAGTATTCTTTAAATATTTTGAGTGCGGTTATGGTAATGAACCAAGGTTAACGATGTTTGGTGTTGCAGGAATATATAACATATGTATTTGGAGTGCAGATACTCGTTACTCACCTGCATTGGTTTACTTCCAAGGTGACGTTCAACTGACAGCTCCAACTTCTAGTTATGTAAACAGTTTAGTACCATGTAATAAACCCGAGGATTGTGATAGATAAAATAAAGAATAAAAGTATTTATAAAATAACAAGAAAAGACATATGTTTATAACATTTACAATACCATCAGGATATACCGCAACAGATGCGGGACCATTTAATATTTCGGGATTAACCGATACGTTTGATGTTGTTCTTTTAGCAACAGGTATCACAAAATCTCAATTATTAACGGGTTATACTGTTGACACCACACCATACACAATTGTAAGTGGAACAGTTGCTAGTGTTGGATTATGTACAAATGAAGTTAATTATGTTATTAGTTCTACCACACCAACACCTACTGTAACACCAACGGGAACTAGTACTCCTACAGTAACACCAACGGGAACTAGTACTCCTACGGGAACACCAACGGAAACCATTACCCCCACACCAACAGGAACTAATACCCCAACTGAAACGCCGACAACAACACCTACTACGACACCAACAAGTACTAACACACCAACAGTGGTAACACCAACAGAAACACCAATCCTATTTTGTTATGGTTATAACATCGAAGGTGCCGCATCTATTGATGTTGAATGGTTAGAGTGTGATGGAACACCAAATTCTGCAACAGTAACAAGTGCAATAGTTGTTTGTGCTCAAAATGGTTCAGTATTTCAAACCGGAGGTGAGGGTAACATAACACAACTAGGGGAATGTGAAACGATTACACCAATGGAAACTCCAACACCGACAGGTACTAATACACCAACATCAACACCAACGGGTACTAATACACCAACATCAACACCAACAATAACTGTTACACCTACATTCACACCTGAACCAATAGGAACATCCGCATATGAGGCGGAAGAATGGTCATGTGAATACGATTCAGGAGGAGTAGCAACAGGATGTACAATGATAAATGATAACGTAATTGTTGAGATGCCAACATCAACGTCTCCTGTATTTGGTAGATTCTACATTGAAAATGTTGGGGCGTGTACTGGAAGTATTTTTAAAATTACAGGTAACACTATAAGTGGTGGACCTAACTTAATACTTTACGGAACAACAGGTCATGGCGTGTGTACGAATGCATGTCAAGAAAATTGTCAATTATAATTAAATGGGACTAAACGTAAGAATATATAATATAATCTCAAATGGTAATTACACGATTCGTTATAAGTCGGGTAATAATCCATACCCCGTTGAAACTAATTCAACTTTTACGTTATTGGGTTCATATACTCCGTCAACAACTGAAATAACAATTTCAGGTTTAACATTCGATACTCAGTATTGGATTAAAATGACGGACAATGCAACGGGTAGATATATTGTTCAAAATATCTTTACTCACGATAGTAAGGCGTTCCCATGTTATGACACAATCTGTTTTAGTATCGATGTGACATGTGAAAACCAATCAACACCTACACCAACGATAACTCCAACTCCAACCATAACGACAACCCCAACATCAACATCAACGGGAACTATAACAACTACCCCGACATCAACTACTTGTAGTGACGATATTGTAAGAACATTGAACAGTCCATCAGTGTATAACAGACCTTCCGGTATGGTGTATAACCCAAATAATAATGAAATTTATGCACTTAACGTTGGTGCGGCATATTACATTAGTAGAGTTATACCAAACTCATCAACACAATCCATATTTGGGACATTTACGACCAGTGTAAACACATCTATTATAGGTATGAATACCGTAACAAATAAAGTTTATGGGGTTGACGTAGGTGGCACTATACGTATGCAAAATACAACAATTCCACAAACCGAAACATATTTAGGAAATGGACCAACAAATCCAAAGGCGTTTGAATTTAATTCGGGAGATAATGTAATGTATCTTTCCTCATATACTGGAACGAGTTCAGGTGAAATATCGGTAATAGATGGTTCTTCTGAAACATTTATTACACAAGTTACTGGTTTACCAATTAATAGTACGAGTTATACATTAAGTTATAACTCAATTAACGATACTCTTTATCTTCCGGGTACGGGTACAACTGTTCAAAGATTTTCTACGATATCATATACAATAGTTGGGAGTATTGCGGTCAGTGGAACGGTTCGTTCATTATCATATAAATCATCAACTAATCAATTATTTGTAATCCATACAGGGGGTTATGATGTAATCGATTGTTCAACAAATAGTGTTACAAATTCATATAGTATTTCACTTGGGTTGACGATTTATAACTCTGTATATAACAGTGTAAACAATAAATTATACATCCCAATTTTTGATGGTGGAGTTGTTAAAGTTATTGATGTATCAACGGGTACACTATCAGATACAATAACAATACCGGATTCAACACCATTTGATGTGGTATTTTATCCACCAACAAACACAATTTATGTGTCCGACCCCAAAACAACAACATTTAAAATTGTTGAGATATGTGGTTCAATTGGAGCAACACCAACCCCAACGGTAACACCTACATCAACGACAACCCCAACAATAACTCCAACATCAACGGGAACTATAACAACAACCCCAACTTCAACACCAACAATAACTCCAACTTCAACACCTATGGAATTTTACTATTTTATTAGGGCAGTAAGTAACTGTGATACGGGCGCAGCGAGCGGCCCAACGTACATAGCGAAGTCCCTTGTTTCGTTATCAATAGGGACATTTGTAAATATGAGTAGTTTACCAAATCCTAATTGTGCTTGGAAAATAATAAGTGAAACCGTCGGTCCCGAGGACGACATAATAAGCGGAAGTTGTGGAACAAGTATACCTGTGGGTTGCTGTTGTTAAAAAAATAATAAAAAATAGATTCATATTTAATATAGATGCCAACTTCAAGTTATGAAATAACAGTTTCCAATTTTAATGGTACAACACCATGTGAAAGTTATTCAGTTTATACTGGAATAACTCACGACATTGATGACGCTGATTATGTGGAAGACGTTAACGTACCCGTTTCGGGATACACTTTAAGTTTGAATGTTGATAGTTCATATGATAATGTTTATTTATTTATTGAACATTGTGATGGACACATTAACTCGGTGCCAACGTCAACACCTAAATTACAAGGTGGTTATCAATTGGTTTTTGTTGATTTAAGATGTGACGATTGTATTTCACAAATAATCCCAACACCAACCCCCACGGGGACTAACACACCAACGGTAACACCAACACCCACAACAACTAGTACTGATGTTACACCAACACCAACAATAACCCCAACTCCCACTGTGACCCCCACAGGAACTAGTACACCTACGGCAACCCCTACAGGAACTCCAACAGGAACCAGTACCATAACACCAACACCGGCAGAAGGATGTTATTGTTATGAATTCAATATTGATGAACGTGAATTTGGAGAATACGGAGGGCCAATACTTCAATATTTAGATTGTAGTTTAACACCTCAAAGTATAGGATTTAGTGGTGTTGGGGGATTTTCAGGATATTGCATATCCTCAATAACAGATTGGTATAGATATAATGGACCGGAAGAGTCTGATATCGTTCCGATTGAGTTTTCAACATATACTAATACATTAAACCCATGTACTATAGATGGTGATTGTATTGTAACGGGTGAACCAACACCAACACCTACATTAACCCCTACGGCGACACCAACAATAACACCGACCCCTACTTTAACTCCAACAGGAACTAGTACACCTACTTTAACTCCTACAGGAACTAATACACCTACAGCAACTCCTACGGGAACTAGTACTCCAACGGCGACGACAACGGAACAATCAACACCTACACCTACAGAATCAAGACCATGTAATTGTTACACTGTTGAATGTTCGAATCCGGAAGGATGTTCGGTAACATATGAAGATTGTAACGGTGTGTTATTTGTAGACTCAATTTCGGGCTCAACAACCATAAATCTTTGTGGTAATATAGTCAATTTAGACCAACCTAATTTAATAATTACAAATACAGGAAACGCATGTGTATTTGACGGTGAAATATACTCGTGTTTAACTGAGTGTCAATGCGCGAACATTTACATCGATGAAAGAGATTTAATTGCATCAGATGACGGTATTGTTTATGTTAGTATGATTAAATGTGACGGAACGGAAATTATAACCCAATACAATTCTCCTGCAACATATGTTGCGTGTGTACAAGTAATTAATAGTATTTACATTTTAAAATTAGGAATCCAAAGTGCTCCGTCGTATAGTACTGCAACGATAATACCTGGTAGTAACTGTACAGTGGATAATGATTGTATGAGTTAATACCATTTAAAATTTACTTTCTAATATTTATCTGATATATTAGATACTAAATGGCATGTACTCCAGATACAGTAACCCCAAAAGGTGTTACAATTAATTTAAATTCGGGTTCAGATTACACAAATTGTACTGTTTATACGGGTCTAACGGACTCTACGGTTACGGGGACAACTAATTGTGTAAATATAACTGGGACAACATGTACCTTAACAGGTTTGTCTGCAACATTAATGGAAGTTTTTGTTAAAATTGACTGTGAAGGGTGTTGTTCAAATACATTTAGAGTTAATTTAGATGAATGTTGTGGAGATATAGTATCGACACCAACGCCCACCCCAACAGTAACTCCTACGGGAACTAGTACTCCTACGGTAACATCCACCTCGACACCAACATCTTCCGTATGTGAATGTAACACGTATAGAATTACATATATTTCTTATTGTGGAGAATTTATAAATTGGACTGATTGTAACACAAACACACCGATGTCCGAACGGGGTGATTATTTTGGATTACCTACCCCCCAATTCACTATGGGAACGGTGTTAGATTTATGTTCTTGCTCTTTACCAACAACAGATTGTACTTTAGTAACAATAAGTTTAGTTACTACTGGATGTACACTTGAAGGTGGATTTATTACAACCACCTCAACTATAACCCCAACCCCAACACCAACATCATCTAATATACAATTTACAGTTCAAACAGGTGATACTCTATGTAATGGTGGGACCTGCCAATTAAATGGTAATATTGGTAACTCAACAATTTACATGGGTTTAAGTGATTCGTTTGTTGATTCAACAATCGTTTTCTCGGATGCGGGACTGACAACATATTTCCCAGATACCAACGCAATTAATCCCGGCGCTTCATATCCGAATTTATATTATGTACTTAGTGGGGTGTTATATATAGATTGTTTAAAAGGTAGTGGATGTTAATAAAATTAATTAAAAGTATTTATATCATATGAGTTTTCTAAGTAAAAATAATTCGGAGTTCCTATCAGCAAGAATAACCCAAAAGGGAAGAAATTCTATTGCCAAAGGAAATTTTGTAATATCATATTTCCAAATTGGGGATTCTGAGTTTGATTACACAAATCCATTCACAGGATTAACGGGTTTAGGTGGTGTTCAACACCAATCAGTATTCTCACCATTTGATAAAGAAGGTGGGGTAAAATACCCATATAAAATAGATTCATCTGATACCTCAACAACGTATGGTATTCCTATTGATATGTCAGTAACTGACATTTTAAGAAATGTAATGGGACCTGCGGGATTCGTTAGTAATTACGAAGAATATGATAGTGTTGCATGTACAGGAACAACAATCCAATGTACAACACAATCAATCCCATTATCGGGAATTACAGGAACAACAAGTATAATTGTACCAACAGGTTCAAGTTTTAGTGACTGTGAATATATTACGGTGGTTTTCAATCAGTTCGGAGGTACCGACCCTAACTATCCTGTTATCACAGGACAAGCGTCAAGTTTAATTTATCAAGTAATCAGTGTAAGTGGAAACACAATCACGGTGGATAGAAATTTACCTAACTTCTCAGGATGTTCGGGTAATGTTCAGGTTATTTGTAATTCGTGTGAAAATGAATATCCTATAGATGCGGGAATTAGTCCGTATTGTAGTCCAAATGATATCGACCCATCACAACAATTAAATTCGTGGACAATGAATATTGTATGGGATAAAAAACCAACCGGATTTGATGTTAATGGTTTAGATGAAAATCTAACTGGTTTCACAAGTAACAAACACGTATCAACAAAACAATTTTTAGGTTATACCACAACAAGTGGTCAAACATGGGTAAACAGTACAGGTGGAACAATTACGGGTGTTACATCTTATTACAATTCATTTGACGAGAAAATTATTGTTTCTCCCGAAGAACAAAGAACAATTGCGATTATTCATTATTCAGAATTGGGAGATTTAGTTAATGACCCTGAAAGATTTTATAAGTACGATGATTACATCTCAACAAATAATGTTGAAGGTGATGCGTTATTGGAAGATGCCGATGAGAACACAATTACCGATTTAGAATATTTTGAGGTTTATATTCCGTTTGTTCAATATCACAGAAATACTGGAACCACAGTTGGTGCGTTATTTACAATGGATACTACCGATTACTATATGAAATCAAGTATTAACCCAACTCAATTATTATTGTTCAGATATTTGTTAGATGAACAAGGTTATAAAGTTGGTAAGATTTACGTTAACAACAAAACAATTGTTTTTGACGACCAAGAACTTATTGCGGTACTTGACTATAAATCAAATAGAAAATACACATTACCAGCACCTAAAATTAGTTTAATTCCGAGTGACACATCTACAGGAGAATCATTCTTCACAGGTTCAACAACAGGACAAACTATTTGGGTAACATACATGTTCAATTACACAGGTGACACACAATTAAATGGATTACCATGTAATTATTATTCTAAAATTGAAGTATTTGATGGTGACGAATGTTTAAAAAACCCATCTCAATTATTTGTTAAATTTGGAGAAGATAGTTTCCCATTCATGAATAACACAAACGTGTGTTCAGGAGCGTCATCAGGATTCATCGCAAACCAATTCCAAATTTTGGTACAAGTTACTGATACAGGTGAACTACCGATTCATGATAACTGGACAAGAATCAATTACACATCACACATTTCGGGACATACGGTTGGACAATTAATTGACCCATTAGATATCACTAATGTTTCAATGAAAGTTACAAACGCAATGTATACAAGTGGTACATTATATGATATTGAAAGTTATTTAGGTTTAGTTCCCAATGAATCTGATTCATTAACCGAACCTGGATTACCACAATTTGGTGATGAACAACCATTTCCGGGAAGTATTAGATTGGTTAGAGCAACTGACATAGAAAGAATGACATTTATGGTAAACTTACCATCATCTCAGTTCACAACAACACAAAATCCTACTTACCCATCAGGTGCGGATAAAAGAATTACTGAAGTTGCCTTATTGAACAGTAATAAGGAAGTTATGGTGATTGCTAAAACCGCAAAACCAATTAAAAGAATTGGCACACAAGTGTTTGGAGTAAGATTAGACTTCTAAGACTTTACTAATTGCATAATATTTCTTATATATTGTTATATGAGTATAAAACTAAAGAATGCACCCAAAATTTTGGGTTTAGACATTTCAACTAAGACCATCGGATGGGCGCTATTTGATATCGGTTCTTCTAAATTATTAGAACTGACACATTTTTCACCAAAAATTAAACCTCAACCCGAAGATAAAATTGAAGAACTTTTATTGAAGGCCGATGCGTTTAAAAAACAATTGGAGAACTACAGAGATGTTGGTATTACCAAGGTGGTGATTGAAGAGCCACTATTACAATCAAATAACATTTACACAGTTGGTACCCTTTTAAGGTATAACACATTGATTCTCAAGTCGTGTTATGATGTTCTTGGAGTACTCCCAACATTTATTTCAACTTACAACGCAAGGAAATTTGCATTTCCTGATTTGGTAAGTATGAACGATAAAGGTAGGAAAGTTTTATTTGGTGGTTTACCAAAAGACATTGATAAAAAACACGTTATATGGGAACACGTTAATGCGGTGTGTCCTGAGGTTGAGTGGTTATATGGTAAAACGGGACAACTCAGAAAAGAGAATTACGATATGAGTGACGCAGCAACTGCCGTTATCGGTCATGTTAATATGCAAAAAAGTTTATAATTAATTTTTTTTTATAAATCTTTTTACTTATATTCTACAATAGTACTGAACCTATAGAAATATAGGTGTTAGTTACGGGTGGGGGTTTTGGTGTAACCTCCGCCCTTTTTTATGCTCATTTGGAAAATCCATTTTTTTTATTTATATTATGGGTATGGCAACCCTTATTATGGAATACGAACCGATTATAGACATTCTTGAAGACATCTTAGGGGGACATCACATGCACAACGACTACAAGGGTCAAATGTCATTTGATTGTCCTGTTTGTTCACATGATATCAAAGGTTTAGATGATGGTGATGGTAAGGGAAATTTGGAAGTAAATTATCGTCGAGGTGTTTATAAATGTTGGTCTTGTGCAGAAACACATAACACATATGGTTCACTTTATAAGTTGATAAAAAAACACGGTAACGCAAAACATCTTAAAAATTATGAACTATTAAGACCTGAAGAAGATGAGGATGGAAATAAGAGAGTTTATAATAAAGTTCAATTACCAAAAGAATATAACTCGTTTGACAAGGCAAGTGCGGGATTAAAACTAACTCCACAATATAGACAAGCGTGGAATTATATTAAAAAAAGAAACATTACCGACCAAATGATTACCCGATATAACATTGGGTTTTGTTATGAAGGTCCATATGCATTTAGAATTATCATTCCATCATATGATGAATATTTCAAATTAAATTATTTTATTGCCAGGTCGTATCTGACAAAACCTTATATGAAATATAAGAACCCCGAGGTTCAAAAAGAAATCATTATATGGAACGAATATAACATCAAATGGGAAGACCCCGTTTATATTGTCGAGGGCGCGTTCGATAGTATATTCTTACCCAACTCAGTACCAATGTTAGGTAAGTTCATGTCGGAACATTTATTTAATAAAATCTATGACAACGCAACTAAGGTGGTTATTGTGTTGGATGGAGACGCATGGAATGATGCTGAATTGTTATTCCACAAATTGAATTGTGGTAAGTTGATGGGTAAGGTATGGATAATTAAACTTCCAATAGAACAAGATATTGCCGACTTACAGGGTAAATTAGGTGATTACAAAGAATTTAAATTAGAATGATAGACTTAAAACAGATTGCTCAGGAGATGAGAGATGCTCTTGAGATTAGAAGACAGGAAATGGAACTCACATTCATTGAAGAGGACCACATTTATTATATGAAGGATACCGATGGTGTTATTAAAAGTAACTTTCCTTCAGTTTCTAAAGTAATAAAGAATTTTTATGTACCATTTGACGCTGAAACAAAATCACTTCAAATGGCCAAAGGTGATTTAAATAAACAAAGGGAATTACTGGAGCAATGGAAGGCATCGGGAGATTACTCAACCAATATGGGTAGTCGTGTTCACTATTTGTTAGAAACCGAAACCATCACAAGGTATGGAGACTATAAACAAGTTAGAGAACCAATCTTTAATTGTGATAACAGTCAAATTATTAAGAGTGATTCGATGATTGGTGCTGGTAATAAGTTCTTAGATTTAATGACCGAGAGAAATGCGGTATTATTAGACACGGAACTTGTACTTGGTGACCCTGAATTAGGTTACACAGGTCAACCAGATAAAGTGTGGTTGATGATGAACAAAACACAAGATGGTTTTGGTATCGTTGTTACGGATTGGAAAACAAATCAACCAAAGAACTTTAAAATCCAACCTTACACAGGTAAGATGATACATCCGTTTGAAAATTATTACGATACGGCATTAACACATTATTTTATTCAATTACCATTATACGGTAAGTTGTTAATTAAAATGTTACAGGGTACTAAATTTGACCTAACAAAATTATTGGGTTGTGTTGTTGTTTTATTAAAAGACGATGGTACATTTGAAGAGTTTAAGGTACCATTTGAAGTTACCCAATCAATATTACAAATGAATGTTAAACAATACATGAAAAAGAAATGATAAAAAAGATTATACATATTGCAGATTTGCACATTCGTACATATCAATACCATGAGATGTACAAGAGACAATTTGATTTACTATTGGAAGATTTAAAGGAACAAGTTTTGGATTATGACTATTCTGAAATTAGAGTTGTAATTGCTGGAGACATTGCACATCAAAAGATTAATATTTCAAACGAACAAATGATGTTAACCTCTTGGTTAATTAAAGAACTTGCCGATATTATTGGTAAAGTTATTATCATTCCGGGTAACCATGACTTCTTGGAGAACAACGTACAGCGTTTAGATAGTATCACACCTGTGGTTGAGTTATTAAACCACGAGGATATTAAATACTATAAAAATAGTGGAGTATATGAAGATGACAACATCAATTGGGTTGTTTATTCATTATATGAACACAATCAAAAACCTGAGTACACAAAAGAAGAAGGTTTCTACGTTGGTTTATTTCACGGACCAATTCAAGGTCTGTCAACCGACTTAGGATTTGAATTTGAAAGTGCGTACTCACCATTAAACTTTGTTGATTTAGATTTACTTCTATGTGGTGATATTCATAAGAGACAAATGTTTGATTTACCCGGTGGAGGTAAGGCAATAATGATTGGTTCATTAATCCAACAGAACTTCGGTGAGACCGTAAACTACCACGGATATGGTATTTATGATGTACCAACAAACGAATACACAACACGCGATTTAAAAAACGAACAACCATTCCTGCACTTCTCAATATCAGATATTGCAGACATAGAAAATGAAGAAGAAAATCTCCTTAACGTTAGATAACGACTTTCAACAATATTGTGATTTAAACAACATTGAAAACCCTGAGAAACTTGCCAAACAAGTATTCAATAAGGGGTTTTCGTTGTTGAAGTATGGTGAGACACCTAACGGGTTTAAATCAGAACCCACGGTTGTTGAAAAGGAGGTAATCAAAGAAGTTATTAAAGAGGTTGAGGTAGAGAAGATTGTTGAGAAGATAGTTAAAGTTCCTGTTGAAGTTATTAAGGAAGTAATCAAAGAGGTACCAGTTGAGGTCATTAGGGAAGTAATTAAAGAGGTAACCGTTGAAGTGGTTAGAGAAGTACCTATCGAAATAAAAGGTGACACTCAAGTCATTACAAAAGAAATAATCAAAGAAGTTAAGGTAGAGGTACCTGTTGAGGTTATTAAGGAAGTTAAGGTTGAAAAAATTGTTGAGGTTATAAAAGAAGTAATCAACACAGAAGAAATTGACAAATTAACCCAAGAGAATCTTAAACTAACAAACGAATTGAATTCACTTAAAAGTTCCCTCGACAATATTGGTAAGAAGGGTACATTAATGCGTGGTAGTAATATGTCATCATTATATGACGAATAATTTGGTTTAGTCAAATTTTTTTCGTATTATTTTAATAAAAAAACTTATGGCAACATTATTTTTATGGTCTTTTATGGCATATGGAATGACAACAATACTTGTCTATGGTTCCATCTTTGAAAAATCAAGAGAGTGGATTAAACGAAATTCAAAATTCTTTGGAGATTTAATTTCATGCATGTTATGTACATCGACGTGGGTCGGTTTCTTCATGTCAATAACCCTTGGTGGATTAACTACATCATTGGATATCCATTGGATACCATCAATTTTTTTCGATGGTATGTTTACTGCGGGTATTGTTTGGGCGATTAACGGAATCGTTGAGTTCTTCGAGGAGAGCAGAATAAAATAAACCACCATTGAGTGGATGCATTAGATTATGATTAATGGCATTTATAAGAAGAAATTTTGATGACACTCTTGTTAGAGAATTTGGAATTAAATTTACAAAAGAACAGTTTGGTTTACTATTTGAAAACCACCCAAACAAAATTGCGATAGACCTAATCAACCCTGAAGATTACAATAAAGGAGTTGAGATGGAAGGAGGAGGATGGGAAGGTGATTTTTGGTTAAATGAGAAATATGTGAAGATTAGTAAATTAGATTTTGGTACAATTAATATCCCAATCAGGAAAACAAAATATTGGTATGATAAAATAAATGAAGTTTTACTTCCGAATAGGAAAAAAAATCTGTTTATTCGCACCAATAAAGACTTCACCCAAGCGATTGTAATTAAACCAACAACAATTAAGAACAGAAACAAAATACTGTGGACCGAGTTCCAACCAAACAATAGTACTGAAGTTGAGAAGTGGATGTCATTCAGACAAGAACACGTAGACACATACGACTTGGTTGGTGGTAAATGGAAAAAACAACGAATTAAAAAGAAAAATGGCATACAATAACCCATACATTAAAGTAACTTGGCAGGATACACCTGAGAATTTTACCCCTGAAAAAATCAGAAGTGTTAAATCCTATTTCCAAAATAAATACAATAGTAAGAATGTTCAAATTATTACTAAGACCGTTTCTAATGTTGAGGATACGAAATTAAAGTCACTTGATATTTCTGAAAACATTTCAGATAACGATTATCAAAAAACCTTAATGAAGGATTTTGTTGAGGAAAACAAAATTGATGTTATTTGGGAAAGACTTGACAAGTTGGATAATAAAGTCAACGAAGAGTTATTACATATTAACGGTAGTAAAGTAAAATATAATAAGTGGTTCATTAAGAAAGTAGAATTTTCAAACTTTCTTTCTTATGGTAACGATAATATTATTGATTTTACAGATTTACCTGGAATCACTGTTGTTGAGTCAACACCTAAAAACTTTGGGGGTAAATCAACTGCAACAGTTGACCTATTAATGTTCTTATTCTTCAATAAGACAACTAAGACCAAAACCAATATTGAAATCTTTAATCGTTTTACAGACATCGATGATGTATATGTAAAAGGGTTTGTGTCGATAGATGGTGACGATTACGTTATTGAACGAATCACTAATCGTAAAAAAGGTAGAAGTGGTGATTATACCGTTACCAATAAACTTGAGTTCTACAGACAAAATCTTGACGGTACCATTGAGAACTTAAATGGTGAACAACGTAGAGAAACTGAGGCGTTTATTACGTCCGCAATTGGTTCAGAAGAGGACTTCTTATCGACTATCTTAACAACAGGATATAACTTGGAGGAGTTAATTGAATCTAAACCAACCGCACGTGGACAAATCCTTACTAAATTCTTAGGATTGGAAACCCTTAAACAAAAGGAGGAGATTTGTAAGAGTATTCAAACTGAGTGGTCTAAAAAACTAACATCCAACAATTATAATACAATTCAGTTAGAAACAGACATCACCCAATACAAAGAAGAGATTGAAACCAATCAAAACAATATTCTAAAATATCAGGGAGAGTTAGAAACAACACAAACTAACTTATTGGAACTTGAAACGAAAAAAGAAGATGCGTTAAAGAGAAGAAACAACGACATCGACCAAGAGTTAATCAGGACAAACCCCGACCAAATCAAATCGGATATCAATGCGTTCAATGTTTCAAAAACTTCTGCGGTAAACAACGCAAAATCTGTCGATGTAAAAGAACCATCTCAATATTATGATGAGGATGCCCATCAAAAACAAAATGATATAATCAACAACATTATTGTTGAAGGTAGAGCGAATACAGGTGAGATTACCCGTTTAGAAAATTTGGTTAAACAATTGACCGAGGGTTCAATTTGTCCAACATGTAAACGAGCACTTGCGGACGTTGACCACACTGATGAGATTAATAAAATTAAAGAGGACATCAAAAAACTGTACGATTTAAAAGATGGTTTCACAAAGAACTTGAACGAACAGAATGAACTTCAAACGGTATTCGTTAACTTGAAGAAAGAGTTTGATGAGTACGAGAAGAATAAGTTAAAGAAGGCTCGTTATGAACTCGAGTCGGAACAAAAACAAAATGAAATTGATAAGTTACAAACCAAGTTAGACAACTTTGACCGTAACAAACAAAAGTTAGAGGAGAATAAAAAGATTGATACGGATTTGGTTGGTTTGAGAACACAGATTGAAACCGCAAACGCCAACATTCGTAACTACAATTCACTAATTGAAAGATGTAACAGTAACATCTCCGTACTAAATGATAAGATTAAGACTTCAGAAGAATTAATCGCAAAAATCAAAGTAGAGAATGAAACTCAGGCAATCTTCAAAGTGTATTTAACTGTGTTTGGTAAAAATGGAATCTCTAAGGTTGTTCTTAAAAACATGATTCCATTAATCAATCAGGAGTTGTATCGTTTGTTGGTTGATAGTTGTCACTTCATATTGGAATTGAATATTAATGAAAAGAATGAGGTTGAATTCGTAATGATTGACACAGAAACAAGAGTTGTAAAACCACTTAATTCTGGTTCAGGTTATGAACGTACCATTTCATCGTTAGCACTTAGAAGTGTATTAACTAAGATATCATCATTACCAAAACCAAACATCGTTGTGATGGATGAGGTGTTCGGTAAGATTGCAGATGAGAACTTGGAGATGGTTGGTGAGTTCTTCAAAAAGATTAAAACTTACTTTGACCATATATTTGTTATCTCACACAATACATTAATACGTAATTGGTCCGATAACTTGATTATGGTTAAAAAAGAGGATAACATAAGTTCTGTGGATTATGTTACCCCCAAAATTTCCTAAAACCAAAAATTTTTCTTATTTTTATAAAAAACAAATTATGAACACAAACGATTATAAAGACTTTGGATTATATGCCAAAGACAAAGGTATCAGTAGTCTAAGTCTACACAATTTCAATAAACAAATTGAATCAAGTCTAACACCTTATATCCTTGAGGAAAGACAAATGAACATCACCGTAATGGATGTGTTCTCTCGTTTAATGATGGAACGTATCATATGGGTTGCCGGTGAGGTAAACGACCACATGTCAACAATTGTCCAAGCACAGTTGATGTTCTTGGATAGTATAGATAATAATGATATAACAATGCATATTGATAGTCCCGGCGGTTCAGTTAAATCTGGTTTGTCAATGGTTGACGTAATGGATTACATCAATTCAGACATCCGTACAATTAACACCGGTATGGCGGCATCAATGGGTTCCATTCTACTCGGAGCGGGCACAGTTGGAAAGAGAAGTTCACTTCGTTTCTCACGCACAATGTTACACCAATCTTCAGGTGGTTTTAGAGGAAACATCCAAGATGCGAGAATTGACATGATTGAGTGGGACAAACTCAACAATGTTCTCTTTGAATTATTGGGTTCTTACTGTAATAAACCGGCAGAACAGGTTAAAAATGATGCATCGAGAGACTTGTGGTTATCTGCCGATGACGCTCTTGAGTACGGAATCATTGATGAAATTATCCGTAAGAAGAAGTAACTAAAAATGGGGGAGACATTTTCCCCCTTCTTCATATTTATAATAAAATATAGGTATGAATAAAGTAACATCTTTTATCGGTAAAAACTACAAAATTATCTTAGGTTTACTGTTTGGGCTGTTTGTGTTATATTGGATGATTTTCGTATTAACACCTTCAGTTTCAATGTCCGGCAAAGAAAAGTCACAAATTGACTCATTAAATGTCGTAATTCAAGGTCTTCATAAAGAGAACGCAAAATTAGATAGTACCATTCTTGGTCTAAATAAAGAAATTGACGCGGTTGACAAACAAATTGAAGAAATAAAACATAAAAAAACAACAGTTAAAAAAGAATATCATGAGAAAATTAATCGTGTTAATACTTACACTGAGCCTGAGCTTGACAGCTTTTTCTCAGACAGATACTAGTATTAAAGTTAAATGTCTACCAGTATCAACTTTTAAGAAAATCGCACAAGATTTATTAAGAGGTGATTCAGCAATGGCTGAGTTAAAATTAGTTAACGAACAACTAATTAAAACCGAGGAAAAGGTAATACTTAAAGATAGTGTCATCTCAACTATGCAAATCAAAGAACAGAATTACATATCAATAGTTGACGCTCAAAACCAAAAATATACTGTGTTAGAAGGATATACTAAAAAACTTGAATTTCAATTAAAGAAAGAGAAAGTAAAAGGTAAATTCAAAACAATCCTTGGTGGTGGTATGGTTGCAGTTTTAGGAGTTTTATTGTTGTTACCTTAAATACATTTTTATTATATATGAAAACATTTTTATTGTTTTTATACGGAACATTTGAAGATATTGAGGATATTGAATTTTTCTGTATGGAAATTTTAGGTACAAGTCCAGCAGTTAATTCTGTTAGATTTGTGATTGAAAATAATAAGAATATAATTGTTATATTTGATTCTGAAATGGAAAGAAAAGAATTATCCGCAGAACTTCATAGTATTCTAGTTAATGATACCGTGAAGTTTTACTTTCTTTTTGACCGTGAGAACATCTACAGTGCCAATTTACCTGTACAGATGAAAGAATTCATCTTTAAACCAAAAGAAAATCACACATCCCTTAGAGTGGAGTATCCATTGGATAAAGACGTTAAAGACCCTATTAACTTCGAAACCATGGATTTAGATATTATCCTCGAAAAAATAGAACAGTTTGGTGTTGGGAGTTTAACGGAAGACGAAAAAAACTTTCTAGATAACTTTGAAAATTAAAAAAATATTCGTACATTTGTAGTGAACCAAACAACAAATTTATGAGTAAATCAATATTAATCAACACGGAGGAAATACAACAATACATAAAAGACCTTAGAAAGATTAAAGTTATTTCTCACGAGAGACAAGAAATAATTTTTACTGAACTAAAAAGAAAAGACCTACCAAAAAAAGAAAGAGAAAATTATCTCAATGAATTAGTTGTAGGAAATCTTCGTTTTGTTATTACCGTTGCCAAATTATATCAAGGTCAAGGAATGGATATTATGGATTTAATATCTGAAGGTAATATCGGTCTAATGAAAGCGTCGGAAAGATTCGACCCAACTAGTGGTTTCAAATTTATATCATACGCCGTTTGGTGGGTGAAACAATCAATCATGGCATCTCTTAATGAGAATGCAAGAATCATTCGATTACCTTCGAATATCATTCAAGAAAATCAGAAAAGACAAAAAAACCAACCATACAAAGACGACCAATTTTTCATTAACTATGAAGATAAGGGAAGAGATTTTATTTTACCACATTGTGTAAACCTTAATGATGAAATAAATGAAGATGGGGACCAACTTATTGATGTAATCCCAAATAAAGATGCCGATGACCCTGAGGCACTATTAAACACTCCCGAAGAAGTTCGTAGAAGAGTGGATATGATGTTATCTATCTTAGATGACAGAGAAAAGGTCATAATTGAAAAATCCTACGGTCTTGCTGGTGTAGAAATGAATTTGGAAGACCTCGGTGAAGAGTTTGGATGTACCAAAGAACGTATTAGACAACTACGTGACAAGGCACTTAAAAAACTTAGAAACGATAGTTATGGATTACTAAACTATTTATAAAATAAAAAATTATGAAAAAGTTCGTTGAAAATAACTTCATTGTAATTGTTCTTGTAATTGCCGTGTTAACATTCCTTAAAGGATGTGGTGACGGTAGAGAATTGTCTAAAATGAGAAAAGAAATCGAGACAATTAAAGATTCGACTTATACAAAAGAAGAATTAAATGTTAGATTACAAATTGAAGGATTGAAGGCAGAAAAAAGAATGATTCAATCAACAGACAGAAAGATTTTAGATGTTACAAGACAAACCGAAATCGACAATGAATTAAAATCATTAGAATCAAAATTGAATTAATGGAGACTTGGTTTAAAAGGAATTATAAAACAATCATTATATCGGCATTTTTAATACCGATTATTACGGTTGCATTGGTATCTATATCACACGTAACAAAGTGGTATGGGTTATCAAACCCAGTTACTTGGGCGGTTTACCTATCAATTGGTATTGAGATTGCCGCATTATCAGCACTTGCAGCAATTTCCGCCGATATGGGTAGAAAAGTATATTTTCCATTTGGTATAGTGACCCTTATTCAATTTATTGGTAATGTCTATTTTGCGTATTCGTTTATTGATGTTACGAGTGACTCATTTAAATCATGGGTAGAATTGGTTGCCCCATTTGTTGAATTCATGGGAGTTGACCAAACAGACCTTGTTGGTCATAAACGATTCTTATCGTTTTTTGCTGGTGGAATGTTACCAATCATTTCATTGTCATTCTTACACATGTTAGTTAAGTTTACTCAAGAAAATAAAGAAAGGGGAATTGACGCAATTATTGATGATGGTGGTATTAGTGAATACATAAGGGAGCAGAAAAATAAATCCAAAGAAGAAGTTAAAGAAGAAATCCCTGTGGTTGATGCAAAAGACATTGTTGGTGAGGTTTCAAGAGTTAGATTAACTGAAGAAGATTTGGCCATATTGGAAAGATATTTAAACAACCCACCTAAACCAAATGATACGTTAGTTAAGGCGGCGGAGGAGTATAAAAAACAACAAGAACCCCAAATTACTGAACAACCTATTGGGGTCTATGAAAAAGAATTAGATGGATTTGGTACGGAACCACTTATTATACCTGAGGTGACTCCAACCCCTACAATTACAGTAACACCAACCCCAACTAATACCCCAACAGAGACACCTACAATTACAGTAACACCAACCCCAACTAATACCCCAACAGAGACACCTACAATGACTCCAACAGAGACTGAGGTTCCGACATTCACCCCAACCGCAACGGTAACACCAGAGGAGGTTATAGAGGTTTTACTCGAAAATATTCCTGTGGTTGAAGTACCACAATTAACGATTGAGGATATGCCAATTGAATCGGATGAAATATATTCACCTGAAGATATGGAAGAGTTTAAAGAGTGGGATATTACGTTAATGGATGGTTTTGAAGATGAACCACCATACGAGGAACCATTATCAGAACCTCTTATCGAAACACCAACTGAAGAACTTCCAACGATAGAATCTGAGGAAGAAAAAAAAAAGTAACAGAGTCCCAATCCCAAGTAATAAATTCTCCAAACGATGGTTTGGAAAAGGTTACGGATACTATTAAAAATGATGACCTTTATTGGGAATCTGAGGACAATAACGTGGAGGAGACACCAACGGCGGAGTTATCGCCAAGACCTTCCCCCATGAGAAAAACGATTACAAGGAATGTTGGAAATACACAACGTAGAAGGTTTAGATAGTAAGGTACTAAACATAACAAAAAGAAAAACAAAAAAAACCCAAATATTACTATACGATACCGGTAGAAGAGCCGACGACTTCATTAATAAGTTAAAGTATAGAAATAACGGGAAATACTCTGAAATACCACATTTCGTGGTTACTAAATTAGGTACGGTGTATCAATTATACGATACAAATTACTACTCAAATACTTTTGAGGAACCTAAAGTAGATAAACAATTTATTAAAATAGCAATTGAAAACCTCGGGTGGTTAAGTAAAAATACCATCACGGGGTTTTTAAATAATTGGATTGGAGACCCATATAGGTCCGAACCATTCGTTAGGAATTGGAGAAACTATTATTTCTGGGATAAGTACAGTGACAGTCAATTAGAGTCTGTTGCTGACCTGTGTGACCACTTATGTGGGTTACATAGTATACCTAAACAGGTGGTACAATCACAAGGTTATTTAGAAAATGTCATAAAATTCCATGGAGTTGTTTGTAAATCCAACTTTTCGAATATTTATACAGATATAAACCCATCATTTAATTTTAGAATATTTTTTAGAAATGAGCAACAAGAAACAGACACCATATGACGAGATGAAAGGTTTCCTCAATATAATGAGAAATCTTAACGAGTCAAAAGTGACAAACAAGAAAACAATCACCGAAGAGGTTGAGGAAACAAGACCAATGGAACCCGGTGACGATATTAATGAACCAGCACCTGAGTCAAGTCAAGAACAGTTTGACAACGTAGAAGTGGTTAACGATGTGGAAGTTAAATTACTTTCATATGACCAAGAGGATGTTAAACTACAGGAAGATGAAAAGGGTTCAATAAGTCAATTGATTGACTCATTCAGACAACAAGTCGCACAACTTGCGGAATTAGACCCAGGTTTTACAATTGACGATAACCAAATTAGGTTAGATGGTACTATTAGTGACTTAGACATCAACTTTGTAATGATTGTTGGTCAAGATGGTGGTTTATATATTAACTCAGACATGTTACCAATTGAAAACGAAACTATGACTATGTTAGACAAGTTAGTTAAGTTTTTACCGACATATACATCGGCAATGGAACCTTTGATTAGAACAAGAAGAAACACATAAGATGGCATTATCAAGCGCAGATATTAAAGAGATTGAAAAAATTTCAAGGAAAGAAATGAAAGACTTCCTTGAGTCCACTCAAGCACATAATATCGTTATTAAGATGATACAAAAGGAAACCGGTGCAAAAAGTATCGACGACAGAATTGTGGACCTATCAACTAAGGTGGTTGTTGAACTATTCAAAACTCTTTGGCAGCGTAAGTCGTTTTGGGAAAGTTCATTAAAGAGTGTCAAGTAATATGAAAGAATCAAACAAATTAAAGGGTGGTAAATCTGATAATATGTCGATTAAAGACATTGCGATAAAACACGCCTACGACGATTCAACCGATTCAGTTGATAAAAAAGACATTGAAATCACGGTTTCAGAATTGTTAAAACAATTGAATAAAGGTATTAAGATTGAACTTGAACACACCAAAAATAAAAGCCAAGCAAAGGAAATTGCCATGGACCATATTGGTGAAGACCCAAAATACTATGATAAATTAAGTAAGATGGAGATTGAGGAGAAATGGTCACAGGAATATAAAGATTCTATAGATTGTTCAAATCCAAAAGGATTCTCACAGAGGGCACATTGTCAAGGTAAAAAGAAGAAACAAGATACCACAGAGGCGATGGGTGCAGAATCTGGTGGTTCATTTGAAATGGCGTTTAATAGTAAACCAATTAATAGACCAATCACCAAGATACATAATATGAATGAAGAGGGTGATATCGATGAGGCGATGACTGCAGATTCTAATGGTGCGTATGATGCACCATTCCCAAGTAAAAACCGTAAAAACCCACTGAGTATTGGTGGGGAAAAGAGTATCAAACAAAGTAGAGCGGTTAAGGATAAAAAATTCCCTAAATGGGGTGGTCCTAAGGGTGTTTACGTAAGAGTTAAGGATAAGTGTAAGAAATTCCCTTATTGTAACCAAGGAAGTACCAAAGCACTTGAATTCTATGAAGTGGATGGATTGGTTGAAGCGGTAAAGAAAGTATCAAAAAAATACGGAATTCCATACTCAGAGATGGAGAAAGTAGTGTTAAATGAAATAAATAAGATATTTATAAGATAATATGAAAACAAATATTCAAAATATAATTAATGAAACCCTAATGGATGAGGTAAAAAGAACCATTTTAGAGGGTGAAAAAGGTAATGATGTGTTTCATATTACTTGTGAAGGTGAACCTATTGATTCATTTGAATCTGAGGAAGAAGCAAATCAACATTTAAATATTTATAAAGATAAACATCCTGAAAAGGAGTTTATTATTGAAAAACAAAAATATAACTCACATTCTGATATGATTGACAAATTGGATGAGATGGGAGAAACCTTTGAAGTAAAAGAAACAAAAACCATGGAAAAAAAGTCTATAAAAGTTAAAAACATAGCACAAGCAATTTTAGATGCTAAAGAAAGAGGTCTTTCTGAAATAAAAGTAGGAACCGAATCTTATAATGTTAATGAATACTATAAACAACTTGAAGAAGAAGAAATGCATTCTGGGTATGGTGATGTGAATGAAGAAGGTGATGTTGAAGAATCTAATGCATTTGTTTTAGCTGCCGATGCTGCTAGAGATGGTGGTAAAAAAGAATTTGAATTTCCAAAAGGAAGTGGTAAAATGCATAAAGTAACCATAACCAAAGATATTGACACTAATGAGGGTGAAATGGAAACATGTGATTCATGTGGTAAATCTGTTGAAGATTGTAAGTGTGAAGGTCATGACCATAAATTAAATGAAGGTGAAGGAATGTGCAACGAATGTGGTTCTCCTATGAATGAGGAAGGACAATGTAGTGAATGTTCAACAATGAAGGAAGAAGATGAAACGGTTGTTACAAGTATGGATGACCTTGGCGAAGGTGATGACGAAGAAATCGTTACATCTTTAGACCAGTTAGGTGAATCTAAAAGGGCAACTTTAAGATTGTCAGAAAGTGAATTAGTTTCATTGATTTCAAGAATGGTTTCTGAATCAGTACCGGGTCTTGAGTTTACTAAGAAGGTGCAAAAAACTTCGGGTGACGACTCTAAATCACACATGTCTGATGTTGAAAAGAAATTGAAAGACATCTCAACGTTTGATGGTAATGATAACCCTGAGTTTCCTAACCAAATCAATAAAGGTGAGAAAGTTGCTCAAAGAACAACTGACGAAGAAAACGAAACAATTGAAGATAATAGAGGTGGTGGAATGGAAGATTTACAATACGACTACGAACCATCAGAAAGATTTAAAGTAAGATTAAAAAAGGCGTTAGAGGGTGATTCTACAATGGGTAACTCACACGACGCGGCAAATGTTATCCCTTCTAAAACAGGTGAGAACATGGGTAAAAAAGTAGAAAGAAAAGCAAAGAAGTTAGCGGGAGAAAAACAAGTTAGTTGGGGACATAAAGGTATTGAACCTTTGAACGTTAAAACAGTTAACGAGTCTAAAACTACAATGTCATCAATCTTAGAGGAAGAAGTTCAAAGAATGAAAAAAATCTTTGGATACAACGAAAAAACTCAATAAACTTCTTTTTGTCCTTTTCTTTCCTTATATTTTTTATATTCGGCAACATGGAAAAGAGAGAAGATTACATTGAGTTTGAAACTACCGACAAATACAAACATCAAATCGACATTTGGTACAGGGCATATAACATACATAGAGAGAGGGTAGAACTTTTTTATGATTTTCTATCTTCTTTATATGAACTAGTCGATACCACATTCTTAGGTGTCGATGTCCTATTCAACGAGACAGACCAACGAAACCACTTCAACTGGTGTTGGGATAAATTACTGTCTGATTTTTCAAAGGAAAAGATTTATTTTAAAGAAAAGGGTAATCATTATGAATACCTTTGGAATTTCTTCTATGAGGCATACTACGGTACCAAAATGGATGAAGGTAATCCCCGTATGGGTGAGTATTTCTATAAATTATTTGACTTCAAACATAAAAAATCAAGGTCAGAGCTTGATATGTTAACTGAGGTCTATAAATTATTAGAACAAAACTTGAAAAAATAGAATTTTTTCCGTATATTAGTAATAAAAACGGAAAAATATGGAAACGCTAAAGAAAATAAAAGACTTGGTGGAGAAAATGTCTGTTGACACTACTAAAGTTTATGAAAAGGGTAACCGAAGTGCATCGATACGTGCTAGGAAACACGCACAGGAGGTTAAAATACTAATGGCACAATATCGTAAAGAAATTTTGGAGGAGATTAAACAACATGATTGAGCAATTTAAATTATTCTTACTCATTCTGAGTTGTGTTTACACTCTAAGATTCATATTGGAGTTTATAGTTAAACTATTTCAGTCTGAACCGGTACCGATGAAGGTATCAAAAGTAAATGAAACGATTCTTTACTTAACAACATCATACATAATAACTTACTTTATAATTTAACAACGTGTTTGAAACTATAAGATTTTTAAGACCTTTCTTTTTCTCATTAAGGGAGATTGACGGCAATGTCAGTTTAGACATTAAACTACCTGTAACATGGAGATTCGAACAAATCGTCGCTCCGTATAAATCAATTAAAACAAAAGTCCAAGACAAGAACGATAAGTTTACTTTGTTGTCATTGATTTCACATGCAACCACAGATGGTTATGATGTTGTCTTCAGATGTGCTCAGGATGTAATCGACACTAACAAAGAGATGGAGGAAAAACAAAAACTACTACAGTCAAAAATTAAAGAATTGGAATTGCTGTTCCAACATGAAACACTTGATAAACTAAAAGAAATTTCATTTATAGATAATGGCACAGAAAAACAACAAGAGCCTACAACAGGGATTAAATTGGTTGAAGAAGGAAGCGGAGAGGGACCAGAGGGAGATTCTGAACCAGAAGAGGAGGATGATTGAGGAAATCAAAAAAATTGATAAGACTCAAATGTTCAAAGAACCTGAAAAAAAGAAAATAAACATATTTACTAAAATACTAATGATATTCGGTTATGGAAAAAAAGGGTGACTTATTAAATCAACTTGCGATTGTTAGCGATTTAATTGAAAAATTAAATATCGCCTCGGTTTCAAACACAATCGTAATTGAGGTTGCCGAATTAGAATTCTATAAAACATATGATTACGTTTCTAAAAAACAAAATAGAAAAACCTCAAACCCCGGTAAATCATTTACAATTAAAATGGGTGAGGTGGATATTGTGTTTAATAAGAGTAATGACGAAAAAGTTCAGTCCTCTTAAATCCTTTTGATTCCAATAAAGTATAAAGTAATTTTCTTTGAGCGGTAGTTACATCTTTAACGAAGATGAAATTACCCTTTTTCTTTTTTAATAGGTCCTCTCTAACCAAACCAAACAATCTCTCAGCATCCGCAATATTTTTATTACCGTACAATCTTATATCATCCTCAACCTGTACAAATAGTTTGTTATTTAATGTGAATATCTGACCAATCTCCGATATCTCCATTATTGATGATAACATCTCATGATATCGGATTCTTTTCTTTGTTTGAAAATCATAAATTAATTCTTCTTTCCAATATGGAATAATTTCTTTGATGCGAAGTTTATCGTCTTCCATCTTTGTCTCAATTAATCTACCAAGACTATCTTTAACATATGTACTCTTAACCCAACGACTATTTGGGAAGATTAATGCCAATTCAAATAATTGTTCTTGTTTTCTTTTACCACCTTGTGTCTTTAAGAAACGTGGTTGTCTTTCAGTTTTAAATTCGCGCCAGTACTCATGTATTGTCGTCAGTTTCTGACAACGATACAAAATTTTTATTCTCTTCTTATTACAGAAAAGAACTATAAAGTACTTTCCGTTTTTCATATAAACTTACAGATGAGTGTGTAGATACCGTAAATGGCGAACCCACTCCAAATAACAACAAACCACATCACCCCCTTCTGAACAAACTCGGTGCTCTTAACCAATTCCTCCTTGAGAGATTGTTTTTTCTTACATTCTGAACATGCCATAATTTAAAGTATACATAATAAATAGGAGTTTGTCAAGAAATAAGGACACTCAAAAAACTTTGACCCACCTCTTTTTTTTACGGTTTTTTTTACTTATATTTTCTAATACGTACAAATAAAACACTAAATTACAACTTTAGGAGATGATATCATACATTGGTGGAAAAGCAAGAATAGGTAAATGGATAGTTCCGTACATACCAACGGATATTGAAACATATGTTGAAGGGTTTTCAGGGATGTTTTGGGTTTTCTTTAACATGGATTTAAAGAACTACCCTAACTTGAAAACTGTAGTCTACAATGACTTTAATGGATTGAACGCCAATCTATTTAAATGTTCAAGAGACTGCGATAGGATGTGGGAAGAGTTGGCAAAATACCCATGTCAACAGGTTGGTGTTGAGGTAACCCCACCTGAATATGAACAGATGTTCAAAACCTATCAAAAAGAGGTGTTTAGTCCTGATTTAGTAATTGGAGACGAACCTAACTATGATGTTGCTGCGAAGTACGTCTATGTGTTAACCCAAGTATTCTCGGGGTCAAAACCCGAGTCATCAAATTACACTGATTATAAGGGTAAGTACAGATGTAAAGTCTTGATATTCATGGATAAATTAAAACATCTTGAATACCGAGCACATTTAGGGAGAATCACATTCGTTGAGAATATGGATTTTCAAACAGTAATTGAAAAATACGATTCACCCACAACATATTTCTATATGGACCCACCGTATTGGAAAACTGAGAACTATTACTCAAACCACGACTTCGATTCAAAAGACCACGAAAGATTGGCAAACGCATTGAAGGGTGCACAAGGTAAATTTAGTTTATCATATTACGAATTCCCACAACTACATGATTGGTTTCCAATATACGGAACCAATGTAGGTGAGAATGGTCAACTATCAATGTTCAGTAAACAATTTAGATGGGAAAGACGAACGTTCAAAAAGGCCGCGGGTTCTAAGAAAGATGGAACACAAAACGATGGCATCGAATTACTGATAATGAATTATTAATTTATGGAGAAATCACCTGAGGTATTAATTTATCTGCAGACTGTAAAAAAATATATCGATGGTAATGAAGACGCAAAAAGGTATTTTATTGCCAATGATAGTGAATCTGATTTTTTTGATTTGGTAAGTGACATTTCACAAATCAATTTTGAAAAGAGAGGACAACCGGAATTAAGTAAAGAACAATTTGAATTAGTTAGAATAACATTAGTTGCATTTAAAAAATCAGAAGAGGAAATACCGGATGACTCAATATACGAATACATCCCAAACCAGATAAATTTTTATTTAAAATAAGATGAATAGATTACCAGAAAAATACCCACTACACGAAATTTCATATGGATATGAAATGCCGTTAGAACAATTATTTGTTCATTACTTCGACGCAGTACCGTCTAAATTTTCAGATTCAACAAAAAAATACGGACATAATTTATATAACCACTTAATTTCAAATAAATTTTATTTAGAAGTGGAGACAAGACACACCGGTAGAAGATACGATAAACCATCGAATAATCATTTATTCTTTAATGCGGATGGTCATCTTGGTATCCTATTAAAAGGTAATTATGATAAGACTCATGGGATTTATTATGAGATATCAGTACTTTATAATACTCAGAATGGTTCATTCGAAGAGCAAACTGTATATTTGGATTTAAGTCAATTTGAAATCTCAATTAAAAAATCGGGCATCAACTTGGTCAAATCAGAAATGGGACATTTAGATACTGAAGAGTATGAGATGAATGTACCTGATATTAATTTGGAATTAAATTACGGTTCTGAGTTTGTTAAAGTACATGATGTTATCATCAAAAGATTAAACAACCCGAATGATAAAGGTATTATCCTATTTCACGGTGACCCGGGGACAGGTAAAACTTCATATATCAAATATCTTACTCGTTTGATTACAGATAAGGAAATTTTATTCATTCCACCATCAATGGCGGAATCATTATCCGAACCATCAATCATTCCATTCCTAATGGAACATAAGAACTCTATTTTGATTGTAGAGGACGCTGAGAGAGTTATTGCCGATAGAGAGGGTAATGGGTCATCTGTTGGAGTTTCGAACATCCTGAACCTTACAGACGGTATTCTGGGTGATTGTTTGAACATTCAGGTTGTGGCAACATTTAATATGAAAAGAGAGAAGATTGACCAAGCGTTACTTCGTAAAGGAAGATTGATTGCCGAACACAAATTTGAAAAACTAACAACTGAAGAGTCAAATCGTCTTTTAGAACACCTTGGAAATGAAAAAAGGGTTGACAAAGGAATGACTTTGGCTGATATTTACAATATAGACGAAGAAGTCTTTAAACACGATAATAAAACACAAATAGGATTTAATTAAAAAATATGCAACAAGTATCAAGTGAAGAATTGGAACAAATGAAGTTCCGTGGAGAAAAAGTATTAGCGGATTTCTACGCCGACTGGTGTGGACCCTGTAAAACGTTAATCCCAAGATTAGAAAGATTAGAATCAGAGTACCCTGACGTTAAATTTGTTAAGGTAAATGTTGATGATAACCAATCATACATGTTAGATTTGGGTATTCGCTCAGTACCGACTGTTATATTTTTTGATGGAAATTTAAAAGTTAACACAACCACAGGTATACAAGCCGACACTCATTATCGAGATGTATTGTCACAATTGAGTATAAATGAGTAATAAATTGTTATTGTTCACCCTAAAAGGATGTGGACACTGTAAAACCCTAAAGGGTAAACTAAAAGAACTTTCCATTCCGTTTACCGAAATTGATGTTGATTCTAATCAAAAATTATGGGACCAAGTGGTTGCTCAAACCAAATTGGATTACCTACCAACATTTTTTATAAAACAGGAAGGAACCGAAAATGGACCTGTTTTTTGTCCCACAAGGGACTTCAATAACGAGGAAGAAGCGTTAGAAATTATAAAAAAGTACATTACTTTAGAAAAAGAGGATAATTAATCCTCTTTTTTTGTGCCTATAACTTAATATAAAATATTTATGTAAAAGACTTTACTTTTACATGGCATTACAAAAGATTAATTGGACACAAATTGAGACGGTTCCACCTTCAGGTACTACGGTAGTTTTAGGTAGTATCGGTTCCCCATTAGAGGGAATATTCGCTAATGATTTAAACGTTAGTGGAGCACTCACAATCAATACCCTCCAAACATCTGGTAGTGTTGTTGTTGGTGGTAACTTAACTGTACTTGGTACAACTACCACTATTGATTCAACCACAATATCCCTTGGCGATAATATTATCGAACTAAACGGGACTGCAGATGCATTTGGTGGTTTTATCGTTAGAGACCCAACATCACCAAATTTGGTGTCGGGAAGTTTATTATGGGATTCCGCAAATGACAGATGGATAGCGGGTCCTTCAGGTTCTGAACAACCAATTCTTATTGGTGGTTTGGGTAACACAAATGTGTTACAAAAAGTTCATGCGAACGGTACTCTTGTAGATTCACGAGTATCTGACGACGGTTCCATCATTACTATTAGTGGTGCGACCATAATTAAGGGAGATTTAATCGTTGAGGGTAAAACAACCCTTATTCAGAAAAATGACCCAAATACCGAATCTCTTGTGGTTTCAGGAACGATGTCTATTGTTCAAAACATGATTAACACACAAGTAGTATCCGCCTCTTTAAGTCTCCAAGGTTTGGGTGTGTTTTCCAATCCAACCGCAAATGCTGAAATTGACTTGGGAGGTTTTATTTAAAGGAAAAATTAACTATTTATATAAAAGAAAAAAAATTATACAAAAATTATGGCACAAATAATCAAACACAGAAGGGGTTCCATCACACAACTGAAAGATGTAACAGCCAGAAAAGGTGAATTTGTTGTAGCAACCGGTTCTATCGGTACAATGAATGGACCTTGGGTGTTCGTTGGTGATGATGAAATCGCTGGTGGATATAAACCCACTTCTAAAATTTATGAAGGGTCAACAGTACCCACAATTGCTGCCGGTTCATACGGTACTGTTTTAGATGGTACTCCATTTTATTCAACCACAGATGAGGCATTATATGTTTTAGCGTCGGGTGGTAACAGAAAGGTAGACTTAACAGGTAACATGGAGGGAAATACGATTTCCAACGTTACCGTTACTAGTTTAACAGGTAGTAATGCAAACGTTAATTCAGTAACTGGTAGTATTGGTAACTTCACATCTGCATTAACAGGTTCTCACGTAAAAGTAACAAACAGTTTAACTGTTGGTGGTGATAGTATCTTTACAGGAAACATTACTGGTTCAAACTTAAAATTAACAGGAAACGCAGTTATTGATGGTAATATCACTTTAGGTGGTAATATCACGGTTGGTGACGGTGATACAGATTTTGTATCATTTGGTGCTGATATCTCCTCTTCAATTGTTCCCGACATTAATAACGCGTTTGACCTTGGTTCTACTTCAAAATATTGGAGAAACCTATACCTTAGTGGTACCGCATACGTTAGTACATTAAATGCCACTGGAGTGACAATATCTCAGGATTTACTTGTTAGTGGTAGTTCTTATTTGGGTAATGAAGTAACTGATAAAGTTATCGTTACAGGTTCATTGAATGTACAGGGTTCAGCAATATTAACAGGAGCAGTTACCGCATCTACATTCACAGGTTCATTTATCGGTGATGGTTCTAACTTAACAGGAATTGTTTCAACATTATTTGTTACATCTTCCGATGGTACGACCACCAATATCGGTGAGGTTTCATTGAAAACTGAAAGTATAACATTTGAAGGTGTTGCATCTAAAGGTTTAACCACCACATTCAACAATAGTACAAACACATTAAAGTATGATTTAGACCAAGACATTAGAACAGGAGCAACTCCTACCTTTAATCAATTTACATTAAGTTCTCAAGCAACCACCACATCACATGCGGTTAGGGGTGACAGAAACTTAACTGTGACAGGAACAACAAACCAAGTAACTGTAGTTGGTGGGGCTCAAAACTTAACAGGTGATAGAACTTGGACGGTTAGTTTACCACAAACGGTAGATTTAGGAACGGGTTCAACATTAAATTCAACAACCGCTAACCATACTAACTTAGTATCAACTAACATTACAGGTGGTACAATGACAATCACAGGAAACACAGGTTTCAGTGGTGATGTTAATATTAGTGGTAATTTAAATTTATTAGGTAGTGCAACTCAAGTACATATCTCTTCATCAGTTATTGAATTGGATGACAATATTATCAGATTGAACGCATATTCTCCATTTGAAAGATATGCTGGATTTGAAGTTATTGACTCAGGTTCTGTTGGTGTTTCTGCATCATTGGTTTGGGATTCATTGAGTGACTATTGGATGTTCGTTTCTTCAAGTGGTGAATCAAGTAAATTAATTGGTACAACTCCAGGAACATATGGTTCTGAAATAAGTTTAACAACAAATACAATCCCTAAAGCAACCGGAGCAAGTAGTATTGGAAACAGTTTACTTACTGATAATGGAACAACTTTAGCGTACAACACAAATAAATTCACCGTAACTGCGAGTGATGGGGCAACCTTAATCGCTGGTAACGTTACTTTGAGTTCTGCGGGCGGTGCGGATGGTTTAACCAAAACATCGGCAATTATGTTTAGAAATAATACCAACGTAGTTGGTTATGTTTCAACAACAGAAACAACTGACGTTATGGATGGTATTTTGGGTTATAAAAACTCAAATGGTGGATTAATATTCTCGACCGTCATTGATGGTGGAACTTACTAAAAACAACCAAACACAAACAAAAGAAAACCCCAAGAAATTGGGGTTTTTTATTTGTAGGTAATGAAGTATTTATTGTTAGACCTATATAGGTTATAATAATTTTTGGTACATACCAAGTTTAAGAAGAAACCATACATATGGCGCAAATAGTAAGACTGCGTAGAAGTTCCGTTTTAGGTAAAAAACCTACAAACGCACAACTCGAATTAGGGGAATTATCCATTAACACTGGTGACGGTAAAGTTTTTCTTGCCAAGTCAGGTTCGGGGGGACCCTCAATCGAAGAATTAATCTCCACGAATACCGTAAACACGGGTTCGATAAATTTAATTGGAGATATAACCGCGTCTAATTTCGTCGGTAATGGTTCAGGAATTACGAATGTAATTTCATCATCATATGCGGTATCATCCTCATATTCTGTTTCCTCTTCTTATGCTGGTTTGGCGTTTACAATTGAATCCACTCCGGGTTCAACACAATTATTAACAGTTTCAACACCAGCAACAACTTGGACATTTAATCACAATTTAGGTGAACAATTTCCCGTTATTCAGGTATATGACGATAACGGATTTGTGGTAATACCGACATCTATTGAGATGTTCAGTGACATAACAACAATTATTACATTTTCTTTAGCACAATCAGGTTATGCAACTGCTACAGTTGGTGGTGGTTTACCGGCAATTAGTTCTTCATATGATGGAAGAATTTTACAGACTGATGGAGTGGGTGCGAGTTGGAAACCACTCAACTACGGACAATTTAGTGACACAACAATTCAAAATGGAGGTGGGACTTCATCCACTCCACATGAAATGAGACTTAATACCGTTGATTTGGCGAGTGGATTTAGTATTGTTAGTGGAACAAGAATAACCGCAGCAAATAGTGGGATATATAATTTACAATTCTCGGCACAGTTACTTCAAACCACAAATAATGCTGCGGAGATATCGATTTGGTTACGAAAGAATGGAAACAATGTCCCAAATTCCAATACCGATTTAACTATTGAAAAAATATCGGGTGGTGGGAAGTTAGTTGCCGCATGGAATTTTTTTGTTGAATTAAACGCAACCGAATATGTGGAATTAATGTGGTCATCAACCCGTTCTGACACTCAAATATATTACGAAGGAATACAATCCAGTCCATCTAGACCCGCAACACCATCAATAATTGTAACAATGTCTCAAATAGCGTAATTAATATGGGACACCACAGAGGACCAAAAACAACAACACAAGATTTAATTTTTTATTACGATACAGGTAATGAAAAGTCGTTTGCCGGTGAACCAACAACAAATTTATCTAATTTTAATATTGCGAATAATACATTTAGTAGTGATACTCCATTGAATATCACTCAAACCGCAAATTCTTCGGAAGAAACATTCCAAGGAAGATTATCAAGAAAGGTGGTAATAAATGCTGGTGGATTTTGGAATTCATATGTTTACTCATATAATACTAGTGTTAGTAGTCCAATTTTTACGGTATCGTTTAAAATAAAAATGTCAGATGGGTCAAATCCCAATACAATAATAACGGGTGGATATATTTACGGTTCTGAGGGTTCTTTTTATCCTGGACCAACATTCACTTATCTATTCGATGGATGGTATTTAGGTACTCTTTTATATAATGGAACATCTATGACTCTAACATCGATAACTGGGTTCTATGGTGAGGGCGGACCTAAAACTTTTTATGTTGCGGATTGGCAAGTGGAAGCAAAGTCACATGCAACACCATTTGTAAATGGTACACGTTCAGTAACACAAGGTTTACTTGATTTAACAAGAAATGAAACAATAAATTTATCTAGTGTTTCTTTCGACTCAAATGCACAAATGTCGTTTGATGGAACAGATGATTTTATCGATACCAATTTTTCCCCAACTTCAATTAATTACCCAACAATAGAGGCGGTTGTTTATAGAAACACCGCAACTGGAAGATATGAGGCAATCATTCAAAATAATGTTGATAGTGACGATGCGTTGTACGTATTCCCAAATGGAACTTTAGGGTTTTGGCCATGTGCAGGTTCAAGTTTATCTGTTCCAACCGGACAATGGTCATATGTTGCCGTTTCATATAATGGTACCACTTTAACTTTCTGCGTAAATGGAACAATTCAAGTTGTAACAACCACATGTGCTGATATTATGGATTGGGATTTTTTACGTATAGGTGCTCATGGGTCAGGTGATGGAGAAAGATGGATTGGAAAAATCGCAATTGCGAAGGTGTATAATAGGGCACTCACATCTTCGGAATTATATCAGAACTATAATGCAATTAAAACAAGATTTGGAATATAATGAGTAATGGACCTAAAATAACGAGAGATGGATTAGTGTTTTATTACGATGTTAATAATGCCAAATCATATGTTGGAGAACCAACAACTAATTTGGTTAATCCAGTATGGGGTGCATGGGGAATAGATGCGTCAGGTTACAGTGCCGCTGGAACAAGAACGATAATATCTCCATACCATTGTAGAATTGATGACATTGCGTCAAATACAAGACAATCAATTACGATGGGGGGTGTTAATGAAAATTCAATATATACTTTTTCGGTAAAATATAGAAAAATTGGAGGTACACCATCACTTAGATTTCAAATTTATTCTAGAGTAGGTGGGAGTTATGTACAACCAGCGTTTCCAACAACAATTCAATTAGGGGTTGTTGATACATATGAATGGCAAACCGCGACATATAACTATACTACACCACCAGGTACTGATTTGTTTTTTTGGTATATGCAAGATGGTGATGATTATACTCCATATACACACTCATTTGAATTAAAAGAACCACAAGTTGAAAAGAAATCACACACAACACCATTTATTAATGGTACGCGCTCATCCACTATAGGGTTAAAAGATTTATCACGAAATTTAACTATCGATATATCAAATGTCTCATTTAATTCTAGTTCACAAATAGAATTTGATGGTACGAATGATTTTATTAATTGTGGGTTAGTCCAACCGTTTGATTTAAATAGTCGAAGAGTGACTTGGGAATCGGTTGTAAAATTTAATAACTCCACAGGTTCAGAAGCATTTATTACGAGATGGGATAATACTTTAGGGTCGGTATGGTGGTTTGGAAGATACCCCACAACAAAAATACATATTGCATTTATTATTAATGGTGGATATTATGCGTATTTTAGTGATGGAGACATTTCTTCCACATTAAATTATTACCACATAACCGTAACTTTAAACGACACCGTTTTATCTTATTATATAAATGGGGTATTGGATAGTACCGATTCAGTTGCGACAGGAACGTGGACTGAAGACCCTGACGTGAGTTTAATAATTGGAGCGCAAAACTTAGGAACTGCCGCTAATTTTTCAGGAGAAATCCCGATATCTAAAATATATAATAGAACACTTAGTAGTAATGAAGTTTTAGAAAACTATAATGCAATAAAAAATAGATTCGGAATATAATATGTCGATAACAACTGGACCCGATAATAAAATAAACTCAAACTACAACATTAGTGGTGTGGTTACTGACTCACTACAATTATATTACGACCCTGCTCGTTATTATTCATATTCAGGTAATGGTCCTATATTGAAAGATTTAAGTGGTAATGGTAGAGATTTGACCATGTACACATATGGGGGGACAACTTACTCCAGTAACCCATCACAAGGAGTACCATTCACCACAACAAAAGGTGGTGAATTTACATTTGATGGTGTTAATGATTTTGGTAAAACACCATCAACGTTTAACTTAGGAACAACCTTTACCGTATCGGCGTGGGTTAAATTAAGTGTTAGTGGTGATAACGCAATTTTAGGTCACTGTAATGGAGGTCCATCGGGAGCTGGATTTGTTATTTCAAATGGATTTCTAAGAATGTGGTATTATACCGCACCGTGGCAAATAATTGACAGTACAACGGGTGGAATTAATGATGGTAATTGGCATTATTGCGTTTGGTCAGTTGCAGGTACAAACATTAAAATGTACATTGATAATAATATGGTGGATGATACCACTTTAGTTGGGTCAATTAATCCACCATTAAATAGTATTGGGTGTTTATGGGGTCCTTGTAACTCCGATAGTTATGGTCCCGGTACGGATGGACCTAGTACTCAGTTTAACGGTCAAATGGGGGTCGTGATGTGCCACTCAAAGAGATTATCTGACACTGAAATTGAACATCATTGGGAAATCTTCAAGAAAAGATACGACATTTAACACTACCATGTTTATTATCTAACAAATTGAGACCTAATAACTGAGGTTTTGGGTATTTATTGGTATGGGTTTAGAATACACCGCAAAAATCATTACAGATGGATTAGTTTTATGTTTGAACTCCGCCGATACCAATTCGTATCCGGGGTCGGGTACTTCGTGGAATGATTTAAGTGGTAATGCAAACAATGGTACATTGATTAATGGTGCATCGTTTAACTCCAATAATAAAGGAAGTATTGTTTTTGACGGGAGTAATGATTATGCCCAAGTAACATCCCCATTTGGCGATATTGATTGGTCATCAAGAGCGTGGTCATTTAGTACATGGATGAAACTTGATACATTGGGTGATAAGTGTTTAGTCAATCTAAATTCATCCAATAGTTTACATTATATAGTTACAAATGTATTCTATAGTAACGGTCAAAGTTATTGGTATTTTATAAAAAATTCCACGGCAACTCAAACAAACTTTACTCAAACTACAAGTAACTTTACTGACAACGAAATATTTTATTTTACCATGACCTATAACGGAAATGGTTTAACAAATTCAAATATAAATTTTTACAAAAACACAACCCTATTAACTACTACAGGAGGAGGTGGAGCGGCATTAGGTAATCAATCAGGATTACAAATTGGTGGAAACTATCCGTTAGATGGAAATGTATATAATTTTCTCATGTATAATAGAGTAATAACTCAAGCAGAAATTACTCAAAATTATAATGCAACTAAAACAAGATTCGGATTATAATGCCAACACACGTAGGACCCAACATATCAGGAGAAGAGAATTTAGTATTTGGTTATGATTTATCTGACCAAAAGAATTCCTATTTGGGTGAACCAACAACAAATTTGGCAAACAACACTCCACTATATGGTGGTTGGCCGAGTTCATATGCCTTAATTGATAGCGCAACAAAAACTTTTGATTTCACAACATCATCTGTTGAGTGGGGAGGTGTTGCGGCATGGACAACTTTTTATTATAATGTATCCGATTATACAGGTCAATACGTTACAATATCTGCGGTGGTTGAGTCGTTCGATGAAACCAATGGTGTGTTTAGTTTTATGTGGATTGGTCAAACGGTTAATGAAGAAACTTATTTAGGGTATTCACCCGAACAAGATAGAAACACAAAAAATACTAAAACACGAGAAAGAATTTCATGGAGTGGAGTTATTGGTACGGGTGGTAAGGTTGGAATTTTAATTTGGATGAATAACGGTAGTGGTGGTTCATCGGGAAGTGTTAAAGTGAGATTTTCAAATCTTCAAGTAGAAGTAAAATCACATCCAACACCGTTTGTAAATGGTACCCGTTCAACAACACAAGGACTTTTAGATTTGACCGGCAATTCAACAATTAATTTATCAAGTGTCTCATTCGATTCTAACTCTCAAATGGTTTTTGATGGTACGGATGATTTTATTACTGCTGGTAATAATCCATATTTAGCTCCGGGAACTGGAAATTTTACATACTCCTGTTGGATAAATCCGGTGGGATATTCTTACTATGCTGGTCTATTAGTTGTTGCGGTCACTGGAGGACTTTGGATAGGTAAACTTGGTTCTAATATGGTTTTAAGGGCATATAATGTCGAAGACCATCTTCAATACAGTACACTTCCCACAGTGGGGCAATGGACTAACGTAGTCATAACCAGAGATGGAACCGCCGTTACACTCTACTATAATGCAAATTCAGTTGCCACAGCCACAACAGGGTACAACTTTGTACAGGCCACCGCTTATATTGGAAACGATGGACCCATATCTTCCGCAAACTTTAACGGTAAAATTACGAATACTTCGTTCTATAACCGAGCATTATCATCCTCAGAAGTTTTGAATAACTATAATAACATTAAAAGAAAATACGGAATATAATGGCAGTACAAGACGGATTTGGTAAAACTTCAGGTTCAGAATCGTTGGTGTTTGCCTACGATTTAAAAGATACAACAAACTCATATAGAGGGGAACCAACAACTAATTTAGTGGCAACAATTGCCTCATACTATGGTGGGAATGTAAGTACTAGTTATGCTAATGGACAATATCAAACCAGTGCAATTGTTATTAATGGAGTTGACAATACAATACCATCGGGTAACTTTTCCCAAGTTAGTGGAACAACAACAGATACAAATTCACAAACATATTGGACGATACAAGGAAATGCGGTAGTTAATGAATCTAATCAAACGGTAAGTTTTAGTGTTTATTTAAAAGGAAGTGGAACATGTCATTTGGCAACATATAATGACCAATGCTGTTATCAACTGGGTCCCGATATTACATTAACTAGTGATTGGGTTAGATACACAATCACAGAAAGTTTAACTACGTTTGTTGATTATCATTGGGTTGCGGTTAGGGGTATCACAACAAGTACAAATGTTTTCATATCTTCCGCTCAATGGGAAAGAAATTCACATTCTACACCATTTACAACAACATCAAGAAGTAACACACAAGGGTTATTAGATTTAACCACAAATTCGACAGTTAATATATCGGGAGTTTCGTTTAATTCAAGTGCGGTAATGACATTTGACGGAACAAACGATAAAATTGATGTTGTTCCACCATCAACCGTTAATGTGAACACAGGAACCACAATTGTTGCGGTTATCAGAAAAACAAGTACGGGATATACGGGACAAAAAAACATTATTAGTTATAGAAACGGAACAAGTGGAGGTGCGTTATATATTGGTTCAGGTTCGGGGGCAATATTCACATATTACGATAGTTTAAATGTACCATACCATACCGTAAGTGCAATTCCAGATAATCAATACGTACACATCGTTGTAAGATTAAATAATGATGGGTCAATATCCCACTTTTCAAATGGAGTATTGGGTGGAACCACACCGGTTAGAACAGGATTCAACAATGCACCAAATAATAAAATAACTATAGGTAGTGATAACAGTACAAATGAATTTTTCCAAGGGGATATTCCTGTTTTCAAACATTATAATAAACAGTTAAGTGATACAGAAATTCTAAATGATTACTTAAAATATAAACGTCAATACGGATTGACTTAAAAGGTATTTATATAATATAAGAATAAGATATGGCAATGCATTTTGGAGGGAGATATACGAGTGTATCTCAAATAACAGGACCTAGTGGATATTACAACATCAAAGTTGGAAACGACAATGTTGTGGTGTACGTGGACCAAGAATATGATGGTGGCGGATGGGTATGTGTTATTGCGAATAGGGCGAGTTCAGTTGGAATGAGAAACTTAACGTACTATGATGCAATTAATACGTGTAACTATAGAACATCGAGTAATACCAATGAACCATTATATAATTTATCGGGATTAACAAACTACAATGTTTGGATTGGAACAAAATATTGGGAGGCGTTAGGTAAAAGAAACAACTCAAGTTATGTAACCGTTGCTCAGTTTGTTTCACCAACAAATGGGACACCTTTAAATGGTTCACACACCAAAAGATACAGATGGAAGTTTGATAATTTCACACCAACATTTGCGTTTTCTGGTGTTGCCGCGTTAAGTGATGAAACAAGTACCGGTTCACCCGGTTTATACAATAATCACGCTGCTGGCGGATATAATTTAAGTACATACGATAACGACCAAGATACCAATAGTGGAAGTTGTTCATCATATTACGGTAATAACCCGTGGTGGTATGAGTCATGTTGGGGCGGTAACTATTTTGGATATGATAATGGACCATATTGGAATGGTTCAAGTTCTGACACGCACCAATATGGTGCGGTTTATATAAAATAAAATATTATGAAATTAGAGTTCCACATAAAAGAAGACAAGTATAAGAGAATAATCAAAACCTCAGAAGGTGAGATTGATTTCGAAAGTAATTGGGAAATTTATTGCCCAATATATGGTGACCAAATATTCGTTGATTTTGAAAATCAAATGGGTAATTTATGGGACATAACTGAGGTAGAAAAAATTAACGTTTAATGTCGTCAAAATCGGGAACCATATTATCGAGTTTACAAGATGCATATTTTGTAGTTGACACCCATAACATTGGTACGGGTGTTAGCCCTATTGGGTGTGGTGGATATAATGGAAGTACTGATGGTGTGGTTAATCAAATTAATAGTAATAAAAGTCTTTTCATTAATGGATTAAGACTTTCAAATAAAACATATTATACTGGAGGTGGGAAAACATACCCCGAAGGTAACTACGGTACCGATTCAATAGGTTTTTTATACCAAGGGATTCACACGGGATACAATATTAGAGGTTCGTACAATTTATTTGGTGTTGGTAGAGGAATAGGTATGTGGGCTTGGGATAACGATACAAGTTCTTGGGTTGCGGATTCGTATTTTGTTGGTTCAAATTCAAGTGGTTACCATACTTATGACAACTATGGTGGTTCAGAAACTGGTTATGGAAATAATTTAGTTTGGTTAGTTAGAGATTATAGTAGAATAAGAGGACGTTTCCCAAATTGTACATTTATTTTAATTGGTTCACACGCCGCTGACCAATACGACACTAACACAGTCAATATGATGTTGGATTTAGGTGCACCGTCATTGGTTTCAGGGTGGAACCCATCACCGGGAAGACCCGAATGGGTTTTGGTTGGTAGACCAGGTCTTGGTGTTGGAAATGCATTTGGTTGGGCGTTTGAAAACTATCCTGTTGATACATCAGCAGTTGCTCATTTAAACTTTGGATTACCTATTAAAACTCTTGGGGAACTTGAGTTTGATGGTACTGACGATTACATGTCGTTCACGGGAATTACAGGTCACCAACAGGCATTTGGAACAATTGAGGCATGGTGTCACCCAACAAACGTAAGTGGTCAAAATTATGTTTTCTCAATGGGGGAAGCGCAAGTTTATGGGGCATCGAGGTCATTAATGATTTCAGATGGTGTTTGGTACGTTATTAATTATGGAAGTAGTACTGAAGATTGGTTAACAGGTGTTAGTGCCCCTGTAAACACTTGGATGCATGTGGCTTATACATGGTATGGTACATCCTGTAGATTTTATTTAAATGGTACGGAATACACCGCAACGAGAAGTGGTTTAATCACACCACAAGGAACTCAATGTACAATCGGTTCCCCAACATGGAGTTGGGGAATAGGAAATTCATCATATAATTTTAATGGAAAAATTGGAAGTGTAAGGGCATACTCAAAAGGGTTAACCCAATCAGAAATTCAAAATAATTACAATAGAACAAAATCACAATACGGATTATAATGGCAAGTAAACAAAACGGTTCAACAACAAAAGATGGTTTAGTATTCGGATTTGACACGGGTGACACATATAATTCATATTTGGGTAGACCAACAAATAATATCGGATTTAATGAACCTTTATATAACTACAATAACGTACCGGGAAGTGTTACAACAAATTTAACTCAAACAAGTGACACATATAAAGGTGCACCAATATGGAGACAAACACTAACTCCATTGGATGGTAGTGGTGTTTCTTGGTTATCGAATGCGAATAATCCCGGATTAGGTGTTGTTCTTTATGGTGGAGCATCTGGCGGTGGGTTAGCGAATAGATACACGGGACACTCAATATTTTTTAAACCAACAGTACCAATGGCTGGTACACCAATTTATCTACACTATTCAAATATTGGTGGTTGGCAATGTCAAAGCTGTGCACCCGAAGATATGGGGGATGGTTGGTTTAGAGCAAGGGTATTATGGTATAATACGGTAACACAATCCGATGGAAAATATTGGGCAATTAACCCGTTAAGTGCATCATTAAATGTTCCAATCACTATATTTTGGGCGGGACCATTCAAAGAAGATTTAAATAGTACCGCAATATCACAATATGTTTATGGTACTCGTTCTGTAACCCAAGGGTTAAAAGATTTAACTAATAATCATTCATTAGATTTAACGAACGTAACCTTTAATTCAGATACAAATCCAAAAATAAATTTTGATGGTTCTGATGATTACATCAACTTGAGTCCGTCGGCAATACCAACAGGAAATCAAATAACAATCGAGATAGTAACATCGTGGAGTGGTGCGTTACAGAATAACTCAATTATTGCGGGTGGTAGTGGAGGAAATCAAGATTTAAATTTACACCTACCATGGGGTGATGGAAATGTTTATTGGGATTTTGGTAGACCGTTTAATAGAATATCTAAAGCAATTGGGTCGTCTGATAATTATCTTGGTAATCATCATTGGGTGGTTAGTAAGAATTCAACCACAGGTATTATGAGAATTTATTTGGATGGTACTTTGTGGCACTATGGAGGGGGTCAAACATCAACAATTTCTTTACTTAATAGTGTAAGTATTGGTAGATATGATATTGATACGGTCAAAGCATACTATTATAAAGGAGACATTCCCGTTCTTAAAATTTATAATAAAGAATTAACACCGGAGGAAGTTCATAAAAACTACCTACATTATAAAGATAGATTTGTTTTAAGAGATGTAAAATCACTAACGGCGGTTAATACTTTGGGTACCGCATCGGAATCAGCATCGCCAAGTGCTCAATTATTATATGATGTTGGATATAGAACTGACGGTGTTTATTGGTTAAAACCAACATCAGGTTCAACACCATTTCAGGCGTATATTGATTTTAATAGTGTAGGCGCACCATGGGTTCATGTCGGGACAATCGACGATGAGGATGCTCCGAGTAATAACTCAACATATCATAAATGGAGTAATGATATGAATGCAATTCAATCATGTCCGCCGTGGGATGATAATACAACTTTTGGGGGTTCGACTCCGACGTTTGTTTCCGATTATAAAAATACAGGATGGTCATCAATCCCCTTCTCACAGATAATGATAAAAGATGCAGGTAATTCACAACGTAAATTATTATATACAAATGAAGGTCAGATTAAATCCAATAATTCTTCATTATCAAGTTGGTTTGGTTCATTAAAATGGGGAGCACTCGGTTCCGATGCATCAAATGATGCATTTAATAGAAATAGAGTTAAGGCACTTAATATAACAAATTTTGGAGTTGATGACCCAGTTTTACAATCATCAGGTAAGAGTAAATTATTATTTAAATACGGTGAAATTGACGGGGCTCAAGACGGAAATAAAGATAGAACTATGATTGCGTGGCATCGACATGATGCCGCTGATGGCGTTGACGGTCCTTCAGGGATTGGTTGTTTTACCAATAGAGGTGGTACCATTGATTATAGAGATATCATACCTGGTTCAGTTTATGGTGCGGGTCAAGATTTTCCACCGGCAAATATTGGTGGGACATACTACTATAGTATTTGGATTAAATAAAGTATTTAAGATATGGCATTACATTTTAGTTCGAGATTAGTTACAGATGGTTTAATAGTTTTATTAGATTCCATGGATAGTACATCATATCCGGGTAGTGGTACCACATGGTACGATTTAAGTGGATATGGTCATAACGCTAGCATGATTAATATGAATTCACCATCTGCGGGAAATACATCGGGATACGACACAACAACAAAATATATGATGTTTGATAGACATCTTGGTGGAAGTGATGGTGATGCAAATAACTACGCATTAATCTCAAATACAAGTATCCTTGACCAAGCGTTATGTGAGAATGGTATGACCATAGATATGTGGATTAGAGAAACATCATATGTGTGTACTGCGTTTACTAAATGGAATGGTTCTTGGGAACTATATTATTGTTCTACTCTGACCTTCAGAACACAAGGAACAAATGGAAATGATGGTGGTGCAAGTATTGGGTCATCTGCAGGTACTTGGAGAAATATTGTGGCAACACATGATGGGGTTAATCGAAGATTATATTCTAACACAACCTTGGTATTAAACGACACAAATAATGTATACTCTCAAAACACATCGAGCCCAATATCCATTGGAGCATATGATGGTGGGTCTTATGCCACAAATGGTGCAATTCCAATTTATAGGATTTATAATCGACCATTAAGTCCAACGGAAATAACACAAAACTATAACGCAACAAAAAATAGATTCGGTTTATAATGTCACAAAGTTTAGGACCAAATATTAACAATAGTGGATTGATATTCAGTTACGATGTAACTGACACTGCAAACTCATTTAAAGGAGAACCAACAACCAACCTTTCATATAATAATGGTCAAGGTGGTAGTGAATATTTGGCAGCACCAATATCATGGGTGAATGTGGGTTCATGGGAATACAACGATAACGAAACCGATGTTCCAAAACCATCAACTCCGGGGGTTGATGCCACAAACCTTAGAGTATTAAGTGGAAGAAGTACCGCAACGGGTGGGAGTGTACAATTTGGGTGTGGGTTTACATACGTATCCCCATCAACAACATATACCGTTTCAGTATGGTACAGACAAAGCAGGGCAGGTGCGTCCCAACCATATTTAAGAACCAATATTACAAATGTGGGTTTAGCCAATTTGGCTTATAATGGAAATACAGATACAAGTACATGGCCAGCCAATCAATGGATAAAAATAACTGCAAGTGGAACCACAGCAGCTAACGAGGATGGAATTTATATTAGTAACTACATAGGAACATATATTGGGGATAAAATATGGTATTTTGGACATCAAGTCGAACAAAAAAACCACATGACATCTTTAGTTTTAGGAACAAGAAGTACAACAAATGCAATTGTCGATGTAACAGGTAATTCAACGGTGACAATGACCAATGGTGGATTCGATAATAATGGTCAGATATATTTTGATGGTTCGAATAGTTATGGTGTCATCACAAACGGACCAATAAGTACAATAACCGGTGATGTAACACTTGCTGGTTGGTTTTATTGGAATGGTGGAACAGGTGCACCACATAGAACAATAATTTGTACTGATACAGCATATAGACATGGTGTTAAATTAATGAGTTATTATCATGGTGGTTTGGCCGCATGGGTTGGTAACAATAATGGGGCAAATGATTATTTACTTGGAGGTGGAAGTACACCATTAAATTCTTGGAATATGTTAGCGTGTACCTACAATATAGCGGGAGGTTTAATTCTTTATTTGAATGGTCAATCGATTAATAGTGCCAATACGGGATTTTTGGGTGGAACTGCGAGAGCGTCGACCGCGATGATTGGTAGAGAATACCACTCATCATATGAAGGTAAATTACCACTATCTATGGTATACAATGAAGTGTTGAATGCAACTGAAATTAATAAACTATATACAAATACAAAATCTAAGTTTATTTAAGATATGTCAGTAAATTCGGGATATGGAAAAATTTCAACATCAGGATTAACCTTTGGGTATGATGTTGGTGAAACTAAAAATTCATTTAAGGGTAAACCAACAACAAATTATGTTACCAATGCGTCAACTATGGCGAATTTTGGTAACTATTCTTGTGGTACACCTGTTACGTTTACAACAGAGTTTGGAACAACAGGATATCGAATGTCAAATCTTGGCTCTTGGAATGGTGTCGTTATGGGTGGTATATCATTACCATCAACCGGAACATACACATTTTCCGCATATATTAGGTATATTGGAGGTTCGGCAAATAATAATGGTGGTACAGTCTATACAAGTGGTTTTGGAATCGGTGACACCGCAGCGTACCATAGTAAATCGTCTCCCGGTGAGTGGATTAGAGTGTCCAACACACAAAATTGCACGGGAACTAACGGTACCTTTTATTTAATATCATTCGGTGGAACTTATTGTGATGATTTTTCGTCATGGGAAGTAACAATGCCACAAATTGAGGCTGGTTCGTTTGCCACACCATTTGTTGACGGTTCAAGAAGTGTAACACAAGGGTTATTAGATATTGTGGGTTTAACAACTATTGATTTATCGGCATCTTCTTTTGATGCAAATGGTAAACCCGTTTTAGATGGAACAGATGATAGAATTGATTTAGGTAATGTTAGTGATTATTTCCCATCGAGCGTTTCTGCGGTAACCGTTGAACAAGTTTTTAAAATTGCTAGTGGAGCATCAGGTAATGACGGACCGTTATTTGAAAATTATCGTTTTAATTTGTGGTACTCATATTCATCCGATATTGTTAGTTTATCAACAAGAAGTGGGCCACCCGACACTGTAGGATATCAATACACGGTTAGTGGAAACGCAACAGTTGCGTGCCAACCAAAAACCAATTATAATCATGTTGTTGGGATTTACGAAACAATAAGTGCAACAGATGGTAGAGTGAGATTATATATTAATGGACAATCTGCCGGTGTTTATGTTGACACAAAAATGGGAGCATATCCAATATACGGAACTTGGATTGGACAAAGTAATCATAGTGGTTACGGTACTTATAAATTAAATGGTCAAGTAGACGTTACAAAAGTTTATAACAGGGCATTAACCGAAAATGAAATTTTAAATAACTATCAACAATATAAAGGTAGATTTTCATTACCATCAGTTAAGGATGGTAGCACCCAAGCGTTAGCGGCTCCAAGTGCCACTTATTTAAAAAATTTAGGTATTTCAAAAGATGGTAACTATTGGTTACAACCAAGTGGACAATCGGCGTTTCAAGCACCTGTTAAATTTTATTTAAATAAGGCAATGGTTTGCGTAATGAAAGGTGGAAATGAAAGTGGTTATGTACCCGATAGTTCATATTGGGAAAACACAACATTAGATAACCAAAATGATTTTACCCTAACAAACGGAGTTAGTAGTAAATATCAAAGTTACAACGTCGTTCCATTTACGGAATTCTATTGGACCATGGGTGAACTTAATTACCAATCAACATTCTCATTGGCAAGTGAAGTGAGTAGTATGTACGCAGCACAAACAAGAAGTTGGAATAGTTCAGCAAATAGAAGTTCACCACATTTCGGTAACAGTATTGACTATAGAAGTTTAGTTGGTGCAGATAGACGATACACCAGTGCTCTTGGTACTGAAATATACCTAATGGGTATGGATTTAAAACATGAGGGACACTATGGTGGTGGTGGAGGTAGTTCAGGAGGAAGAATACGAGTTGGTAGTATATTGGATGAGAGTACCGGAAATACAGGTGCGTTGTCATATGGTGCCGCAGGTTCTGCGTTCGGTATAGGTGTCAATGGTGGTAACCCACTTAAAACGGGTGTATGTGGATACGCCGGTTGGACAGAACCATCAATTATCGGTGGAGCAGATAACTGGAGTTTGTGGGTTGTCTTTTAATAATTAAGAATATTTATAAATAAAAAGAATATGAGCAATTTTCCTAATAGACGTTGGTTGGTAATCCCAACCTCAGAAGTCGAAAACGTAGACTTCAATCAAGTACATGAGAATTCAACTGAAACATTACGTTATTCAGTTGATGGAACTAAAACATTCATTAAATATGAAGTTAATATTGTTGAAGAAGATACAACAAGTACCTTCATTAACCCCGAAACTATGGAAGAGGGGACATCAACAATTCTTGCTGGAACATATGGTAGACCGGCAATTTATAATGGTACTTATCCTGAGTACAACCATGAAGATATTTTGGCGCTTTTGGCAACAGAAGAGTGGACAGTACCCATGGACCCTGAAATGTTTCCAACCCCTTCACAACCTGAATAATTTTATGTAAATTTCTATTGTGATTACCAATAGTGACTACATAAAGAACTTTATTACTAATAACGAGGATAATCCCGTTCCCTATCGTTGGACACACGGTGCAACCGATTTCCATATGGGTGATGGGATTGTTGTTTATAGTCTAATACAACACATGAGAGCAAAGAATTGTGTGTGTATCGGTTCAGGTGGTGGATTCATTCCACGTATCATCACACAGTCACGTATTGACCTTCACAAACAAGGTATTTTTGAGGGGAATCCCGATTATAATTGGGGTGACATTGGTGCAACTTATGTTGTGGACGCATGTAACGGTGTTGGTGGAGAAACTGACCTTGAAAATGAAGATTCTTTCTATAGAAAAACGTTTTACCCACGATTTATTAAAAATACCTCAGAAAACGCCTTTTATAACTTTTTTACTCTCCAAGATATTAAGATTGATTTCCTATTTATTGATGGAGACCACACCTATGAGGGTGTAAAATTAGATTTTGACCTTTACTCCACCTTATTATCTGAAAACGGGGTGATTGTTATTCACGATACCGATGAAAACTATGAAAAGAATCTAATTGTGTCTGAAGATGCAAAAAAAGATTACCATAAGTTTGACGGTCCGTCCAAATTTATTAAAGAACTACAAGAAAATCCCGAGTGGAACTTGATTAATCTATTTAATTTTCGTATTATTCCTTCAAAACCGTCTTCGACGGGGATAACGATTATAAATAGAAAAAAATGATAAGGTTATTAACTGTAATTGGACATGGAACTAAGTTACTACCCCACTTTATAAAACATTATGAAAAATATGTTGACGAAATTAACATCGTTGTATACGAATCTGATTTACACCGAGAATTGGGTGATGAAATTAGTCAGATTCTTATCGAGTTTACCAATGTAAAGATTGTTAAGACAATCAACGAAAGAGTTTTTGATTGGGAAAAAGTAACTCAATCATACAACTACATTAAAAAGGATTATCCTGATGATTGGTGGGTAATCGCCGATATCGATGAATTCCATCTATACCCCAAAGACAATTTAAAACAATTAATATCTGATTGTGAAAAAAACAATTGGGATATTGTACGCGGTGGATTTATTGATAGAATTGGACCCGATGGGGAGTTTTCAGAATTACAACCAAATGAATCTATTTGGAAACAATACCCAAATGCTGGTTTCTTTAGACATCCAATGAGTGATGCCTGCCCCAATAAGATTTGTGTTGTTAAAGGATATGTTGAAATCACAAATGGTCAACACTATGCAAAAATAGATGGTCACACCACATGGAGATGGCAAGGTTGGAGTCACCCACTGATTGCACCAATTGATACATATTCAATACAGGTTCACCATTTTAAATGGGATAAAGATTCAATTGGGAGGGTTAAAAATGTTGCGTTAATCAATCAACCATACGCATATTCATCCGAGTATAAAAAAATGTACGAATCATTGAGAAAATCAAAATTTAAAATAGATTTAAATGAACCTGAATACATGTTTGAAAAAAATACATCAAAACCCGAATTCAAACAGTATAAACAATGGAATAAATTAATTAAAAAAATCATATCAATATGACCGTAAAAAAAGGAAACACGACAGAAGAACAAAATGAGTTCCTACTTCTTGAGCAAAGAAAAGTTAAGGCAATGGAAAAAATTGCCAACTCTTTAGATGCACTAACCGTTTGGTTTGAAGAGGTTGATAAAAAAGAATGGAGTGATAGAATTCAATTTTATCTTTCTGAGTGGCACGATACCACAAAACCGAAAGACCCAACCATAAATGGATAAGAAACTTGGTGTCATAGTCCCATATAGAGACCGTTATGAACATCTACAAATGTTTAAACAATCAATTATACCTTACTTAAAAAATAAAGGAATTGATTTTGAGTTAATTGTAGTTGAACAGGACGATTCTTCTGCATTCAATAGAGGTAAATTATTGAATGTGGGATTTTTGTATGCCAAGAAAATTAAATGTGATTATGTTGTTTTCCACGATGTAGACATGTTACCAGTTGATGTTGATTATTCGTATTCTGACATACCAATTCAAATGGCAACAAACTTTATTGGTGAAACAAATAGGGTAATCTTTGATGGTTACTTCGGTGGGGTAACAATGTTTCCTATTGATTCATTCGAACATATAAATGGGTATTCAAATGATTATTGGGGATGGGGTTACGAAGATGATGATTTACTTTTTAGATGTAAAGTAAATGGAGTTCCACTCGACACAAAGAAAATTGAAATGAAGGGTGGGAATGTTGCATCTTTAAAATTTAATGGTGTTGATGCATATGTTAAGGGTAACAACTTCTTCAAACAAAGAGAGGAGATGACAATATTCATTTCATTCTACCCCGATGAACTAGTTTGTGACTTCGAGGAGAAAAGTGATAAGTATTCATTATTTACCATACCCGGTTATGATTTCACAATTACATATAACTCATACTCAAGATACACAGTGGAAATTTTTGATGGAGGTAGAAATATCATATATCAATATTCAAATATAAAAACAAATTATAGAACCAATATTGCGGTAACCATTAACCCAACAGATAAGATAATTAAATTTTATCAGGATGGGGATTTGGTTTCACAAGACAAGTTCACCAAATTATACGAGTACACAAAGGAACCACATTTTTATTTAGGTGTTGGTAATCCAAATAGAACCCGAGAAAACAATTATTATAGAGGATTAATTAGTTCATTTGCGGTCTTCGATAAAGAATTATCATATGCTGAGATAAGGGAAATATCTGACAATCATTATTTTGGTTTAACTCAAAGTTTTGGAAGATATACATCTGATTATGCATTGAAACTTTATTATGATTCAAAATTCATTAAAGGTTATAAACTTATGGATTTATCTGGTAATGGAAACGATGGGGAAATCATTAATTGTGAGATTGTTGGTAACACCTATGATGAATTCAAAACAATTGATGTACCATTTAGAAGACAATCAACATTCAAATTATTAACCCACGAAGAAAATGGTTTTGTTAAAGATGGTTGGAGAAGTGACATGACGAGGTTTAACCAATTAAGATTTTACAATGAAGTAATGAAAGGTTATCGAAACATAAAGGAAGATGGTTTATCCACTTGTAAGTACATTCAACATAGTGTTGCGAATGTTGAGAATCAAACAAATATTGTAGTAGGAATATGACACATAAATTAGGGATTTGTATCCCATATAGAAACAGACAAGAACACCTCGATAGGTTGGTACCACATTTAAGTAACTACCTAAATGAAAGAGGTATTGAACATAAATTTTACGTTGGTCATCAGGTGGATGATAATCTATTCAATAGGGGTATGATGAAAAACATTGCGGCCAAATTCGCATTTGACGATGGTTGTGATTATATTGCATGGCACGATGTTGATATGTTAGCATATACCAAACATATGGATACGTTACCCGATTATTCATATCCGAAAGACAACCCAATCCATATCGCAACAAAACTATCCAAATATCAATATGGATTAGGTTATGACCAATATTTCGGAGGGGTTGTTTTGTTTACCAAAGAACATGTTGAAAGAACAAATGGATATTCAAACGAGTATTGGGATTGGGGTCAAGAGGATGATGATTTGTTTTGGAGATGTTATTTTGAAAATTACACCACCGGTAAAATACACAAAAAAATAAACAACAAACGAGTTGCCAAATTTAATGGTGAAAACTCATCGATTAAAATATTATCTAACAGGGAAAGTAATTCTTGTTTACATAATGACCATACAATAACAATCATTTTTAATGCCGAGCAACAAGACGAAAAGACACCAATTTGGTTAGTTGGGGATAAGAATAGAAAATTTATAGAATACCCATTATTGAGAAAAGATGGTAGTGGTACTTGGGGGATTTCATTTAATAATTCAAGAGCAGTAACCGCAACTCTATTCGATAAGTCAAATCAATTCAATTACAATTGGGCCAAGAGATTTGAAAATCTATGGACACAAGTGACTCTTTCTTACAATAGTGAGGAGAAAAATATGTACTTTTACATAAACGATGAATTAATCTCTCAGATGGACGGTATTAAACAAAACATACCATTTCCCATATCTGGAGATTTAAGGTCACACACATCAATTAAACCGTTTCTAATTGGATTCTGCGGTCAATCAAACACCCACTATAAAGGTAAAATTGCGGACATAAAGATATATAACAGATTTTTTGATGATATCACTAAAATGGAAGATGATGTAGATAGTTTAGTTTTAGATTGTAACTTTACAAAGGAAATAGATGGAGACATAAATAACATTTTATTTGAGGATGAGGATATTGAAATTATTGAAAATATTATCCCATACAGAAGGGAAGGTTCATTCCAATGCCTTCAACATGAAGATGAGGGATTCGTTAATGGAGGATGGGTGAAGGGTGAGACCACGGCGAGAAATGAAAAAAGATTTGTTACCGAAATGCAACAAAGAAAAATAGACTATAAAAATGATGGATTCAATCAAATTATGGACAATTTAACGATTCAAAATATTGAAGAAAATCCTTATAATTACAACAACACTAAGATAATAAACGTAAAAACAAATGGACCGAAATAACATAAAAGAAGAATTAAATAAGGTTGGTTGCGGGTTCTGTCTTGCGAAATGGACACAAGTAACCATACACTTACAATTGGGTAGAACACACTCATGTCACCACCCCGATACTCACGTTATCCCTTTATCCGAATTGAAAAGGAACCCCTCTGCTCTACACAATACTAAATTTAAAAAAGAGAAAAGAAAGGAAATGTTAGAGGGCGGTAGACCAACAGAATGTGCTTATTGTTGGAATGTAGAAGATAATTCAGACCAACATTCGGATAGGATATTTAAATCAGCCGAACCATGGTCATTACCACTTTTAGATGATATTAAAAAATCAGATTGGAGAGAAGATTTTAACCCTCGTTACGTTGAGGTTGCATTTTCAAACACATGTAATTTTAAATGTTCGTACTGCGGTCCGTCATTTTCATCACAGTGGGTTCAAGAAATTGAACGTCACGGAGCATACCCAACAACTACTAACTTTAATGGGTTAGATTATTTAAAGAAAGAAAATAGAATGCCATTTAAGGCAACGGAACCAAACCCATATGTTGATGCATTTTGGGAGTGGTGGCCCGAATTATATCGAGACTTAGATACTTTTAGAATCACTGGTGGTGAGCCATTATTATCTAAGGATACATGGGGTGTTTTAGATTATATAATCGAACAAAAAGAACCAAATAGAAATCTACACTTGGCTATTAATAGTAACTTAGGTGTACCAGATAATTTAATTGATAAACTAATTGAGAAAATCAATATAATCGAGGACCAACGAAGAGTAAAAGACTTTGTTATTTTCACCTCAGTTGATGGTTGGGGTGAACACGCCGAATACGGTAGACACGGATTAGTGTTTAACAAATTTTGGGATAACTTAAATAAAATACTTACTAAATGTCCTACTGTGACAATTGGTATTATGAGCACCTATAATGCACTGTCAGTATTAAGTTATGATAAATTGATTAGTGGTGTTTACGACCTTAAAAAGGAATACGCATCAACACAAAGAGCATGGACCACACCAGTTTCTTTAGATTCATCATTCTTGAGGTATCCGTTACATCAAACTGTACAAGTTTTACCACATAATTTTAGTGGTTTAGTAAAGGGTCATGGGGATTTAATGGAATCATATGAAGAAGTATTTCATGTTGGGTTAAATAAAGAGGGGGTTAGTTACGGTTTTACACAAATGGAAATCCCAAAAATTAAGAGAATTTATGATTGGATGATTTCACCACAGGATGATTATCGTCAAATGATAAATCGTAGAGATTTTTATAGGTTCTTTAATGAACATGATATAAGAAGAGGAACTAACTTCTGTAAAACATTCCCCGAATATGAGGAGTTTTATAATTTTTGTAAAACAATTGTGATTTAATGAAAGATATTGAGATAAATGTCGCATATTCCGAAATTTTGGTTTATACGGAAGACAATAGAATTCTATACCCCAACTCAAATGTTGCGAAGTACGATATCCACCCATGGCACACCGCTAAATTTGATAAAATACATGAAATTGAGGAGGAACTTGGTATTAAATTTCCATATAGATTAAAGTCCGAAGATTCTAATGAGTTAAGGATGTATTTGTGTAAATTTTATAGTCAAAATTTTGAAGGTTTACTGGATAACACATATGGTAATTTTAAAGTATTTTCTTTAGATGAAATATACGAAACCGATAAAAGTTTTGTTTACCCAATTGTGTTATATAACAATGACTTATTTTTAAAATACCCAACAATAGATTTAGATGATAAATTAGTTGAATGTATTAAAAATAAAAGAGCAAGATTGTGTATTATACAGGCAACAGAGGGATTTTTTGGACAAAATATGAACGATTATGTATGGGTTTCAAATTTATCAACTAAATATGATTTCAATAAAGATGATGTAATCGTTATCACGTCTAATTTCTTGACTACTAATAGATATTCAAAATTACTTAATGACGGGTTAATCCGAGACAATTTTACTATACACCCATACTCATATTTTCAACACAGTCTTTGGTTTCATGACGGTGGTAGAATTTTAATGGATGAAACAAAAGAAAAAATGAGAGAAAACTTTAATTGGTATTTACAAAATAATAAAACCACTAAAAAAGAATTTCATTTTTTATCTTTTAATAGGGTTACTAAACCACATAGACTGGTTATGTTTGCTGAATTATCTTCAAATGAAAAATTAATAGGTAAATCAATTAAATCTTTAGGTGCTTCACAAAATAAGTTCCACCATGAATTTTTTAACATATTAAATGCAACTTTAGGCGAGTATTATGTTCATTCAAAGAAAAGACTATTAGATTTTTATAACACATACGATTCATCAAAACATTACGTGTACGATGAAAATGATTTAGAAAATAACAAAGCGGCCAATTTGAGTAAAGGAGCGCATAGTACCACTTTTGTAAATGTGGTTACAGAATCTCTAATTGATGAAGGTTCAATATTTTATTCTGAAAAGACATACAAACCAATGTATACGTGTCAACCATTCATTATTGTTGGTAACCCATACTCAATTAAAAAATTAAAAGAGTTGGGGTTCAAAACATTTGACAAATGGTGGGATGAAAGTTATGACAATGAGACCAATTATACGAAAAGAATGGACATGATTACCAGTGTAATGGAGGAAATTGCATCGTGGGATATGGATAAATGTTATCAGGTAACCCAAGAAATGGAAGAAGTATTAATTCATAATTTTAATAATATGATTAGTAATCATGAGGTTATTAAACTTTTCACAGTACTTGAAAACAAAAAGATATCAAATAGATTAATATGAAAACTTTAGGTGTTTGTGGTGATAGTTTTATGTCTGCAATTTCATTTAATGAAAATGATTTAGATAATGGTTACGGTAAACATTTTACTGAGTTACTGGGAGAAAAACTTGGGTGGAATGTCGTAACCTATGCTCGAGGTGGATGTAGTAATCAAACTATTCGTTTACAAATCGATGAGATTATAAAACACAAACCCGATTTGGTGATTATTGGTCTAACCTCACCAGATAGATTTGAATACCCAATATACGACTTAACGACTGAAGATTATTTTGATAAATTTAAAGAGGAATTTAAAACAAATATGTACGAACCAAACAATGGACTATATAACATAGATTATGTTGGGTTTCCCGATAAGAGTTCGGAACATGGGGGATTCGGAGTGATAACACCTAAGATGATTAGTGAAACATTAAATAACTTTTTTTGGGGTAACCAATCTAAGGAGACACTTAACAAATCTGAGGTTAGAATTTTAGAAGAATGGTTTGATAGATTCTACGACTTCAATTGGAAAGCACAACAGGACTCTTGGATTGTTGCCAATGGGTTAAGAAAGTTGTTAGATAACGGAATTGAATTCTATTGTATAAACACAAATCTATATTCAAATGAGTTTGAATTTTTTGGTGATAGAATGATAATGTTAGATTCTAAACTAAACCCGTGGACATATCGGGGAAGTGACCCATCAATTAAATATAGATTCCACACCACATTAGAGTATCAGGAACAATTATCAAACAATTGGTTTGAACACATAAATAAAAAATTAATATAATGAATAAGAAAACACTAATTGCCAGTGGATGTAGTTTCACATTTGAACCATGGAATTGGCCAACATTTGTATGTAATGAAATGGATTACAATTTGGTTAATGTTGGGATGGCATCACAGGGTAACGGATTAATTTCTAAAAAAGTAATATACCAAGTAGATAAATTATTAGAGACACACAAACCTGAAGACATTATTGTTGGTGTCATGTGGAGTGGTATTGACCGACACGATTTTTACACTGAAGATTCAAAAAGAATATCAAACATTAATGGATGGATTGAAAACCCAACTAATGTTGTTGACGGTAGAAAAAATTGGGTTATAACTAACTATATGTGGGACATACCCCAAGCAAAGATTTGGTACGAAAATCTACATACATATGTTGGTTCAATGTTAATGACCATGCAAAATATATTAATGGTGCAATGGTATTTGGAACGTAAAGGTATCAAATATTTTATGTCATCATATTTGGATATTTTCCATGCAAATGGCGCAGACACTTTGATATCACATCCCGAAGTAAAATATCTATTTGATATGGTTGATTTTAGTAAGTTCCTCCCCGTGAGTGGTTGTCATGAATGGGTTAAAGAGAACTACAACGAATTAGGATTTGATGGACATGTTGGTTATGAACATAGAGGTATACACCCAACTGAGTTTGGACATAAAAAGTTTTCGGAAGAAGTAATTGTTCCGTATTTAAAAAATAACGTATTATGAAAATAGGATTTATCGGAGTTGGAAAACTCGGAAAAGATGTGGGGGAAGTAATGGCGGAGAAACACTTTGTTGAGGGTTACGATGTTAGAGAAGTGACTCCCACTAATTTTAAAATGGTATCAACCATAAAAGAAGTGTGTAACGGTAAAGATTTAATCTTTATTGCGGTACCCACACCCCATGACCCATTATATGATGGTAGCCACCCAACATCACATCTAACCCCAAAGGATTTTGATTACACGACAGTAAAGAACATCTTAGATGAAATAAACGATTACACAACCAAAGAACAATTGGTTGTTTTAATTTCAACAGTTCTACCGGGAACAACTCGTAGAGAGTTCATTCCACTTGTTAAGAATTATCGATTCATTTACAACCCATATCTTATTGCCATGGGTACCGTAAAAAACGATATGGTAAATCCTGAAATGGTTATCATTGGGACTGAGGATGGTTCAGAAACAACCGATGCGAAAATACTGAGAGATTTTTACGAAACACTCATCACACCGTGGACTCGTTATGAAATTGGTACGTGGGATGATGCTGAGGCAATTAAAATATTTTATAATACATTCATATCCGCAAAGATTTCATTGGTCAATATGATTCAGGATGTTGCGGAAAAGAATGGTAATATGGATACCGATATTGTAACGGGTGCGTTGGAAAGAAGTACCTACCGCATTACGGGTCCCGCGTATATGAAGGCGGGATTAGGTGATGGAGGTTCGTGTCACCCTCGCGACAATATTGCATTAAGATACATGGCAAAAGAATTAGATTTAGGTTATGACCTTTTTGATTCAATTATGTTGTCGAGAGAAATACAGGCAAAGAACATGGCAAATAGATTAATTGACCTTTCTGTTGAACATTCTTTACCTGTGGTTATTATGGGTAAGAGTTACAAACCCGGTGTTGAATATATTGATGGTTCATATTCATTACTTATTGGTAGTTTTATTATGGAAGTTGAATATGACACTATTAACAAACCCGCTATTTATTTATTAGGACATAGAAATGTTTTTAATGGAACAGAATTTCCAATGGGTAGTATTGTTTTAGACCCATGGAGAGAAAGAGTACATAAAGATACAATCTACTACGGTAAAAGAATTAAATAATGTACGTAATTGGTATATCATCATATTATCATGACTCATCTGTCTGTTTGTTCAAAAATGGGGAGTTGGTTTTTGCATGTGAAGAAGAAAAATTCACAGGGGTAAAACATGATTATAGATTTCCAGTTAATACGTTACAATACATCTACAAAAAATATAACATCAAAAAGAAAGATGTTGAAATGATTTGTTATTATGAAGACCCAAAAATTAAACTTGAGAGAGTTAAAAATACATTCTTCAGAAATTTTATTGAGCGTCCAATATATGTTGCCAAAACCCTAATAAGAACCAAATACAATTATTGGTCATTAGAAAGAGAGTTGAGAAAGTTATCAGACAATATCTTCTACTCAAAACATCACGATTCACATTTATATTATTCATATTACACATCACCATTTAAAGATTGTGTTGTCTTATCGGTAGACGGTGTTGGTGAGAAGGAAACATTATCGGCCGCATATGTGAATAAAGATTCATTTAAGATTATACCACTGGCGGTTTACCCACATTCAATTGGTTTATTCTATTCTGCAATGACATCGTTCCTTGGATTTAAACCAAACGAAGGTGAATATAAAATGATGGGACTTGCATCTTACGGGGACCCCGAACCATATAGAGATAAGATTGATAAGTTGGTGATACACAATTGTGTGTCGTTAAAAACAAATATGATTTATTTCACATGGGATAGAGATGACCTAATGTTCAACGAAGATTTGATTGAATTAATGGGTGTTGAAAATAGATTACCCGAAGAAGATATAACACAGGAACATAAAAACATTGCAGCATCCGTTCAAGAAAAGTATGAACACGTATTATTTGAGATTTTAAAGGATGTTCACTTATTCAGTGATTCAAAAAATCTTGCATTGGCCGGTGGATGCGCATACAACGGAACCGCAAATGGGAAAATAAAAGAAAATACTGACTTTAAAAACGTGTGGGTCCCACCAGCACCATCTGACGCGGGTTCTTGTATTGGTGCATGTTTAAATTACTTTCATCAAAAGAAAACACCCGTTAGGGTTCACACGAATCCTTTTTTAGGTCCATCATACTCAAATGAGGAAATTCTTGACGTGTTAAAAAACACAAATGGGATAACTTATAAAAGATATGAAACGATTACATCAGTTCATGATAAAATTGCGATGGAATTAAAAAGAAACAAGATAGTTGGGTGGTTTCAAGGTAAGATTGAATTTGGTTCTAGAGCGTTAGGTCATAGGTCAATATTGGCGAACCCGACTTCACCTAATATGAAGGATAGAATCAACAAAGTAATCAAAAAAAGAGAAGGGTTTAGACCCTTTGCCCCAATGGTATTGTTTGAATCACAAAAGAAATACTTTAAAAGTGGTGATTTCATTCCCTATATGAACCAAGTGGTAGAGGTGGAAGAAAAATATATCGATAAACTACCGGCGGTGGTTCATGTAGATGGGACGGCAAGAATTCAATCCGTTATACCGTACAATGACATATACCACCTATTAAAAAAGTTTGAAATCATAACAGGGTATCCAATATTACTTAACACATCTTTTAATATTAAAGATAAAACTATGGTACTCACCCCACAAGATGCGGTAGAGACATTTTTGGATACCGAAATAGATATATTGGTGATTAATAACTACATAATAACAAAAAAATGAAAATAATACAGTGGATTAAAGGAATTTGGTTAGACTATAAACGGAAGAAGAAATTCAGGGAAAAACTAAGGGAATTAAAGAAAAGAGACCCTTTTACCTACAATCATTAGTTTTTTTTATTTATATTCTAATCAAAAGATATTTACATATATGGACTTAAAAGACATTTTTAATTCGTGGTTGAGTTCATTCAACCCAACAGACATTCAACGAAATATGTCCAAAGAGAGGATTGCGATTTGTGCGGAATGTCCATCATTAAATAGAAGATTAAACATAAATCAGGATTGGGCCGCGTACTGTGGAGAATGTGGATGTCCGATTAATAAAAAGGTATTCAGTATGATTCACAATTCATGTCCATTGGCAAAATGGGGTGAGGTTGATGAAAAATACCTACCAACAAAGAAAAATACTACATTAATATAATGAGAGGAGTTTTAGTAGGAACTGATTACATACAGGATACGGACGGTAGTTTCAAAATACTTGAAATTAATACCAACGTTGGATTTGTTTTTTCTGATTGTAGAGAATACATTAATGAGGTTGCGTTTGATAATTTTTTGATTGACAATGAGATAACAAAAATTACCTACCTTCTAAATAAAGAATTACCGGGTCAGTATGGTGATTTGGATGAAAACAATAACGTTAATTACGGTACATTATATACATTTCAAGATTTTTTATTTGATAAATGTGCTGATAAGGGAATTTCATTACACATTGAGGTCATATCCCCAAGGGCAATCACTGTTCCATATATTGAAAACTCCCCAAATGAATTAATTTTAAGACAGGTTTATGATACAACCGCGTTAGTTGATTCAACATACGCAAAGGACAACTTTGAGTTTTTAAAATTAATGTACGATACGGAGTCAACTTCAATACCTAAAACATATTTTATAAATGGGACACTGGGGTTTGACACCATCGGTAGTGATATTCGAGACAATGGGGTTCATCCTAATTTTATTATAAAGGAAAGATACCCAACAACAAATTATGGGATATACCCAAAAGTTTTTAAAATAGACACAATTGAAGAACTAGAAACTTTAAAAACTAATTTACCTGAAAATACACTATTACAAGAATATATCGTTAACACGGATAATTTGGTTTTAGGTAAACAGGTAACATATAGAACCATCGATGTTTTATATGGCGATACTCTTAGTATTTTAAACCTATTCCAACCATTTGAACAAACAAACCCTTGCCCATTATCAGTTTCAGTAGATTACGACGATAACAACGAGATACAATATTGGGAAAGACCTGTTTATTTACAAAAACACCAAAACTCACTTATATATAATGTTTTATATCACTTAGATGATAATAGTTTTATTTTAAAATCTGACGGTACATTTGTTAATGGAACAACCATACAAATTGATGACGATGTTAAATCAGCAAATTTGTATGAGTTACCATTGACCGGTGTTACCACATCATGGTCGGCAACAACTGAAAATGTTTTAACAGGTTCAACGATAGGTTTTTCAAAAGTTAAAAACATTTCAAAATATGAAAATGTATTGATTTGGGTTAGGAGAATTGAATTGGAAGACGGTATTATTTTTTCTGACGTACCGAACTCATCAATTGCGGTGGACAATAATGGCATAACAAAATATAAAAAATATCAATTCTTAGAGGTTGGAGATGGTGTTGTTTTATATGATATGGATACAGAAAGTTTTGTTATAAAAAATATTTTGAACATTAAATTCCAATTCACAAAACAAAATGTATCGACACTCGACATAGAAGATATAGATAACTATATGGTTGTCGAAGAAGAAAACAATCAACCAAGATTTGCGTCAGTACAATCAAACGCTGGTGTTTGTGCTTCTTTTTATCAACCATCTTACGGTAACTTTCCTTCACAACCCAACCCCCCTAATCAAAATAATTTAAGAAATGGTTTTGGTGGTAATTGTAACGATTTACCTCCGATGGTTGAATGGGGTGAAAGGGGCCAACCGAATTGTAGTTGGTCTTGTACTCAACCATGTGAGCCATTTCCACCAGGGTATGACCCAATGAGTATCCCAATGACCCCACAATGGTACGTTTATTTTTATGGGGCAAACAGAAGTGATTGTGAAAGACAAATGCCATACAGCGGTCCCCTTCCAACTTATACGTGTAATTATTGTGATTATTTTTGTTGTGCTGGTGAGTTGACAACTCAAACATTTGGACCAGTTGATTGTTCAATAACTTCCTATCCACCACAATATGTTTTAAGATACGACCCCCCCTCAGGCCCGGGAGAATTTTTTACTTGTGAAACGAGTAACACAAAAGAACATGGAGCGTAAAATTAAAAAATTAAAACTATGAGTACAGAAGTAAACAAAAACAAACTATATACCGCTCAAGAATATAAAATGTTCTTGAAAAAGGTTTCAGAACCTAAAAAGGTAATTTTAAAGAATTTAACGACACAAATTGTTAATGCAATTAAACTTAAACATCTTGGAGAGTAAGCCAATTTGATTCTTTAAAGCCCATTCTCGTAAAAAAAGTTTGGGCTTTTTTATGCCATTTATCCACGTAAAGGTGAACATCGGTGTAACCTTCCTTAGATAATATATCCATCACCATACAAACATAAGTTGTACTATCACATAACTCTTTGTTATGTTTGGTTTTATCCACAAACACATTATATATGTATATATGTGGTTCAGGAAGATGTTTTTTTGAAACCCACGTATGTCCCACAACCTCACCATTCAGATAAAATAAGAACAGTCTATCACCATAATCCATTCTTAATTCGGTTTCTTGTATGGTAAACATCATATCCCATGTGTATTGGGAATTAAAATTGTCAATTGTTTTTTGGATATCCGAGTGATTCGGTTCTAGTATTTCTTCCACAACTAATTGTGTATTTTCACTATAAATTCTGTTTTGAATGTTTAGACTATAAGGGACCATCGATATTTATAATAGATTACTAAGAATAAATAACAAGCAAAGGGATAAAGAACGGACATTTGAAGTATTTATCTAATAAAATAATAAGAACTTTACATGAGAATATTTGACGCAGACGTAACGGGGTCGTTACACGTATCGGGTTCATCAGAATTAAAAGGTAACTTGGTTGTTAGTGGTTCACAAACTATTACAGGTTCTTTGACTGTTGATGGAAACACCAAGTTCGGAGACCAATTAAGTGATAATCATAATTTTACTGGTAGTGTTAACATTTCCGGCTCACATACATTAACGGGTTCTCTAAATCTTTTAGGAAATCAATTTGTAAGTGGTTCAGTTTATATTCTTAATGATTTAATTGTACACGGTTCATCATCGGTACTTTACTTGACCGCATCACAACTTGCAGTTAGTGAATCATACATTAGTGTAAACGTTTTTGAACCGTTAGAGAGATTCGGAGGTATTAAAGTATACGATTCGGGTTCATCTAATGCGACTGCATCTCTTACATGGGATAGTGAAAAAAATCATTGGGTTTACACTAACACGGTCGACTCCATGTATAGTGGTGGTATGTTAATTTCAGGTCCAAGAAACACAGGTTCTCTTGGTGATGAAGTTGGTACCATAAATAATAGAGTAACAAAAGGTCAAGGTGGTGACCACATCACCTCTTCAAATATTACAGATACGGGTACAATCGTATCAATCAATAGTAATTCTGAAATTACAGGTTCATTAATTGTAACCAACGGTTTATCGGGTTCATTAGGTTATTCATACCTTATTAATGTACCAACATTAGTATCGGGTTCATCTCAAATTTCTTATAGTGGATTGACGGGAATACCTTCTAATATCATTAGTGGTTCCGCTCAGATATATTCTCTTGGTTTCCTAACAGGTTACACAGATACAAATACATTTACAACTGGTGCAACGTTTAACACCGGAGATGGTGTCATCACGTTTACAAAAAACGATGGTGGAACATACACCGTTGACATTGATGGAAGATTCCAACCCGCTGGTTCATATCTAACAGGATACACCGAAACGGATACATTTGATAATGTAACAGACAGAGGTTCGGTAACAACAAATACAATCGAAGTTGGTGGATTAACAACAAACGGTGACATCCAATTTGGACCTGTTGCTGATAATAATGTTAATTACTCAATTAAGAGTGGTGGACAAATTAATATCCACTCAAATAACCAAGGTACCGCCGACCAATTCTTTAGTAATTTAGTTTTAAAGGCGGGTGATGGAAGCACACAAAGTGTTTTCAATATTGGTGGAAGTAACGCATCAACACCTAACCAAGGATTATGGTATACATTTGGTGGAAGTGAATACTTCCGTTTAAGTAATAATGGTACAACAAGATTCAATGCATATTCAACAAATGGTTTCGTTAAGTTTATTAACTCAGATGGTACATTAGGTGTTGACACAAACACATATTTAACATCAACATCACTTAATGGTTATGCAACTACAGGTTACGTACAAACACAAATTACTAACCTAATTGATTCGTCACCATCAACATTAGATACCTTAAATGAATTGGCAGCGGCGTTAGGGGATGACCCTAACTTCGCAACAACAGTCGCAACATCAATTGGAAACAAAGTTTCTAAGAGTGGCGATACCATGACTGGTAACCTTAGTATCTTTAAGAATAATACAACACTTACATTAGGTCAAATTAACGTCTCAACCGGATTTACAACAATTGAAATGTATGCCGGTGATGGGGGTGCATTTAATGGGTACCTAATTAGATATAATAAGGATTCAAGTTTTGACCAATTAGAGTTCATCGATGGTGGTGGTGTTCCAAGAATTTTCTTTGAAAATGGTGGTATACTAAATGCCGCGACAATAAAAAAAATAGGTGGACTTTCAACGCAGTTCTTAAAGGCAGACGGTAGTGTTGATTCGAACACTTATTTAACCGCCCACCCTTCAGTAAGCGCTGCAGGTTCATCAAACAATTCAGGAAGAACATATATCCAAGACATCTTATTAGATGGTTTTGGTCATATAACGGGAATCACAACTGCAACTGAAACCGTAACAGATACTAATGATTTTATTAGTGATGTTACTTTCGATGGTACTAATTTAACATTCACCGGTTCAGGTGGAGCGTTTAGTAGTCCGGTTGATATATCATCAGTTAACACCGATACAAACTATTACGTAACGGGAGCAACCTTCAATACCGGTAATGGTATTATTACGTTAACAAGAAACGATGGTGGAACTGTAACAGTTGATATTGATGGTAGATTCTTAACTTCATATAGTGAAACAGATACACTAGCAACAGTTACCGCAAGAGGTAACACAACCAACCAAGCAATCACTGTAAGTGGAATGACATCATATAATGATGTTGTAATTAGTGGTGGTACATTAACAGTTTACGAATCAGTATCGGGAGCAACCGTATTTGCGGTTGACGGTACAAATGGTAGATTGTTTGCGGTTACTGATGATTTAAGTAATTCATTATTCTCAGTTAGTACAATTTCAGGTTTACCTGTGATTGAGGCATTTGCCGATTACCACATTGTAATGGGTAGATTTAATCAAAATGATTTCTACTTAGGAACAACAGGTGAGATTGGTATGGGATTACTACCTGTATCGGGATATAAATTGGCGGTGAGTGGAAATGTAAGAGCAACATCATTTGTTAAGAGTGGTGGAACATCATCTCAGTTCTTAAAGGCAGATGGTAGTGTTGATACAAATACATATTTAACTTCATACTTAAACTATTACACAACTGGTGTAACATTTAACACGGGCGACGGTGTTTTAACTTTCACAAGAACAGATGGTGGAACTTATACTGTTGATTTAGATGGAAGATATGGTGTATCAAGTACTGATTACTACACAACAGGTGCAACCTTCAATACCAGTAACGGTGTAATTACATACACTCGTAACGACGGTGGAACATATACTGTTGATATCGATGGTAGGTTCTTAACATCGTACAGTGAAATATCAACATTAGAGGATGTTGTTCAAAGAGGTAACACCTCAACAATATCAATAACTGCGGCATCATTCATTACCCAAGGAGGTAATAGTGGTGAGTTCGTTAAGGGTGATGGTTCGTTAGACACTAACACATATTTAACCGCACACCCTTCTGTATCTGCGGCAAGTTCTTCGAACAATAGTGGAAGAACATACATCCAAGACATACTTTTAGATTCATTTGGACATATAACAGGTATAACAACCGCAAGTGAAACAGTAACCGATACGAACTATTATGTAACGGGGGCAACGTTCAACACAGGTGATGGGGTTATCACTTTAACAAGAAATGACGGAAACACAATCACCGTTGATATCGATGGTAGATTCTTAACCGCTCACCCTTCGGTGAGTGCGGCGAGTTCATCTGATAACTCAGGAAGAACATATATCCAAGACATCTTATTAGATTCATTTGGACATATTACAGGAATTACAACAGGTACTGAAACGGTTGTTGATACAAATACAAATTACTATGTAACAGGAGCAACTTTCAATACAGGTAATGGTATTATTACACTTACACGTAATGACGGTAATACTGTAACAGTTGATATCGATGGAAAGTATTCAGAATTGGGTCACACTCATGATGATAGATATCTTCCGTATGTTAAAAATGTAGAAACTTTGGGATTACCCGATGGTCGATGGTATACCATTGCGGTAAACACGGGGAGCAGAGCGGTTGGTAAATTTATTTTAAGAGACACCTCAAGTGGTAATCACCAATCAGTTGTGTTCTATGCAACACACCATTATGGAAATTACTCAGATATTACAGTTTTAATTAACTCAAGATATTCAGGTAATCCATTTAGATACATTCGTATTCAAGATGGTTCAACATACGATGGTGCATTACTTCAAGTTTATATAGACCAAAGTAGTTCTACGGTACAAGCATGGATGTTGGAAAATATCCAATCAAGCGGTTGGGTTATTAAAGATTGGGTTGATGAGGCTGTTGACCCTGGAGATGTAAGTAATTTCCCCGCATTGACCGAAACTCCAGCACAAGTTGACCTTGACCAAACACCACAAGGTGGTATGATTGTGACGGGACCAATCTACGGTGGTGGAGACATAACACAATATGAGTATTTGAATACAAACAACTATTCAACTACAACAGATACAAGATATTATACAGAAACTGAAATCGCCAACTTCTTTGGAGGTTCGGTTGCGATAACAGGATATAACAAATCAAATTGGGATACCGCATATGGATGGGGTAACCACGCAAGTCAGGGTTATGCAACCACAGGTTATGTACAAACACAAATTACGAACCTGATTGATGGGGCACCTTCAGCACTTGATACTTTAAATGAATTGGCGGCGGCGTTAGGTGACGATGCGAACTTCGCAACAACGATTGCGAGTTCAATCGGAGCAAAACTTCCATTATCGGGAGGTACAATGACCGGTAACATTGCATTCGGTGCAACATCAAACTTAGGTTTAACATGGGGAGTGAATACCGATGCTGCATTCATCAAGTTTATTTCAACAAGTAACGCCGCTGGTGGTTCATACTTAGAAATCGGTACACAGGATGATAGTGATGAAGAAATTAAATTCACACAATCAGGTAATGTTAGATTCTATTTGGCGACAGATGGTTTCCTTAGAAATGGTGCCGGTTACAAATATGTTTTTGAAAATGGTACTTGGGGTATCAATATATCAGGAAATGCCGCAACGGTAACTAATGGTGTTTACGATAACGGTACATATAGTAACCCTTCATGGATTACCGCACTTGCCGGTTCAAAAATCACAGGTAATATTACCGGAAACGCATACAATATTACTCAATATACAATCAACCAAGATTTAGGTACAAGTAATAGTCCAACATTCTCAAGTGTTACCGCAACGGCATATAACACAACGTATTCACCATTAAGAGATAAGTTTAGATTATGGGGTACATCTAGTGAGTATGCAATTGGTATGATGAATGGAATGACATATGGTGGTCTTAATGACTACGCAATGACTTTCCAATTCAATAGTGAAGACGATAGAGGTTTTTGGTGGGGTGATACTGCTCATAGTGATGCACAAGGTGCAATGGCACTTACAACCAATGGTTACTTAACAGTTGCTAGAGGTGTTAGAGTTGGTTATGGTGAATCAGATACAGCAACACCAAACGTTCCATTACAAGTTTATGGTTCAGGTAGTTTAGTATTTGATGTTCAAGGTTCACAAGGACAATTGTTCTCAATAACCGATAGTTTATCGGGTTCATTATTCTCAGTTAACGATATTTCAGGTTTACCAATATTAGAGGTATTCTCTGATGACAAATTAGTTGCGGGTTCATTCGGAACAAACGCATTTGTTGTTAGTGGAACAACAACAACAGTAAGTGGTTCATTTGCGGTTAGTGGTTCCGCAACAGTAAATGGTGGAACGGTATGGCACTCAGGAAACGATGGGGCATCTTCAGGATTAGATGCTGATACCTTAGATGGTCTTCACGCATCTTCATTCTTAACTTCATATTCTGAAACGGATACATTGGCATCTGTAACAGCAAGGGGAGCGTCAACCTCAACACAATCGGTGTTCACCGGAGGTTTAAATGCCAGAAAGAATCAAACCGATAATAACTACTCGACCGCAGCACTTACAACTGAATCATATGGTAACACCACCACTGGTGTTGCGTTTCATATAAGTGGTAATGTTGGTAAGTTCTTAGAAATGAGAACTGATGGTGTTTTATATTGGGATAATTCAAAAGTGTGGACTGCGGGTACTGATGGGGCATCTTCAGGATTAGATGCCGATACCTTAGATGGTCTTCACGCATCTTCATTCTTAACTGCTCACCCTTCAGTAAGTGCTGCAGGTTCATCGAACAACAGTGGACGCACATACATACAAGATATTTTATTGGATGGTTTTGGTCATATAACCGGTATCACTACCGCGAGTGAGACTGTAACCGATACGAATGATTTTATTAGTGATGTTACTTTTGACGGCACTAATTTAACATTTACCGGTTCAGGAGGGGCGTTTAGTAGTCCGGTTGATATATCATCAGTTAACACCGATACGAACTATTACGTAACGGGAGCAACATTTAATACTTCAACTGGTGTTATCACCATGACAAGAAATGATGGTGGTACAGTCACGGTTGATATTGATGGAAAATATGCGGAATCATCACACACCCATTCGGTAATAGATGATATGACAGACGAACATCGTTTGTTCAATAACATGGGTCAGAATCATAGTACCTACACCGATTTTAATAGTGTTGGAGACTTTGGAGCGAGATATGTGAATGGGTCAACAAACGGTCCGGGTACGGGTTCATCACAATTCTACGGATTTACTTTGGGACTTGGTAATGATTATTCATTTGCTAACTACGCAATGCAGTTGGCAATCCCAAGATATAATACTTCTGATAGGTATGTAACATTTAGAACAAGAGAAGCAACTACGTGGGGTTCTTGGTATAAGATTTATGCGGGTTATGCCGATACTGCTGGTGCGTTGAGTAGTATGAATATTTCTCAGTTTACAAATAATAGTGGATACATAACTGGTTATTCTGAAACCGATACATTAGATAGTGTACTTTCTCGTGGGGCATCAACAACAAGAACTGCCGAGTTTTATCAAACATCAAATACATTTATTAATACAGTTGCCGCCGCTAATAGGGGATTAACTGTCTACCAAGATACCGCAGGTGCTGATGCATATATGACATTCCACATTGGTGGAGATTATGCGGGTTACTTCGGATTAGGTGGTGCAGAAAATGACTTAGTATGGGGTGGATGGTCAGTAGGTAACGTTAGATATAGAATTTGGCATTCTGGTAATGATGGAAGTGGAAGTGGGTTGGATGCGGATACTCTTGATGGTCAACACGCATCTGCGTTCTTAACAGGTCACCCTTCAGTAAGTGCTGCTGGTTCTTCAGACAACTCAGGTAGAACTTACATACAAGACATTTTATTAGATAGTTTTGGTCACATCACCGGAATCACCACCGCAAGTGAAACAGTTGTTGATACCGACACAAATTATTATGTAACCGGAGCAACATTTAATACATCAACTGGTGTTATCACCATGACAAGAAATGATGGCGGTACTGTAACAGTTGATATCGATGGTAAGTACCAAGAGGCGGGAACGTATCTTGGGGCAATTAGTTACAACAATAATAGTAACAGTAACTATCAATTATTATGGGGTTCAGGAAATGCGGTTTATGGAACCGCTGAAGTTTATGTAAATCCATCAACTGATTACGTTTATGCCGCTTCATTTAACGCAAGTGATTGGTTTAGAAGTAGTGGAAATACTGGTTGGTACAACTCAACACATGGTGGTGGTATCTACCAAACCGAATCAACAATGGTTCGAACTTATGATAATAGAGGTCTTTGGATTGATGGTGGAAATAGTAACACAGTTCAAGATGCCACTTTATATGTAACCGCAACAAACAACAATGACTGGTTGGCACAGTTCAACGCATATAACAGTTCTAAATCAGAATATGGTATTTATGTAAACATTGCCGCAGGGGCCACTTATGGTTACGCATTAAGAACGGACAGTTCATCATTCACATATAGAGTAGATGGTTCAGGTAGAGTTTACGCACCAATTTACTACGATATTAATGACACCGCATATTATTTAAATCCGGCAAGTACTTCAAACTTATCAACTGTTAAATTAAACAGTACAGCAAGTGGAACAGAAGTATTCACGGTTGATGGTGTTAATGGTAGATTGTTTACAATCACAGATGATTTAAGTAACTCATTATTCTCAGTTAATACAATTGCGGGTGTTCCCGTAATTGAGGCGTTCGCTGATAATAAAGTTATAATGGGTCGTTATAATCAAAACGATTTCCATCTTAATACTAGTGGAAACATTGCGATGGGTGCATCACCCGTTTCAGGAGTTAAACTCTTTGTTAACGGAAATGTCTCAATAGGTGGAGCCAACTCCGGATATACTTTTTATAACAACGGAACATCATACTTCAATGGTTCTGTTTATGTTGATGACAACTTAACAATTGCCGGTGGTTATGCATTAAAAGGTAACTACGGTAGTTGGACAGGAGAAGAAAACAAAATTCAATGGCACTCAAACAATTTATATTTCCAAAACACAGGTGGAGGTGATTTTGTATTTAGAAACGGTGGTGCGACCAATATAGTAACAATAACCAATGCGGGGGCATTAACGGCAACTTCACTTGTTAAGAGTGGAGGAAGTTCTTCTCAGTTCTTAATGGCCGACGGTAGTGTATCCACAAATCCTGGATGGATTACATCGTATGTTGATACCAATAACTACACCACGGGAGTAACGTGGAATGGGTCAACTGCGGTTCTAACATTCACCAGAAATAATGGTGACACATATAACGTCACCATGTTGGAGTCCATTTCGGACGTTACAGTTACGGGTGGTACGTACAGTGCAGGTACATTAACACTTACCAAATCAAACGGAGGAACTGTAACAGTTACTGGTTTCTCGGTTGTTACTGACACCAACACCTATGTAACAGGTGCAACATTCAACACTGGTAATGGTGTTATCACCATGACAAGAACCGACGGTGGAACTGTGACAGTTGATATCGATGGTAGATATTTGGAATCATATTCTGAAACCGATACATTAGCGTCTGTAACAACAAGAGGAGCATCAACAACAAATGACATAACCATTGGTGGTTTAACCGTTGGTGGTTCATTATCAAGAGGTACATATACAACGGAATCAAATTATGTAACGGGTGCGGATAACATCGTATTAAAAGGTAACAGTACTGGTGTTAGTGGTATCTTCTTCGAATCTGAAAGAGATGGCTCAAATATTAATCACCCATCTGATTTTGGTTTCATTCAATATCATGCATTTGGTATTGGAGGTTCGTCAGGTGAATCGAATAGATTGGTTATCGGTGTATCAAATGATGCGGATGATATAATCGTATTGAATCCTGTTAACACAAACGGATTGGTTGTTAGGATTGGTGCAGGTCTGACAGAGTACACAGTATATCACTCAGGAAACATCCCAACGTGGAACCAAAACACATCAGGAAATGCGGCAACCGCAACATATGCAACCACAGCAGGTTCCGCACCAAACGCGAGTAATCTAAACGCATCTTATGGTGTAACAGCGGGTGCTGGTAATGGATTAAAATTCTGGGGAGGTTCTGATTTATATAAAATCCACATGGGTAACAGTGCCGAATATCATTATGGTCCGGTTACCGATTATTCTATAAAGACCAACATTGATAGTAATGGGGCAACTAGAGGATTTACTTGGGGAACTGATGGTGGTACACCAATTGCTGCATTAAATGTGGGTAATGGTAATATGCAAATTGCCGGAACATTTACAGCGTCAAACTTTAGTGGTTCTTCTTCAGGAACAAACACTGGAGACCAAACTAATATTAGTGGAAATGCGGCAACTGCAACATATGCAACCACCGCAGGTGCACTAACCTCAATGAACATTTCTCAGTTCACAAACAACAGTGGTTATATTACATCATATGTCGATACAAACTATTATGTAACAGGTGCAACCTTCAATACATCAACTGGTGTTATCACATTAACAAGAAATGACGGTGGTACGGTGACTGTTCCTAATTTGGATGGAAGATACCAACTACTTGGTACTTATTTAACTGCTCACCCATCGGTGGCTGCGGCATCTTCATCCGACAACTCAGGAAGAACTTACATTCAAGATATATTATTAGATAGTTTTGGACACGTTATAGGTTTATCGACAGCAACTGAAACAGTAACTGACAATTATATAACGGGAGCCACATTCAATACATCAACTGGTGTTATCACCATGACAAGAAATGACGGTGGTACTGTAACTGTTGATATTGATGGTAGATATTTGGAATCGTATTCTGAAACAGATACGTTAGCGTCTGTAACTGCAAGAGGTGCAAGTACTTCAACCAACCTCACATTTTCGGGAGATAATGGTTTCTCGGGAATAAACACATTCTCAAACTCATATAATGAATTTGGTGATGGACATGGTAGCGTCTCAAATGATGGTGGTTGGAATGCAAGAGTAAACATTGCAGGTACGGCACATGCAAGACTTGATGTTGTTTCAGTAAGTGACGGAATCATAACATCCATGTATTCCCACACCGGAAACGGAGCGGGTAAAATGGGTACAATGTCAAACCATCCATTAAACTTAATTGTAAATGGTAATGTTAGAACAACTTTAGATGCATCAGGTAATTTAGGTGTGACTGGAACAATAACCGGTACCGATATTTATGCGAGTAATTGGTTTAGAAATACCCAATCAAACGACGGTTTTTATAATGAGGTAACAACACAGCACTTGTCCTCAAATTCAAATGGATATTGGGATATGTCAAGTACCACAACTTATTCTGGTATTAGGTTCTACACGGGTGGTCACGTAAGTGCATTAAGAGGTTATATATACGCAAACACCTCAAATGAAATTGGTTTCTTAAACACAGGTGGAAACTGGTCGTTACGTTGTGATAACTCACAAAACGTTCACGTTACAACTGCAGTATATGCACCAATTTACTACGATAGTAACGACACAAATTATTACTTAAATCCAGCAAGTACCTCAAACTTAAAAACTGTTAAGGTTAATAGTACGGTTGCCGGAACTGAGGCATTGACCGTTGATGGTGTTAATGGTAGATTGTTTACAATCACCGATGACATGACCGATTCAATCTTCTCGGTTAACACAATTTCAGGTTTACCTGTGATTGAGGCATTTGCCGATTACACAGTTGTAATGGGTAGATATGGTCTAAATGATTTCAAGATAGATAATGCAGGTGCCGTAACTATTAGAGGTAACACAGTATGGCACGCAGGAAATGACGGAGCGAGTTCGGGACTTGATGCCGACTTATTAGATGGTCAACATGGTTCATACTACGCGGCGGCATCTTCGTTAAGTTCTTATCTACCTTTAGGTGGAGGTACAATGACCGGTACTATAACAATAACAAATACCGATATAAGAAGTAATTCTACTTCTAACTGGACGGGTGACCCAGGTACACAAGGAAAAATACAATATCACTCAGCAAGATGGTATATAGTATCTGACAGTGCTTCGGATAGAATTGTTCAGTTTAGAAGAAACGGAACCGATGTATCTTACATTGATAATAGTGGTAATTTTATAGGTAACGCGTCCACCGCAACCAATGTTGATTATGGTGGATTAACTGGAACAGTTCCGACGTGGAACCAAAACACATCAGGAAATGCGGCAACCGCAACATATGCAACCACCGCAGGTGCACTAACCTCAATGAACATTTCTCAGTTCACAAACAACAGTGGATACATCACATCATATGTCGATACAAACTATTATGTGACCGGAGCAACATTCAATACGTCAACCGGTGTTATCACCATGACAAGAAATGACGGTGGAACTGTAACAGTTGATATCGATGGAAAATACGCTGAGTCATCACACACTCATGACGACAGATACTTTACAGAAACAGAGTCAGATGCTCGTTTCCAACCATTAGAGAATCAAAGAGTATCAACTAGTAACTCACCAACATTTGTTGACATTTATGCCAACAATTGGTTTAGAAATAATCAGGTAAATGAAGGTCTTTATAATGAGGCTACGAATAACCATTGGTATTCAGAAAACAACGCAAGTTGGACAGTTGGTTCTACAAACGCATCTTACGGTGAAATAAGAATGAGATTGGGTCACCAAGGAACCTACAAAGGTAGTTTCTATTGGGACGCTGCGGGTATTGGAATATTAAATGAAATCGGTGGATGGGGTGTTAGAGTGAACTATGGTGGTTCATATGGTGGTACAATATATGGTTCTTGGAATACAACAGGACACTTCTTACCAACCACAAATAACGCATACGATTTGGGTTCAGCATCATTAGGTTGGAGAAACATTTACACGAATGACTTACACCTAAGTAACATGAATAAACCCGAAGGTAACGATATTGACGGAACAAGTGGTACGTGGACAATCCAAGAGGGTGATGAAAACCTATACATAATCAATAACTTAAATGGTAAGAAATACCGCATAACTTTGGAAGAAATTTAATATGGCGTTATATCTAAAAAATAATGAAATCACTAGTACCGATATTACATCAACAGGAGTTTTTAAACAAAAATATAATAGAGATGGATTGATACTACATTTGGATGCAACCGATAAAGATTCATATCCTGGTAGTGGAACAACGTGGTTTGATTTAAGTCCTCTCGGAAATAATTTTGAAATAAATGCATCGGCGTTTAATTCAGCAACCGCAATTAAATATATGGACTTTAATGGTTCATATGGTTGTGCAAAAAAACAGAGTTCGGATTTAATTGTGTCAGGTAATGTGACAATCTGTCTTTGGACTAGAGTTAAAAACAGTACTGCGGAATGGAGAACATTACTTAGGGGTTTAAGTTCAGGACAAGACCACCATGTCATTATACAATCGGGTGCATGGGACATTGGAATGTACGATAACACAAATGGAACAGGTTTTAACAATTCAGGATTTAGTCAACAGAGTTTACCGGGTTACCCATCATCGTGGGTTTTCATGGTTTGGAGATTTTTTGATACGGAGGCACCTTATTATGAATTTGGATATAACGATAGTGCGAGTTTTAAACGTGGTAGTATTAGTAGTATAAATTCAAGATTTAAACACGGATTTTGTTCCATAGGTGCATACAACAATGGTTCACAAAATGATGTTAACAATGCAAGTCAATATTGGGGCGACATTTCAATGATTAGTCTCTACAATAGAATTTTAAATCCATATGAAATTTTAGAGAACTATAACGCTACAGTTAATAACTATTTTTAACTATAATTAATATAATATGTCAATAGCAATTGGAGGTAACGTATTAGGTGCGGATGATTTTAGCCCAACGGGTACAACGATACATCCACCCGAATTAGTAACTAGAGGAATTACCTTATGGTTAGACGCGGCCAATGATTATTCTTTTAAAAATACGTCCAATTATTATGATTGTGGTTATGGGTGTCAATATTATTCATCAAATCCCGGATGTGTCAATTGTAACACAATATGGAGAGATATGAGTGGTTACGGTTACGATGCAACTATTGAATCGGGAGCACAAATCATATATGACCAAGGTAATGGTAGTGCTAACTTTCAATCGGCATTGAGTTCTAAATGTCGAAGTCAAATTAGACCATCTGGTGCTCGAAGTTATTTTATTTGGATTAAATATAAAAATTTAGACGGTACGGGTGGTTATTCACTTACCGGAACACAAGACGCTGCAGGTTACACGTATCTTGGTATTCAAAATGGAGGTCAGGGATATTTTTATGCTGGTGCGGGTAATAACAGTGGTTTATATAATTATACTTTTGAAACTGGAATTTGGTATTATAACGGATTTGTACTTGACTCAGGTGGTGATGTTAGATTATATGTAAATGGTGTTTTAGTTGACTCTAAAGCTGCAGTTGGAGTTGGGGGAACCCCAACCAATGAATTTTTTGTTGGTTGTGTAAATAGTAATCACTTTATGGATGCATATATTCCAATGGTTCATATATATAATCGAGCACTAACAGAATCTGAAATAACACAAAACTTTAATAACGGAAGAGTTCGTTTTAAAATATAAATAAGACATGCCAGTATATTATAAAACATCGAGTAAAATAACGGGAAACGATTGGACAACGGGTTCAAGTAGTTTTGCCACACCCCTTGGTAATTTTTCTGCCAATGAAAATGGCGATGAGAATGCAAGAGTAGTTGGTACCGACCCGTGGGGTAATTCCGCCGTTGTTTGGGAAACAAGACCATCAGGTAATGGAAACCCCGACGGTGGATGGAACACCGATTGGTTTTATATCGACAACACAAAATTATATAGACATTCTGTTTGGGTTAAAAGAACATCCGTTAGTGCTGGTGGAACATTTTATTTAGGTACAAATGGTATTGGTCAATGTGTTATAAGACTATCCGACGGAAACGAGGAGTGTAACCCATATTGGCATTGTGGTGGTTCGGGAGGTTTAACACAAGACCAATGGTACTTAGTTGTTGGTCATTGTTTTCCATTTGACTATCCACAAGGATTGGGTGGACACCCCGATACTGGATTTTGGACAACAACAGGAGGAAAAGTTGGAAGTATTAATGGTTGTAATATTGGTAGTGATTGTAAATCAGGACCAAGTACATATGGATTAAATCATAGAACTTATCTTTACTATTGCGGTGACAATACAACACGATTACAATTTTTTGACCCACGAGTTGATTTATGTGATGGTTCAGAACCAACAATACAAAACTTATTAGATAATAACAGACAAAACAAATTAGAATCCTTAACAATAAACACTTCAGGTTCTTCATTTAAACATCATAGAGTAATTGCCACTGGTGGTGTTATCACCGAAGTGGGTGAATGGAGAGTTCACAGATTTAATAGTAGTGGTACATTCGCAATCACATCAACTGCCGACGCTTCATTATTGGAAGTGGAATATCTTATCGTTGCCGGTGGTGGCGGTGGAGGTATGGACATGGGCGGCGGAGGAGGTGGCGGAGGTGTCTTATCGGGACGAACCGTTTTAAATCAAACCACTTATACCATAACAGTTGGGGCTGGTGGTGCGGGAGCACCTGCAGCAAATACACCGGGACAACCACAATTTCATCAATTTCAAATAGGTGCATCCCAAGGTGATAGTTCATCTGCATTAGGGTTAACATCCACAGGTGGTGGATTTGGAGCAAGTTCATATTATGGTTATACCCCTAACTACGGTACACCAGGTAATGGTGGTTCGGGAGGGGCACCAAGTGGATATAGTGATGGAAATATAAGAAGTGGAGGTACAGGAATATCGGGTCAAGGATTTAATGGTGGTCAAGGTGGTGGACAATACTATTCAGGTGGAGGTGGAGGTGCTGGTGCAGTTGGTACCAACTCACCTTCAAGACCAAACGGTGGTTCAGGTAAATTTTCAGGTATATTAGGCCGACCATATTATTGGGGCGGTGGCGGAGGAGGTTCCGCTTACTCAAATGATGCGGGTGGATATGGAGGTCGTGGTGGCGGGGGTGGAGGTGCTCTTGGACAAGGTGAAGGGGGAAAAGATTCAATCATGTGGGGAGTACCCGGAGCATACGGTGCGTGTTGTTCATGGGCAAACGTTCCGGGAGGAAATGGAGGTACCAACACCGGTGGTGGCGGTGGCGGGGGTTCTCATTACAATGGAAATAACCAAGGAGGAAATGGTGGAAGTGGTATCGTAATAATTAGATATAAATACAAATAAAAATATGGCACATTTTGCAGAAATAGATTTAAATAACGTTGTAACCAAAGTTTTAGTTGTTCCTAATGAGGAAGAACACAGAGGTGAGGAATACCTATCGATTGACTTAGGTTTAGGTGGAAGATGGATTCAAACATCTTATAATGGAACCATTAGAGGAATGTTCGCTGGTGTTGGTTTCACATACAATGAGGTTTTAGATGTATTCTTACCTCCAAAACCTTACAATTCTTGGGTTATTAATACTGAATTAAAATGTTGGGATTCACCAATTGAGAGACCATCGATTACAAACACTCAGGCCGCAATTTGGGATGAAACTAATCAACAATGGATTGTGGTTCAAAGACCATTAACTGTATTTGATATAAATTCATAATATTATGCCAGAAATCGATAACATAGAAATTTATTTAGAAAACACCTGTTGGTACGTAAAATACATACAGGACGGTGAAACTATCATAAGTAATCCATATATGGAAGAACAACATGCAATTAATTTTAGTTTAAAATTAAATTCATAATATGAACACTATAACTGATGTAAGAGTTTACCAAAATGGTAACGTATGGTATGTTGAATTTAAACGTAATGGTGTGTTGGAGACAACCGAACCATTTGGTGAGGAAGAGACCGCAACAAACTACGCAAATTTCTTATCTAACACTTTGTAATTTAAAATTTTTTCCTTAAATTATATCCTATGAACAATATAGGATTTGGAATTTTTTGTTTCGGTGAAGATTATTATTATAAAATCACATCCGATAAGGTAAAACAAATTCTTAATGGGGGTTATCATTGTTACGTTCTAACTGATAACCCCGAATACTTTAAAGACTTTTTAACTTCTTTATACCTTCATGTAATTCCATATGAAAGGTCCCAAAAATCGTATCATGATAAAATGATACTTCCAAAATACATTCTTAAAAATCACGACATCTCAATACTGATTGATGCCGATACCGAGATTTCCGATTACACATTCTTAGATGATTTAAAATCATATTCATTTAAAGAGGGTATATCATATATTGATACCTTGGTTAATCACCCAATCAAAAAAGAATATGTGGATGAAATGGATTTGACTCAACACGAGTGGATTCACTATAAAAATTATATAGATGTATTGTATCCGAGTTATAATGAACTTGAGATGTTGTGGGAATACTTTATTGCCATTAATAAAAATGGTTTCAATCAAGAACATTTTTATAACATCTATGAAAAATTACAAGTCGCAAAAGAATATTGTGGTCTAATCAATGGAGGTAAGATTATTGCATCTGGTGAAGGTATCTCAATTACCATTGCCTCAAAATTATCGTCAATCAATATTGAAAAGGATAAGAATCTAACAACCTTATTAAAAGATAAGATGACGGGGGTAACAAAAGTTCAATTATTGGGGAAATAGACTTGACAATTTAAAAAATTAAATGTATAATTAATAAAAATCAAATTAAACAATTATGGCAAAAAGAACGCTTAAACTTGGAGAAATCCTACAATTGGAGAGTGAGATTAACGGTTTGGTTAATCCACAAACAGGAAAAGAAATTTTCATCGGTTTTAGAAAACATAAATTAGCACTTAAAACCAAATATTGGTTGACAGAACTTGGTGAGAGATTGTCTGCAGAACGCAAGTCAGTTGAAACACTTCGTGATGATATCATCCAAAAACATGGTGAAGACGATGGTAAAGGTGGAATTCAAATCGGTATGTTCATTGAACAGAAAGATGAGAACGATGCAGTTATTTCTCGTGAGTTAAATCCAAAATACATCGATTTCCAAAAAGAATACGGTGAGTTGTTAAACGAGGAGAAAGAAGTTGAGTACACTCCGTTGACAGTAGAGGATTTGGAGAACGCCGGTGATACTACCGACAACTATTCAATCTTATTCCAATTGGTATCAAAACCAACTGAAACAAACGAATAAAAAAAGGGGGTTTATACCCCCTTTCTTATTTCTATCTTTAATGAACCTACTTGGTATTCACCCGGTTCATAATATGGAATTGATAACCTCAATTTCTGTAACGTGTAGATGTCATCATCAGTCATTGGTTGAACTTCATAAACCATCACATCTACGATATCTGTAAGGACAAATTTCGACCTTAAATCATAACGAGTATTCTTCTGTTCATTCTCGATGTAATCCTCGGGAATTGTCCCTAAATCGATTTTATCGAAGAACGGTTCTATCTCAAATAACCTTGCTCGACTGCGAGTGGTTAAACCCATGGTGAAAGTCTTATAAACAAATAGATTATCCTCCCAATATCTTAATTCATTGAATGATGGAATTGATATGCCCCATTTACGAACAAAGTTTCTATTTGAGTTAACCTCATACTTAAATCTATCTTTCTTGTAATCATCACTGAAACGAGAAGTCTGTGAAACAAAGTGATATGTGATTGCGCATGATGTGGTTTTTAATTTATATCCCTTCAGTTTGGTTCTGATTAAGAAGTCATCATCCTCAGCAAACGCTGGTACAAAACTAAATCCATCAAAGTAACCCACATCCTCGAATAGTTTCTTATAACCACTCATAAAGAACACACCACCATCATATATCTGACAGTTGTTCTTATTCTCTTCAACATATGAATCAAATTCTTCCCATTTAAAATCGTGGAACGAACTACCTAAGTCCATTATCACTTTACCGGGTCTTTGGTGACCAGCAAAAATGGGTGGTTCTAAGGTCGTATAACACATCAAAGTGTCTGGTGTGAGTAATCTATTCAAATTCTCGAGAAAGTGTCTCCCAATGACCATATCGTTGTGAATAAGGACAAGTTTCTCCGTATCTACAATCTTAATTGCAGCATTATACGTTTCTGAGAAGGTTAACCTATCATCATCGTGAACAAATGAAAGATTATCGTCATCTAAAGACTCTAACCATTCTTTGGTACCATCTGTTGAACCCCCACTACTGATTACTAATGGTGCATCGGGATAGATTTCACGAAGTCTTTTATAACAATCCTTGGTGAGGTCTAATTTATTGAATACCGCAAGTACAAAACTAATTTCCATCGATTTCCTTTTTAATAAAGTTTAGTGCTGATTCGACAACCTGATGCATGTCATAGTATTTGTATTCACCAAGTCTTCCACCAAACAATACACAATCCTTAACTTTCTCCGCCTCTTCTTTATATTTTGAAAACATTTCATTGTTCTCTTTATCGTTCACAGGATAATATGGGTCAGTTTTATCTGCCACATACTCTTGTGGGTATTCATATGTAATCCACGAGCCATTCGTTTCTAAACCCTCAAAGTGTTTATGTTCAATGATACGAGTGAATGGTACATCCACATCAGTATAGTTCATTACAGGGACACCCTGAAGGTTTGGTGAACTATAATACTGGTGTTCGAAACTAACTGTTTTGTATTCTAACTTACCGTACTTGTAACCGAAGAACTTATCGATTGGTCCTGTGAATATTACTTTGTTATGTTTAGGTAAACTACCTTTAAAATAATCCACACCCAATCTAACCTCAACTCCCTCTAATAACTTTTCAAAAATCTGAGTGTAACCACCAATTGGGATACCTTGATATTTGTCAAAGAAATAATTGTTGTCATAGGTAAAACGAACTGGTAACCTCTTAATGATTTCCTTTGGTAATTCCTTGGGGTCTTTCATCCATTGTTTATGAGTATAACCCTTAATGAGTTTTTCATAAACATCCTTACCTACAAGTTTGATTGCCTGTTCTTCTAAGTTGCTCGGTTCTTCAATATCATTTGATTGTTCTGCAATCATATCTTTCGCCTGTTGAGGTGTCTTAACTCCCCACAGTTTATTGAATGTCCACATACTAAAAGGAAGTGAATATAATTCTTCTTTGTAGTTGGCAATCACATGGTGTCTATAGTTGTTAAACTCAGCGAATTGGTTAATCCAATCCCACACTTCTTTGTTTGATGTGTGGAAGATGTGTGCACCGTATACTTGAACATTGATACCATCTTTATTCTCGGTGTAACAATTGCCACCGATGTGTTCTCTTGAATCAATAACTAAAACTTTTTTACCTGACTTAGTTAATTCGTGGGCACATATGGAACCGAAGAAACCGGCACCAACTATTAGATAATCGTACTCCATATTAAATCTCTATTAAACCAATACCTAAAAAATTACCGTCAACACTATCATATTGACTCATAAATTCATAGTGTTTATATTGTTCCTTAATTTCATTCCAAAACTTAACAACGCCAGGACATGCGTCACTACATATATCATGAAAAGATACGTATTTGGGGTTATATTGTTTACAGATTTCAAAATCTCTTTTTAACCCTTCATAACTGTGGTCACCATCAATTAAAATTAAATCAATATCTTGATTTATTGATTCTCTTTTTAATTTTTGACTATGAGTTTGTAAGTAGTTAAAATTACCATATTTTTGGTATTCGTCAAGCATCCTTGATTGTGGCATAAAGTCACACGCGAATCCATTAACTTCACCATTTATTTTGGTTAATATTTCCTTTGTTATAATAAACGTACCACCCCACCTACAACCAATTTCAAGATACGATTTAATTCTATATTTTGATATTTGTTTAAGATACGGAGCAAATTGATTTGGGTACTGCCAAAAACGAATACCTTCATTAAAGTGTTCAGACAATTCTGAAGGTAACTCTCTCGAATTCTCACCATTCATACCAAATGTGGGGAGAATTGTTTCTAAAACATTTAAATCGATTTCTTTGATATCAATTTCAGATATCCTTTTAAAAATTTCTACCATTTGTGTTTGAATAATACTTTTTTATTGTTAAAAAATACATCACCGTTTTTATCTTGGATTGTACCCTCAGGACTTGGGAAATGTAAATGATTATGGATATGGTACGGCATTTCGATTATATTGTAATCTTCTCTTGTGCCAATCAAAAATGAAATCAACCATTGTTGTTTTGCGTAATGCGCAAACATTGGTTCAACTGACGGATACAATTCAACATAGTCACTTAGTAGTTTAGCCCAAGTTCTTTTATTCATTGCGAGAACACCGGTGTTATAGACTTTAATCTTATCCCACGGTTTGTCACTCACACCGTCAACCTTAACACCCGTTTGACCTAATCTACCCGATTCAATCATTAATGTGTCAGTTGGTGATGCATTATAACCAACATAAACGTCACCATCTTTGAAGTTTCTGAATTGTTCTAACTCTTCGTCAGTCATGTTACGTTGAAGGATGATGTCACCGTCAGTATAGAAGATAACGTCATCATCTTGGGTTATTGAATTGAAGTGATTGGAGTTTAAGAAATCCCCGTGTTGAACACACTTATTATTATTCAATGCCTGTACGTCTGAAATCGATAATGTTGCGATATCGATAGTTTTAAATGGTAATGATAAACCTTCCCCATCACCAACAAAAACCAAAACATTCTTATCGAAGTTTGAGTTTTTCTCAATTGATTTAAAGTATGGTCTCATCTTGGTCATATAATTTATATCGGACCCAGTTGCTAAAATTAACTTCATTACTTTTGAATTTTACTGTAAAAATTATTTTGTCTTTCCTGTCTCTCGATTGTTTTAGGATGAAGGATACAAAATCCCTCATCTTCAGGCATAATCGAATATTTCTTTGCCCCTATAATTTTTTCATGAACTTTACCATACCAGTTTAAACCTTTACGGTATAATCTACCCTGCCAATCAGGGAAGTTAATTCTACCCTGTTCATCTTGTTTCCATCCCCACTTGTTAATGTGTTCTTCGGTTATACCATCCACCGTGTTTATTCGAGGAAGTACAAACAAATCAACTTCAGGATTTGATTCAAGTATTGCCGGTAACATTTTAATTAGTTCCTCGGTAATCATTTCATCCGCATCCAATTGTAAAATGTAATCACCACCACAGTAATCGTTTAATTTGTTTTTCCAAATAGAAAAATCATTTACGAAAACCATACCTCTCCATGTTTGAACATGTGGGAATCTATTAAATGGTAATAAGAAATCAATTACCTCATCCGACCCATTTTTTTGGTCATATAAAACTATGATTTCATCTTCAGGTCTTTTATGTTCTAAAAGAAACGGTACAAGTCTTTTGATTTCTTGTAACTCATCACAAACGGTAATTGCATAACTTATTTTCATTGTTGTCTTTCTCTTGCGAATATTTTAAATTTTTGATTATTGGGTCCCGTAAATTCTATCGATGCGTGATTGGTGTTGTTGAGTGTTATCGTTAAATTGGATTCTTCTTGTTGTGTTGCGAAAACCGTCGGTTCACCTTCATCAAATTGAAACATCCATTCGGTTTGATTAAATGTAACTGTCGGTTGTAATGTAAATAATTGAAGGTTATGGTTCGTAAATAAAAATGAATTGTCTTCATTTTCTCTACCTAATTTAAAATTGTCAAGTAATCCCATTATAGTTTTGTTAACTGAGGTATTTTTAATTTAACTTCTTTAGGTTTAACCACATATGGTGTTATGATTGATTCAAACTTCTCGGTCATTTTTGACATCGAATATTTTTCTCTATTCTCTTCCATCAAAACTTGAGAGTTACCGTAGAACGTGTCATATTCATTTTTAACCATTCTCATAATCTCAACAACTTCACCATAGTTTGGTGTAAACCATTTTGACCCCTTGATGATAAATGAATCAACAACACTCTCATGAACATCAGTCAATGAACCACCTAACATTACTGCCTTATCCATTGGTAAGAAGTCTTTATGTCCCGACCAATTAGATGCAAGAATAGGTTTACCTGTCATTGAGAACTCAAGTAGAGGTCTACCGAATCCTTCGCCTTTTGTTAAGGTTACCATTGCCTTCACTTTTGGGTGATTGTATAACTCATTCATTTCCTTGTCTGTTAACTCACCGAATAAAAGATAGATTGGCGGTGGGTTTTCAATTCCCTTAACCAAATCAGAAATTTTCTTCTTAAAGTTTTCTCTTTCTTTTATCGAAAAAGATGCTGAAGATGTTTTAAGAATTAATGCGGGTTGTTCTTCCGAATCCTTAAATGCCTCAGAGAAACACTTAATTAACATACCAACATCTTTTCTATCCTGACCTAAATTACCTTTTAACCAGTGACCAACAAAAAGATAAGAAAAATCTTCGTTAATTCCAACATCTAACCCTGAAAATTTATCATTATAAATTTCAGTGTCAACACCCTCAAAAAGAACCTCAACAGGTTTCTCAATTTTATGTTGTTTAATTAGTTTACCGGTTAGGTTATCAGTTTCATTGTAAACGGTTTGAAGTAGTACTTCCTTGGAGAAGGTTGAAGTTGTGATGATTAAATCCATTCTGTTACAACCATCAATCCATTCCTTTGATGCCATTGTTGTTTCAATACCGGCAGTTATACCGATACTGAACCTACCAATCTTTTGGAATTCATTTGGTACTGTAACCTGAACATAAACATCGGGAGTTGCGGGTATCACTTTAACGATATGCGCAAGTATCCACTTATTATATTCGGTATCCTCTTGTAATGCCGTTTTTGGTGTTGAACCCCAATGACACGAATCCACCCTTATTTCAAATAAGTCCATGTCACGAAGAGACCTCAATAAATCTCTCGAGTGTGCTCCATACCCACTTAATGTTTCAACGGGTCCTCTAAATAATAAAAAAGGTTTACTCATACTATACGATATAATTCAAATTTCTTTTTAGGTTTATAGTTTTTGAAAGTTGTTTCAATTCCATCAATTAATGAATCACACATCACTTTACTTGATAGGTTTTCGATTGCCCATTCTCTACCTTTTAATCCTCGTTCTTTTCTTCCTTCTTTACCCCAACCATAAACTTCAGAAATTGCACCGGCAACATCATTATTGTTTACTCTGTCTTCATAAATGAAAGGAGTTGGGACCGAACCATTTAGATTGTTAACGGATGGCCAAACGGGTACAACCCATTCACCATGTAAAGTTGAACCGTGTTTCTTTCTATTGTGGAGTGAACCGAATGTTATGTAATTGTCTGCGGTGTAATCAAAACCACATTGGTCTTGTAATCCACCTGTGACATTAACAATGATTGGTGTGCCAGCCATTATACTTTCGGCGGTACCCAAACCAAAACCTTCGTTGTTCGCAATGTTAATTGTACAGTCAACAATATTATACAACTCATTCAATTTATTCTGTTCCAATTTTAAGTTAACAAACTTAATATTATAGTCGGGACAAACACTTTTAGCCACCGCCGGTAGGTCGGTACCATTCTCATCGATTGGTGTGGTGTGCATTAACAATAAACATTTATCGGATTGTTCTTTAGGTAAAGAATCACAGAATAATTTATATGATAATATCACATCACCCGGTTGTTTTCTTTTGATGTTACGATTGTTATAGAATAGAATAAAATCATATTCTTTATCTTCGTAAATGTATTTCTTTAAATCATCAGCAACACTATCTGTTGGTTTGAACACATCTGAATTAATACCGTGAGGAACATAACTGATTTGCCAATCCTCCAAAGGTTTGAAGGTTGGTTCGTTATCCATTTTACCCACTCTATGGACTAAACCATATGTTTGTTTGGAGATACAACCAATCCAATCACAACTTTCATAATTGTTTCTATTATAGGTTGGGTCAGGTAGGTTATCCCACACGTGGTAATATAGAATTGGAATTTGTTGTCTAATCTCATGTTCCGCCTCGTACAACCATTGCCAGTAATGTGGGTCGGTGAAGTGTAATATTGCGTCAGGTTTCTCAGACTCAATAAGAGACCTCAATGTAAAAATATTACCATATCCATTACTTGGAATGATTTTAAGGTTTGCATCAAGTACTCTTGTCTTCTCCCTAATGTCCGCATTTATATCTACAATTTTACCTGCCTCAGGATGGTTGATTGCACTACCCAACTGTACCCAATCGTACTTGTGAATAGTACCCATTACCAATTCTTTTGACATAGTAGCAACACCCGATGTCATTCTTAAATCATCAGATAATAATAGAATCTTTTTCTTCATAGTTAGAATTTAGACCCCGTTGTTGCCAAACCGTTATGGTTGTTTATCTGGTCTCTAAAATCCTCTCTTGTATTGTATAAATCAAGAGCCCTATTAACTAACTTCTGTAGGTTAATTGAACCATCTATCGTGTTGATTTTGAATTTTTTGTACACATCATCTAAAATGTGAACACTCGTAAGTTTTGTCTGTGCTTTCATATAAGTATATAAATTTATATATATTATATGGTCAAAAAATAACGGACAGTTTTTACTCTATCCGTTATCTTAAAACCGATAATATATTATTGTTCCCCCTGAGAATCAAGAGTTTCGTTAATCTCCTCAATCTTCTGTACCAACTGTTGAACCTGTTGGTCCATAGTAGTTGTTGGTTGAAATGTTTCGTTTAATGTTATTGTCGCTGGTGAAGGGTTCACTGTTGTTTGAACGTTCTTCTTTTTACATCCGCATCCCATAATGTTTTTCTTTTTTATTAAATATTTGGTTTATTGGTTTTAATTCCTTATACTTTATCAGAAGATAACCGATAAAAACGTAATTGTAAATGGAATCGAATAAAATTTATAACGGAGATTGTGTTGAACTATTCAAAGAATTGGGTGATAACACAATAGATTTAGTGGTCACATCACCACCATATAATGTTGGTATCGCATATGATACACATATAGACGATGTACCTATGGGTGATTACTTTGAGTGGTGTAGAACTTGGTTATCTGAAGTTTACAGAACATTAAAGGACGATGGTCGTGTTGCGATTAACATACCTTATGAAGTAAACGTAAGGGAACGTGGCGGTCGTGTATTCATCGTATCTGAATACTGGCAGATAATGAAAGAGATTGGATTCGGTTTCTTTGGTGTTGTCGATTTAGAGGAAGATTCTCCACACCGTTCTAAAACAACTGCGTGGGGTTCGTGGATGTCACCGTCAGCACCGTACATATATAATCCAAAAGAATGTGTTATTCTTGCATATAAGAAAGACTACAAGAAGAAAGATAAAGGTATCTCAACGTGGTCATATACTGAAGCACAAGTTGACGTTGAGGTGGAAGAAGGTGAAGACCCCAAAACAAGAACTAAACGAATCTATTCTGATAAAGATAAGAATGAGTTTATGGAGTTGGTGTTCGGTCAGTGGAAATACTTCAACGATACGAAGTCATTAACTAAGGCAACCTTCTCAATGGATATTCCGGTTAAGGCAATTAAAATCCTTTCATTTAAAAATGATTTGGTATTGGATTGTTTCTCAGGTTCGGGAACCACGGCACTTGCGGCAAAGAAATTGGGTAGAAACTATATCGGATTTGAACTATCTGAAAAGTACACCGAGATTTCTCGTCAGAGAATCAATCAGTTTGATTATAATTTGTTCCCCGAATACGAAGGTTAACGAACGGGGTTCACAGGTGCACCTAAGTACATGGCAACCCTATCACCCACTTTAAAGTTATTAGCGGTTCCCGTTGGAAATTCAATGACATGGTCCCCGATACCGGTGTATCTCGGTGGATTAAGTTTATTTCCGGCGGGTTCGCAGTTTTTATGGATATGTGAAATTCTATTCTTATTCACGAATACAATGTCCAATGGTATGTAACAGTTCTTCATCCAAAACGAATGGTGACCCATTCCCATCTTGAAGACTATACAACCCTCAAGGGTGTCTCTACCCATCATTCCCTTCATTATTTCCTCGGGAGTCGACAGATATTCCGCCACGTACTGTTTATCGTTAATTATTACTGACATATTACAATAATTACTTGGAAATTTGAAAATAATTTCTTATATTTTTGATATGAGTACACTTTTTAACGGGGACTTTGAATATGAAGAGGAATCGGACTTTAAAGAATTCCTTGAAACTATTGAACCTGAAAACGCATTAAAACTTATCGATATCGCACTTACCCATGCGAACAAAGAAGGTGCGTTCACAATCGAAGAATCATATTGCATTTACAAATGCATAGATAAATTAAAAAAACAACAGAATGAAAATTAAATTTGAGTACGTTTGGTTGGATGGATATTCACCCGAACCAAATCTTAGAAGTAAAATTAAAGTCGTTGACTATAACGGCGAGTTAACCATTGATGACATCTCTAACTGGGGATTCGATGGAAGTTCAACAATGCAGGCGGAGGGTAACTTCTCCGATTGTTACTTAAAACCTGTTAGGTTTTATAAAAACAATAACAGTAAAGATGATTACCCAACAGTTTATGTGTTGTGTGAAGTACTTGACGGAAACAATGAGATTCACCCATCAAATTACCGAGCAAAAGTTGGGGAAGAAGATACCGATTTTTGGGTTGGATTTGAACAAGAATATTTTATTCGTTCAGGACATAACCAACCTGTATTGGGTTTTGAAAATGGTGGGATGATTGACCCACAAGGAAAATACTATTGCGGTGTTGGTGGTCATGTTGTTGGTAGACTTATTAGTGATGAACATTTAGATATGTGTTTAAACTATGGTATCAATCTTGAAGGAACAAACGCAGAAGTTGCATTGGGTCAATGGGAATATCAAATCTTTGCTAAAGGTAAACTTAAAGGTGCTGATGACTTATGGATGTCTCGTTACTTCTTAAATAAAATTTCTGAAAGATATTCGGTGGCAATTGAGTTACACCCTAAACCAATTACGACAGGTGAATGGAATGGTTCAGGTTTACATGCCAATTTCTCAAACCAAAAAATGAGAGAGACAGGTGGGGAAGAATACTTCAACGCAATCTTTAAAACATTTGAAAGTAGGACAAAAATTCATATTGAAAATTATGGTTCCGATAATCATTTAAGATTAACGGGTAAATTTGAAACACAATCAATTGATAAATTCAGTTGGGGTGTATCTGATAGAGGTGCATCAATTAGGGTTCCAAAAACCGTCGGAGAAACGTGGAGGGGTTATCTTGAAGATAGACGACCCGGTTCAAACGCTGACCCTTACAGAATCTTAACTGTTATTTGTAAATCACTATCATTAGCAGATGAGTTAAAAAATACATTACATGTAATGTACGCTGAAATTAAAACCGATGACTTGTCAACAAAATACGGAACACTTTCAAACGATGAATTATTTGAAGAGTATAAAAAAGACGAAGAATAATAAAATGGGTAAGGTATTTTTAATCGATATCGACGGAACAATCTGTGATGACATCAAAAACGAAGACAGTCATTTATATGTAACCGCAAATCATTTCCCAAACGCATTGGATATAATCAATAAATGGTATGATGAAGGTCATATCATTACCTTCTTTACTGCAAGAGAAAGTAAAGACAGAGAAGTTACCGAAACGTGGTTAAAAGAAAAAGGTTTTAAATACCATGGATTGGTTATGGACAAACCAAGAATCAAAGACGGACAAGAGTATGTGTGGATTGATAACAGGAAAGTTAGGGCAATCACATATCTTGGAACATGGTCAGAATTAAAAGAAGTAGATGCCAAAATACAAACATTTGAATGATGAATAACATAGATAAACAATATCAATTACTCCTACAAGACATTCTTGATAATGGAGTTAAGAAAGAAACAAGAAATGGTGGTACCATTTCAGTATTTGGTAGACAAATACGTCATAAAATGAGTGAAGGGTTTCCTTTACTTACAACCAAGAAGATGGCTTGGAAAACTATTGTAACTGAATTATTATGGTTCTTACGTGGTGATACAAACATTAAATATTTAGTTGATAACAATTGTCACATTTGGAATGGTGATGCTTACCAAGCCTATATTAAAAGATATAATAAAGGTGAATATGTTGGTAAAACCAAATTATTAGAGAATTCTAAGAAAAATAGAACATTAACTGAACCATTTACAATAGAAGAATTTATTGACAAAATCAAAACCGATGATGAGTTTGCTAAGAAATGGGGTGAGTTAGGTCCAATATATGGTAAACAATGGAGAAGTTGGGAAACCGAGGATGAATATCTCGATGGGGTATCATATTTCAAATACCCACCAATAGACCAAATCCAAAATCTAATCAACGACCTTAAAACAAATCCAGACTCAAGACGATTAATGGTTAGTGCTTGGAATGTGGGGGAGTTGGATAAAATGACTTTACCTCCTTGTCATTATGGATTTCAAGTTTATACAAGAGAGTTGAGTTTGAATGATAGAGTATTAGAATTTACAAAAAGAGATTTAGACCCTTCTGAGTTTAGAAGAGGTGGTAATTATGGGACAGTAATTCCTGAAGAAAGGACATTAGAAGTTCTAAACAATCATAATATCCCAACAAGAGCAATCTCATTAATGTGGAATCAACGTTCAGTAGATACATTCTTAGGTTTACCATTCAACATTGCATCTTATGGATTGTTATTGGAAATAATTGCTAAAACTGTTAATATGGTACCTGATGAGTTGATTGGTAATTTAGGTGATGTACATTTGTATTCAAATCATATTGAACAGGCTAAAGAACAGATTGGAAGAAAATACACTCACGAAGAGAGAACAGAATTGTTAAAGACCGCAATGGGTGATTTTTATAAAACAGCGGTTGATGAACAAGTACCATTCGGTGGTGGTTTAAGTGAGTATTATAATTCTTACAAAATACCAAATCACACAAGAGAACCATTTAAATTACCCACATTAAAAATCAATTCAGGTAATGAAAATTGGCATTTATTAACCGTAGATGAGGTTATTAATACTTTAGATGTGGATATCACTTTTAAAACGGATAATTACCAATCGCATTCAACAATTAAGGCGCCCTTGTCCAATTGATATGAAAAATAACCAACAATTAAAGCACCTTTTTCACAACTTTTATATATTTATACTAAAAGAAATAATATATGGCAGTTGTTTATTTACACAAAAAGAAAAATACTAATGAAGTTTTTTATGTTGGGATTGGCCTTTATGAAGAAAGAGCTTATTCTTATAGAAATAGAAACATACATTGGAAAAACGTTGTTGCTAAATATGGATATGATGTTGAAATTATTGAATCGGATATTGAATGGGAAGGTGCATGTGATACTGAAAAATATTTAATTCAAAAATATGGTAGAGATACATTGACAAATATGACAGATGGCGGTGAGGGGTTATTCAATCCATCAGATGAAGTTAGAGAAAAGTTAAGATACCCAAAAACAGAAGAGCATAAACAAAAATTAAGAGAGTATCAAATTGGGGTAACGCAATCTGAAGAAACAATACAAAAAAGAATATCACATGGATTTCATAAATCTGATGAGTATAGATATAAAATGAGTATTGCATTATCAGGTGATAATAATCCAATGAAAAAAGAAGAGAATAGAGAAAAATTAAGGAAACCAAAACCACCAAGAACAAAAGAACATAGTAAAAAAATAAGTGAAACCAAAAAGGGAAAACCTACATGGAACAAAGGTAAAACTTTAGAAAAATTTGTTTGTGATATTTGTAGCAAACAAATTGGTGGGTATGGTAATCTATTACAACACAAAAAGAAACATTTATCAAATTAGAATTATGATACTACAAGAATTAAAAGAATGGATTAACAAACTCCCTGAGGAGTTTATGGAATACTCAATGGTTAATGGAGAAGAAGGAATACTCGATGGAGAACATTTCTATAGGGTCGATAAACCAGTAACTGCGTTGTTAGTTGATAAGGAACATAAGGAAATTATTATATTAAATAGTACGGAAGAAACGCCCGAAGTTGAGTAATTATCTATATGGAAAACAATCAATTAACATTTGAAGATTTCAAAGTTGCAGCACACGATAAAGTGGACGCAATTGTACAAGGATATAAGAATTTTGGAAATACAACCGAGTTCCAAGACCTTAAAGATAAAATAGGTGAACAACCGGCAGAAGACATTTGGGAAACCATGCAGAGAGTAAGTTACGAAGACCAATACGAACACGTAATGAAAATGTCTTATGATGATTACCTGAAAGGATTATTTAATTTGGATTAATGTTTATCCACATCACACCTGACGAATTTGTAGAAGAGTTTAGAGAATCTTGGAAATTGGGGTACATATCCCAACCTTCAATAGATTATGCAACAAACGCAATCCATGTTTGGTTTGAGGGTAGAGATTGTATTTTATTTAATTTTAAGGATTATGGTTGGTTTAATGATAACCGATTCAATACATATAGTATGTCATCGGGACCCGCAGGGATAACGATACAAATAACAAAAACTAGATAATGAAACTAATGGATATTATTAATGAAGAAAACAAACCAAAGTACGAATTTGGTTGTGCAATGTTGTACTTCGCATTTCCTGAAATGAAGTACATCCACGGTATGATTGACCCTAACGATGTTTACACCGAAGAAGAAGATGGTTCATTCGGATTGGAGACAGAACCACATACCACATTACTATATGGTTTACACGATGGTGTATCCATTGATGATGTAAAAAATGTATTGAATAAACACACATACCCATCATGTAAAGTACATAACCCGTCATTGTTTAAGAACAAACAATATGATGTATTAAAGTTCGATGTTGAGGGTGACAGTCTTCATGATGCAAATGGTGAATTGAGAGGGTATCCACACACAAACGATTATCCTGATTACCACCCACATTTAACCGTGGCATATCTTAAACCGGGAACGGGTAATAAGTACATTAGGAAGATGATAGGTTTAAATTACGAACTAACACCACAACATGCGGTGTATTCACAACCAAACGGAGAAAAAACAAAGATAAAGATAAACGTAGACTAAATTAAATGGAGAGTAGCATTAAGAAGGGTGGAATTAAATTAAATAAAATAATAAAGGAATATAAGAGCGCAACCACACATGAAATTTGGGAAGGTATCCGTGATAACTTCACCTTTGGATTCATTGGGGCAACTTTAGTAGTATTCATTTCAACACGAACCGACATTGCGGTTTTGTTTGGTTATATCATATACTATTACTTTATGGGTACAATTGTTAACAGACCAAAGTATGTGACCGATTTGGGTAAAATGATTGTATTTCCAATACCATCCGCTCTCGGTGCATTTGCCGGTTATAAACTATCTTATATCCTACTACAGATGATAAGTTAATGTACAGACCATTACCAAAAAACGTAACAATTAGAAACAGTGATATAGACGGATTAGGTCTATTCGCAACAGAAAACATTCTCAAACATCATGTGTTTGGAATCACCCACATTAGAGATGATGAGTTTGAAAATGGGTATAGTAGAACACCACTTGGTGGGTTCTTTAATCATTCGGAAACACCCAATTGTGAGGTGTATGAAGAAGGTAGATTTATAATGATTAGGGCAATTAAAGACATAGTCCCCAATGAGGAGATTACTGCGTTTTACACGCTTTATGTTCCAAAAAGAGAGTAATTCAGCGACCCTGACCTCTGTATTTCTTCACTTTACTGGTATGTTTGTTGATATTTTTTTTCGATTTACCCGAAGTTTTTTTACCAAAATTAACCTTTACAGAGTTTGAACTACTTTTTGATGATTTTGCCATGTTAATATTTTTCAAATAAATATTGTATATCCAAAAAAATACTATCTTTGTAGAAATTGTGATGATATGGAAATTTTAAGACAATCGATAACTTATGCTATTATAACTGTGGTTAAGAACTATTGTAAGTTCCCACATCAAGGTGACCCAATTAAAAAACTCGTAATCCCCACTGAACTTGATAATGTTTTTTTTGATGTTTTTAAACTCCCAATGTCATTATCCCCAAAATATCTTACCATCCCATTATTTAAACACGAAAAAGGGGCCAAAACCAAATATTATTATACTAACGAGGATTTGGGTGATGAAAAGTCATTGAAGATACCATTTGAATTGGCATTTAAAAACACATTTTCAGGTGGAATAGATGGGGAGTTTTTCACCACTAAAGATAGACACATAAAAAAACATTATGTAAATCCTTTTGCTCGTATTTTAATTGTCACAACAGAAAGGACCATTAAATTGGTTGATGGTAAAGTCATTGCTCGCACATACAAAAGAACAAGGTCAAGGGACCTTAACTCTAAATATTTTAAGATTAGAACGAATAGTGAAGTCATATCCTTTAATTTAAATAATGGGGATATAAATGTTGGGGAATCTAATAGAAGAAATAAAGGTGTTAAAACAAATAGGTTTAGAAGAAATTCTTTTGGTGTAATTGAAAACCTAATTGGTTCAAATGGTTTTTTTAAAATAACTAACAATGTAAGTAAAAATTCTCCCGTTTTTAATGAGTTTAAAAAAGAAATGGATGATGATGTCTTTTTGGATAGATTATTAATTGAGATTGGTCAACACAACGACACCCCAATTACGTTGATTGATAATGAGGATAAATTAAAATTACGTCTTAGATTTATAGACTTTCTTGTTAAACATAAGAAAATTAAAACGCCCAATGATTACCATAAATTGATAACCATGTACTATCCGGGCGAAGTATACCTCAAGAAGAATGGTAGGAAATTAATACAATCGTCGTTAGATAGTTACGGAATATTATCTAAACTAACAAACAAAATGTTACATACCCATGTGGATATTGACATTAAACATTTGGCATTGTTCTGTGGATTTTTTGGTAATGAATATACAAAACACATCGGTAATTTAAAACCCCGAGCGTACGATTACTTCAAGTCAATAACCTCACAACCATACAGTGCCGAACCAATCAAAGAAAGAAAGAACTATCGAAGATTTAACCTTGAAGATAGTGAGAAGGAGAATATAATTAAAATCACCAATTCACTGGTTGATACCAAATCAGTTAGTGACCCATTACGTTCAGTGAGTGGTATCTATAGTTTATTTGTTGACCACTTGGATATGATAACTCAGATTAGAGAGTTTGACCCAAACTTTAGAATGAGGGCAACAAACTATGATGACTTCCATACTGAACATATTGAGTTATCAAAGATGATTGCCACGATTAGAAAAGGTTGGTCAACCGAATATGTTTTTGATAACAGAATGGTTAGAAAGGTTGAGGAACCTTTTAATTTGTTAGGTGCGGATTTGGTTGAAAGAAAATTCACACCCCACATCTTAAAAAGAGATGAGGAGTATTCCGAAGAAGGTTCATTCATGCATCACTGCGTTGCTAGTTACGCGAATAAGGAATCATCAATAGTTATCTCATTAAGGACCGACGACGAAAAAGATAGGGTGACATGTGAGTTCGATAAGAAAACCGGTGAATGTATTCAAGAAAGACATTTCTGTAACCGTATACCACCTGAACACTTTACAGAACCATTAAGGTTATTGAGAGGGAAAGTTAAACGATTCTCACACCAAAGACTCCTAACCCATTTAGAAACAAAAAAAGTTAGGGTAAAGATTAATGGTAAAGAAGTCCCAATAGCCCAATTACAGGGAGGAAATGGTTTAAACTTACCCAACCATCATTTGTTTGGATTTTAAGACTACATAATTCCAAAAAGTCCGTATATATTTTGTATATGGACTTATTGTTTAATCATAGTCAAAATAAAAAAGAAAGGGGAGTAATCGACAAACAAGGAGGTTTAACCTCTAACTGTCAATTAATGTTATATCAATACGATAACTTAATTCAATACATTGCCGAATTTTCATTTGATTATAATAGGTACGGTACCCGTAGAAAGATGGTTGTTAGCCACGGTTTAACTATTAATCTAAAGAATGGTAATGTTACAACAAATTACCAATTATCAAACGACGGTATCGATGATAATCGTACAACCAAAGGTAGAATCAAAAGACAAACAAATAACTTTAGTACACTTTTTGATTTTACCGAATCAGGGTTTTTTAAAGGTGAAAAAAGACAAAACTACTGGGGTGTAAAATACACAAGAGCGTGCGACTCAATTATGAAAATATTGTTGAGTAAGATTGTCCCAATACTTCAATCCGAATACTATAAAACAAAACTATATGAACATAAACCACACATCAATCCTCTGTTCGATTTACTTGTTGACTTTCATTTAGATAGAAAAAAAATCAGAGCACACGATGATGTGTACCATTCAATACAATATGATTATCCAAAACCAAAATGGTTGAAGTTAAACGATTACAAATATCTGCCAGCAATATTGGATTCATACGGTATCAAATCAAAATACTTAATTGGTGAAATCAACAAATCGGAAGATTACATTAATATCAGAACGATAAGTTATGTGTGTGGTTTATTTGGTGAGAATTATATTGATTACCTCAAACAAATTAAATGGATTGATTACTGCACAGTGACAGTTCCAAACAAAAGGTACCACACATTAAAGAATGAATCTGAAAAACGATTCATGGTTAAGTTGTTTAACAATTGGGAAAAAGATGGATTACAAAACGATTCGTTAGTATTTTCATTAAACGAATTACTATCTATTCGTGAATCATTATTAAATAATAATTTAGATTTAAAGTTTAAAGCAAATGATGATAATAGTTTTGAAATATTATTGAAACAGTGGGAAGGATATAAGAACCATTTTAAAAAAGGTTATCGTATTAGGTATGCGTTACCTGATGATTTTATTTCACATATAGAAGAAGATATCGTAGTTGACGGGGAAACATTTAACGTCACAATATTGAAAACTGAAGACGAATTTTCATTGGAGGGGTATAAAATGAAAAACTGTATGGGTAAACAATTTACCAACGGACTACTCTATGTTTATATTGCCATGACCCACAAAAGAAAAAGAATTAATTTACAATACAGGAAGGGGTGTTTAAGTCAACAATACGGTAAGGCAAATACCTCAGTGGATGTTTTGTTTAACAAATCAATACAAATATTAAACAAAAAGATGTCGGAATATTCGGGTCTTCAATTAAGGAAGGAAAAGTTTGACTTTATTTCGTAATTTTTCAAAATATCTTTAAAAATATTTTGGATATGTGGATATTCTAACTATTTTTGTCTTCTAATTTTGTAATGTCAAAAAAATTAAGTACATTTTATTATGCAAGAAAAAGAATCAAAAACAAATGTCCATTTCAGGATTAGTATTGTAAAGTCAGGTATCAGAATCGGGGCATGTTATTGTCTTTTTACCTTGAATTTTACCGGTGCGGCTATCATGTTGTGTTTAGCGGAGATACTGGGTATCGCCGAAGAAATTTTTTAAATTTTAACTATGAAATACCTAAAAAAACCAATGACATATTTGATGTTGTTGATGTTATTTGTTATTTGGTTGACACTACAGTACACCAAAGTAGATAATGAAAATAAAATCCTTAAAATGGATTTGGAGAAGGTTACCAATGAAAAGGATAGTATCTATTCTGAATGGTTTAATGAGTCAACAATAAGTGGTAGATATGAATTGACTTTTGACTACCTAAAAGAAATAGATAAAGAATCCTATGACAAATGCGAACGATACCTCGAGCACGAAACCGAGTAGAAAGAGAACCCCTAAAAAAGTAAAAGAAGACATGTTAAACATTGACCCAGATAACCCAAATCAACAAGATTTTATTTTGGGTGGAGATACCATTCATATTAAAACATCCACCATTGTGAAACTTCATGAACGAATAGTTGTGCAATATGATAATGGACCAATCGAACTTATAGTGGAAATCACGGCAGACTTTGATGAAATCCCTAAGAGATATCATGAGATATTTTTAAATGTATTATCGTCAAAGTATTTGGGTAGGGTTAATTTTGGTGATAATCCATTCTCAGAGTGCCGACCAATTCAAAAACGTAAATGGTACCAATTTTGGAAATCAAAATATTTTAACCAATGACAATAATATACACTATCCTATCACTAATGTTTCTATCAATGGTGTTTATGTGTTACCAAATGGTAACGGCACCCATAATGGATGATAACGGAAACATTTTAGATAAAGATGGTAATATTATAAACAAAAAGGGTAAAGTCATTGTAAAAAAAGAGGACCAAAATGAGAATTGACAATAATTAAGGATATGGGATTTATAGGATATGTTGTGTTAATTGTTATAACAATAACGATTGTTGCGTGGAGATGGGTTGAAGGTATTGATTATATGAAAACAAACCACCCCAATTATAAAGGGATGGACCTTTTTGGTGAAGATGAGGACGAATGGGATAACAATTCACACACTGAAGGAAAATTTTAATTATGGAAATAGTACATCCACTAGTGGTTGGTGAAGTAAATGAAATTAAACCGCACATCTATGCCGTCATAATAAAGGATGACTACGACCGTGCAATGTTATTCTGTAGATACCAAGAGTATTATGAGTCACCATACCCTGAAGTGAGGGGTAATGTGTTCAGTCTTGAATCTTACATGAGAACATACACTAAGGGTAATAAATCAACTTACTTTAGTTACCCACACGATTGGGTTGGATATAACATTCCATCAAACATTCTTTTGGAGTCTCACAAAAAATTTAAATCACATTACCCAAATGAATATGACAATATCATGGGTAAGATTATTTCTTTCTGTGAAAACGACACCAAAGGAAAGGGTGAAGAGCACCAACCGTGGTACATAATTGGTGCAGATAAAATCAAATCAGGTACCATGAACCACGAGATGGCCCATGGGTTATATTACACCGATTTGAAGTATAAGGTTGAGATGGATTATTTGATAAGTCAAATCAGGAAGACCGAATATATCAGTTTGGGTAAACACCTAATCAAGGCGGGTTACGTTAACGATAAGAAAATAATAGATGATGAGATTCAGGCATTCATGTCAACTGGTAAGTACGCCAAATGGAGTGAAATAGTTTATAAAAAGTATTCACCTGAGTTCGTAAAAGTATTTAAGAAATACAATGGAATCAATAAATAACTGTAAGGTATGTGGTAACCCAATACCAATTCTATTACCTGCGCAAAGTATATGTTTGGAGTGTCTCACTAAACCAAAAGAATGAAAGTAATATTTTTAGACCATGACGGAGTAATCTGTTTATCCACAGAGTGGGGCGGTCGTTTCAAAAAACAAACCAAGGTTGGACGTAAACTGTCACAATCCGTTCTGTCTTTACCGGTCGATGCTCGATTCGACAACTTTAACAAAAAGGCGATTACCATCCTTAACGAAATCTTAGAAGAAACAGGCGCTGAGATTGTTGTCTCATCAGATTGGAAACGATGGGCGAATGTTGAAGAGATGGGAGAGTATTATGAATCCAAAGGAATCATTAAGAAACCAATTGCGTTTACTCCTGATTTATCTGAGTGTACTTGGTATAATGATAAGACATGGGTATGGTCAACTCAATGGGACTCGGAGATGTGTAGGGTTATCGAAATTAAACAATACCTACATGACCATCCTGAGATAACCCATTGGGTTTCTATTGACGATTTAAACATGGGTAATGATGAAGAATGGAAAACTTGGGGGTTAGATAATTTTGTTTTAACACCAAAAGGAAATGAAGGCATCAAACAATCGGGAGTAAAGGAGAAGGTTATTAAGTTTTTGACACTCTAAAAGGGAGTTTTATACTATTTATTAGATATATTTATTAAGACATGAAGAAGACACTCCAAGAAGAATTAGAAAGAATCCACGAAATAACTTACGGTAAGGAGGTTATGACCGAAGGTTTCTTGGATAATATTTTGTCAAAAGTAGGTTTAAAGAAGAAAGACGACCCAAAGAAAGCGGATTTAGTTTCTAAAGACGTTGAACAACTATACATTACATTAGAGGATGCTGTTGGTAAGGGTGGATTAAGTCAACAACAAAAAGGTTCAATGGGATTTCAAAAGGAAGTTGAATCTATGCAAATCGGTTTAACATTACTCGGTTACACTTTACCAAAATATGGTGTCGACGGTTTGTTTGGTCCCGAGACCGCATCTGCCGTTAGTAAATTCACATCTGAGAATGTCGAGAAACTTAATGAAAGTGCGTCCGAACTAAGAAGTACATTGGATGACTTGGGTCACGATGAGAAAGGTAATGAACTTACCAGTGGTGGACAGATTACAGATGAAATTAGTGGTATTGTAAGTGACGTATTAAAAGATTATGCCGAGGTTAAACCTAAGGTAAAGGTTGTTGTTACCGCGGGTAATGATAATTTCCATAAAGGTACTAAAAGTAGACATACAATGGGTCAAGCGGTTGACCTTGTATTGAAACCATATAATTCAGAAAACGCGAAGGCGTTCATGAATGTATTAAACAAATACAAATCTAAAGACGGTAAGTTCTCATATATTGATGAGTACACTAACCCATCGAAAAACGCAACAGGACCACACTTTCACTTACAATATGGTGCGGGTAAGGCGGTTGGAGGACCATCAGGTGGTTCACCAAGTGCATCGATGACAAAGGCAACCCCTGAAATGTTAACCAAACTAATTGAATTACTTAAAGCAAAGAACATTGAGGACAATGATATTAAACAATATCTTGACCCAACAGTATTGGCAGGTGGTGTTACCGATAGTTCATTCTACGCAAAACTACTTGAAAATCTTGGCGCACCTGTAAGTGAAGAGAACCTTAAATTCCTTTATGCTTGGAGACAGGCGGAGGGAAGTGGTGGTACGTTTAATCCATTTAACACTACTTGGGATTTACCGGGTTCTGTCTCAGTTAATAGTCATGGTGTTAAAAGTTATGAAACGATTGAGGATGGTATGATTGCCACCCTTAAAACACTTAGAAAAACAACATACAGTTGTATTGTTAACGGTTTAAAGAATGATATCGGTGCGGATAAAATCGCCAAATGTGAATCTTTAAAGACTTGGGGTACAGGTGATTTGGTTGCACAGGTTGTTAGTGGATACAATAGTGGGTCAAGTCCTAAAATTAAACCTTTATCATAATATTTTTTTTTTACAAAAAAAAGTATATCTTATTAAAAAAATAACTATGGCAAAAGAATTATGCGTTACATGTGGGAAAGAAACCCTATATGAGTTCGAAACACACATCGACCACAGAATGGGTTATTTGGAAGGAATGGGACAATTATGTCTCACTTGTTTTGAACGTCAAATCGATGAGGATGTTATATGTGTCCCAAAAAGTGTAATCAATGATACTCCAAATGATATGGAACTCGGTAAAAAAGTACGAGACATCATCAATAAAAGATAACAATAACCATTTCGGTTGTATTTATATATAAGAAAAAAGTATCGTTAAATGGACAATAAAACCAAAAAATATTTAAAAAATCTCATTTTTGAATCTATCACTACAGATATGGGTGAGATGGCCGATTGGAAAAAAATGAGCGGGATAACCAAAAAATTCGAAAAGATAATGGATAAGACCAACAATCTTGTAGGATGGAATGTACAAGGAACCCCAATTTTATTCACTTGTGGTAGTGATATTAATCAATTCATTGAAGAAAATTCTGAGTTGATGGACGAACTAAAAGAAAAGTTCGGAGTAAATCTTAAATGGGAACAAGGTAATTTACCGGCATGTCAACCAAGAAGAAAGTTGGATGTAAAACCTTTACCGGGTGGAGAAGGTGATGAAGAAGGTTCTATCGATACATCATATATTCACTCAGGTGAAAATATGTCAGAAGGAGAAAAAATCAAAAGAAAACTATTTTCTATCGTTGATACAGAATTCGGGGACCAAGAGTTCAGTGAAATTCTTAACAAAAGAAGTATCCCAACAATCGTTGCTAGAGACAGGAGACATATTAGTATGTACGGTCGATACGATAACAATAAAATCAATTACGAAACACATAACTACAACGGTTATGAATCGTTACAAGATTTCTTAAAGGCGGCAATTGCACGTGTTAAAGGTGGAGATACTCCTGAAATGAAAACTTATTACTTGGCTAGACAATTTAACCAAAACTATAGAAATTGGGCAGCAGACAAGAAGAACCAAAAACAATACGCTGGTAAAACAGATGTCTATAAATTAGATGCGTTTGGTCTTGAAGAAAAGAACATTGACGTTTCTATTCGTATGGATTTTCAAATCAGTGGTGAAAGAATGGGTGAGAGTTTTGCGTGGAATGTTAAAATGACAAACAAGATTGGTAAAAAGATGAAAGAAGAGAGTGGTTTAAGAGGTGGTTTCCTTGATGACAAAATCTTCCAAGTATCTAAAACTGCACAACTTGACCCAAGAAAAGAATATGGTAATTCATATACTGTAATGGATGATATCAATGTGATTAACGCATTGATGGAAGCCATTGAGGAATTAAAATCACAAATCGAGGCAATCGACCCTAAAGAAACATTAAAAGTCGCTAACGTTAAACAATACCAAATTAAGAGAGATGTTAATGAAAGTATTAAAAACAGATTAGTTCAACGAGTGATAACTAAATTAAAGAAATAAAATATTATGGCAATACAAGTAAACGGATTCTTTCCAAACCCAAACAACGACAGTTATATTAAAGATGCAGTTATCGCATTAAACGTTCAACAAATACCTATGGGTAGATTAGATATTCAGTGTCAACTATGTGTTGAAAAAGAAGTTACTAATCCGGCCGATGTAACCTCACTACAATTGGTGACGGTTTCACAATTTACCATTAATAACATTGACAGAGCGGAATTAAGTTTTGATGTGTCATTAACTGACCCATATGAAATGTTATTGTCATCGGTTCAAGACTACTTAATTAGTAAATTCTCAACTGAAAATCCTGATTTAACTTTCGAAAATTACGTACAAGAATAATTACAATTCCCCCATAAAATAAGAATCCTCAAGAAATTGGGGATTTTTTTTGCTATTATTTGGAATATTCGAAATTATTTTTTATCTTTGTATCATAATATAATTATTATGGGCACAAACTATTACCATATACCACTTGAGAGTGAGATGGACGAAAGAAAAAAGGTTCTTATCCAACGAGTTATGGATTTAGATTTAACTCCGAGTAATATTGAAAGGGGATTCCGCGTAACTAAAGAAGATTCTTGGGACTCTATTTCTGTTTGGGATGATTTTCTCGATGGTACCAATATTCATTTAGGTAAACGAAGTGGTGGATGGAAGTTCTGTTGGAATTTTCACAAGGACAAATATTATTCCAATAAGGAAGAACTTTTATCGTTCATTCGTTCAGGTAGGGTTGTAGATGAATATGGTGAAGAAGAAAATGTTGAAGAGTTTATTACCATGGCACTCGAATGGGGTGAACCCGATGGTTGGGTTGTCAACGAAGAATATCGTAAAGAACAAAGAGCAAAAGGTCATGGTGCCTTTTGGATGGATAATGAAAAATATGATGATTTAATAATCGATGGACTTCGTGTAAGTACATCAACAGAATTTAGTTGATATGTTAAGGATAGATAATAGTAGAAAGGTTTGGATAACATCTGACACACATTACTCACATACTAATATATGTAGAGGAATTACTAATTGGAGAATGCCCGACGGTAGTATTCCCGTTAGTCAAACAAGAGATTTCGCAACTCTTGATAAGATGAACGCTGCGATTGTAAACAACATCAATGAAGTTGTTGGTCAAGATGATGTGTTGATTCACTTGGGTGATTGGTCATTCGGTGGGTTCGAGAACATTGCGGAATTCAGAAATAGAATCATCTGTCAAGAGATTCATATCTTGTTAGGTAATCATGACCATCACATTGAAAGAAATCGTGAAAACTGTAAGAGTTTATTTGCCAGTGTTAGTCACTACAATAGACTTGAATACCAAGGTCATTCATTTGAGATGTTACATTACCCAATCACATCTTGGAACAATCTAAGAAAAGGTCGTATCCATTTACATGGTCATTGTCACCTACCTCATCACGCTAAGGTTAGTGGTGGAAGAAGAATGGATGTTGGTATGGACGGACATCCCGAGTTTAGACCATATGACTTTGTTCATGAGGTAATGAACCCAATGTTAAAAGTACCAATTGGTTCTGAGATGGGACCTCTTGACCATCACAATGATGACATGAAAAATGTTGTTGGGTAATTTGGAAAATTAAAAATTAATTTGTATATTTTAAAAAACCAAACAATCATGAAAAAAGTTTTCTCTGAACTAATCAAATCCCCAATTTTACAATCGTTCTTTGTAATGACTGGGGTAATTGGATTTTTCCAATTTATTATCTTCCCCGGTTTAACCGTGGCAAACACATTGTATAATATTCTTTCGGGTATCGGTGCGGTGTTCGTACTATTATTTGTAATATATTATGTTAAGGTAACGTTTTTGGATACCACACCAAAGGTACATCCATTGTTCGAACCTGAACCCGATAAAGAACCTGAAACGGAGTTGGATTATTATCCCGAAATTGTTTTTGTCAAACCAAAGAAAAAAAGAAAACCAAAAACGGAGGTAATAAATAAACCAAAAAAATAAACATAAATGGATTACCAGAATTATTATTTACAACAAGAAAAGGAACGTCAAGAACGTAAATTACAAGAACAAATAAAAAGAAAAAAAACAATGAAATCAATTATTTTAGGAGTCGTAGGATTTATTCTACTTATCACGTTATTCTTCTCATGTGAGAGAATCGATGCAGGACACGTAGGTGTTAAAGTTAATCTTTATGGAACAGGTAAAGGAGTGGATGATGTTACGGAATGTACCGGTATGGTGTTTTACAATCCATTAACTACAAAAATTTATGAGTTCCCGATTTACATCCAACACAAAGAATACACCAAGACAGAAGATGCGGATAACTCATTTATCGTTAACTCAAAAGACGGTAGTGAATTCCATGTATCCCCAATTGTGAACTATTCGGTTCAACGAGAAAGAGTCCCATTCATCTTCGCGAAATATCGTAGGTCATTACCCGAGATTGAGGAGGGATTTTTAAAGACCGCAGTGTACGATGCGTTCCGTTTGGCAACCAATAAGTATACCGCAGATGAACTCATATCAAATAGAGCGGTGTTTGAAGTCGAGGTTCGTAGATTGTTGGAGAGTCAATTACAAAAAGAAGGATTTGTTATTAATCAATTCACTTCTAATTTGATTTATCCTGAGACATTTAAAAAGTCAATCGAGGCTAAGAATAATGCCGTACAAAGTTCTTTGATGGCTGAAAATCAAGTTAAAACTGCTGAGGCTCAGGCTAAGATTAAAATCGCAACCGCCAACGGTAACGCTCAGGCAATGTTAACCGCAGCGAAGGCTGAGGCAGAGGCAAACAGTCTAAAACAAAAGACAATTACCCCTATGTTGTTACAACTTGAGTGGATTAACAAATGGAATGGTAAGTTACCCGAAACGATGTTAGGGGACAAAACTAGTTCAATGATAGGTATTAAATAATAACAACCCCTCTTCGGAGGGGTTTTTCATTTTAAATGATATTTATATATAAAACAACACATCATGGCTAAAATAGTTAAATTGAGTATTTCAGATATCGAGAACATCGTAAAAAAGACAATAAAAGAGGCTGAATTCGATGATTTCGATACTAAGGTTCAACCTGAGGAGTTACCGGGTGCTGATAGTTATGAAGAAGAACAAGCGGTTCTATTAAGTTTGGCGCAAGACGAAGAAGGTAATTTTTATGTTGTGAAAGACGCACATACCGATAACCCCGAAGTTGTTGCTAAAGGAAATTAATTCTTTTTCTTTGAATTAATACTATTATTTAGATTCTTTTTAATTTTACTTAGCCCATCTAACATCAATGATGTTGGTTGGGTCTTTTCTTTCTGTATGGGTGGTGGAGGTGTAGACTCGAGAACAATCATTTCCATGTTTACCGTATCTATCGTTTTCATCGACATTCTTTGATGTGGTGTACCCGAACCATTCTCACGACCATTATCGGACCCACCAAGTGGATTGGTTTGTTGTTTAACCCTACCCTCAAGTGCAATAATCTCACCCATGATTTCTTTTTCTCTTTCAACAATTGCATCTGTACATTGTCTTTGGTTGGATATAATTTGAGTATTTAATTCAGTTACTCTGTCGTTCAATTCAAGTATTTGTGTGGTTTGAGACTCTACTTTTGATTTCAATTCCACATCACTGTAAGTTAACGATTCCACTATTTTTGGACCAATAGAAATGAATGTTATAGACAATAATAATAACAACAGGGCAATAATTCTTTGACCTTGAGTGAATTTTGATAATATTACAGATATATATTTGAACATTCTATTAATAAATATCTTAATTTAAACTATGGGAAAATCAAAAAAAGGACTGAATACTAAAGTTGTCACAATATACGACCCTAATAGTTCTGACGAAGCCGAGGTATATGTAAGTTACTCGTGGTACAATGAACCCGAAATAATTGAAGATTCTTACGGAGACTCAAACTATATTAATCGTGAGGATATCGACATTAAAAATTATGAATCAAACACAGATGAAGACCTACCTGATTGGGTAAGTGAGGATTTAGTATATGAATCACTAATTGAAGAATTGGAGGACGAACATGTTGATGAGGAGGATGATTATGAAGATGACGATTTTAAAGACGACTTTGGTGATGACGATGACGAAAACTGGTAAATAATACTTACCAGTTTTTTTATTTAAAAACATTTTTGTATATTTGTAAAAACATCTCTAAAATATGGGTGATTATAAAATATACTGTGACCTTGATGGTGTCCTTATTGATTTCAATAAAGGATATAAGAATTTAACCGGTCACGATTTGGATGGTGAACATCGAAACGATACTAATTTTTGGGACCCGATTAATTCTGCCGGTTATGACTTTTGGATTAACTTAAAATGGATGAACGATGGTCACATCTTGTGGGATTTTATTAAACCACATAACCCCTTTATTTTATCTGCCCCATCAAGGCAGAATGATTCTCGTGTTGCCAAACATGATTGGGTTGAAAGAGAATTACCTGGCACACAACTTATTCTTAGAAGTGCTAAACACAAGAAAGATTTCGCGGAACCAAATTCAATTCTAATTGACGATAGAAAAGATAATATCGATGGTTGGATTGGTGCCGGTGGTATTGGTATACAACACACATCCGCAGAGAAAACAATTGAAATATTAACAACCAAATATAATTTTAAAAAAAATGTCGAACAGTAATTCAAGTTCATCAGGGGGGATAGGTTTCTTCGGACTGATGTTTTTAATTTTCATGACCCTTAAACTTACGGGTTTTATTGATTGGTCTTGGTGGTGGGTAACCGCACCTTTGTGGGGTGGTTTTGCGCTCATTATTCTATTCATCATATTCGTAATGATAATTAAATCCTTAGACTAATGTTATATGTATCAATTGATATCGAAACATCAGGTTTAAATCCTGATATGAACAATGTCCTATCTATCGGTGCAATCATCGAAGACACCACTAAGAAATTACCTTACGAGGAACTACCCAAGTTCAACGCAATAGTAATTCAAAACAATATTCAAGGTTCACCAAGAGCAATCACTATGAATAGTAACATTATCTCTATGATGGGTGAATATCTTGAGGGTAAAGATGAAGTTAGAGAACTATTAAATAATAATAGTGGATATAAATTTTATACTGAAGATGAAGTTGTAAAAGAATTCTATTATTTCTTAATCAATAATGGGTATGGGGATGGTTTTATACTGGTAATTAATGGACAAACTAAACCAATTACAATCAATGTTGCCGGAAAGAACTTTGGTACCTTTGACAAGTTATTCTTAGAAGAGTTGCCGTGGTGGAAGAAATTAATAAGAACTCGTTCGAGAATAATCGACCCATCAATTTTATTTGTTGATTGGTCAAATGATGAGGCAATTCCCTCACTAACTAAATGTAAAGAACGAGCCAACATTGAAGGTATTGTTACGCACAATGCACTTGAGGATGCGTGGGACGTAATTGAATTATTAAGAAAGAACTATTAAAAAATATACTATGTCACGAATTAGAAACTTAAAAACAAATCCTGAACACATCATCAACATGATTGACATTGTTGAATTGTTTGTGCCTGAGAAAAAAACAAAATACGTTGAGACATTGATGCGTGTTATGAAGAAAACTAAAAATCTTGATGAATACCAAAAAGAAGTTATCGCATCGTACAAAAAGGACTACGGAATTAGTGAGGAGGACCTTAGTGACTTCACACCACTACAACTAATGTTTATGTACCGTTTCATTGACATTATGTTTAACCATAATGATTTGAAGTCATTCATGAAGTTTTGTGAGTACAATGAAAGAGGTTTGATTGAACAAAGTGATTTGTCTCGTTACAGTACGTTTGATGAGATTATGGTGGCAACTGGTATTGCTGAGGTAAAGACACTTGAGAAAGATTTGGAAAAACAAATCAAAGTAATATACTCAGATGATGAGTGGATTGTTCTTAGACCTTTAACTTATCATTCGTCTCGTAAGTATGGTTCATCTACTAAATGGTGTACAACTCAAGAGAATAACCCTGAGTACTTTATTCGTTATGCAAAGAGAGGAATCCTTCTTTACATGATTAACAAAGTAACAGGTCTAAAAGTTGCATGTTTTAAATCGTTAGACCTTGAACCTGAGTTCTCATTTTGGAATCAAGCGGATACAAGAATCGATTCAATTGAAAGTGAATTACCATTATTCATAATGGAATGTATCAAAGAAGAAGTTTTTAAGAATCCAGTATCGAACTTATTATTATTAAGTGAGGAAGACTTGAAAAAACAAGAGGAACTTATGAATCGACGAGAAAAATATCTCATATCTCGTGAAGAACCAATGGAAGTGGCAATGGAATCACCTATGGTTGACGAAGGTCCGACTGATATGGAAGTTACTGAAGAGTCTGCCCTTGATATGCGCGTAGAAAATCGTTATCACGGTGAACTAACTGTTGGAGATATGAGAGGGGGCACCGCAGCGTATAACACAGGATTTGATATTGGTATGGCTCGAGGTTAATATAACCAAAATAGTTTTATAATAAAAATATTAGAATATTTTTGGAATATTCGAAAATAAACATACCTTTGTACAATGAAAACATTAATAGTACATCCGAAAGACAGTTCAACATCATTCTTGGATATTGTCTATAATCCTATACCAAACAAAACAGTAATAACTGGTGGTGTAAGTCAACAAGAACTGATTGAACTAATCAGAGAACACGATAGAGTTATGATGATGGGTCACGGTTCACCCGGTGGTTTGTTCTCGGTTGGTACATTCAAAGGGTATGGTCCATACATTATTGATAAAAACGTTGTACCCGTATTAAGTGAGAAAGACAACTCAGTATTCATTTGGTGTAACGCCGATAGATTCGTTCAACCATTTGGATTGAAAGGTTTCTATAGTGGAATGTTCATCAGCGAAGTTGGGGAGGCATACTACTGTGGTTTACCCGGTACAAAACAAGATTCCGTTGATGAATCTAACTTTGGTTTCTGTAATATCTTATCGGAAGTTATTAATGAACCGCAGGATTTGGCATACGAACACGTAATGAGTAAGTATGGTGAAATTGCAGACAACAATCCCGTTGCACTTTACAATCACAACAGACTTTATTTAACAAAATAACATGGGAAAATACATCATCGTAAAAAAAATGGTTTCTAACAAGTTCCACGGAGACGGGGAACCTCACTACATCAACATCATTATGAATGATTCACTAGGTGAAGTTGAAGAGTTTGAGTCAGAAGAAGAGGTAAACAAAATGGTCGAGTTATTGAATGCCAATACCGACTCAGGTCACACTTATTTCGTCAGAAAAATTGTTGATTAATGCCTAACAAAAAAATAAGTCCTTACATATATCCGGGTTTGAAGATTGAATTTTTAGATTCAAGAAAACATCCGTATTTGAAGAAATCCAAAATGGTTATTACAGAAGAACAAATTTTTGAAATTGTTGGTCGGGATTATGGATTAACAAAAGAACAAATTATCTCTCGTTCAAGAAAGAGAGAGTGTGTCGAATCAAGACATTTAATTGCGTACATTATTAAAAGAAAGACGAGATTTTCTTTAGCGAAGATTGGTGAGATGGTGGGCGGTAAAGACCACACAACAATCATTCATTCCATTAGAACGTTTGAAGATTTATTTGGTACTGATTCGGTATTCAGAGAAAGATGTGAAAATGTTTTTGCTAAAGTGGGAATCGACCCCAAAAGTGTATGAAATTATTAATAACATTACTGTTCATCTTACCTCTACAGTTGTTTGGGCAACCATCATCTTTATTGAGTAGACCGTTTCAAAAGGCGTTCAACTACTCATTATCCTACGGGAATAGAGGTGGTGGTTCGTTCTATTCAGTTGGGTATTCATTATCCAATAGGTACGGAATGTCTAATATTGAAATTGGACACAGGAGAATGTCCGCCGGTTTGTATATGGTAAACAACGAACCATTTGTTTTTAACGCATACAGTGATGATGTTTACGTTGGTGGTAACTATGTTTTTAGACATAAAGACATTAAGAGACTTGTACCAACAATTGGGTTGGGTGTTGATGTTAGGGACTATACTAAAACAATGTTTAGAGTAAGTGCGGACTATAAACTAACATACCCATTTTATGCTTCAGTAAGTTATGTGAATATGAAAAACGAACATAACTTATTCTGTGGTATAAAACTTTACTTATATTAATATGAAGATTGCATTGATTGCCCATGATGGGAAGAAGGCGGACATGGTTGCCTTTGTGATGAAGAGATTATATTTCTTCAACCGAGAAGATGTTGATATTGTTGCCACAGGTACAACAGGTAAACGAATTATGTTTGCTGGCATAACTAAAGTGGACACAGTCAACTCAGGTCCTATGGGTGGTGATGCTGAAATCGCAGCAATGGTCGCAAGAAAAGAAATGACTGCGGTTATATTCTTTAGAGACCCGTTGGATAGACATCCCCATGAACCCGATGTACAAATGTTAATGAGAGTTTGTGATGTTCACGAAGTACCATTAGCAACAAACTACGCCACTGCCAAGATGATAGTGGACCAGTTAATCGTTTCCAATTAAATAAAATAATCTTGAACAAATTGAACTTAATCAACACACACCCAATTAAGAAATCGGATTTAGGATTTCATGGGAACCTCTTCGGGGGCAAACTTACTAGTTGGATAGACTCATCAGCTGCATCGTATGCGATGGAGATTTGTCACAATAGACGAATGGTAACCATCTGTATCGATAAATGTATTTTTAAAAAACCAGCAAGAGAAGGTTCGTTACTTAAAATATATGGTGATGTTGTTAAAATTGGTAACACATCTATAACACTTTACTTGGAGGCAAGGTCGTTCAACGTGTACACACACGAAGAAGATGTTATACTATCCACCAACATCACCTTTGTTCGTGTTGACGAGGATGGTAACGCAATACCAATTAGTGATAAAGTTCGTGAGAGACTTACTCGGGAACTAAATTCTAGAATTTAAAAATATTTTTAATTTTTTTTGGATATTCCAAAAACCTTACTATATTTGTAGTGAAGTTTAAAACTATTCACAATGAATGACCTAAAAAATATAAAGAATTGGGTAATTGTCACCGACAATGGTAAAACGTTTTACTACGAAACGTTTGACGAGGCGTTAAGGATGACCAAGATTATCGTTGGTCATTTAATGAGTAAGGAATATTATGAATTTCATTACAGTAAATTGAACAATTGAGTTTGGTCCGATGTTTGTTTAACCCTAAAAACCTAAAATTATGTTTTATAAATTTGATACAAATACATTAGTGTGGAGGAAAGATTTAAAGAAAACAAAGATTGCATTATCAGTCGTTGTGGTCTTAATGTTCGCAACGTTCCTACTTGGTAGATTCTATAGGTTCACAACATTAGATGAACATGAAATGGAACTATTGGTTGTTAGTCTCGACCAACAAAAAAATGAATTCACTGAAGATAAATTTGCCGATGAACTTAAACGATTGAATGTTCGTTTTCCTCATATAGTAATGGCACAATCTATTCTTGAGACAGGTGCATTTAAAAGTAACATATTCAAAGAGAACCACAACTTATTTGGAATGAAACAGGCAACTATTCGAATCAACACCGCTAAGGGTACACAGAATGGTCATGCATACTATGAGAACTGGTATGAATCTGTTTACGATTACGCATTCTATCAATGTCGATACCTTTCATCTATTCGTAACGAACAGGAATATTTCACTTACCTCAGTGGTAGTTACGCCGAGTCGGGGGACAAATATGTTACCTCATTGAAAGATGTGATAGAAAAACACAAACTAAAAGAATTATTTTAAAAATGACTTTAAAAACCAAATAGAATTTGTTATCATTATCATAACACTACCCTGAGTATGTGTATCGGTGACTACCGCACTTTCTGTCATATTGGTTAAATTTGTTTTTTAGAATTAAAACCCTCATAGTTTATGGGGGTTTTTTATTTACAAATAATTTGGAATATTCGAAGTAATCTCTTATATTTGTACCATAAAAAATATTATGAGTTTTACATTTTACGAAGTTGGGGGAAAAGTAAGGGACGAAATCTTGGGGTTAACATCTAAAGATGTGGATTATGTTGCAGTACCCACCCAATCTTTATTGGATTTATACACTGAGGCGGAGGATATGTTCACGGTTTTACACTATTATCTTGTCTCTGAAAAGTTTGAAATATTCTTGGAAACACCATCATGTTTCACCATTAGAGCACGGTTCCCTGAGGGACACCGTTACCAAGGTGTTGCAGACTTCGTAATGGCTCGAAAGGAAGTTGGATACATAAGTGGTACCCGAATACCTATCGTTAAACCAGGGACCTTATATGACGATTTAGAACGTAGGGATTTTACATTGAACGCGTTGGCAAAAGACGGTGATGGGAATATCATAGATTACTTTAATGGGATTGAGGATTTAAAGAGAGGGTATCTTCGTACACCATTACCATGTACCGATACATTTGATGACGACCCACTTCGTATTCTGAGAGCAATCAGGTTCTGTATAACCAAAGGATTTTGGATAGGACCGGCGATGGATAGTATTATGCAAGATTATGATTATGTTGGTAAGATGGGTGTTGTATCAACTGAAAGAATTAGAGAGGAATTATTCAAATGTTTTAAACACGATACCGTTAAAACATTGAAGACATTACATGAATACCCAGCATTAAGGAACTACATCTTCAAAGATAATACTCTTTGGTTAAAACCAACAATGGAACAATAGTGAGCAACTTAGACTTAAACAAACTCGAAGAAAAACTTGACAATGCGTTAAGTAACGAAACAAGTGAATCATTAAACGAATGGTTAAAAGAAAAAAGAATGACAAACAATAAACAAAGTAGTATGGACAATATAGATTTAATTAGACCTCTCTTGAACTTTGAAAAAAGTGGGGACTTCTACATGTTATATGTTTTTAAACGTAAGAAAGACCAACCCGAAGGTGAAAGAGATAATCACCAATCGGTAAGGACAATTAAGACTTACTGTATTGAAAGTATCGAACATCTTGAACGTAGGTATGAAGAGATTAAACAACTCTGTGAGATGTTTAAGGCGAGAGCGTACATCCACGTTCAGAAACAAAACCATTTTGATGTGTCATTAAACATGATGGTTGATTTGGCACAACGTATTCAGAATGGTCAACACAACCAAAAGGGGTTATTTGATTCAGTTGTTGGTCAAATTAAAACACAGGAGAAGAGATGGATTATTGATGTTGATGACATAAAAGAAATGAGTCCTCTTATGGTTGCATTTATTGAATACGAATGTAAACCAATTACTGAAGTTGAGTTCGACAGTGCGGGTATGCCAATAGGTTATAAAGTGGGACCGAAACTCGAGGCGGTTATTCCAACTAAGAATGGTCATCACTTAATTACTAAAAAGTTTGATGTTATGAAATTCAAAGAGAACTATCCCGAATTAGATATACAAAAAAAGAATCCAACATTACTATACTTACCTAACTCTTTAAGTTAAACAATTTAAAATAAAACTATTATGACACTATCAGATTTTGCTACATTAATACTTGGAGGTTTCCTGTTATTATCGATATTGTTAGTATTCGGAATACTTGTGTACGCGTTATTAAACAAATTATCATTATACGATAAGATAAAATATGTACACAAGTTTAAAATATCTGAGAAATACCGAACCAAAGTCAACCCAATTTATGAGTTAACTGAGAATAATTGGGATGGTTCCGTATTTTACATAAAAAAATGGTCTTTAAAGTATTATCAAAGAGAAGGTCATCAAATTTTATCCCTTTTCTTGATTTATCCCGTTGAATTTTTAACTTACGGTTATCAAAATGATGACACTATTTACTTGTGTAAGAAAAAGGATATTGAAACAATAGAAGGTACTTTGGATGAAAATTACGAAAGATTGTGGGCAATAGAAAATGAAAAGTATTTAATCGATAATGCATTGAAAGATAAACAACAAAATGTTATTAATGGGTTGAATAAGACTTTCAGTGAAAATTACGAATAAACTTAAAACATAAAGACCCATAAAAAACAATGAAAAGATTATCGAAAATTGGAAACGGAATCATCGGCTCAGAGATTATTAAAATCTCACAACAAATTAAAGAAATATCAAAAACTAAACCCGTTGCCAATTTAACAATAGGTGATTTTGATTCGAAGAAATGGCCAATACCTGAGAGGTTAAAGTTTTTCATTCAAGATGCGTACAACGAAGACCTAACCAACTATCCGGCATCACAGGGAGAACTAGATTTGAGAAAGTCGGTTAGTGATTACATGAAAACAAAACACGACATTGACTATTCACCCGAAGAGATATTAATTGGTGGAGGTGTTCGACCATTAATCTATACCATATTCAAAGGTACCGTAAATGATGGTGACTCTGTTATTTATCCGGTTCCATCGTGGAATAACAATCACTACTCATTCTTACATAATGCGGTTAAAGATGTTATCGAATGTAAACCTGAGAACTCATTCTTCCCGAGTGTAATGGATATTGACGTTAAAATTAAAAGGACCACATCATTGGTTTGTATTTGTTCACCACAGAACCCAACAGGTCGTGTTATAGACCCTGAAGTTTTAAAAGATATTTGTGATTTAATTGTAAATGAAAATAACGTTAGGAAAGACCACATAAATTCGAGACCTCTGTACCTTTTCTTTGACCAAATCTATTCTGATTTAACTCAAGATGATTTGTTTGTTCATCCATTAACACTATGTCCTGAGATTAAAGATTATTTGATTTGTGTTGATGGTATCTCCAAGTCACTTAATGCAACCGGTGTTCGTGTTGGTTGGGCGTTTGGACCTAAAGATATTATTGGAAAACTAACCGAGATATTTTCACACATCGGAGCGTGGGCACCAAAGGCGGAACAAAATGCGGTTGGTAAATTTATGTCAGATACTTTACCTGAGTTCACCCACCACACTCAAAATGTTACCACCAAATACAAACACATTACACATTCTATTTGTGATATGTTTGATAAGATGAAAGGTAAAGGATTCAGAGTTGACTGTCAAAGACCTGAAGGTGGAATATACATTTCAGTTTATATAGAATACACTCACTCATTTGCCAATACTGAGGATTACATATCCTACTTAATCAATACGTGTGGTTTGGGTATTGTACCATTTGAATACTTTGGTTCAAAAGAAAACAAGGGTTGGTTTAGAATTTCAATTGGTAATATTGATGAATTTAACCTTACCAGTATCATTGGTGTTATTGAAAACGCAATCATAAAATCACACACATATTACAACTCAATGGTGTAATCATTTTGTTTTTTAAAAAACTTTAATTATATTAAAAATATGAAAAATGTTATTGATGAGTTGGGTAATGAGCAAAAATACAAAGGAGGGTACACGGGAGAAATGTTTAAGTATCTAAAAAAGAAACTTAAAAATTTTGATGAATTTTTGTTTGTGATGTATTCTACTAATGGAAGTAAAACTCCTACTCCACTACCCAAACGAATCAATCATTCCAAAAAAGTTTTAATTTGGCATAGTAGTGAAAACAAAAGAAATAATATAAATGAGATAAAAAACGATTACACTCATATTTTTTCAAATTACTATTGGAATACCAAAAATACAACATCAATACCTTTGGGTTATTTTACTGAAAGTATAAATTCCGAAATAATACCAATGGGTGAAAGACTATACAACATATCTTTTATTGGTTGTTTAAATAGAAACCGATTGGTATTGGCAAGTGAGTTGAGTGGTATTCGTAAGTTTTGGTTATCCATGGGATTATCATTCTACAAAAATAAAACTTTGAAAATTTTGAATAAAATCCTTCAATGGAAATGGAATAGAGATTTGTTTCAATTCAACGAAGATTTTAACAAAGGAATGGACTCGGAATTATACCAATACTTTTTACAACATAGTAAAATAGCACTTTGTCCAAGAGGTTGGACAAATTCAGAAACATTTAGATTGTATGAGGCCATGAAGTATGGTTGTGTAGTTATAACAGAAGAATTACCCGATAGGGAATACTATAAAAATATTCCAGTTATAAAAGTAGAAAATTGGAGTGATGGAATTAAAATCGCACGAAACTTACTCAAAAATCCTAAAAAATTGGAACAAATGGGATTAAATAATAAAAAATTTTACGAAGAATTTTTGAGTCCGAGAGCAACTGCGGAAATAATAATAAAAAAATTAAAAGTTTAATTTGGTAAAACCGAATAATTGGAAAAAATTAATTATATTTGAAATATGGGATGCGATATACATAGTTACTTAGAAAAATACACATCGATTAACGGTGAAAATAAATGGGTCAACGTTGACTACTGGCAAATAAATCCACACTTTGGGTTGGACGACTCTAAAAATGAATACGACCAAGTTTCATTTTACATTGGAAGAAATTATGAGTTGTTCGGAATACTTGCTGGTGTGAGAAGTTCTGAAGACCCAATTAAGGAGCCGAGAGGTTTACCTGAAGATGTGAGTGACGTTACCAAAAGAGAGTATGAAAAATGGGATGAGGTACATACACCTTCTTACTATACAATGAAAGAACTCAAAGATTACATTTACAATAATTCAGATAATAAAGAACTTATTGAAACATTATCTTTTTTTGTTAACCCAATGAATGAAAGATTTAAAAATGAGTTTTGGATTGATGATGACAATCGACATACGATTAAAGAAAATGGATTTAGAGTAGTTTTTTGGTTTGATAATTAAAAACAAAATAGTTATGATAGATAGAGGAAACAAATTTTACGAAACCGCAAGAGAGTTTGTAAAAAAGTACGAAGTAAATGTAAGTGAACACATTATTGATATCATTGTATCAGTGATGGTAACTCGAGATGGTGTTGGTCCGATGGGTGGGAGTTTTGTTCAGTCAATCGTTGATAACAATTTATTCGAGGCAGTCAACCGTGCAGACCAAGACTGTCTGAAAAACCTCAAGATAATCGTGGCGGCGAATCGATACTGCCATTTAAAAAGTTTATAAAAATGAAGAATTGGAAATCTACGGATTGGGCAATTGCCGGAGTACTCGTACTGTGGATGGTACTTGTTTCTGTTATTGTATATTGTAGTTTATAAACAAAAAAATGAAACACGAATATCATAACCCTACTGTCGAAAGAAGAGAGTTATTTAATCTAATGCGCACAAAATTCCCAAAAGGAATTAAAGAAAAACAATTTTATTTCTCAATGACAGTCCGTCCCGAAAAGGTGGATTATTACATAGATTTATTCAATCAATATAAATAAAAATGATTATCAAAAGTTTATCACCGGAATGGAAAGTTTGGATTTGGACAAACGTAGTAAATGGTTTAGGTAAAGAAAATATCTTTAACGTATTATTAAATCATGGATTTGAATATGATTTAATTTCTAAAGAATTAGATATGACACCTTCAAATCCTTTGATACAAAAAAGAAAGGATACCCAAGTAGCCCTTAATGAAACACCACCATTTACCATTCAACCTCTCTATAAACCGTTGTGTGATAACTCAGGTGTTTATAGAATCGAGACTGAGTTTTTGGAAATTTATACAATACCAAACTTCTTATCGGGTGAAGAATGTGGGGAGTTAATAGAACAGATGGTTGGTAAGTTGAGACAATCAACAGTGGTTACAAATACTAATGTTGAAGACGTTAGAACCAGTTCAACCTGTGATATGTTTTTAGATAATCCAATCTATAAATCCGTAAATGATAAGATACATTCGTTTATGAAATTACCCCACGAGTTGGGTGAAATACCACAAGGTCAGAAGTATCTAGTTGGTCAACAATTTAAAGAACACGGTGATTATTTTGATGAGAATTACGAACCCAATAAAGTGGGGTTAGTTAATCTTGGTCAAAGAACGTGGACATTCATGGTTTATCTTAATGATGTGGAAGAGGGTGGTGAAACACACTTCACAAAAATCGATAAAACATTAATTCCGAATACCGGAACTGCCGTTGTTTGGTCTAATATTTTAAGAAATGGAAAACCAAATGAATACGCAAAACATTGCGGACTACCGGTTATCTCGGGTGAAAAAAACATCATCACTAAATGGTTTAGAGAAGGTCCTAAAATTATAAATTCACCACAAGAAATAACTTTAAAAGAAATATTATAAATCTACATACTATGAACCGTAAAGAAAAATTAACCAAATCTTTAATGGGTGCAATCAGAGCACTTGAAAATGGAACAGTAATTTACAATTGGCAGGAACAAGAAAGTTGTAACTGTGGTGTTGTATCTCAAGCAATGTTAGGGATAACAGGTACCGAGTTGAAACAACGACTTAAAGATGAGGATATCTTTACACACTCAATCTTTGAGAAGGTTAAAGATAAACCTGAGGTGGCAAAAACTTGGAAGAGCCTTATAAGTGCATGGTGCCCAATAACGGGAGTACCAATGAAACAGATTTTCGACGATTTAAACGATGCTGGATTAACTACTGATGACATCGCACACTTAGAGTATTTGGAAAATTCCGCAATATTAAAACGTTCAGGGATATCTACCCATCATAAAGTAACAACTGAAGTATTTGACCATTACGATTATATCCCAGTTAATACTTTCTTCGGTAGATTGTTTGGAAGAACCAAAATGGTTGAAGTGAAGAAAATGGTTACCACAACCACTCAAGACCACAACTACTATTCTAAAAAGGGGAATGTTATTCTTTATTTGAAGGCGTGGGTTTCCATTCTACAAGAAGAAAGAGAACCAATTCAAGAAGATTTATCTGGAGAATCAAAACAGGAACTCCAAGAGAGATTACTCATTGCGGTTGCAGATGAGAACTATGAAATGGCCGCGAAACTTAGAGATGAGTTAGTTATTTCTCATTAATATCTTCATCCACAATTTTTTATAATAATCTAAATTTTTTTATTGCTGATACATCCCAAATGCAACCAGAATTTGCATCAATGGTATATGCCCAATAATATTCTTTTGATTCTTGATGTAAATTTCTAACACCAATCTCTTCATAATTTGGAAACTCGATACCTTTATATTTTTTTGAAACTAAATCCCAATTAATATTGTGTGGATAATTTTGGTGTGTACTATATTTTTCTGTAAACTCTTTAAATAAATCTTCTGTATTCAGAATCATAATTTCACTCATATCTAAATATAATTTATAAATATAAACCTCACTATTCATCACACCCTTTAATGGTACGTTTTCCTTGGTATCCCAAGTAACACCATATTTTTTAAAATTAATCCAATTATCACCGAATCCATACCATAAACCTCCCGGTTTTCCGTGAACATCTTGATTTTTAACTCCGTTTTCAATTTTATCAATTGGTGTTTTACTTAGATGAATTCTTTCTTGACTACCTAATTCCAATCTTTCATTCACAAAATGTTTAAAGTTTTTTACTTTATCAATCATTTTACGTATATCTCCACCCATAATTTTTTATTTATATATAAATATCACCGCCCCTATATTGAGAACACCACCAATATTACATAGATTTATTCGGAAAATATAAATAAATTAACCTTCCCACACTCCCGATTCGGTGATTACAGGACTACCATTCCTGTCAATCATAACCCATTCTGCCTTTACCATACCGAAAGGTTCAAAACACTTTAATACGGTACCCAAGTTAAAACATTTACAACTGTAGATGTCAAACTGTGCCATTGGTAACTCATAATGGTCCCAAATGTGTATTGACCCGTGTGATGTGGCTAATGTTACGGTTCCCGTTAACCCCTCATTACCTGGGTCGGATACATAGACACTGGTTGGCCCAGCAACTACCCTCATTCCAACCGAATCTACGAGGTGTATAAACCATTTATTTAGTTGTTCTTCCTTCTTAGGAGGATTAGTCATCCAACACTTTAATAATAGGTGTTGATGATAGGGTTCAAATACTTCTATTTTGTCCAATGTTATAAGTTTTTATAATCCATATATATACCGATTTTGAAAAAAATCAGGGTATTATTTGGAATATTCAAAATAATCTTTTATATTTGGAACAATGTTAGTAGTCTTCAACATAGTGATTGGAATTATATGGGGTCTCTATATTTTAGGGTCACTCATCAAGAAGGATTGGAACGATTTTCTTTATGGTATCTGCATGGCGTTAGTGATGTTTTTACCAATACCAGCACAGCAAAGTATAATCGTAATGATATTGTTAATTATTGTACATAGATACATAGATAGAAAAGAAAGAGAATCTTAATGAAAAAAAGTGAAGAATTGAAAGGTATACTATCAGGTATAGTTAACGAGATTGAGAACGATTGGAACAGTAAAGAGAGAGAATCATTTACGATGACCAAGTTCTTAGAATTACCATGGTTGAAAGACGGTCAATTCTACATTGAAGATAAGAAGAATAAAGACGAATTAAAAAACTTCTATTTCAAATACGACCACAGTGTATTCACCTCCGATAAATTGGGCGGTGGATACTTTGTTATTCACGAACCATTCGGAAGTAAGTCATCTCCTGATTATTTGTTCGTAACACCAAATGGAATCTTTGGTATTGAAGATAAATCTAACAACGAAGAAAAGATAGAGTGGAACACCGGTTCACCGGGAGAAGATAAAATCATTACGTTCTTCCACAAATCAGAAAAGAAAGTTTATTTGTTTACCAGTTGGGAATACGGGTGGACTAAAGAGATTGGTGACGAGTACTATCAATTTAAAATCAAAATTAAAGAGATGGCGTCCGAGTTATTCAAAGAACAGTTTCACAAGTACGGTGATTCATTTAAGAAGTTAACATACTACGCCCGACCACACATAATTGACGGGAATAATATTGTTAGAGACATCTATGACCCCGAAGAGATTAATGTAAAGAGAGTATTGGAGAAGTTCTTAGATGGTGAGGAACACAAACCAATCAGTAGGTATAGAAGAGCAATGGAATACATACAAGGAAAACTATTTTAAAATGAAAAAAATTGAAGCGTTATTAATTTCAGATGTTCACCTCGGTTCAAAGGGATGTAATGCTGAAGAGGTCCTTGAGACCTTAAAAAAATATCAACCGGAATACCTTTTCTTGGTTGGTGACATAATTGATGGTTGGTTATTAAAAAAGAGATTTTACTGGAAACAATCTTACACCAACTTAATAAGAAAAATTCTATCCTATTCAAAAAATGGTACGAAAGTAATTTACATCACTGGTAATCATGATGAGTTCTTGAGGGATTATGATGACTTATCATTTGGGAATATCGAATTTCACAATGAATACATTTACAAAGATATTTTCATCACACATGGAGACCTATATGATGGTGTTGTAAAATTAAAATGGTTGGGTGTTCTTGGTTCCGTCGGTTACGATTTGGCAATTGTAGTTGATAGATACCTTAAAAGATTGGGGTTTAAACGTTCTTTATCTAAGTTCTTAAAGGATAAAGTAAAGGAGGCGGTTAAATTCATCACATCCTTTGAGGACCAAATAGTTTACCAAGCGAAAAAAAGAAACTGTACCAAAGTTGTCTGTGGGCATATTCATCATCCCATAATAAAAGTCATCGACGATATTGAATACGTCAATTGCGGTGACTGGATAGAAAATAATTCATATATAATTTATAACAATGGCAAATTCACAAAACACTTCAATAAAAAATAACCTTACAATCGTTATCCCAACATATAACGAAGCAAATTACATTGAGCGTACATTACATTCAATACATAACCAAACCGGTATACGGGGAACAAGAGTGATAATTGCGGACAATCATAGTAATGATGGAACTCGAAAGGTAATTAAAAAACAATCATTCTTTTATCAGAAGAAACTAAAGATAGAATTGATTGATGGGGGTACCGTATCAGTTGGTCGAAACAATGGGGCAAAATTGGTTGATACCAAATATATCTTATTCATTGACGGTGATGTAATTTTAGATGACTCCCATACCATTAAAAATACATTAAATGAAATGGAAGAGAGGGAATTACAACTATTAACCTGTAAATTAGAATCATATGGTAATGATTTTAGAACTTCACTTATGTTTAAAATGTTTAATATCGTGAATTACTTTGTTAGTAAGGTCACCCCCTTTGCAGTTGGAACCTATTTCATGGTTGATAGAAAGATGTTTAATCTTTTCGGTGGGTTTGATGAAACATTAAATCACTCTGAGGATTATGTATTGAGTAAGAAGTTTTACCCCGAAAACTTTAAAATTTCAAATCACTATATTGGTCAAGATGATAGGAGGTTTAAAAAGATGGGGTATTTTGGTATGATTAAGTTACTCATTAAGAGTTACAGAAACAGGGGCAATAACGATTTCTTTAAAAAAGATGTGGGTTATTGGTAAACAATTTGGAATATTCGGAAAAATTTCTTATCCTTTATAAAAATAAACCATCATGGATAGTAACATTCAAGTACACGAACACCTACATTCATACATAAAGTTTTCGGATGTATCGATTAGTTTTGCGGATAGACTTTTTTTCGTAACCGTTAAACAACAAGGATTTAGTGGTAAGGATTATGTTAAAGATTATTTGGAGACGAATGGTTTTACCCACCAAAGTAATGGTATCTACGCGAGGTTTAAGAATCGTGCCGGTGAGTACATATCGCAACAGTCATTCGACAATGAAAACAACTATCGGATAAGAGAAGATATGGTGGAAAGAGTGTTGGATAGAATACCTAAGTAGATATGTCAAGATTAGATAAGTTAAAAGAACAACATCCGGAATTAAATGTTTCACTGATTGACATTATTGCATCAGTTGAACCATCAGAGACCTACAAGTATATGGGGTTTCTTATCAAGATACTCAAAAACGAGTACTATAAGAAGGGAGATGTTCAGGCGTTACATAGGAGTATAGTAATTAAACTATTCGAATATGAAAATTTGGCATTACTTATTGATTTTGAAAAACATTCTCGAGCAAACCGTTTGAGTAATCCCGACATTAGTCATTATAAAAATTTTAATGACATCAAGAAGGAAGTAAACCGAGCGGATGATGTTGTTAAACTAAAGGAACTTGAGAAACAGGTTAAGAAATTATATGAAACCGATTTTTGGTTGGTTATAATTCCATTATCATTTGAGGCATCAAAGATGTATGGTGCAAATACGAAGTGGTGTACAACCCAGGAGAGACATTGGGACGATTACAAATCAAAATACAAATTGATTTACATCATCAATAAGAAGAGTAATGTAAAATATGCGGTATCATCTTCAACAACCGAAGATAAAGTACAGGGATGGTTGGCCAACGACAAGGAAAGTAATCCAATGTTATGGTCAATACCAAATGAAGTTATGGGTGTGTTGATTGAGGAGGTTAAAAAAAGAGAGTCAGTTATTGAATTGGCAAAAAACCATGGAATCGCGGTAACCATACAACAAAGTAAAAAACAAAATGCACCATTACCTCCACATTTTCGTGATGATATTGATATTGATGATGTTAGAAGAATTGCCAATGAATTAAATCAAGAACAACAATATCAAGAACGAAATGAAGGACTTCAATGGCAGGAAAGAATTAGGGTTGAGGAAATAATGAGAAGATTAGATGATGAAACAAACCGAGCATCGGAAATTTATGATAATGACTCGTTACCTTTTTAAAATATTATGGATACAATAGATAGATTATTAGAAATCATTGAGTCGTTGAAGGACTTCGACACATGGAAAGAATTTAAAAATGACCCTGAATGGGTTGCTAACAAATTAAAAGAATAAAATATTATGGAAACAGAATCTATATTGGGCACAATTTCACAGTACAGTAGTTACAGTGGATTAACGTTTGATGAAATCATATCGGGTAATTTAATAAAAACGTGGGGTAAAATAAATGAAGAAGGAGAACTCGAAACAAAAACTGAGGTTGACTTACTTTCAGATAAACTAAACGAACTAAGAAAATAATATGTTAACAGTAACATTTTTAAACATTATTGGTTGGGTATTTTTATTATCGATGTGGGTGTTGGTTGATAACATTAAAAACCGCAAGGTTCGATTTATTGTTAGAATGGTATTTGGTGGAATCGCGTTAGTTTCATTCATTGCGGCGTTATCAATACAGATTGGTGAACAGATTGGTCAATAAAACAACATGAGAATAAAACACACATTATTATTGATGGTTGTTATAGTAACACTATCAAGTTTTAAGGATGTTCCAAAAGAAAAAACAAAGGTTAAACCAAAATCGTGCACTGGTCTGATTACATATGTTATGACATTTCAATGGAATGATAGTGTGGTTGTTGGATTGATGTTGGAGGATAGGAAAGAAATTGTAATTAAAACAAAAATAAAGGGTTACACTCCGGTGGTGAATGAACTTTATAAATTTGATTGTGAATTAATGCCTAAAGTAAAATGAAAGATAAAATTTTAGCAACACTATTAGTGTTGGGTAGTATATCTTTGATGTGTTACTTAATGATTGAATTTGTTTCATGGTTATTCCGTGGAATCTAAAAATAAAAAAAATATGGAAAAGAAATTAGGTAAAATCGAATTGGTACAATTTGGTCTTGGTGGTTATCAAGATTCTCAACTTGGATTATCTATCACTCTTGGTGATGGTGGTTGGGCAGTTGGAGACTTCAAGGGTAATTGGGACGCTGAATCAATTAAGTGGAGTGAACACTGTAAGTGGACAGAAGAAGATAGGGATAAAGGATACTCAGAAACTATGAGGTTCCTTTCTAAACTTCTTAAAGACGCGAAGGTACGTAGTGTTGATAAACTAAAAGGTATTCCCGTTGAAGTAATATTTGATGGTAACGTATTAAAAGAGTGGAGAGTATTAACCGAAGTATTATGAAAAATAAAAACAACACTATAACTGTTGAGTTAAGCGACGAGCAACAAAATAAATTTAATGAGTGGAAATCACATATCAAGGCAATCTATGGTGAGTGCGGACTACTCACATGGAAAGTAACCCCTACGGGTATTGGTAGTGAAATTGTTGTGTACAGTCATAACACAAAAACAGAATTAGATTTAACAGACTTAGATAATTGGTAATGAAAAAAATATTAGGATTATTATTGGCGGGTGTTCTATTAACAGGATGTTACAAGGACCCACAATCATCAACAACAGAGGGTAATGGATTCCAAGTTGAGTTTCTATTCGAGAAGGATGGTATAAAGATGTACCGATTCTTTGATGGGGGTAAACATCATTACTTCACAACAACCGGTGAAACAATTAACGCTCAACATTATGGTAAAACCAAATATGATGAGAACATTAAAATGAATTCAACGGACAATTTTTAAACTATGAAACTAAAAATTCAATTAAGCGAAGGGTTTCACACATGGATTCTAAAGAAATCAATTGAGATTGACACGGATAACTATCCTGAACTTCAGGGTATGGAAGAAGAACAGGTGCTGGAATACCTAAAAGAGAATTCAGATAATATGAGTTTCAACGATGGTGAAAAAACATATGATGACTGGACACTACATGACGAGTTGGTAGACCAAGAACCTTTATTCAATAAGGAAAAGAATTACGCAACCGACATTCATCTTGATGGAAAATAATATGATAATCGTTGAACACATATTGACATTTTTAATTGTCTACGGAATCGTGGGGGTTATACTCCTATGGTTCAAATCAAAAAACATTGAAGAATAATTTGGAATATTCTAAATAACCTATTATATTTGTGCCATGAAAAAAGTTTACTTAACCGAAGATGATTATAATTTTATCCATAAAATGGGTAGGTTAAGGCAACAATACCCCAATGATTATTCTTTTAGTAAAGATAGTAGAGTTGGTGATATTGGTGAAAAAATTATTATTCAACTATTAATTGATTATGGTTGGACTATTATATCATGTTTTAGAACTAACTTACCGACTGGTGAATTAAAGAAATTTGACATTGTTGCCAGTAAGTATGGGAAAATAAGAAAATTTGAAGTAAAATTAGACTTGAAGGCATACCCCGGTAAATATGAAAGGGTATTAAAAATGCAACATTTTGAGAGGCAATTATCTGCCGATAAAGATACAGGTAATGGGTTTATAGAAATTTCATGCGAAGATGAAAATGGTATACAACAAGATTCTGGAGTTATTGCTACGACCTCAGATTATTTTATCACTATATACGTTTTTATTGGTGAAATTTGGATTAATACTCCAATAAGGATAATAAACCTTGCCAAAGAACATATTTGGTCCGTCGTTTCCGGTGGTAACCTTAAAAAAACTCGTGGATGGCTCTTTAAACGGGAATATTTTGAAAAATTTTTTAAAATTAAAAAATTTGAATTAAAAATAAACGACGAGTAACATTTTGATGAACAAAAAAATATTTTTTTGTTTTTAGAATATATTGATTATCTTTGTGCCATGAAAAAATATACACACATACCTCAGATTATGATTGATTTGATTGAAAACAGTGATGTCAGATTAAAATCTCCAATTGATATTGATGATATCTTTGAAGTTGGGAATAAAATATTATCCAAAGGTAAAGACGAATCCGAATTTACCGAATCTGAACATACTTGGTTTGGTTTATTAAACTCTTTAATGCTCTATTCATTAAATTATCAAATGAAGAACGATTCTAAGTCACTTGAAAGTATGTACCAACTTTTCAAAAGTGGTGCACATCACGAATTATCGGATAATGAAAGTGACAAAAACATATTTGAAAAGATGGTTATTGATAATTTAATTGAATCTGAGGAGTATGAGAAGGTGGTAGAATTAAAGAAGAATAAGAAAAAATAGTCAGGTGGCGGAATTGGTTAAACGCTGTGTATGCTCGATTAGACACCAGTACGAGGCAGTGAAAATCCTGCACGTAGGGCTTAGAAAACTGGTTATAGGTTCGATTCCTGTCCTGACTACGCGATTCGGTTAATCACCGGATAGTATGTCCAATACGATGAGAAGTGAGGTGATTCCTCATATGGAACTGCTAATAGGACAAGGTTCTATTTAGATTGACTATCTAATTTAAATAAGTTTATTCCTAACCTAGCAATAGGGACAGCCTTAACACCTGTAGTTGGATAAAATAGGGTGTTATATAGTCAGGTGGGCGTAATGCGGGATGGTGCCCAAGTCCAATAAAATGGTTGTTTATCCGGTTCGAGTCCGGCCCTGACTACAATTAACAAAGTACCATAGGTACAATTAACAAAAGCCAATAGGCTTAAGCATTTAAAGGCGTGTAATGTCCAGTCTTTTAATGAATTAACTGGACAAAGTGCATGAAACGTTACTAAAAATTTATACAAACATTTAACAAGCACCAAAAAAACATTTAACAAATTATATAACTTAAACAACAAACAAAATGGAAAAAGAATTTATGCCATACCAAGAAGCATTAGCTTTAAAAGAATTAGGATTTGATGAACCTTGTTTTGGTAGATATTGTATTGTTACCGAATGGGAAGAGCCAACTGGTGAAATACTAATACAAATGTTTGATTCTAATTTATTAGAAAAGAATCTTATTAAAGCCCCAATTTACCAACAAGTATTTAGATGGTTTAGAGAAGAATATAGATTAACAGGATTAATTGAAGTTGGTACTCAAGAGTTTTCTTATCTAATTATTAATGATAAATGGAATAGACTATGTGGAACTGAACCTTTAAAATTTAATGGTACTTATAAAGAAGCAGAGCTTGAGTGTATTAAAAAACTGATTGAGATTGTAAAACTTAAACAACAAACAAAATGAAAAAACAAACAGCAGTAAGATTTATTGAATTAAAATTATTAGGATTAGTATCTTTTGATTCAGAAGAATTAAGGAAAATGTATAAAGATATTCTTTTACAAGCCAAAGAAATGGAGAAGCAACAAATCATCAATTGCTATAATCAATCGTGGCATTTTAGAGATAAGCCATACGAAACAGCAGAAAAATACTACAACGAAACATTTGGAAAATAACTTAAATAACAAAAAAACTTATGGAACACGCTTATTATTGGGTAACTACATTTATACAACTAATCATAATGATTATTTTAGGTGGTATTTATGAAGAATTAAAAAAGAAATAGAAAACATTTAAACAACAAATAAAATGGAAAAACAAAAAAGCAGTATAGAATGGTTAATATCTGAATTGAAACGAAGAATTTTAATAATAGAATCTGAACCAGATGGAATTGTTAGAACAACAATGATAGATAATTTTTTAGTGGATGTTGACGAAGCCAAAGAAATGCACAAGCAGGAGATAATGAATGCTTACAAATTTGGCATTTCAGATGAATATGTAATTGGCTCTCAACAATACTACAACGAAACATTTGGAAAATAATTTCTAATTTTAGCCTTATGGTGGAAAAAATAGGCGCAAAGCAAGAAAAATAGGCGCAATGATGGAATAAAAATCTATATTTGAAAATGTTCACAAAACTTGAACAATGGAATAAAATGAACGCCATATTGGTGGTATCAACGAAATGGTATAGGCGCAATAACTTCCATTTTTAATAGAACGCTAATAGTCAGGTGGCGGAATTGGTTAAACGCTGTGTATGCTCGATTAGACACCAGTACGAGGCAGTGAAAATCCTGCACGTAGGGCTTAGAAAACTGGTTATAGGTTCGATTCCTGTCCTGACTACGCGATTCGGTTAATCACCGGATAGTATGTCCAATACGATGAGAAGTGGTGTGATAACCATATGGAACTTCTGATAGGGAAAGGCTCTATTTAGATTGACTATCTATCCAAAAGTCTATTTCTAACCCGGTAACGGGGACAGCCACGACACCTGTAAGTTGGATAAATCAGGGTGTTATTTAAAATAAATCTATTATGAACGACGAGGACCATATTGATAATTGTGATGAGGACTATGTCCCAAAGGATAAACCCACATACAGTGATTCGTTGGAGGATGATGAATAAAAAAATATTTTTAAAAAAAAATTTGGATATCTAAAAAATACACGTATCTTTGTATTGTTCTTTGAAATATTGGAAACTTCAATATATTTTCATCAGAGGTAAAACTTTGGTGGGGCTGGTTGTACAGCCCATAGTGAATCCTGAATAAACAGGATGGAATTTTTCTGGAGATTAACTTCTCACTCACTAAATACCTTTTATTTTTTAATAAGGGAATCATTCACAATATGTTGATTCATAATAAGATGGGGTTAACCATGTTGTAAATGCCTCTTATTTGAAAGGTGTATACAACTATATGTTAATTTTTGGTACATCCGTTAATAGTTGTAAATGCCTCTTATTTGAAAGGTGTATACAACAGGTGATGCACCTCATGGGAAAGAGAAAACGTTGTAAATACCTCTTATTTGAAAGGTGTATACAACATGTACTTTGGGTTTCTCTTATTTGAAAGGTGTATACAACTGATGGACCTGTTGCAGGTCATCAAGTACGTTGTAAATACCTCTTATTTGAAAGGTGTATACAACTACGAACCCATACGAACTAATGGGATTTATGTTGTAAATACCTCTTACTTGAAGTTTTTAATATAACGATGAACATAAAATAGAACATGATATGTCAATAATCACAAGAAAAATCAAATTGATTGCGGTTGGTGAAACCAGCAAGGACAGAACTGCATCGTACAATTACGTAAAAAGAATTGCATCTGACTTGGTTCAAATTGGAAACGAAGTTATTAGGTTAACTGTTTGTAACCAGTACGAGTTGGATGAGATAAAAAATTCAACTAATATTACTAAAGTTAAATCAAAAGAGATTTTCAAGGAAAAATACGGGGCGATGGTGGAGAATATGGGTTATAACTTAATGAAGAAAAATACCATCATATCATCGAACATAAAATCGTCGTTTTGTCAAAAGATATATAAAACTATTGATGAGAGTTTTTATGATATTTTACAAGGAAAGATGTCAATACCATCATTTAGAAAAACATCATTAACAATACCATTTAAAGGTACGGTAAATAAAGAACCTGTGGTGAGTAAAGAAGGGGAGGATTATGTTTTTAACTTACCATTATCGTCATCAGAGAGAAGTATTCACAAAGGAATTAAATTCAAATTACATTACGGAAGGGATAGAAGTGGTAATGAAAAAATTGTCAATAGAATATTGAATGGTGAATACAAAATGAACACCAGTTCTATTCAAATTAAGGATGAAGATTTTATTTTATTATTAACATGTACAGTACCTGATACAAAATCAAAGGATATGATTCCTGATAAGGTAATGGGAATTGATTTGGGTATAAACAGACCAGTATCAATATACATTGACGGGGAGAAACATCAACCATCACAGATTTCAATCGGTGAAAAGATTCAAACTGAGAGAATGAAGTTCTATAAGATACGAAGAGCACTTCAACAATCCATGAAGTTTGCCAAGGGTGGACATGGAAGAACAAGAAAGATGTTGGGAATGGAAAGATTAAAGGAAAAGGAACACAATTGGTCCGTGTTAATGAATCACGATATCAGTAGGGATGTTATTGATATTGCCCAACAATACAATGTGGGTATTATTAAGATGGAGGACTTAACTGGTATAACCACAAACACTAAAGATTTGTTTTTAAAATCGTGGGCATATTATCAACTTCAAACGGATATTGAATATAAAGCAAAGATGGTGGGGATTCAAATCCTGTGGGTGAATCCAAAAGATACATCTATTACATGTCCAACTTGTAAGAATGTGGATAAGGAGAATAGAAAGGATAAGGATAAAACCAAATTCACCTGTATTAACATTGAGTGTGACGATTACGGTAAACTAAAGGATGCCGATATTGTTGGGGCATATAATATAACTTACGCTGAAGGTAACGAAGTAAAAGGTAAGAGTAAGAAAGGTAGACTATTAAAAGGTCTACAGAAAAAACAAGATATTTTCATCACCACAAGTGATGGGGTTGGTTGTACAACCCATAGTGATTCCCTGAATAAACAGGAGGAGATAATCTCGGGGTAATAACCCACTCACTAAATACTTTTTATTGGTGTATACAACTGTTCTACACAGGTTGATATTTGTTCTGCAGTTGTTTATAATCACAATTTGAAAGGTATATACAACTGTGATTACTTTTATAATATAAGTATCTCTACGTTGTTTATGGTGTAGATATAAAATCGAGGGGGTTAAAACCTATAAATTGAAGAAATCCATATATATGAACAACTTTAAACTTGGCAGGGGATATAATACCAAAATCATATCCCAATATGGGTTATCGATAATACTATATCATATAGATGAAACCACAATCCGTATTGAGATAAAATATGAGGGGTTTAATAGGGTTGCCACGGATATTGTATCAATAAAGGATAATCTCACGTTTACCCACTATATTGTTTGGGCAGAATACGTTATGGAGGAATTGAATTATGATAATATCAACATGGATAGTATATTTGAATTACAGGATAAAATAATAGACAGTCTTATGTCTTAAACCATATATATGAACAATTTTAAACTTGGCAGGGGATATATTGATAATAGTATAATAGAAGTATATCCCAATGAATTAGAAGAATCTGTAAGAAGAAGAATAAGAGATACGTTAAGGTATGGTATAGAGGCAGAAGAAGAAAGTTATAGAATACGTCATGAACGATATAGAAGAAGACACAATCCAATTGAGAATAATACCATAACTATTAATGAAGAACAACAAAGATTAGAGACTTATAGATTACAACATGAATTGTATAGAAGGATAGTTGATTCCAATAATACCATATAGTATAATACCATAAAGTATAAAATGAATATACTAACATTCATAGATGAACTGAGAAATACAGATGGGTACATAAGATACATCTATACCGAAGGAGGATGTTATAGGTTTCATATCCTACTAAAGAAGATGTATAAAGATTGTACCCCATATATTTCTCAAAGAAAAAACCATATAGTAACAAGGTATAAAGGTAGGTACTATGATATAGATGGTGAAGTAAAATGTATGGATGGTTATACGGTTCTTACAGTAGATGAATTACCTACCGTGGAACGTTGGTCGTTCCGCAGGAACAATATGATTGTACTGGATGAGTGTCCGGTATGTGAGGAACCATTGGTTTATGATTCTAAAAATAACCCCTAAAAAAACCCCGTTTTTAACCCTACTATCCAGACATTTTTTGTCGTAACGAAAATCCCCTACTTTTGTCAGGTCAAAATGACCGGTTTTTGGGCTGGGCGTATTACAATGCCACTTTCCCCCACTTTTTACCACTCAGTGACATTTACCCTGGGATTGTACCTTGTGTGAAGTAAGGACATAAATTTAAATTTCCTGGAAATGTATACTATGGATATCGTTATATCGGTCCTAAAATAAAAAACCCCGTCGTATGACAGGGTCTATATATGTAAATATGTATATGTGTTTTAGTTCACCATGACTTCCACGTTGACACCAAACTTTTCGAACTTCTCTTTGATACCGTATGAGACTTCGTCCTTTCTATTGAGGTCGGAGACCTCTGTAATACGGACGTTTAATTCGACGGATAACAGAAGTTGATTAATGGTGTCCCTCTGTAAGGTCTTTTTATAGTTCGGAGTAACCGTAGGTTCCACCTCACTCATCCCATGGATGGGACCTAGTGTGTATGACACACCATTAACTGAACCTTTTTGGAGTACCTGATATACTGTCATACATCTCTTCTTCTTAATACGAATCCACTCTGCGGTGTCCTGATTAACCGTAGGTATTACATTGGATTGTATAGTAAAGTCCACATTACCCATTAGTATATCCTGAATTGAAGGGTACTCATATCTCAGGTTATTTTTGATTTGGTGTGGTTGATAGTTCATCACATCGATTTTTAAATCCACACCTTCAGGTGTATAGTATACGGCACTAACTACGAAAAGTAAAATTAGGTCACCATACCCTTTGGACTGTAAGTCCTTTGAGATGACCTCTAACTTTTCGTTTACTATATCATCTGTTATTGTTGGGGATGTTATCCGTATCATCATTATGGCCCCACCACTATCACCTTTCTTCACCATAACCACCTCGATACCATTTTGGTTGTACCCCTCGAAGTCTTGTATCATTTGTTCTACCTTTTGAGTATCGTCCTCATTCAGTAGGTTTATTAGTTTCTGTGTCATACATATAAATAGTTCTGTCATACACATCCTTGCCAAACAAAATCGACAGTGTTAGATGTTACAACACGGGTGTCCTTGCCAAACAAAATCCAGGATACCATCCTGAGTCAGGTTTCTGTGGTAACGAAAAAAACCCGTGGGGTTACCACGGGTCTAGTGGTCCCCCATTGTGGAATGGAGAACCCACGTAAAGTTATCCTATTAAGATAACAATGACTTGCGGAAATCCATTGCCTTCTTTCTACTAGAGAAATTCTGACTGTAACGGGTACCGTTCTTAATCACACGTACACGATATGAATAACCATCGTGGTAGATGTGATGCGACACAGGTTCGTATGCAGTTACCTTACCTGGTTGTCTCTGAGTGATTTTTTTGTTTGCCATAATATTATCAGTTTTATATATAAAATATAACCAATAAATCTGACATTTCCAAATCCCGTTACAAAATATTTCAAAAAACTATTGCCAAACAAAATCCTGATTCCGGGGTCGTCCTGAGGAAGGTTAACCCTTGCCAAACAAAATCGACCATCTCAGGTCCCGTCGGACGGTAATCCCTGCCAAACAAAATCGTCACCTGTCTTCAGGTCCATCAGGGTTAGTACCCGTTGATGATATCCATCTCGCGGATTCCATTACTACGTCTCTTAGTCTTGGTCATCTTCGCAAGGTATTCTTTAGTTTCCTCTGCCTTTAAAATACCATGTAGAACGAAGTTCTGTTTGAGATGTTCAGATGTAGACATGTTGATGGTCGACAGTTCCAATAAACGTTGGAAGAATGGTTCCTCCACCATCATGGATTTGATTCTGAAGTAATGAACCTCTTCTTGGGTCACATTCAGGATTCCTCTCTTCTCCACAATGATATCGTCGTAGAACCTGTAACTCCAACAGTAGATGTCCAAGATTTTATAAATCAGGATTACTAAGAAGAATAACCCCAAGTACTCATGGATGTATAATCCTCCCACTGTTAATGCGTACCACCCAAGGTTTAACCATTGGGATGGTTTGATAATTAAATTCGGTTCCATATGGATTTATTTAAATTAATATTTCTTGCCAAACAAAATCGGGGGGTCTACAGACTCACCGTCGGATTCTTGGACTTTGATTTTGTGCCAACCAAATTGTTGAATTCTGTGCTGTCCAACAGGTATACTTTCGTGTCGTCCCCATAAACTCCTGTCTTCCATGCGTTGTACAGATGTTTACCAAATTCAGTATCCTTAATCCACAACTTAGTGGAGTCCTGATTTACTGCGGTGAAGTCCGACTTCATGATTAAGGTTTGTGGTGATTGGCAACCACCGATTGCCAATCCCATCACTATGAATAACTTTTTCATTTCTTCTTTATTTCTTTTAGTATCGACAAAAGTACGATAACGATGATGATTCCTATTACTATCATTTTACAAGTTCTTCTTTATAGAATTCGAAATCGATGAAGTTGTTTGTATCATCCTCCTCGTCTTCAGGACCCTCAATTAAGAAGTCCACCGCCATTCCTATTACATTACCAAAATCATCCTCTGCCGTAAACAACATATATGAACCATCTCCTATACCTGATGAACACACCGCACCCTCGTCATACACACCATATGACTCTGTGGTCAAAGTTCTCTGTCCCATCTTGTCATAGAACTCATCACCTTCTTCACCTCGAGAACAAGAGAAGTCAGCCCCACCCTTTTCAATTGGGTGAGAGTCATTACGATATGATTCACTTGAGAAGAATCCACACTGACCAGAGTCAACACCAATTGTTGCGGGATGTGATTCCCACTCAAGAGTGTCGTTTGTGTGGTCCTCGTGTACTATAAGTAACATTGAGTTACGAACTCCCCAGTCACCTAAGTCGTGTCTTTTACAGAACACATTATAGTTGCCAGGTAATACACCATCAACTATGGCCTGACACCAAGTTGGAATTGTGTAACAAGGGTCGGATACAACGACCTTACTGTTTAATTTAATCTTGTCCATTGTTATCGGTTTTAAATTGATTTGATATTAGTAAATCTAAAATGTATGACAACTCATATATGTCGAGTTCCCCTAATTGAATTTCTTCTTCCTCAACCTCACTGGTGCAGATAACAAACTCACCCCGTAACCCGACTGCCGCGTATGACACACGAACATAATCATCGTCCCAAGTTGATATCGTTACCCAAACTCTAAACATCTCGTTAAAATGTAATTCATCTTGACCGAGTTCACCCACGAATCGTTTGATATTTTTTATAATATCATTCTGTAAATCCTGTACTTGTTGTTTATATGACATAATATTTTGGTTTTAAAGTACGAAGTTAATATTAATTCTAGAATATTCCAAATCTTTTATGATATTTTTTTCTGCCAAACAAAATCGACCACCTGTCACCATCCTGAGGACGGTTAGTCGTTTCTCTGTTCTTTCCGTTCCAAGTACTTTCGGTACATCTTTGCCGCAACCGCCAACCTCTGTGGTTTAAAAATGTACACAGAGTTTAATCTTGCCATTGCGATTCTAATGAATTGTGCTCTTTCGTCCATGACTCCAAATTTAATTGTTCAACATTTGTTTTAGTAATCGGATGTTCTCCTTTATCTCACTGTCCATTGACTGAACCAACTTCTCTTTTGCTCTTGCCATGAATTCCTCATTGCCAAACAAAATCTCGATTCCTTCACTGTCCACCTCAGGATGAAACTCCACTTTGTTCACTATGACCCTAACATCCTTGGCCTTCTTATCCTTGCGATAGAATGGAGTCCTTGCGTAGATGTATTCACGAACCAATGATAATTTGATATCATCTAAGTTCTCCTTGATTCTCATTTGCATGATAATCTCCTCCAAAGATGCCAACTGTTCGAATGTGTTCTTACTTTCGTTAACTAACTTCACATATGTGTCAGTGAGGTCCTGTAGTTCCTTAGAAATATTTAAATCCTCACCTTGATTAATGAATTGATTGTAAGTACTGATTTCACTTGAGGTACCTACGATGTTTGTGAAAACCCCCTCAATTGTCTTATTTACTCGTCCCATGTATTCTGTTTTTAAATTTTAAAAGTTTGCCAAGCAAATTCTCGGTTGCTGCTGTCCCGTCTGTTTTTTTCTCATATTCTTCAGCGAACGCTGCTGTTTCATCTAATAGAACTCGTTGTTCCATACTTTTTGCTCTGTGGAGTCGTGAAACATTAAACTCCTCAAACCATTCTTCAAACGAAACCCTCTCGGGGGGTTCTACTACTGACCTATGTTGTGTACTATGCATTTTCTTCTTTCTCTATTGTGATATCGTTATCTACGAGATACTCCTCGTAAAGTTTCTTTATTTCTACTTTGTCTTCGTCCGTTACATAATCGTAATTGGAAACGAAATCATCTGGTGAAGTATTCTCGTCTGCGTGGTATTCAATGTTACTTTCCAACTCCATCCAAAAACATTCATTATTAAGAAAATATAATCCTTCATTGTATGTGTAATCTTCTTCCTCCAATATATCACCTTCTTCATTGATTGTGGTCTTACCCGCAAAGTCACAACCACCCTCCTCATATGTAATAACACCTGATACCCCATACATCTTACATAAAGTGGCAAGGAATGAAATTGGGGGCGACCACGCCGTTTCACAACTAAATGAAATGGACTCATCATCAAATGTGTAATTACATTCATCATATGAGATGTCCCATTTAGTTCCAAACCAAGATGTGTTTGCGTCATACCACTCACCTTTATCATAATCTTCCGCTGTAACAGATGGTTTAATCCCAATCAATGCGGAGAACACACCACGATTATCATCGCCCGGAATCTTTGAACTCTCAATGATTCGACTTAATTTTTGGATAGTTTTCTTATCCCCTTGAATTTCTATGAAGTTATTACACCAGTTTGGCATGATTTCTATTTTTTATATGTGATACAAAGATATAAAGAGAATACCATTATTCCTAATGGTATTCCCATTATTTTTAATTTACCAAGATGCGTAGTATGAGTAATCCGAATACGCCTCTATACCTGTTAGTTCTTCGGTAAGAACATTGATAGTGTTTTCGATGTCCTGCTTATACCAATCATCGATAGTATCTGAACCAAAGAAGAACCCCTGTGTTGGTGGTAGAATTTCCATCACCTCATCCACATTGTCATACACTTCGACATCAACCATATATTCCTTACCATCTTTCCAACCACCAGCAACTTGAGTTATTGATTTAGTTGAAGTGTTTAAGATTTCCAAAACCTTCTTACAATCAGAGAGTAGTTGTTCAAGATGGTCTCTCGATACATCGTACCTTACATTGTCCACCAATTCTTCCGTGTTGTTACAGAACCATCCGTGAATTTGGTTTGACTTTCTCCAATACATTACTTCTTCAGTAATATAACTTATTCTTTCAGGTTTGATGTCTGTGCGTAATACACCACCTTTCTTAACTTCAACTGAATGTTTTTCTTCAGGAGTTTGATGAGACCAATTTTTAACATAGGTCTTTTTCGAGAGATACATATCTAATCCCATTTTCTTATTGATTTAAAATGTTAAACAATTCTATTCCTCTTTTCATTAAGTCCTCTGCTCGTGATAGTCGGTTATCTTGACTACTCACATACATTGAACTATCGGATGATACACCCAAATCTGACATCGAGAAGTTAAACTCCCATTTACCACCTACAAGTCGTTCACCTGTAAATCGTTCAACTGCGTTGTAACATTCGTAGGTCATTTTTAATTTACATCCACTTACTCTTGTAATGTCTTGGATGATTACTACATCGTGAGATTTATCTCTTGTGTGTAGTTTACTTCGATAAAGTTCTTTGGTCTTTTTCATATTAAATTTGTTTGTGGTACAAAGGTATAACATTTATTTTATTATACCAAATTATTTTTAAAGTTTTTTTTATTTATTTTATGCCAAACAATTTTCACCTTTTCCTTCTGTGATATAAACGCCACTTTCAATTGTGTGTAATTTCGGCACCCCATCATTATCCATGATATGACCATCGAATATCCAGTTAGGTTGGACACGTGGATTATAACGAACCCTTCTACTTTCATCCGTGATTGGTTTACCTGTGTAAATCTTAATGTCCTTACATAGTATCCACGCACAAACTGTTTTGTGTGCACCATCGAAAATTTTCTGTGCGGTACTCTTGTGGTTCTTAAATGTACACTCGGTCATTACCATTTGTACTTCATCAGGACTATAGTAGATAACATCACCATCAGGATGTGTTACCTTCCACTTCAAATAGTTTTTACCTCTACCGAGATTGAAACGAACTTTAATACTTTTCATATTTTTAGTGTTTAATGTTTGGTAATACAAATATAATACGAATACTTTTATAAACCAAATTTATTTTCAATTATTTTTGCCAAACAAATTCCCCCCTGTTAGGGGGGATTATTTATCTATCCTTCTTTCAAATCAAAAATTATCTCGGTGTAGTCCATAGTTCCGTGAGTTATTACGGGATTATCTTTTTCCACAGAAATAACATCTCTTGCCCATGAACCAATTAAAACATGTTCACCCCTAAAATCTCCACCACCTTGTCCGTTACCTTCACATGTTAATAATGGTAAAGGGTGAATCTTTGTGCCTTCCCAATCCTGAATTTCGGGAACCTTGTTTTTATCCACGAATAATTTTTTAGAGTGATTTAAAATGTACGGGTAATCTTTAGTGTTTCCCACTTTAGGTTTAACCTCGTTGCCGTCATGACAAAGTGAATACAAATTTGCATCGTACTCTTTACCTTCTTGAATGATTTTTACTCCAGGTTCCACATCCGCATAATCACCAGCCCAAACTACACGACTTTTATAGTTTGTACCTCTACGAGTTAATTCCTTTTCAAATGTAGAAACGTAAGTGTTTCCTTGATAGGAATGTTCCATCAGTTTAAGTCCGTTGTCATATTCATGTGAATATACCCACGACTTTACTACTTCTTGTTCTCCGTCTTTAGGTTCGTTACCTAATACGATTGCTTTAAAATACTGACCCATAATTTTAATTTTTTTGTTTATGTTTTGATTACAGTACAAAGATAAAACAATATTTCGTATAACCAAATTATTTTTATATTTTTTTTCATTTATTTTTTCGAGTCGTCTTCAGGGGCCCACTGTGAATGTTGGTTGGCAACTGCCAAACAAAATCACCTGGCAGCAACAGCACCAGGTTGCGCTGCCATTACTGGCGATGTGCTGTTTTAACTAGAAATAAGAATTCCTTTATTTACGGGGGTTTACATTCTGCCAAACAAAATCACTGGATGTTTGCGCGCTGCGTTGCTACAGATTTTGCAGCATAAAAAAACCCCGACATTTCTGCCGAGGTTTCCTGAACCGAACAATTATTAATCTACACTATAAACTTCCATCTATTGAATAACCATTTTTGGTTATTTTCTTTCCTTTTCGTTCGTAGTTGTTGTAACCCAACATGAACATGTCCGATTTAGTTCCCAAAAACATGGAACCTTCAATCTTAACTCCACCATAGTTTATATTCAGATTACTCATGAAGTCGTTGAATGACTTTTCAAGTTGTAATCCGATTGTATCAGATGGTGGAATGGGAGCGTTCTCTATACGATACTCTGCACCAATACGAGAAAACTTCACCCCTACTAATTCTTTATCAGAAATATTAGGGATACTTTTGTTTAAACACTTACGAATTTCATTTAAAGATTTCTTCAATGAGACCGCGTTGTTCTTTTTTTCTTTTTGAAACATAATACTATGTAGTTGATTTCAAGAGCAAAGGTAAGAAGAATATTTGAATAAACAATAAAATATCAAAAAAAAGTTTGCCAAACAAAATCCGACATCTCAGGTCCTGCGGCGGGAAGGAAATGTATGACACAAAAAAAAGGGATATCTTTTCAGATACCCCCTCTCGTTATTCATCGTTCCTAAATCAAAAACGAAGATTAAGTTTTTCATTGTTTCGTCTACGATAGTTGTAGATGTCCTCAATCATTTCGGTGTATAATTCAACTGAACCACAAAGGTGAATCATTCCAGGTCTTAGTTGAACTTTGTGTAAGAACTCCTCAAAGGTAAACTCGGGTTTTCTTGACATCAACTTAATCATTGACCTTACAAAGATTGACTTGTTGTAACCTTTATCAAAGAATGGTTTAAGTGATTGAATCTTTTTAGCCCAATCTTTACCTAACTCCACATCTTTTGATTCCCACGAACCACTTTCAAATACATCACGATGTACGGGATTTGAATTGTTTTGTAAAAACATCAACGCCTCGGTTGGTTTGAAATCTTTGAACTCGGTAAGGAATTCATCTAACAATGTATAATGTACATTGTCCTCTTTAACATATCCGTGAATGTAATCGGTGAATGACCAATTCTTTTGGTTTTGGTTCAAACTACGAATGGTGTCAAAGTTTGACTTTCTTTCAATGGTGTAAGAGATAGGAACTCCTACCATTTTGGCGGCACTTACTCGGTGTTGTCCGTCAATAATTTCACCTTTCTCGTTGATTACAACATAAGAACCGGGAATCCACCCAATGTTCTTCATCTTTTCAGATAGTTTTTTAATGTGAGTAGGGTTAAGTACTCGGTTGTCGGTACGGAACTTAAAAATTCCGTAGTTTTTTGTTTGGAACACTTGGTTCACTTTTTTTCCGTTTGAAATCATCTTCTTTTGATTTAGTTAAATGAATAATAATTAATTTACAATACAAAGATATAAAGTTTATTTCAGTCCACCAAATTTATTTTTATTTATTTTGATGAAAGTTATCCACATATAACTTTGACTTTGTATAGAACGAAGTTAATAATAAAAGTTGGAATATCCAAATTTATTTTAGAATTTCTTTCTTAACGATTATCCTGAAGTTCTGACCCTGGGTCCTGATGAATATTGGTTGGCAACATACTAATTCTTGCCAAGCAAAAATCGACTGGTGGCCCAGAAATTCCCCCTGGCGTATATTGTATCGGGAATTTTGGACAAAAAGAAAGGGGATAATTTCTTACCCCCATTCAACCAAACACAAACCACAACTATGAAATGTAGTCTATATACTTAATAATACGAAACCTATTTCAAAATGTCAAGTACTTTATCTATTAGTTCAATTTGGTCATTGAAACTTTCCATTCCTTCCGATGTAGTACAATCCCATTCTCCACTTAACGCCATCTCGGCATCGGTCTTTAACGTGTTAAGGACTTTCACAACTTCGTCTTTAATGTGTAATACATCCTTTACCATTGTTTGGGTGTACTCGGTGTGATACATCGTATCCATGTGTTGTTGTCCACTATAACGATTCACTTCTCGTGTTGTGGTTACTTGATGACCACCTACCGGTTGCCAACCTAAATTCACCATCTCAGATACCTTCGACGAAAGTTCAGATGGGTTTGATGACGATACTACTTTATATTGCATGATAGGTCTTCTTTGGTTTTACATTGTGGACATACTACTTCCTCGTACAAGGTGTGGTCTTGTGGGTTATTCTGATTATCTACCATTTGTGTAAGGAGTTCATCTTCCTCACCCACCCAATAACAAAAGGTACATTCAATTAGATTACTCATCTTCGTCCTTTCCATTTACATAAACATAAGTTCCATCTTCTTCAAAGATTTCTTCGGTAGACATACCACCATTATCTTTAAGAAACATAATCTCTTTGGTGTCCATCACTTCCTCCCAAGGTAACTCTGATGTATTACCTTTCTTTACGAAGTCCACTGCCATCTGCCGAGCAACTTCACGGGATTCACCTTCGACTGAGAATTCCGTTCTCATCCATGTTGTTACCTTTTGGTCAAGGTAGAAATTAAATTTTTCCATGATTACCAAGTTTTAGGATATTTTATTAATACTTCTTCTTTGTACAATACTCCACCACCATTACTTAACACATCTTCCCACCAACGAATACCCATTGATAAACGAGGTACCGCGAATTTCATGATGTCGTCATCGTGAATAAAGAAGAACAAATCGTTTCTTCCTCCCGTTTCGGGTACACCATCAGTTGGTAATGTTTCGATTTCAGTTTCGTATTTAACACGAGCACCTACATCCTCTAACATAAACTTTTCAAAATCTTTAATTTGGTCTACACCTACAAGTGTGCCTGACCATACACATAATTGATTGAACTTTTCCATACGATTATAATTTTATAAATTGACAATACTCTCCTAAATCAGACAAATGAATTCTACCATACTTTGTAGATGAGTAGTAACCTTGTCTTTGGTAATTTTCTTTCCACTTTAAAAACGATTCCATCGCCTTTTTCTTACTTGTGTAGTAAGAGGGTTCTCTTTCGATGGTAAACCCATCGGGTGATAATACTTGATACTTTGACATAATTTGTTTGTTTGATTACAATACAAAGATAAAACAATATTTCGTATAACCAAATTTATTTTATACTTTTTTTATTTTTTTTTGATAGACCATCTCAGATGTGAGTCTCCATCCGGATATTGGTTGGCAACGTATTACATATTGTAATGGTCTATTGTGTGCCAACCAAATTCCATCAGGGGCCCCGACTCAAGTCTTCAGGTAAATAAAAAACCCCCACATTTCTGTGAGGGTTTCGTTTTACTTCGTGTACTTGTCATAAAAGACTTCCATTCGTTCCATTACCACATCTAAACTCCAACCACTTGTGTCTTGGTCGTTCCAATGAAAGTAACCCATTTGTATTTTATCAACACTATGAGGGATTGACTTGTCGTGTACGAACTCGGGTAACCCACAATCAAAGTCCTTTCCGTAGTTACAACGATATTCGACAACGATATCCTTACCATTGAATTGTTTGGTGTAGAATACCTTTTGACTTTTACCTTTTCGTACCCAACCATGTTTGGACATATAGGTATCCATTTGATTATCAACCTGACCTTTTACTTGAGATAATTTTTCCAATCTCTCTGAATCTTGTTTCTTCAAGAAATCATAATACTCTTTAATTGTACTTTTCATAGTGTTGGTGTCTATTGGTTAGTAGACGATACAAATATAAAACTAATACCTTTATAAAACAAATTTATTTTCATTTATTTTTGCCAATCAAATTCCGCCCTGAACCTTCCCGCCACGGGAATTAAAAAACCCCGATGTTACTCGGGGTCTTTGTTTACAATACGGGAAGTACTCCATCCTTTCCATAAAATAAAACTCCACCATCATTACCCTCATCATCACAAGAGAGAATACAACTTGTACCATCGTTTAAGAAAAAACAAATTGGTCGTTTGTACCAACCCATCATTTTCATTTCTTCATCATTGAGATACCGAACTTCGGTAATTGTTTTACCTTGAAGGACTTCTTTCGATAAGTCAGTCCATTGTTTTAACATTTTTGGTTCTACTGAATATTCCATAATTTTTAATTTAGAATGTAAAGATATAATAATTTTTTCTTTTTACCAAATTTATTTGTGAATGACCAAAATCTTTTACGGAGATGACCACCTGTCGTCCGACTCCCGATTTTGGTTGGCATATTTATTACACATGGTAGAAGGAATATTATATACGATATGGGTTGAGTTGTTTGTCTTTGTTATCTATTACATGTATAGGTTACACAAAGAAATAAAAGATGATGAAAAGGAATATAGTGATAGGTTCTTAGATGATATGTAATGCCAAACAAAATCACCCCTGTCACCTGTGCAGGTACAGTGCACAGTTGGCATAAAAAAACCCCGATGTTATTCGGGGTTCTTAACCTATTGGTTTAGTTTTTCGTAGATTGACGACAACTTTATTTTTTTCAACGTACATTCAATCATCTTTTCTTCTAATTTTTTCTCAAAGTCATCACTACTTGTTATTTCCTCCAATACTTTTAATATACTATTATTGATTGTGTCGTAGAGGGTGTGATGAAAATATCTCAATTCCCAACCACCACATTTGTTTTTTGTTATTTTTTCTAACTGCTCTAAAATGATTTCTTTTTCCATATATTTTATTATGTTATTAACGATAAAGGATAATATAATCTCCGAAATACTTTTCGAGAGTGTCGACTAAGTTCTCATAATCTCCACTTGTCATTTCATCGTGAATCTTTTTAGAATCTAAACCAACTTGTTTAGACCATTTACTCGCAAGACCTAATAGTACAAATGCGTTTCCGTCAGGACCGGTAAGGTCAATCTCTACCTTACCTCTCTTTTTTTCATCAATAGATTTTATCATAGTGTTTGTGTTTTGATTATTATACAAAGATAAAACAATTATTTTATTATACCAAATTTATTTTATATTTTTTTATGCCAAACAAATTCTGAGCTGCAACTGTGCGGCTCCACTGCACACTTCAGCGCATAAAAAAACCCCGACTATCTCACGACAACGGGGTTTTAGATTAGAAAAAAATAAATTTATCGTATTACACCAACTCTACAAGTTGTTTGAAAATGTTTCGTTCTCTTTGTCCGTAAACACCAAACATTTTGTTCTCACTATTATCACCTTTAATCATTGAGTGAGTTGTGTATTTTGTTACACCACTAAACAAACCCCAAAGACTATCACCTTTATCTTTCAATTCACCATTAAGGTCAATTTCAAAACGAGATAGTTTGTTACGAGTAACAGTTGACAACGACTTCTCATCGTTAAGGTTTACTTCTCTTTCGATATTAAACAATACACGAGATACCCACTCTTGGTTTTCCTTTGTCATTTTAGTGTCCGCCATTTGTTTGATATCTTCAAACATCACAGCTTCTTCTTCAATAACTCTTTCCAAACCACGGCAGATTTCATCTACTCTCATCACCATGTTTTTAGTGTGGCGAACTTTAGTGTCCATGTTACGGAACGCTGCGAAGAATGTGTTTTGACAAGAGATAGTAATGTTACTGGGTCCGAATGCCAATGATGTTGAACCATCGAATGAATTAACACCAGTAATGAAACCCTCTACTCTGTCTGTTCCCAGCTTAAGGTCATTAGACTTTAATTGGATAAACACTTTCTTACCATCACCAAACATACCACCTTTGTGAATAGGTAAACCTACTTGTTGAGATACCTTATCAAGTAACTCAATTAGTTGATGATTTTGATAAGGGTAATAACCCTCACCGTGAACTGACAATACCGTGTTCGTATCATCACGGATGATTGCCTTTTGTTGTGGGATAATGATACCACTTTCAGTTGTAAGAGATTCTTCTCTAACTGTCCAATTCAAGCCTGTCTGATTCAGTACATCTTGAACACGATTTGTTTGTTCTGTCATTTGATTATTTTTTAATTGTTACACAAAGATAAAACAGTTTTAAGTATAATCCAAATTTATTTTCAATTATTTTAAATTTATTTTTTCTTGAGGAGTTGCTCACCGTCATGCTAATCCCTGAATTTGATTGGCAACCCTAAGTGTAATACACCCTTTATATGTCATACACTGCCAACCAAAATTGGACCTGGTCCCGCATGCGGACCGCAGTGGGAAAGAAACTTCAGAGCAGAAAAAACCCCCACCATTTCTGATGAGGGATTTCTTACTAACCAAACACTAATCAATATGAACCAAACAATGATTAATCAAGATATGACGGGCCTTCCGTGAAGATAGGGATGAGTACGTAGAACGTTACCAAGAACATTCCCACTATGAGTACCATACCTAATATGGATTCCCAAAATTCTTTCCTATCTGTGTAATACACTTCTTTACTCAAAGTGTAGAATTCTTTTAACATACTAATCATAGTCGTTTATTTTAATAGTTATTAATAACTCTTTCGTTACGTGTCCAATCACGTTTAGGATGTGTTTGTTGACGATTGTAATCAAGTTCTAACATATCGTCTATTGTTGGACTTTGCCAATCAAAATCTTGGTCGATGCCTTTCATCAGATTCGATTGGTGTTTTAAAATTTCCTGCAGTTCTTCCTCTACGTTGATATAGTTACCACCTTTAAATGACACCTTTGTAGATAAACGAGTTCTATTCTTGTCTATCACTTGGTACATTGTTTCTACACTTTCAAGGTTCACCAAAGTTGGTTTACCTGTTCCGTAATACGTTAGTTTAATTAACATCTCTATATAGGGTTTTAAATTGTGGTACAAATATACGATTAATTTTTGGGATATACAATGGGTGAAACTTTATTTTGTTGCCAATCAAATTCCACCCGTGTGCTGTCCCTCAGATATTTCCCGAAAAGACAAGAAAATTGTGGGGTGGTAGGTCAGTGTCTTCAAGTATTTCGTACTTGTCTACTCCGATTACTACACCAAGACTTCTCCCGTTGTCCCAAGTTACATTCATCACATCACCACCGACGTGAGAAATTGTTCCCATACTTCCACTTTCGATTGGGTGTGGGTCATCAAACATTGTAATAAGTTTGATTCTTTTTCCGATTAATTCGTTACTCATCATATTGAAAAGAATTTAATAAATTTAGATAATGGGGTTTCTTCTTTTTTAAGGTACATCATTCCTATTGTGGTAGAATTACCTCGATAGTACTCCGTTGGTTCAAGATACAAACCCGATACATTTTTTTCTTGTACCCATTCGTTGAAAGATGGTCTTTCAGTTGGTACGATTGAACTTTGAATTTTCAGTTTTTCTGACATAATAATAGTATTAGTGATTAACAATACACAAATATAATATGAATAGTTGGATATTCCAAATTTATTTTCATTTATTTTCAAATTATTTTTCTGAAGGATACTTCACCATGCACCATCCGGAATATTGATTGGCAACATCAAGAAGTTTCCATCTCAGTTCAGGGCCCACTGTGAAACTTGTTCGGCAAGATTTGTTGCCAATCAAATTCTCACCCGGGCCCCTGACTCAAGTTCTTCAGACATAAAAAAACCCCCGAACAATTAAGTCCGAGGGTTAAACAAAAATGAAAGGTCTTAATCAACTGAAAGTTCCCAAGGTTGTAAAGTTTCAATTTCTTCTTCGTAACAAATACCAATCTTGTATAGAATATACTCCCCAAGTTTCTTACGAGTAGTTTTTCTTCGTAAGTCGTTACTTCCAATTTCGGTTGTAACTTCTTTAGGTGTCATTCCTAAAAGTCGTGAACAAACTTTAACATCTTGTCCAAGTCTGAATTGTTTTGAACAAGAGTTCGTCTCTACATTCAAGAACCAATCGTGTCCGAATCCGTACACATTAGGTCGTGTGTCTAAAATTACATTAATCATAGTTATATATTTTTATTGTTTGATTATACGAATATACAACATATTTTTTAATATCCAAATTTATTTACATTTATTTTTAAAATATTTTTATGGGGATACGAACCGTGGCTCCATCCGGAATATTGATTGGCAAGTTTTGTAAGCAAAAATGTTTACTTATTATCTGTAATACAGTGCCAATCAAATTCACTGAGCTCAGAACAGCAGCACGTGCTGGTTTACCAGCGCAGCGCCCAGATGTAATACTTCCTTTATTTACAAGGGTTTCCGTTCTGCCAATCAAATTCACACCTGTCGGGACCAGTACAGTTCCTGAAATACAGTGCCAATTGAGCACAAAAAAAGGGGATGATTTCTCACCCCCTTCGATTAGTTGTCTTTAATAGTTCCTAAATACCAATGACAACTAAAACGAATAATTTTTAATTCTTTCGATTCGGTTGTCGATGATTTCCGTTAAGACATCAAAGTAAACCATATCAAAGGTTTGTTTAATATTTCCATGTGTGGAAATAATATGTACTGAATAGGTGTCATCAAACGCCAATGTAATAAAAACATACCCCTTGTGGTGGTGTCCGTTTACTTTCATCAGTAAACCTTTGTCTTCTACATTAGCCATTTTACTAACTCCCCAAGTCCAAAAGATTGTTGGATTGTGTTTTAAAACTTTTAAAGTTTCGTTTGGGTCGAACTCTCTTTGACAAAGAGGTTTTAATACTTGTAAGTCCATAGTTTTTCGTGTTTGTTTATACAAATATAAAACAAATTCTTTTATAAACCAAATTTATTTTCATTTATTTTTATCCACCCAACTCAGACAGCAGCGTCGGAAACATTTTGATTGGCAACAGACCATATTGTTGGTGTCAACAAATTGGTTGCCAACCAATTTCCAGAAGACCGGGGATGTAAATTCTGTGGACATAAAAAAAGGGGGTTAATTACCCCCTTCATCATTTAACAACTTGTTACCTATCCATTTCCACCTACCACTATAAGTGTCCATTGTGGTTTCATACTTCCACAACTTCTCTCCCACCTTTTCATAACCAAACACAAACAAAGGTTCTTCGGTTACATACGTTTTAATTGGTATGTTCTCAAACTCCATAGATAAGTAAGTTCCGTTGTTGGTTTCTTTAAGAACTTGCCAAACAAACTTCACCGCTGTCGTCAGGGTGTCCTGATTGGTAATGTTGAGTGTTCCACTTCCGTTTTCGTTGAAAGTAATAGTACCGATACTATCTTGGTACAACTTCGTAAGTAACTCACCACTATATGTTCCGTTAGTAATAGAAGGTTCGTACTCGTTGAAATACCACGTACTTCCAATGTTACGACCATAATCAATACTACCCGATGATACGACATACGTTCCAACTTCACCAACCTTAAAGTCATTCACTCCATAGGTGTTGTTCTTAATAGTCAAACTCGTACCGAACTTCATTCCCTCATCAAACTTCCAATGTTGTGTTTCACAACTTGATAGTAAAAGTGAAAGAATAACGATAGTTCCGACCACTACTCCTTGTGCGATGTTCTCCTTTTTCATTTTGTTTGTTTTTAATTATACCCAAATATACAACACATATCATTATACACAACATTAAGAAAAAATAATTTCAACATATTTTCACTCACCCCGTGGCGTCGGAAACATTTTGATTGGCACACCAGTGAACCACTACTACATGTAATACGTTGCCAATCAAATTCTCACCAGGTCCCTGAACCCAAATTCTGTGGACATAAAAAAACCCCCACATTTCTGTGGAGGTCTTTTCGAAACAAACATCTTTTAGTTCATCGATATGTTACTCATCATAACATCTCGTTTGAGGTTACTAACTAATTCCTCAATTTCTTCCATGTGTTCTTTCGTGTTCTCATCTTGGGATTTTAAGAAACTCGAAAACCCATACTTACTTTCCTCAATCATCTCGTGTGTTTTTTCAAACCCCATAATCTTACATAACACTTCGGGGATTTCTAAAAGTTGAATACAAAGGTGTGTCCTTAACATTCCCAATTTGTTCAGTTCGTCTTTCATCTCCCCATCATCTTTGTTTGAGAGGTGTACCATTGAAAAACCCATTGACATCATAAGGTCAACTTGGAATAGTTCTTTTTCTTCTTCGGTAAATTGACCGATAGTTGTACCATAAAACTTATGGTCTTGTGCTCTTGGATTGAATTCTAATGACATAATAATATAGTTTTAGTGTTTAACATATTCAAATGTAATCATTATATTTTAATAAACCAAATTTATTTTCAATTATTTTTAATTTATTTTGACCACCCCACTCATCTCCGTCCATCCGGAAATTTGATTGGCACCACACCATATGTAATACGATTGCCGACCAAAATCGGGGAAGGTTCACCATCTCCCCGTCAGGAAAAACCTTAGATAATAATAAATCAAAAAAGGGGATACCAAAATCAGTACCCCCAAACTCTTGAATCTTTCTTTATATGATGACTTACTCATACACTAACTTGTTAGATACTTCTTGTCTTTGATAAACTTCAAGTGTCTACACTCATCAAGTGTTAATCCCACGAACTCATTAGGTGTGAAACTAATCTCATCGGGATAATAATCAAATAGGAATTGTTCTTCTCCATTCTCCATAGTAACGAATACTTGTGGTATCGGGTCAAAGAAACTTTTGGGTTGTTCCGTAATACGAGAATTGATAACTTTCATAACTTTTATTTTTATTGGTTATACAAATATAAAACAAATTTTCTTATACTCCAAATTTATTTTTCACTCAGACGAGTCTCCATCCGGAATATTGGTTGGCAGGGGTAGTATATGTAATACAATTATCTATACCATTGTTGCCAATCAAATTTCAGAATCCGTCTTCCTCCCCCGTGTAATACGATGCCAAACAAAGTTCAAAATCCACGAGTCCCGAAAAATTCTTCGGACAAAAAAAATCCCCACTTTTTCAAGTGGGGACTTCGGTTTTCATAGTTGGGGAACTTACTCCCCAATGATGTACTTCATTCCGTTGAGTGAGATTTCTTTGATGTTCTCAATTTTCGGTGTGATAACTGATACTTTTCTCTCTTGTTCTTGTTTAACACTCTCGGTGTACTTTACCATAAAATCTTGAAAAAGTTGTTTGTCAATTTCGTTACCCTCAAAGATAAATTCGTTTGTAGGTTTGATTTCGTCAAATCGTTCCAACATTACATAGTGAACTGAATTGTCTTTGTCACTAACTAAAAGACATTTTGAAATGTGGGTTTTGCCACTTGGTTTTTCAGTTTCAAAGGTATTTTCAATACCCTCTTTTTCGTAGTTGTTGTTCACACGATTTTCGTAGTTTACCCCTAACGAATAGTTACACTTACTTCTTTTTACTACTTTGTTATAGTATGGGTTATTGGTCTTGTTCATTCGTACCATTGTTTCCATTACTACATTAGTAAAAGTTGGTTTGTCAATTTCACTTAATAAAGTGATTAACTCGTTTTTTGTGATGTTGATTGTTTCTTTTGTCATAACTGATGTTTTTTAATTGTTTGGTACACAAATATAGTCAAAAATTGATTAGTACCAAATAAAAAAGTATTTTTTTTATATTTTTTTTCGTTTAGTTATCCACATAGTTATCAACATTTTTTTTGAACCCGAACCCTGACCTTCGGAGAAATAATTTGTTTGGCAAAGGGGAAGATGTCGGGAACAGATGTTGGTTCGCTAAACTTGTTTGGCAACATAAACATTGGTAGTAAGGTAAAGGTCGGTGCCAATCAAAATTACATTTGAATCCCGATGGTAAATCTGTGGTCAAAAAAAAAGGGATACTTTCGTACCCCCTTTGGTTATAGTTGAACTTGAACACTTAACACCTCCCACTTATCCTCATCCCAATCCTCTCCGACTTCACTACAATACTCATAGTTGACATCGTAAACGATAGGTTGAATGTTCTCATCAAAGGTTACACTCCCCCTTGTTCTTTCTCCGACATATATCTCATCGGACTTCATTAACTTGTTTACAATCTCCACACTCTCATCAATAGTGATGTTTACATTGCCCTCAATGAACTCTACCTCATCAAGACAATAACTAAATTCAAATGACTTTATCATAATGTTTGGGTCTATTGGTTAGTAGACAATACGAAGATAAAAAGATATTTCGATTATATCAAATTTATTTTCACCACCCAGGTCCACAGGTTGATTATTGATTGGCACCACCCCCTATGGTTATATACCTACCCCCTCCCCTTAAACCATACCCCCCTCCCTCCCGTATCCCCCCTTATATAGGGGTATTTACCTATGTCTAAAAGGGGGGTCAATGCCGTGACTGAAATTTTTCCAGAAAAAATCCAAAAAATCGACTTTTTAGGGGAAACCCGTTCCGGAAATTTCCAGAAAATTTTGGGAAATCGGGAAACACCCCCTATAGTGAAAAAAAAATTTTCAGAATTTTTTGGAATATTCAAAAATATACATACTTTTGTCCCACAATTAATAAACCATATATGGAAACAAACAGAACTATACCAATTGGTAAGATGAGACAAGACATGAGTATTAAAAATTTTCTACAATTAGGGAAGAAAATTTGTTATGATGAATCGATTCAACGAAGACAAGTGTGGACAAAACGTAATGGGGTCGAATATAGGGAGTGTCTATTATTAGGAAAAGATGTAAGTAACATTGTAATGGCGGATGTTCAGGGTTGTATGACTCTTGCACAAACCACAAAGAGTACTTATGACCACCAATACTTTTCTGAACTACATAATCAGGGTGTAAGATATGTTTCAATAGATGGGGGTAATAGAACCCGTTATCTTATGAAGTTACATGATGAGGTTAACTGGAATGATGTCCCTGACGATGTGTGGGACTTCTTTAACATTCCCATTTCTGTGGTAATCATTAATAACGCCACCAAGTTAGATTTACATGATATTGCATCATACCTTAACAGTGGTGAGAGTTGGAACAAACAAGAGAAACGAAACGCGTGTCATGGTATTATATCTGATTTTATTCGTAAATGGGGTAATACCTATAGTGAGACAACCAAACTCATTAAAGGTGTCACCTTTCCAAGGATGAAGGATTTGGAACTTATGAGTCACTTCTTATTATATCACCAATCCAAAGGAAGTACTATTACCAATACCAACTTAAACAACCTATTTAAAAGTTCGGTTATATATAACGAGAAACAATTCTTGGATACTCTCAAGACGTGGAGTATATGTGTTCAACTGATACATCAAACAGGTTCAGATATTACCAAGTCCTTTTCATTTAATCTATTCATGTATCTGTTAGATATGGACCGTTCATATAACTCGGTCCTAAAGAAAGATACAATTCAAGATTTTGTTAACAAGTACCTTGAATTGGAGAACCACAGAATTGATTCTACATACTACAACCCATCAGATTCCAATTGGGCCAATATCAATAGGAACATTGTACAATTCCATATAGTTAAGTTCAACACCATATATAACGATATGATTCCCTTTGTATCTGATTTCTTTTATACCCTCGATAGTGTTAGGACCTTTACAGAGAAGGATAAGATTGCCAAGTGCATTGAGACTGGAGGTGTTATTAATCGTTTGGATGGTACAACCGAGGTTATTACCCCATTGCAGTCCACCAACGGAAAGAGAGTCCATGGGAACCATAAGAATAAACCCCATTCAAAAGGAGGTTCCACAACCTTCGATAATATGGACCTTATGATTGCCGAAGACAACCTTAAATTATCGAATAACTATTAATTCATTGGTAAATGAACCTCGTACGCCGGTACTCCGACGCCGGGATGAATTTTTTATTATATTGGACTTTATCCACATACCCACTAAGTGGTATTTATATAAAAACAGAATATAATGGATATTTCATCAGATAGTAATTTAGATAGTGATTTAACGATAAGTTCGTTAAGTTACATAAACGACTTAGTTGTGGACGCATGTGATAAGGGTCTATATAGTATTTTAGTTCATTCCTCACATATGGACGATGACATGATGTTAATTTTAATTGACACATATGGATATCAGGTTACAAAAAGAACAAATGATTTTGGTACACATGTTACATATGTGATTGATTGGTCTATTACATCAACTACGTCGTTGTTATTACACTTGGACTCAGGTGACCCATTATCATATCCCGGTACAGGAACAACTTGGACCGATTTAGTTGGTGATAAAGAATTCACACTACATGGTTCACCAGAATATATCGGGGCGTTTTTAAGTTTTAACGGTACCGACCAATGGGCCAGTACTCCAACATCACTTCCATTGTTACCAACTTGGACGGTAGAAGTGTGGCATTACTATACGGGAACCAATACAGGTGACGCTCCTACCATTGTTAATGAATCGTACCTTCAAGGGGGTTCTTATGGAATAAACTACGTATTAGGTTGTAGTGGATTTAGTCCACCAAATAACGCCAATTTGGCAACATCATTCTACAATGGTTCTTGGCACTATACAGATACGGGATATTCAATCGACACCATAAATGCGTGGTATCATATCGTCGGTAGTTTTGATGGTACAAACCTTAAACTTTATGTGAATGGTGGTCTTGCTGAAACTCAAGAAGTAACAGGACAAACTTTAAGTAGTAATGAGAGTGGTATTAGATTGATGAGAAGATGGGATGGCGCTGAGTATTGGGGTGGTTGGTTGAAATCAGTTAAAATATATAACGGGGCATTACCCGATTCCGAAGTACTTTCGAAGTTCGATAATGAAAAAATTAGTTTTGGATTTTAATATTAAGACCCACCCACAAGGTGGGTTTTTTATTTATAACATAGTCTTGATTGATTAATATTTTTTTCGTATTATTGGAAAAACGAGATATATGAGTAAAGTAAAAATTTCCACAGACAGAGGTGACATGGTTGCTGAGTTGTACGACAACGAAACCCCTATCACCGTAAGTAACTTCCTTAAACTAATTGGTTTGAAATTCTATGATGGATTAAACTTCCATAGAGTTATCCCTAACTTTGTTATTCAGGGAGGTTGTCCTAACGGTATTGGTAACGGTGGACCCGGTTATACCATCGAGTGCGAAGTAAACGCCGATAAACAATTCCACGATAAAGGTGTGTTATCTATGGCCCACGCTGGTAGAAATACCGGTGGTTCACAGTTTTTCATCTGCCACGGTAGACAAGGAACACAACACCTCGATAGAAACCATACCTGTTTCGGTAAGGTTGTGGAAGGGTTGGATATAATTGACAACATCAGACAAGGTGATAAGATTAACACCATCGAACTAATTTAATAATTAACCCCTCCTAATACGAGGGGTTTTTCATTTTATATGATATTTATTCTTAAACATTATATTATGTCAAACAAAATAAAATTGAACGAAGAGTTATCCCGAGTTAAAGAAATAATGGGGATTAATAATGAATCCACACTATCTGAAGGTTTAGGTGGTCTTCAAATCGCTATGATGGCGGCAGATGAGGCCGCAAACAAAATTTCAAAAATGTTAGTGGATGAATATAGTCATTTTGTTGGTCCCCAACAAGAAGGTGGTATTAAATGGACATTCATGAAACAGTTTTATACAAGTCTTAATAAAATGGTTTTAAACCAAAGTGATGAAGAGGCATATAAATTTATGGGTTTCACAAAATCCGAGGATGATGGTAGAACGGACTATAGGGATAATACTGAAATGCCAGGATTCGAGGGTACGAATGACGAATTGGATAGTGCTCTTTCGATTAGAAAATAATAAAGTTAAAATAAATCATTAAAACCCTACCCCTTAAAGGTGGGGTTTTTTGTTCCATATATATTCTATTTATGTTTATGATAAAATTATTAGAAGTTGTATTTGCATTCTTTTTGGGCGCATTTACCATACTGGCAGTTGGGATGTATCATTTCATTAAGTTGTTTTGGATTTATATTCTAACCGCCGTGGTGTTCGCATCTTTGTTCCATTCAGGAATTCATAATATGTCTTTTGACGTTTCTTGCACCCTCGGGGTTGGTATGACCATCCTTATGATAAGTGCATTGAGAATGTTCTCTAAAAAATGAACCTCGTACGCCGGAATGAGATTGTGGACCGTTAATTAAAGGGGACCATATTTATTTGTGTAAATCTTAATTATGGAACATTTCTATCAAAATATAGAAGGTTGGGCTCAACCACATGAACAAGGGGAATTATTTAATACAATTGTAGATAACCCGTCAGGTAAATTAAAAATCGCCGAGATTGGGGTTTACCAGGGTAGAGGTACCGCACTGATATGTGTCGACCTAATCAATAAAGGTGTTGATTTCGAATATCACGCCATTGACCACTTTGAGGGGTCACCAGAACACGTTAAGGGTGTGGACTATGAAACTATAACTCGAAACAATTTAATACCCTTAAAAGACCTTATAAACATCCATAAGAATAATTCCGTTTCACAATCGTCATTATACGAAGATGAGTATTTTGATATTGTGTACATCGACGGGGCTCATGATTATAATTCCGTTAAAAACGATATACAGTCTTGGTTACCCAAAGTAAAACCCGGTGGGTTTATTTGTGGTGATGATTACTGCACCTGTTGGCCTGGTGTATATGAGTCGGTAAACGAAATGTTTGGAGAGGACAACATAAATGCCATTGGTAATCAACAACAATGGTGGATAAAAAAATAAAAGAACAATGATTAAATTTTTTCAAAAATATCAAAAACACATCAGTATGGCGGGAGCAATAAGTCTCCTTATCATCTGTTACTTTCAACAAAAGGAACTTGCCCGTCTTAGAGGTGAGAAAAACATTAACATTGAAATTACAATCGAAAAATCCGATTCACTGAAAAAAGTTATTCTTCATAGGAATTAATCGGTACTTATAGTAAAAATATTATATGCGTACGATTAGATTTGAAGAAAACAAAATAACAATGAAACCCATTAAAGGGGAAATAGGATTAACCGAAATTTGGACACGTTACCGTCCCATTGAAGGTGAAGACAATATACAATTCATTATATATAATGGGTTGAGTTATTATCTAACCACCGTTAAACAATAATACCGTTTCAGGTATTTATTAATATTAGTCTATATGAGAAAAATCATCATCACGGAGTCCCAACTTAAATCGTTAATCGGTAAGAATGGGACATCATTATTAAATGAGGTAACAACCCCTATTGAAGTTAAAGTTAGTTTTAACTTTAAGGCGGCGTATCCCGTTAACTCGTCGGACCCAACTCCATTTCTTGCTGACTTCACCAAAACATTATTGGAAAAGATTAATGCAACACCGAATGGTCCCGCTATGTTAAAAAGTGGTGAAATGACTTTTACTAATGGAACCTTTACAGCCGGTGCAAGTAACACATGGTTAGGTAAGGTAACACCATACGATAAGGAAAATAATTACGCAGTTGCACCAAAAGGTCAAAACCTTGAGGACCCCCTGTATAAAAAGAATGTTCAATTGGCGTTGTTAAGAGCACAGTCGTTTCGCCCCGCACTATTCAACTTCCTTAAAAAAAATAAAATCTCCGATTCTGATGTTGCGAAAGTTGCGTTTAAAACCATCGTATTGAATACAGGTGGTGTTAAGGATGAAGTAAGAGATACAACCAAATATCCCAACCCAGGTCAGTTTATGAACGTTACACTTGTATTCAAATACAAGAAAGACATAACAACCGTAACTACAACGGGTAAAACGAGTACCGATACTATTGAAACATATACAGACATTAACGCAAATATGATTTTAACTGGGTCGTATTATGCTAACGGTAAAAATTCTCTTGGTATGGTGGCGGTAGACGATATGTTTGTTAAACAACGTGAAAAGTTACTTAGAAATAAGTGGGACAACAAACACATGACCGCATATGAGATTAAATGGAACACAAATGTGGTTGCTGACCCATGGACCGCACCTATCCTTAGGTGGGTATTTTATTGGGGTGATGACGATAAAATTGAAAGGGTGGTTCGTTTTGCCTATGACAAGAAATTTATTACTAACATGAACACAGTTCCACAAAAAGAAGTTCGTATTAATGACCCCGAAATGTTATATTATTTCGGCATCAAAGAAAGTAGACCTGATGGTGGAACTAATTATGCTAAATTTATTCAACCATTTATATAAAATAATGAAAAAACAAACATTAAACGAAGAAATAGGTAGAATTAAATCTATCATGGGTTGCTGTAAAGGTAAAATCAACGAGGATGAATCAAATTGTTTTAGTCCCGAATCCGCTCAGGGGTTACAATTTGTTAAAACATTGGCATCCGAGATAAGTCAACTTGGGGTATCTAAAGAGGATGTTTCAAGTTCAACCGCCGAGACTCCCGAAATTACAAATGCAAAAAAGAAAGTTGCATCAATTCTTAATCCCGTTCTCCCAACCGCATCGAAAGATGAGTTAAAACTGATGATTCAGGAACTAAAGGCGATGAGAAGACAAAAAAGACAAGATAAACAACAACCAACACCACAAGAACAACCGGCACAAATGAATGAACAGGCGGGAGCAATGGCGGCATTTGAATCAGTTAAAGTATTTTTATTGGCATTACCTGTAGGTGTATTCATCGCAATTGGTGCGTGGTTAATTTTACGTCTTTTAAGGTGTCACATTTACGAAGGTCTTGGAAGTATAAGTGTTAGTTGTGGTTTAGATATCCAAAAGAGTTTCTTGGTGAAACTAGCGGAACTTATATTCTTGGATTTTAAAAACCTATTTGAAACTGACCCAATATTATGGAATTGCGGGTAATGAAGAGATTGATATCACAGACGGTTTATTTGTCTATTTTCTTTTCTTTAATAATATTTTATTCGGTTAAACGGATGATAACCCCATAAAATTAAATATTTATAAAAAAACTAAAACAATGTATAAAAATTTTTTACTAACAGAGTCAGAAAAGGAAGAAATCCTTAATATGCATAAGAAACATGGATATGGTAATCCATTAAATGAACAAGCCGTGGACATAAATATTGGTATCGCGAAAGAGATACACGCATCAGTTAGTGGTCCCGGTACTGACCCCACAAAATTTAGAAATGGAGTTTTGAAGATTAAAGACGCTGCACAATTTTCATTAGTAAATGCCGAACTTAAAAAACTATATTCAGAGTTAGATGTTGCGGGATGGATTAATAGTGATATGGGCGTGGATAATTTATACACCGTGGAAATGGTTTCTAAACACTTGAAAAGTATTGGGGTAAATAATACCTATGAAACAAATGCCGACAAATACAAACCATCTGTTAAGTATTTTAAAACCAATAGTTTCAAATTATTAGCGACACCTGTAGCAGCACCTGCCGCACCCGCGACTGACCCTTGGTTAAAGTATCCATGTGTAACGGGATTTAAAGGTGCAAAACAACAAAAATATAGTGATGGTACAATGTCATACTTAATAAATGGTGTTACGTATTTTGCTAACGGTAGAAAAATGTTGGCAAATAAAACGATGGCAAATTACACATGTAAAGACCCAGAATTTAAAGTTGCACCTAAAAAAGTATTGATACCAACACCAAAAGAATTAAAAGATGCCAATGGAATTAAATTATTCCAAGATTGGTTAGACGTAAATGCTAAAGGTTGGGCCGTGGGATATAATGGTGGTATTATTAATAAAGGTCAAAATGGTAAGGGATACGGTATTTTTGGTCCAAGAACTCAAAAAGCTTGGAACACTAATGGACGTAAATTTTTATCAAGAGATACTGAGGAACTAAAACCAATGGAACCGTTGAAACCAACCGTATCAAATCCTGAAACAGTGACACCAGGTCTTGTACAGCAACCGACAAATTAAGATAGTTGAGGTTTGAAAACCTCACTTTAGGACCGGGACTAGTCACGGACACGGGGATAGGAATTCGCTACTTCTATCCCCATTTTTATGATATTTATAATAAACATTAATATGGGACAAAAATTTACATTAACAGAAGAAGAAAGAAACCGTATCAGAGGACTTTATACCGAATCAACAGAAGAACAACAATTTGACAATGCGTTGGCTCAGGCAGGAATCGTATTAACACCCGAAGAGAAAATGGAAGTATCACCTGAGTGTCCAATTGAGGAACCACCAGCGGAGTATGCGGACGTTGTAAACAACATTAAATCTAAATTGGATACAATGGATGTTAATGACCTTATTATGGTCTTAAAACAGGTTAAATCAATTAAAAAACAACCTGAACAACCAATAACACAACAACCGGTTGTTCAAGAACAAGTTGGTGCGACAATTTTAATTGCCGGAGTGGCAGTACCTGCGGTTGCGGTTATAGTTGTTGCCGGTTTAATTGCGATTATTATTATTGTAAAATTGGGTAAATTAATCTTCCGTGGAGGTACGAGACAGAATCCAGCATGTAAAAGAAGAAATAGACTTGTACGTAAATTTGGAATCGATGGTTACTTTAAGTAATTTAATCTTTTACAATAACTTGATATTTATATAGAAACCGAAAAAATGAAAAAAATTAAAATCACAGAAAGTCAATTGAAAATGATTATGGAACGTCGTCATTCATTCGTTACACAAGAAACTGACGAATCAGTTGAAATGGAACAAAACGAAGAGGAAGTGTGTGAGGAATGCGATTCTGAAGACGGTATTGAAAATGAGACTGATGATTTAGTGAACGAATCAGTTGAAAAAATCAAAGCAAGTTTTAAAAGATTCTTTTAATAACCAATTTGAATACCTTATAAAAAATTAAACCCTCTTATGAGGGTTTTTTTATTAATATCTTCCGGTTAAATAAACGTAGAGTACTTCGGGTATTTTAGTACAAGTTTGGGGGTTACCTTGGGAATCAGTACATTCAATATACGGTAATCTTTCGATTAATGACCTAATCTCTTTAGGAGCAACAAAGAAACCTTTTTGGTTTTTAACCAATAATTTCTTCACCAACGACTCTCTGTGGTATAATTTCTCAGATTCATAGTTTTCGGTAACTAACTTACCAATTACCTTACTTAACGTTTTTTCAGAAACAATTACTTTCATATGATTTTACCCAGTATAATACTAGATGCTTTTCTAGTTATTTCTAGATTGCTAGAATCTAGTGCTAGTATAAATACTGGGTAAAATTTAAAAGACACAACCCAAGGTTATTCCTACAACATAAAGACGGATTTTGGTATATTTATAGGTAACATTTAATATTATGGCGAAAATTATAAAACTTACTGAGAATGATTTAAAGAATATGGTTCAAAATATACTTGAGCAACCAACATCCTCAGATAGAACGGTGTCCCCACCAACGACCAAACAAAAAATGGTTAAATTAACCGAATCGGATTTAGTTAAATTGGTTAGTAAAGTTATTAACGAACAACCTGATTTTATTTCTGATGCCGATGTGATAAGATATATCGAGGAGAGAATGAATATGGAAATTCTTCCAAACAAACAGACTGAACTATTAAACTTACTTACAATTCGAGTGGAACAAGGTCCAAATGACTCATACTCTGTTGTTATTAAAGGTACTGAAAATGGTAAAGTGGTTGAGGGTGAGGTACCTCTTGAGGAAACAAAAGAATACTATTATGTTGGAGATTTTGACGGAATGTTCAAAGTTGGGGCAGTCTCAACGGCGTTCGCCGCTGACATATTAAAAGAGGACCCTAAAGTGGCGATGTTTTTTGAAAAAAACCCAAGATACTTGTTGGAAATAGAAAAGGGTATGGTTGATGTTACCATTAAAACTGACCGTCAGAATGGTGGACGTTTTATATTGGGTTTTACGGGTAAACCTGATAGGGCCACATCTAAAGAGTCAGTTGCCGCGGGTGATGAATACCCATTAGGTACATATTTTAAGTATAATAGGTTACCAATGAAAGTGAACAATGATGTTTATGCGTATCTACAATCGGGAGGTTTATTTTTAGAATTACAGAAATTTGTTTTCAATAGTAACCCCAATATGAAAATTGGGGGAGATGTACCAAGAACCGCAACAACAACGGGTAAAACTCCAAGTGAGACCGTAATTAAAGTTGAATTCTCATTAGTTGACGTTTTTAAATTTGATGAGACTAACTTTATTGATGAAGGAAAATCAATGGGTCAAATTGATGGGTTTGTGAATAAAATGAAAACAAATGCTAATCAACACGGTAAACCACTTACGGACCACATTATGAAGTCGTCACCTAAAATTGTAGGTTACGCAAGTATTGATGCCAATTCAGAACAAAAAATAACGGGGAAATATGCTCCGTGTAAATCAGTGGCAACAAGAGGTGAATATAATAAATGTTTATCTGAGGCAAGAGCAAAACGAATTGCAGATATTATAAATGAAAAATTAACGGGAACAGGACTTAGTTTTGGTTTCTATGGTGCGGGTGAAACAACTAAGTTTGGGCCAGGGTGGACAGCACAAGCCCCAACCAAGGTGGAAGATACCGCACCAAATAGAAGATTTGAATTAACACCAATACCACCGTTTAGTAAAACAATTAAAACACAATAATGAGATTAGAGGATTTATTTGAATCATTACTATTGGAGGCGACTCCCGATGAGATTTATAACTCATACTATAAGGACATTCCAAGAGAAGAGTTCAATCAAGTTGTTATGTCTGACCCTCAAAGTAAATCAAACGAAAATGGTATTCAACGAATTGGTAAGTTTGCCAAATTGTTGATTAACTTATATAGAAAGAAAACATTAAAACTTGAGGATTTACCAAGAGCAAAGGAATATTTGGATTATGTTTACAAACATAGTGTCTCACTCGATTCAAATAAGATTAAATCATTAAATGATTTATATGACGTAGTAAAAGGATACTATGCGAAGGACACAAGAGACCTTGGTTCGATTATCTCCGCATTAGATGAGAAAGAGTATAGGAAGGTCTTTCAAAGTGAGTTATGGACGATTTTTGTACCATTCACGGAGAAGGCATCTTGTTACTTAGGAGTAAACACTGAATGGTGTACAACTTGGGGTCCACAATCTTTAAACCCAAAACATCAGGATAGAGGTAGTTTATATTCAAGATATCACTCACAGGGGCATCTTTATATTTTAATAAAGAACTCAGATATTAATGAAAAATATCAACTCCACTTTCAATCCAAACAATATATGGATAAAGAAGATGCGAGAATCAACATACAAGAATTTTTAAATAAGAATGAGGAGGTGAAACACTTCTTTTTCCCGTCACTTATTGGTGATGATGTAGATGAGAGTACACTAAAAACTCAAATCGAAAGGTTAAATGCCCTTGATGATGACGATACTACGATATTGGTAAATAAATTGGTTTCCACATCAGCAAAAAACAACCCAATAATCGCCGCATTAATCAATAAAGATATTGATGCATTAGAAAAGATTATAACGGATGATGATTTGGCATCGTTGGAAATTGAAGGTGAGTGGTTAAATGTTGAATTTATAACCTCATATGGCGGAAGTTTAAATACCACTCGAGATACATTGAGTTATTATGAGGGTGAGGCTAATAATGGGAGTGAAGTCTTGTGGGATAGAATGTACAATGAAGATAGTGATTACATAAAAGATGTGTTGGCTAACTATTTGGAGGAATATTATAAAAGAAATGGTGAAGAATTAAAGACATTATACGGGTATTCGGATTACGAACAATTTAAAATGGACCACTATGATAATTTCACTCAAGATGATGATATTTGGGAATGGTATTCCAGTGATTATGTAAATAAAAATACTATACACCTTGAGAACGCAGCACAGGCTCAAGTTGATGATATTGTAAAATACATGGACTTTGATAGTTACACCAAAGAGAATCTTGTAAAAGTTAAAATACCTTATTTTTTACTATATCTAGTAAAAAAAGATTACACAATCATCGACGGAAAAGAAAATTATATGATTGATGTTTTGGATGGTTATGCAAGTTACTACAATATTGATAACGATTATGAGGGTATTTGGGACCACCAAACCGATGAGGTGACATATGAAGATTTACAAAAACCCATTGAGGATTATTTTGAAAAAGTATTCAATGACTTTGAAGGTGTGAAGACGTGTGCTGAATATCGTAAAATTTTAAATGATGTTGTACAGAAAGTATTCAAAGGTTCCGATAGAATTGAAAACGAGGAGTTTGATATTTTTTTACCCTCAATGAAAATTGATTGTGAGAAGGGGTCTATCGTCATCGTGCTGGGTGATAAAAAGAAAGGTACTCGTGAAAGTGGACCGGTTAAAATTGAAAATCTCGCAACATATGCGACCAATTATAAATTGTTCGAGAATGTAAAAAACATCAAGAATTTATTATAATGAAGATTATAAACCTAATAGAAGAATTAATAATTGAGGCAAGTAAGAAGGATGTTCTTATCCAAAAACTTGGTTTCAGTGAGGATAATGCCGATTTATTATCTAAATTATCGGGTGCCCTATCTGTATGGTTAGGTAACAAATTAATTGAATATACAGTTCTAATTCGTTCAATGGAGCAAGAAGAGCCCATCACAAAACAAGAGGCGATTGGTGTTTTCAATAAAGGTTCGGGTGTACGAGGAAGAAGAAGTGAAATTGTATCCATTATGGATTGGATTCGTGTTGGACTAAACGGTAACGTTAATGAATATAAAAATGTTGGTTTTGGTAATTTATATAAAAAATCAAGAGAGTGGCACGAATCGTTAGATACGGGGTCGGGGGCGATTAATTATATTGAGGAAAATACAATTCTTCGTGACTATAGAAAAGACGGTATTGGGTTTTATTGGTCTGACCTCGAAACAAATAATTCTGATGAGGAATGTAATAGAATGGGTCATTGCGGTAGAACAAGTTCAGATAACACAATTTACTCATTAAGGGAAACCAAAAGAATCAACGAACAATATACAATCAATAAAAGTCACCTGACTGCTGCGGTGGGGAGTAGTGATGGTATTATTTACCAAATGAAGGGAACAAAAAACTCCAAACCAAAAGAGGAGTTTCACCCATATATTGTTGATTTAATTATCAATAAAGAAACAATACAAGGATTTGGTTCCGAATATCAAAGTTCAACCGATTTTAAAATAACAGATTTACCTGAGTCAGATATTAAAAAAGTTTATGATTCGCGTCCCGAATTGTTTAACACGAGACAACTAAAAAGACAATTAGTTAAGATGGGTATTTTAGATTCAAGTCAGTATCAAGAAATTGATATGGTTTTTGATTTAGATATCGAACCAACCTATGTTGGTAACTACGTTGATGGTGATTGGACGGTTAGACAGTGGAAAGATAAGAATGGTAACACTGGTAAAACATCGTATATTGAAACTCTATTATCGGGAGATATATGGGATTTAATGGAAGGTTACCACGACGATTGGAAAGGTGCATTGGAGTATTACACAAACGAAGAAAACTCACAGACCATACGTAACATAATCCAACAAAGAGCGGGTGAGGATTACGACCCTGAGGAATCATTGGAGTCTCTAATAGATGAGTATGATAATGATTATGAAATTAAAAATTCATTAGGTTCCGCATATTCTGATTCGGCGAATAGTTCATATTACGATTATGCGATGAAGGAACTACGTAGTACTTTAGAAGAATACGGGGATGTTACTAAATTAAATGACGAGGGGGTAACAATTCGTATTGATTTAAATAAGGTGATTAGTGATATGGGGTTAGGTGAAGAAGAGGTTGACGAAATAATGGAAAGATGTGATGAAAGTGCAAGTTGTGCATTCGATGAAATGTTGGGAAGTTATTATGATAAACCAAAATTTAGTTTAGATGACAGGTGGTCACCAGATATTGACGATGAAGATTTTAACTCACACCTAAATGATAGATTAAGCGAAATAAATTAAATTATGACTATAGGAGATATTTGTATTTTTAAAACCAACTTCCCCGATGCGGATTTTTGGTTACAACGTAAAGGTTCTGAAAAAACTGTAGGAACACCAACCAAAGATTTCTACGAAGAAAACATTGGTGTTAAAATAATGGATGAATTTAAAGATAGAGTTGACCCGGGTTACCTTTATTATTATTTTCAATTTCTACATCAACAAGGTGTGTTTGCACCAATCGCCCATGGAACATTGGCACTTAAAAATGTTCGTATATCAGATATTAAAACAATTCCAATTTCTTTTAAATAAAAAAGGGTTACAAAATGTAACCCCCCTTAAAGACCTTGTGATTAGTTTATTTTAGAATTTTGTTCCGCACTGTGGACAAAATTTATGGTTGTCTTTTTTTCTCTTTGAACCACATTCGGAACAATAGACAACCAAGTCCTCTTTAACAAGAACTTTTGTACTTAATGGTTTTAATTTCCACCAATTGGTTTTACACGGATACGAGTTGAAACTTGTATTATCATATGTAAATGATTGGTCAGAATTAGAACCTTTTTCAACTCTACCTGTTTCAACGTGTCTAACTTCACTCGTTTTTGATTTAGTGTAATTCACATTAGAATCATTAACAATTGAGTTAGTCGTATAACTATAGTTTGATGTTGTAATGGTTCCATTGGATACACCGCTAATACCTGAACTATTTGTAAAGTATGTATTAGGATTACTCGTGGTAAAGGTTCTAACACCCGGTGGGTAATTTAATGAGGTACCCGTTGTAGTCCACCATGGGTAAGACAGACCAACTGTTGATGTACTTGTTCCTGAGTTAAAAAATGTGGTTTCATCATAAAATTTAACCACCACATCACCATTGTTGGCAATTGCATCTTTAACTTCTTGATTATTCCCATTTACAACGTATGTCTCGAACAAAAACTTCTTTGCCTCGTCCATATACCTTTCGAGGAATACTCGCTCACCAGGACGAAGTATAATACCATTACCGATGGATTTACCATTCAGTTCAATCTTAGCTAAAACTTTATTTGATGTTGGGTTGTAAAGTTCGATTTCGAACTCATCACCGTTGTTAAGATAAACGGTGTCAATGTGCTGTTTTAATCTTTGTTTACTCTTAGTAACAAACGATTGAGGTACAACATACCTATTTGAGGTTGTGTAATTCATTTCCTTATATTTTTTTGTATTTGAACCCGAATTCGTTGGTATCAATTCCAACTCAAATGTCTCAGGGACACTTCCGATTCAACCACAAGGTCTAATAATAAGTATAAGGAAATTTTACAAAGTGTAAAGTGAAAACCTTACAATCTGTAAAGTATTAAAAACTATTTTTGAAAAGGGTCATCGAATCAACAACAATATTACCACTTTCATCATTTTTTAATCTAATCTCGATTCGGTTTTCATAACCTATCCACCCATTATCGCCATCATCTTCGTTAACATTTTCCCAATCTAATGGTATTGTTACTATGTCTTCACTCTCATCATCGTCTTCACCGGTATAATAAGAAACCTCCAACTCAATTTCAGAAGGACCTTCAGGATTATAAAGAGAAATACCTCTTATACCATAACTCTTAATATCCATATCAATATAAAATGTAAAACTAATTTCAGGAGCACTGATGTCGTTAATCTCGTGTCCTTTATATGTTAATTCACCATAATAAAGATTAATGTCACATTTACCAACATCGTATGTATCTTCTCTACTCTCATTTAACTGAGTTTTTATTATTTTCATTTGTGATTCTGTGAATATAAACTTAGCCATAACTTTTCTTTAAACTATAAATATCTTTATTTGATTAATTTGTCCCAACAAATTCCATATATGTGACATCTTTTGATGGGGATGAACTTAAATAGAATTTTTTAATGTTCGGGTCAAGTAATGCCTCATTATGGTCTGGAGATGTTCTCCAAAGAATAAATGTAAAATAAGCAAAGTCTTCTTGGGTTGCGGTCCCATCATATGATTTTCTTAATAATGGGATTAATTCCCTTATCGGACAGGTAATATATCCATCACTTAAAACTTTCGGTGTGGTTATAGTACAACATGTCTCAACACAATAAGTGTCACTACCGAAATATTTTTGAGCCCTAAAAGAAAAACCAGTACTGTCAATACCGTGATAAACTTTATTCACTGATGACATGTGTTCGGCCCATGATTTTGTAAACGGTTTTATTTTCTTATCAATGGTCAAAGGTTTTAAACCATTAACCATTCTATAATCATTTAGTATTGTTTTGAAGTAATATAATACAGAGTCGTTATTAACAACAGTTTGACCGTATGATGTAATCGATACCACCATAAAAACAAATAAGACTACCTTTAACTTCATATTACGTTTATAAATAGATTAACTCCTCCCAATATATGCAATAAATGTTGACCCATTCTTTCTACTGCCCGAAATATAGAAATATTTGGTATCCTTATTTAACATTCCCGCGTTGTGTGGTGGTGAATTTTTAAAGTTTAAAAATGCAAAATATGCCAACTCATATTGGGTGATATTACCCGAAAACGTCTTTTTAATGTACGGTTCGATGTTTTTAACCGGACATGAAACTGGGTCATTTGTATTTACGTCCGGTGTGTAAATCTCAGTACAGTTTTCAAGACAAAACGTTGCGGGTGGGAAACAACCACACGTTTCAATTCTTTTTTGAAATGAATTATCCCCACTACCGTGACCAACCAAATTGGTTAATGACATTTGTTTTGACCATTTATCGGTAAATGATTTCATTACTCCATCGACCTCAAGAGGGTTCAATCCGTAGGATTTACGATAGTTATTTAAGATATGTTTAAAATGATATAACAATGAGTCATTGTTAACTACAGTCTGTGAAAACCCTAATGAAGGGACTAATAGCAAGATTAAAATTAAACGTTTCATAATGTAAATTTTAGTTATTGATGAAACAAAGATAATACTATTTTCGAATATTCCAAAAAATGTTTAAATATTTTTATAGTATTTATAGTTAAATAAAACAGATAAAACTAAAACTATGTTATTAAAAGTAGGTTCAAGAGGAGATGATGTAAAAAAACTCCAATCAAAATTGGGATTGGGTGCTGACGGTGTGTTCGGTCCCGGTACAGAAAAAGAAGTAAAAAAATGGCAAATAGAACATGATTTAACACCTGACGGTCTTGTTGGGGATGGAACTTGGGCAAAAATGTTCGGGGAAAGTACCACACCTGTAGGTGTAATCACTGAACCAGCACCGGTACCTAATGGTACAGGTCTTAAATTAGAGAAATTAAGAGGTCACATTCCCGAAGCGGTTATCGCGATGATTCCCGATACTGCGGCAAAATTTGGAATTAACACACCATTAAGACTTGCACATTTCTTGGCTCAATGTGGTCACGAAAGTGGTGGATTTAAGGCAACTCAAGAAAACTTGAATTACTCAGCAAAAGGTCTAATGGGTATCTTTAAAAAGTATTTCCCAACAGAAGCACTTGCCAATCAATACCAAAGAAAACCTGAAGCAATTGCGTCAAGAGTCTATGGTGGTAGAATGGGTAACGGTGCGGAAGCAACAAAAGAAGGTTTTAAATTTCGTGGTCGTGGATACATCCAATTGACAGGTAAAGAAAACTATACCGCATTTGGTAAATCAATTAATGAAGACATTTGTTCAAACCCTGATAAGGTCGCATCTAATTATGCGTTGTTATCTGCCGCATGGTTCTTCAGTAAGAATGGTTTACACAAAATTGCAGACACAGGTTCAAGTGACCAAGTTGTAACTCAAATTACAAAAAGAGTAAATGGTGGAACAATCGGATTAGCCGATAGAATTAAACACTTTAAAGAATATTATTCATTATTATCATAAAAAAAGGGGGTTTTAAACCCCCTTTTTTATTTGTATTCTTTTATATCGGTTTCTTCACCGGGTTTCTTAGAGACATCTTCGTCTTCAGATTTTAAATTACTTTTTAATTTTTCCCACGCCGTTGAGGATAGGAAATGTGAATTTAATTCGGGATTTGAATCACCCACTGAATAAACAGAATAAAAGGAATCATTAGATGGTTGCATTGATTTACTGAATGTCTCAACAACATACGTTTCTCCCTCATCATCAAAGAATAAATCAGTATCGATTTGTTCGTATAATGGTTCGTATCTGTGTCCCCCCAATTCAACCCAATCGGTTGCTCTTACGTTGTATAATCCCGATTTACCGTTGATTTTACTTTCATATAATCTGATGTTTTCATTGTCAGCCGACACTCTCGCAACTCTGAATTCAGTGGCCATTAAATGGTCATATATAACACCAACACCACTTAAACCTACTTGTTTTAAACGATTATTTAAAAGGTTAAATTCACTACCAACTTTCCTAATTTCATTAACAAAATCAAAGTTATTAAACTTATCTTTTACTTGATACTCAGTTGTTGATAAAATATAAAGCGCTCTTAGTTTATCATCCATCGACCTCCAAGATTCTGGACTACTAAGTACACCTTGGTTATTGATGTATGCCCTTTTAAGGTCTTTACCAAGTCTTTTAAATTCATATTGATGACCTACTCTCTCGGTAATCTGACCCACTATACTTTTTTCCTCTAATTCATTTTGAGAGTAAGGTTTTACAACAATCTTATCTTTGTGGTTATCAAGTTTAGGGTAAATTTGAACAATTTCCTCCCAAGTCATTGGATTATCCCCGTTATTTTGTGTTGAGGTTAATCTAAAATCCGATTTAACTGTAACATCTCTTTGTAGTGCCCCCAAATAGTATTTATCTGTGGTATCTTTTGATTCGTCAATAACGAAATAAAAACTTCTATTGTTTCGATAATTACCCCACATGTTTGTTCCTTGGTCGGCTCTCCACGTTACACACCAAGGACCGTTACTATTTGGTATGGCCTTGTTTATTACTTGAACATAATAACCATATTTCATGGAGGTTTTTTGGTCAGGTATACTGTATACTCTTAATCCGTCCTCGTTTATGATTAGGTTTTCTTCTCCACTCCATAGTTCTTTAGATGCTGCAATCCTTTCTTCGGTTGGTTTAGTGTCCTTACCGACAAATACATCACCTTGAACTTCTTCCTCAGCATCATCATATTCACCAACTAAAAATAATATTTGTTGGTAACTATACTTTGTAATATCCTTTAGATTATTGGGGTCGAATCTTTCAAAACCTTGTTCTCCATCGAACCTGCTTAGGAATGAAAAGACTTGTGGTTTTTCTGGTTTTAAACCATTTTGGATTCGTTGGAAAGAGGTGATTAACGTTTCCGCCTCATCTGGAGATAGGTTAGGTTTTTCCATCTTCCACTTGTCCATTAATGCGTTGAAGAGTTTTTTATTCTTTATCTCTTCATAAATGACATTTGTTATAATTTCGTTGAACTTCATAGTAAAATTAATATATACAATAAATACCTATAAACATAGGTTTGTGCACATTATCTTACTACTTCCGACTCAGTCTTAACGAAACCTCTCTTTAAGTGTTCAACTTCATCTAAAATGGTCTTACACATCTTTTCAATCATCATGACCTTCATAAGGTTATCTGCGTTGTTAGAATCGTTATTAGATAAAAGAACCATCTTCATTAAATTGTCATTTTCAACCCTAACCACTTTTTCCTTTTTTCTTTGGAAATACTTCTTAGAATTAACACGAGTACATTCAACACAATAGTTACTGTGACCATCGTGAACTAACTTGTTTTTGTAAAAATTACTCAGTGGTTGTTCATTTCTACAACCGGTACACTTTTTTATGTTTTCCATTTATTTTTGGTTTTAACTGTCGCAAAGATATAAAAAAATTGGGATATACAAAATAAAACTACGAATATGTATTAGGAAAGTAATTCAACATGGCCGAGCCGATACTTAAAATGGGATTTTACTCCTTCTACGAAAAGAAGTCAGGGACCAAAAAAATATATACCGTAGATAGTGGTAAACTCCTTTATTCTCAACGATTTAAGAAGTATTTACCCAACCCTTATAGGGACGTGAAAGACTTCAATAGTTTGGAAGATGCAAAAACATATGTTTTTAAGAAATTATCAAAACATACTAAGGATAAACAAAAGAAAATCAAAGAGTTACCTAAATCTTTATACCTTATATTGATGAAAGAGGAGAGTACGGGTAATACATTTGTAAAAGTGGGGATAACTTCTAAGAAGTTTATCATGCGTAGATTTAGTAAAGACTACGGATATGAAGGATATGTACTTCAAACCATACTGAGAAGAATCGACACTAAGGATGCTGAAAAGTTGGAGGGGAAGATTAAAGACCGATTAGCAAAAAAAAGAGGAGTCAAAAAATATCGACCCCTCTTAGAGAACTTTTCGGGTTACTCTGAATGTTTTTCTTATGATGGTTTAACCCACATTATTGAGGTTTTTGACCAATTGACAAAAGATTCTTAATCGTAAGGACCTTCTAAATGTAAAACGTATCCTTGTTGAATTGATTCTTTTTTACCACCAAGACCTGGATTCATACTTAAATTGATATTTGAGTATCTTTCATAACTCTTTACATCCTTACCATAAAATCCATCCAATCCTAATACGGTATTCATAATTCCGTTCCATGTATCTCCAGCCATTACTTGATATAACATAGAGAATAATTGGGTTGGACCTTCTAATTTGAACATTGGTTTACCTTTAATTCCTGATTTTTGTAGACATTGACCAAGTGTACCCGAACGAGGACAACCATATCCCTTACCCTTACCACTTTCTTCGGTGATTACTTTATCCATTAAGGATTTAAATTGTGATTCTGTTAATACGTATTTTTTCATTATTGTGTTTTTTTAGTTCTTGTTGTTTTAGGTGTTACACTTTTTTTTAATTCTATGTTCTTGTCTTCTAAGAATTCCACTTTTACCCTAAGTTCGGCCACTTCACGAGTAAGGTCTAATATTTTTGAACGCATGTCATCCTTTTCTATTGAAGACCTTTCCAACAAGACTTCCAATTTTGCTATCCTTTCTCGACATTCATCTTTCATATAATCTTCTGACCTCTCTTTTCTCATGGCTCTTTTTTCGTAGAATCTCCAAGCACTTGCGGAACCTAAAACTGTAACTGCTGTTATTAAAACAGTATAGAATGACTGTGAATCCATATTATGTTTTTTATTTATTACAATAAATATAACGTTATCCCCAAATTGTATTAGGTCTTGACCTTTATCTTAAAAATTCTTATATTTTCAACATGAGTTTAATAATTAATTTTTTTGGCGGCCCCGGTATTGGTAAATCAACCCAAAGTGCCCAATTGTTTACCCTAATGAAGAAAACCCACATGGATGTTGAATTAACCTTTGAGTTTCCTAAAATAGTTGCGTGGGAGGAAAATTATTCCGCAATTAAGGACCAATTTTATATCACCGCAAACCAACACAGGAATATCAGTAGATTGTATGGTAAAGTTCAACACATAATTGTTGATTCTCCCATAATTTTAGGTATGGTCTATAAGGACCGATACGATTCGGAACCATCATATCCCGCATCTTTTTATGATGATTCGTTTGATTTTTTTGTTTTAGGTCTATTCAAAAAGTATAATAATCTAAACATCCTATTAAAAAGAGACGATTCAACGTATGATGAGAATGGTAGATTTCAAAATCTTAACGAATCAAAACAGATTGATGAAGACATTAAGAATAAACTAATAACCCATAACATACCATTTGTTGAATTCTCTGTAGGTCCCAATACCTCAGATGACATATTTAACTATATAAAAAACAACACCCATGAAAAAATTCCTTTTAATAGTTAATCTAACCCTACTAACTCTATTAGCGTCATCATTCCTACCGATAAAAGATGTTGTTCACGTTAAAAATAAAGTATTTGAAGTATCATACTCTCAGAAGTTAGAACAACCTTTATGGTTGATTTATCACTCAACAAATAGACCAACAACCGTTAATAGAGGTTCTATGGATTTCTATACTGAAAAGACAATCCACACATCAGATGCTGCGGATTACGCCACAAATTTATACGATAAAGGACATTTAGCACCGGCAGCCGCGTTCTCAGATAATATGGAAAATCTTAAACAGACGTTCTCTTATTTGAATTGCGCACTACAAAACCAATACCTTAATAGAGGTGAGTGGAGAATATTAGAAGACCAAGTTAGAAAATGGGATGATACTGAACCAATAACAGTTAAGATAATTTTAGATTACTCAATAAAAAGTGTAAAATTACCTACAGGTGCAACAGTTCCTGACGGGTTTCATATGTTTATTACTTGGGACAAATCTAAAAAGACGGAGTGTTATTATTTCGCCAATGAAAAACCCACAACTAAATGGGAACAACACAAGTCATCAACATGTAAACATTAATGTTAAAAAAAGAATTATTAAATTACCAAGGTCGATTATTTTGGGTCTATAGAAAAGTTAAAGAATCTCAAATAAAACCGGAAGGTATAACGACTGTTAGAGACTATTGGTATTGTGATATGGTCCTAAAACAAAACAATCACCAAGGAGGTGATGTTTTATTATTATTTTTAAGGGAAATACCTGAAGCTGAGGTTTTAGAGACTTTTCCTAATGTCACTTAAACACATTTTAGTATACTTTACCTCATTTCTCTTCGCCTGTCTTTCATATGGGTTGGTTGAATAGTAATATAACTTCTCGTATTCCTCATATTTTGTTCTTGATTGTAAATAATGAGTGTATTCGTGGATTATCGTTGATGCAATGTCTTTGTATGTTTTACAATTAGAAATGTAAATCACAATTCGATTCCTGTAAAAACAATAATTACCATAAAAATAAAACTTACCACTTTTTCTTTTTCTTTCACTTATCCTTAGTTCCAGTTTACGTCTTTTACGGGTGTTAATACCTAAAGTAACCTCACACCACTCCAATGCGGATTTGGCATATATGATTTTTAGTTTAGTATCAATTTCTCCCCTACTCATTTGTTGTTTTATCGGTCTTAACAGTTCTTTTCTGTCTTATACCGGTTTTAGTCATCTCATTTAGGGTGTCAAAATTTGTAAGAACATCTTTTAAAACCGCAGCAAACTCGTAATTTTCATTTTCCTCGTTCTTCTTTTTTAGAATTTCGGTAAACTCCGATAATTCACTATCGGTCAACTTGGCTCTAATCTTAACTGATTGGATAACGAGTTTTAAAGTTAAATATTGTAAACTTACCTTCCTTGATGGGGTTAATGAAAAATACTTTTCAGGACTGATGTTAGATAGTATATTCCCATTCACACCGTCTAAGAAGGAAATAAATGTCGGATGATTTGTGTTGATTTTCATATGCCCTTTTTTCGTTTATTATAAATATTTTGGGTCTTACTTTAAAAACAAAGGGGGTACATTTTTACCCCCCTTATTTTTGGTTTTTGACACATAACTAATTGTTATTTACCCCATTTACCTCTAATAACAATTTGTGCGATAATTCCATAAACGGATAGGTCCGAGTATGTGTCTTGAACTGTTTCACCAACTTGGTCTTCTCTACCCAAGAGAACTAACTGTTTTAATCGTTGGATTTTATCATTCATACGGAACCACAATCCTGTTTGTGACAACTTAATTTCTTCGGGGGTTGCTAACTTTGTTCCCACTGAAATGTTATCTGGTCCGTAATTTAATTGTTTTTTACAGAACAACTCATATTGTTCCTTTAGGATTTTTTTAAATTCCGCAGTTGTTTCAGGATATAACTCCTCACACTGTTTGGTTGCTGAGATTTGTGTTTCTGTTGACATGATTATTTGTTTTATTTAAATAATACGAAATTATTTGCGTAATACCAAATATTTATATAAAAATCCCAATTATGGAAATCAATAATTTTAACGAAGATACACATACACCTGACGTACCAAAATCGAAACAATTGGTACAAATGTTGTCATTTAGAGTAGTACCGGCGTATTTTCGAGAAATCGAGAAAGTTGCCACTAAGAAGAATATGAGTGTTTCTAAACTAATACGTACCTACATTAAAGAGGGTATGAAACAAGATAACGAAATTAGTAGTAAAGAAAACAACGATTTTAGAGTTGAGTAACTCACTTATTTAACCCCCCTAAAGGGACTTACCCTAATATTATAAAACCACGCTCCCCCAATAAAATGGGGGAGTTCTTTTTTAGGAAAATACTCTTTTACCAAGTATTTATTATTATGCAACACAAAATTAACGAAGAATATATAATGGAGACCATCAGAAAAATAATTTCTGAAGAAACATCCAAAGTCAATAGAAACGACTACAATAAGGTTCAATTCAAAATAGATGAACTTGAGGGTCAATTGGCGGAAACCGTTAAAGAACTACGTAAAGTACAGGATTGTATACCTGAAGGGTTAAAAACAATCTCAAGTGGACGTTTAAGTTCAATCTCATCAAATTTAAATGACGCAAACAAAATGCTTAAAGTGCTTAAAAACAAAATAAGGGACCACAAAAGAGGAACTAATCAACAACAAGTTGACGAAAAGAAAAAATGATAAAATTTTTTGACATATTAAATGAATCATCTGAGATGATTAATTGTGAACACTGTGATTGGAAATGGAAAAAGTCCGAAGGTGGTGACGATTTGTATGTCTGTCACAAATGTGGACATGATAACCACCCAAAATCATTCGATACGTTTGCAGAAAAAAGAATGGGTGGTGCTAAGAAAATTGTGGATAACGCAAAAGAAAAGGGTGGACCCTCATTGTTGACCTACCATCACTTTAGGGTGAAGTTACCTTATTATAAAAAGGCAGCGGAAGGTAAGTTTGATGTTGAATCTAGTAAAAAAGAATATAAAGAACTTCTTGACAAATTATATAAATCAACCAAGGGAGATATGAATATCGAACAAGTTGAATTTCAGAAATTAGTTGGTCTAATTGAGGTTATTGGTGAATTGTTAATAAAACACAAATAACCTATTCCTCTTTTTCTTTTTTAATCTTATCGGCCCATTCTTTACCTAAATCTGTTAGGAAAAATCTTTCTTCTTCATTATTGTCTTCAATTGAATCGACCAACCCTTTATCTTGTAATTCGGTTAAGTAGGTTCCGGCAATTATTTCCCGTAATATTTTTTCCATTTCATCTTCGGTAAACACATATTCCTCAATATCCTCATTTAGTTCTCCTAAAATGAATTTATCCGTTAGTTTATCACATAGATAACCCATGGCATAACTCTTATCTTCAATTTCATAATCCTCAAAAAAACCACTTTCATTAAATGATTCTATGATATTTTCTGCGTGACTTATCACGATTGGTTGGTATGTTGTTCCCATTATTAATACTTATATTTAAAGTATAAGCAATATTTTTGAAAAAACAAAACATACCTTTACTTATCCCCTAAAAAATATTATTTTTATCAGAAAGAGACCAATATGATTAAAAACTGTGAAATTTTTGTAAGCATTGCATCCTATAGAGATGCTGACTTAATAAACACAATTAATGACCTATATGAAAACGCTAAAGACCCAGATAGAATAAGGGTTGTTGTATTTAACCAAACTGATTTTGAGGCTGATGAGATTTATAAAATGGATTTTGGTAATCGACAGGTTGAGATTTACTCTTTAGATTATAAAAATACTAAAGGGGTATCTTGGGTTAGACACAAAATTCAAACATTTATTGAACAAGAAAAATATTACTTACAAATTGATGCACACATGCGTTTTGGTAAGGATTGGGATGATAAATTTATACAATATTTAAAAGAGTCAAATAGTAAAAAACCGGTTTTATCATTTTACCCGTCCGCATTTGATTATGAAAATGGTAAGACTCAAAGTAACATCATTAAGAATGAAATTAGGGCATTTAATAGAAAGGCCGTTACCTCTTTAGGGTTTGGTCTCGATAAAAATGCATGTAATTTAGACCATGGTGATAATAAACCCATTTTAGGGACAACATTCGCTGCTGGATTTGTTTTTGCACCAATTGAATACGTAAAAGAGTTACCATATGACCCACAGTTATATTGGAACTATGAAGAAACCGACCAAACACTTAGAGCGTTTACCAATGGGTGGGATTTTTTTGGGACACCTGAATGTTTAATTTGGCACAAATATAACACTGGTGGTGGTTCACCAAGACACTACAACGAAGTTCAGAATACGATGCATAGGGAAAACAAATCAAACGAGCATGCAGAAAAAAAATATTTTGACCCAACATATAAAACAGATTATCCATTAGGTACCGTTAGAAGTCTTAATGAATTTGAAATACTAAATAATTTAGAGTTTAGTTCCGCAACATTAAATAAACCAGAAGAAAAGGACGTATTAATCGTTGTACCATACAGAAATCGTGAACAACATCTAAAAGATTATTTAGTTAAAACCCCAAAATTCTTTAAAGATAGGGGAATTACTTACGATATTTTAATTGCGGAGTTAGATAATATTGGTGAGTGGAATGCCGGATTGTCCTGTAATTCGGTTATTAACTTTAGAAAAAAGAACAAATATAAATTCCTCTATATTCACCATGTTGATGTTTATCCTATTGATGGTGAGTGGAAGTGGCCAAATTTAAACGAGGCGTACTTTAACATGGGTGATTATGGTAGTACATTGATGCATTATAATGATTTCTTTAAGGTTGGTGGTTATAGAAATGGTTTTTGGGGTTGGGGGTCTGAGGATAATGACCTTAACACAAAACTACACCAATCCGGTATCAAAACAGTTGATGTGACGACATTACTCGATTATACAGTAGAATACGATACAAAGTATCAAAATCATAATAGAGAGTTCCAAGCGGTAAACTATAGTAATAGTAGTCGAATTTTAAGAACCACACCAAATAGAAATGTTGATAGTATGTTCGACACCAACCATTATGGTCGAACCCATTCATTAACTAAAATAGACGAGAATATCTATAAACATAATATAGAACCATTATTTTTGGCACCAACTAACGTTAAAAATAAAAATGTGGTAATAACTTACATAAAAGATATTAACTCATCTATTAAGTTCCCATTTATAAAGAGTGTTAGTTATTTTGCGTCATATAATTACGATTTATATGTTATCGACGCATCAAAAGAAAAAGACGAAACGGTTAGACGAGAATTAACTGCGTTTGATTTTGAAATTATAGATAGGGAACCTGTTTATGATAATCTATTTTTAGATAGATTAGTTGCGTTTAAAGAATTCGCAAATACTCACGATTATGAAACAATATTGTGCGTGGACTTTAGTGATATCTATTTCCAAGGGAATCCGTTTGAAATTTTAGATACACTACCTAAGGATAATATTATTATATCATCTGAAGGTATTCCGATACAAGACCAAAAATGGAACTATGGTGTTATTGGAAATGTTTATGGTAATGATATGGCAAATGCAGTAGGTCCGTATGAAGTATTAAACTGTGGGGTTATTGCGGGTAATAGAAAAACACTATCCGAATTTGCCGATATTGTTTTAGATGAATATGGTAAAATTCCTGAACATACAAAATCAATTTACGGAGTAGACCAAGCAATAATTTTAAAACTAATGTATGCGTCTCAAATACTGAAAAAAACGGGATTAAGAGAAGATGTACCATTGGCGGCGCATTTACATACAATATTCAACGACCCAATTGATAAGGGTAGATTTAGAAATATTCAAATTAGTAGAAATAAAGTGGTTTATAATAGTAATGGTGAACTATTTAAAATAGTACATCAGTATAATCGCTCAATAGATATGTCTAATGAAATTTTAAGACACTTTAATCAATTTTATCTTCCTACTTGGTGATATTTATATTAAGGATTTCGTTTTAGATTTAGACCCATAATAAGATTAATTATAATACATGGACCCCGAAGGTGATAGTAAAATTAAAAGACAAGGAAAAGAGATTAACCCTCTTCAGAGATACGTCGCTAATGTTAGCAATGTTCTTTCTCCCATTTGGGTACGACGCCCTTTTCAGATTACTGATGGAAATAACTGGCTCATATTGGGCTGCAGATATAATTTTTTACTTTATTTCCGGATGTTTTTGGTTGTCGTATATTTTCTTTTCGAGAACATTGTCTAAAAAAGAAAAACCTAATCTTATTGATTAGGTTTTTTTGTGTTTTCAGGTTTTTGTAAACCCTTCTTTAATTCTTCTTTTTTGTCATTTGAGTCCTTGATGGACTGTTTGTGTTTTTCGAGAATTTTTTGTTTCTCTTCATCACTCATTTTAATTATGCTCATTTTCTGTCAATTTTTGATTCTTTATGTCCGTAGACTCAGTTAGTTTATTTTGTAAAAGTTCACATTTTTCATATTCTTCGGTTTCCTCATAGTATCGAAGTAGAAAGTTAACAATTTTATTGAAAAATTCTAAATCATTACCCAACGAAGTAATACTACATGTACTATTATACCCAATTAATATCTCATTGTCAATGGTTAATACTAATTCAGTGATGAAATCAATATCATCATCAGCATAATTCCCCGATTTAATATGTTTTGCCGACTGTAATAGGAATAAAAAGTTCTCTTCCATCATATATAACTATTTCGTAATTTACTCTCAAGTAATTGAAAACACTCATAGAAACCTTGTACCTCAACGTCTTCTCGTTTTTTTTTAGAATCTTGACTCGGGGCGATAACTCTCCCATTATCTAATGATACCATATAAACCCACATATCACGTGTAATCATTTCAACTGTTAGGTAGATTCCCTGTTTGTCAAAAAAGTGATATAATTTTTTAATATCATAGAACTCCAACACCGAAACACAAGGTATGCCAACGTTTGGAAACATTGTGTTGCAGAACCTATTCAGTGCCGTTGGATACAAATATTGGATTACGTACCAGTCCATTGTATTGGTAAGTATATGAAAAAACCGATTAATTATATATACAAATTTACGTATACCTAAAATAATTTTTCGTAGTATTTATTGGTATGAGTTTTTTAGACGAGAATAAAAGAGACAAGGTATCCGAATTTGTAAAATTTGTAAAGAAGGAACTTCAATTAGAGAAGTGTCCTACTGTGGTTTTACAGAACGGGAGAGGTAAACTCAAAACAACCGCGGCCTACAATTATTCTAATGAGGAGAAGTTTGTTAAGATAAATGTTAAAAACAGAGCGTTGGTTGATATTTTAAGAAGTATTGCCCACGAAATGGTTCACCACAAACAATTCGAACAAGGTCGTTTAAAAGTCAAACCCGCAGATATCGGAGGGGATATTGAAGATGAGGCAAACTCAAAGGCGGGACAATACATCAAACTATTTGCACAGATGGATGAAACCATCTATGACGAGTAATCTACCTCATAAAATATAAGGTAATCTTTACAGTTACAGCCTTATCTCGAGTACCGTCAGACATATACAAATCCGTAACAATTGATGGGCTTAATAATGTCAAAGTCCTTGGGTATCCAACATCATTTGCTTGATACGTGTAATTAGTAACTGACCCATTTGTGGTGTTCAGTATTTCTAAATTTTTATCATACAATGATAAGTTAACCCAAAATGGGTTAGGTCGAGGAACCCCCGGCATTTGGATATAGTTACAATACAATTCTTTATCATTACCATCAAATTCCCAAGTTGTTCTTCCTTTTATAAAACGTCTATCTAATGCGGTACCATTATAGTCTTGTCTCATCACGATTCTACCACTATCTACATGTTGTAAACTAAACGAATTAATACACACAGTATCATTCTTCACAACTGTAACGTCACTAATTGAACTTATTACGATAATATCGTAATCGGTTAAAATCCACTTACCACCCGTTAATTTGGGTGGACTTTCCAATTCATACTTCTCACATCCCGTAAGGAGTATTACTCCAATAATAAAGATTAAATTTTTCATATTAGTTACCATTTATGGTTATTATTTAGACAAAGATATTTATTTTTTAGAATATCACAAATTTTTTTTAAACTTTTTTTGGGATATTTATATGATAACATGAAAATAATAGTATCGGAGAAACAATATAACCTCATAAAAAGTGGGATTACCGAACAAGGTGAGGACCCCGCAGCCGCACAACCAACCGCCGGAACATCGAGTTCTGGTTCAAAACAGGGATATCCCGAGGTTGGTAAATGGGAGAGTGGGGTGACTCGAGGTCCTGCGAATCAAGTAGGTGTTACCAAATGGTCGGATATTGTTGGTTCATTATTAAAAAGAGGTAAATCAAACCCTTTAAAATAAACTCATAAATCGGTATATTTATATAGATAATAAAGAATTATGTACTCAAATCAAAGAAAAATCGTAATTACAGAGTCTGAAAAACAGAACATCAAAAAGATGTATGGTCTTGTTGAAAAAAGAGATTTTGTGTTTGATTTTGTATTAACTGAAAATAACAAATACCTTATCATGATGGACGAGGTTTTTGTTGCTGGTGGAGATGGAAAATCAATTGGAAGTATATGGGAAAATACCCATGTATTCAACGAGTTAATAAAAGAATCCCTTACGAAACTTGGTGATACAATCACTGAAAGTGTTCATAGTGAAGTAAACAATATTCTTGAGAACACTAAGTGGTCTAAAGATATGGTTTATGAATGGATTAAAAACGGTGAAATAATTAACGAAGGTCTTTGGGATACTATTAAATCGGGAGCATCAACTGCATGGGATGGTATAAAATCAGGAGTCAAGAATGTCGGTAGTACAATCATGAAAGGTATGGAGTGGGTGTTTAAAAACGGAGTTCTACCATTTTTAAGATGGGTTCGTCGTGGATTATACACAGGTGTCGGTATTGTTATTGACGTTGTTGTTTCAATACTTGCGGTAAAAACAAACGCAATTGTTTGGGCTATTGTTGTGTTATTAGATATCTATGAAATCGCAACTAATGATTATGACCCGAAAGACCCCGAAAGAAAGGAATCACCTTTCATGTTTTTAATTGGGGACGCATTGTCTCTAGTGTTGACCGCCGCAATTGGTAAAGTATTTAGTAAATCAATTCCAATGATTAAAAAGGTTGGTGTTAAAAAAGCAGCACCTACAATGGTTAAAATGTTAAACTCATTAGCAACTAAGATACCAGCATTAAAAGGCACATTAAAAAACGTAGGTAACTCGTTGGCAAAGAAATTTAAGGGAGATACTGTCATTTCAGTTATTTTACGCGCAATTGATAGTGTACTAACTAAACTTCAAGCATTTTTAGGTAAATTATTATCAAAACAAGGGGCAAAGGCTGTGGCGGTAGGTGTGGCAACGGCGGGTGTTGTTACGGCATTAACACCATCAAAAGAAAAAACTCAAAGTGCAACTGCATCGACAGATAATGAAAATACATCAACAGATGTAAACCCCGATATCATGGCGGACGCTGAAGCGATGGGGGTTTTTGGTTAAAAAATAAAAAATAAATAAAAAAATGGAATATAAAGAAATGGAAAATAAAGAAATGGAAACCACACCGCAACAGGTAGATGAATTTGCCGGAATTGGCGCATTTTTGGCTAGATTTGGTAAGAGTGTTCTTACAGGTTTAAAAAATATATTTAGGTCATCTGACGCTAAAGTATTACAATACGCATCGGAAGAAATTAGTAAGGTTGTTGGTACGTTAGCAAAATCAAACTCTAAACAAGTTTCATTGACGGCAATTAGAGCCGCTCCGGGTTATAAAAGAAGTTTATCGGTTTTAGTTGAGGATTTGGCGATTAAAAAATTCGGTAAAACTTATAAACAGTTAGTTGCAGCTGAAAAACAAACCCTTATTAAAGAGGCAAGTAAAAGTTTAGATGATGTTATTAAAAAAGAATTACAAACTGCAGGTAAACAAATAGTTGGTAATATTGATAATTTAAAAGGTGCTAAGGTAGTGAAAATGGGTCAGAAAACCTCACAGATTACTAAGTCCATCGCAGCGTTAGATAAGATAAAATATAACAAAGCAACCACATTACTTAAAACCAACTTAAAATTAGTTGGTGAAGGTAAACAAGGGGCGGCACTTCTTAGTAAAGTAAAAGGTGGTAAAGTTAACATTGTAAAAGGTGGTCAACTTCTTAGTGCGGATGCAAAATCTTTAGGTCAAAGTAACATTAAAGTGTTTAGTTTATCTCGAGGTCAATGGAAAACATTGGCGGTATTGGGTATCACAGGTGCTGCGGTTCTTTACTTAATCGGTAAAATGTATCCGAATGAAGCGGTTGTGGTGTTAGACCCAGATGGAAATGATGGAACACAAGGTGGTGGTGGAAACACTGGTGGTGGAAACACTGGCGGTGGAAGTTCAACTAAATACACACCGTGTACATCATTCCCAATGGCATATGGATGTAGTAGTGACCAAATTAGAGAAGTCCAATCTTGTTTAGGTATGTCTCAGGATTTACAAACAGGTAACTTTGGACCTAAGACAATGGTTGCTCTTGGTGGTTCGAAAGAATTAACAAAAGAAACGTATGATGCAATCATTGCCAAATGTAAAGGAACAACTGTTGTTCCGGCACCACCGGTTGCTGCTACCACAGGAACAACAACAGGTAGTACAACCACATTAACAGGAACAACTACGGGTTCAACACTTCCTCCAATTACACCTCCACCGGTACCGGCGGAACCTGTAATGGATAAAAATAAATTACAAGAACTTTTATCGAGTAACAATTTGGTTGTAAGAAGAGGGGGAAAAGTAGTTGTATGGAAAGGACCTAAATTGAGTGGACCTGACTACTACATTTTAAGTAAATCATTGGAAGAAAAAGGTTACACTGAAGTTAGACAAAGAGAAACTGGTGACAGGGGTGACGAAGATATCACAATGAAATACAAATGGAAAAAATAAGATTAAAAAATATTTAAAATAAATTTTAAAAAAAGGGTTAGTTTAGTTACTAACTCTTTTTTTTTGGATATTTATTAATAGAGTTTATTGGTTTGGTCGCCCGTAAACGATAACTAAAACTAAAAACGAAAGGAGGTATCCACATCTCGGCGAAGGGGTCTTAATTGACTCCTTTGTTCGTTATAGGGGTACCCAATTACGAATACCCTTTATATTCTCTATTAGTATCCCTATATTTTAGATTATGTCATTACCTTGCCCAATGTGTAAAACCCCTCTTGGGTTAACATTAGAATTTATTATTAAACATCCCGTTTCAGCGTGTCCCAGGTGTGAAACTGTACTCGATTTCACGGTCAATGAAGATATCAAAAAATCATATAATGAGGCCATGGGGGAAATAAAAAAAATTAAAACCAGATACAAAGGGATGGCAAAGTTTGACTAGTCCTTTTAATAAACTTCTTTGTATTTATAAGTAATAAAAACAAATTAAAAAAAAAACTATGGCAGGAATCGCAGACAATTTCGCAGGTCTTCCAATCGAAGATTTGATTGTTTCACCTATTGTCGGAATGGCAAAAGGTCAAGCAAAATTAAATGAAGTAACTTGGAGATACATCTCTGAAGTTGCATTTGAAAAAGATAAAGACGGTAAAACAACCGCTCGTTCATTAGATGTTGAAATGAACAGGGTTGTTACTAACGGAGAAACTGGTGAACAAGAAATACAAAAATTGTATAATAAAGTTCCAATGTTACCATTAGTTCCATTACCTTCTTTGGCAATTACATCGGCTGACATTGCATTTACAATGGAAGTTAAGACATCTGAAACAAGTAAAGAAAGTTCTGACAGTGAATCTTCTTATTCGGCTTCAGCATCTGCAAGTTGGTGGGGTATGAAATTTAACGCAACAGTTGCGGGTAAAGTGGCAACCCACAAAGAAAACACAAGAAGTACAGATAACTCAGCAAAATATGAAGTTAAAGTTCATGCAGAACAATTACCTCCAACTGAAGGTATGTTGAAATTGTCTGACTATTTGACACAAATGTTAGAGCCATCTTTAATTCCACTTACAGTTGACCCAAGTAAATAATTAATGACTTGATTTAGTCAAAAAATTATGTTATATTAGTAACATAAAAAATTATAAATGGCTAGATTGAACATTGAGGAACTTGTTGGTGGTCTATTGGAAGCGGCAATGGTCGCTCAAGGTATAAGTGAAAGACAACATATTAATTCATTAAGAAACTACTTCAATGAAGACGGTACACCTAAAGTAAAAACGTTCTATATTGGGGAGAGGGAATTAGTTGTACCTCTATACATATTGGCGGACCATTCATCTATTGGTTTAGATGAATTAGATATTGAATTTGAAGCCAGATTAATATTTGGTGAAGATGAAACCAATGTTTCAGATTTAAAGAGGTCCCTTTTGGGGTTATTTAAGAAACAGGGGTATGAACACAATATTAAAGGCATTGAGGTGGATTCAGGTAAGAATACGGACAGGTCGGGTTTGGCTAAAATTAAAGTAAAATTTAAGGCTGACGAAAAACCCGAAGCCGTTAGTAGATTAATTGACGCTTACATTCAAAATTTATCCGACCCAAGTCAAACAGTAGTAAAATAAAAATAAAAAACCCCTCTTTTGAGGGGTTTCTTTTTTGGTGGAGATGGAGGGATTTGAACCCTCGTCTTGTTCGCCATACCATAAATGGACTACACGTTTATTCGATTATTCACAACCGACAAATATCTGATTCCTATTTTGACATCGTTATCAGAAACTGTGTCGAGTTCACTTTTTTTATGGTAGCACTCTGAACGAGACCATTTGTACCTTTTTGGGTAGGTACCACACCGTGAGGACTTCTGTTCCAAGGTTATATGTCCATCGACCCGTCCAGTGGGAGCGGTTAGGCTGCCACCTTAGAAGTTGCTAGTAAACCAGCTACTTCCATGTTGTTGTAAACGTTGCCGTCTAATTGTTACCACCATTTATTTAAGTCGTAGATGACATCCGACTACGTGCCCACGTACAATACCAACGCCAATCAATTCCATTCATCCCCATTGTATATTACGATACAAAGGTAAGTAAACTTTTTTATTGTTGTTTAGGTTTGTTCGGTTTTTTTGATTTTTTTTCTGTAGTAGTTTCTACAGATGGTTTTGATTTTGGTTTAGAATAATATCTTGTTTTCTTTTTTACTTCTTCTACCTTTTCCTTAACTTCAACGATTGCTTCTTTAACCTCGTTGTTTAGTTGAGTTACTGTGGTTATGGCCTTTGCTGTTTTTCCAAGACCTAAGAATTGTTTTACGATTTCAATTAATTTCTTCATAAGTGGTTTTTTTTATAAATATAATAAAATATACGTCAGATACATTAAATAGTCAAGGGTAGATTGTGACCATACTTTGCCTCGAAGAATAACCTATTCTTTTCCCATTTCTTATCTACCGCACCAACTGACTTATGTACAACCAATATTTTAGTTGTAACACCTATTTTAACCCCTTTTAAGTGGTTTAAAACACAGAATGGTGTGTCATAGAAGTGAAACCCCGGAAACTCCTCATCAAACCTCTCCACAATCCTTTTCTTGTGTACTGCGATAAATAACCCATCGACAATCACAACATCCTTTAAACCGTCTCCAAACGTTCCAGAATAGTTATTACGATGTACCTTACCAAGATGTTCGTGTTTAACCTGTCCATACATCCTTTCTCTTTTTTGCCACCACATACCACTCACCAAATCATCAGTACCCGCAAGTCCAATAATTCCATGTTCGGGATGTGTATCAAAAAGTCTTAAAAGTTTATTGGTTACACCGGTAGTTTCAATATCAATGTCATCATGCATGAAAACCACAACATCGTTTACCGATTCATCCAAACCTTTATTATAAAGTTGAGGTAGTGAGAATTCACCATTATTTTCGTAAATTAATACCTGTGTCTTTGGGTGAGAAAAACTCTTCTTTGTTTGTTTAACATAGTTCTCATCAATTTTTCTTGTTGAGATTACTACTGTTATCGGTTCATTATATTTCGACATACGTTGCGATTAATTTACCGTCATTCTCTGTTACGTCAATAACGATTGGTTTATTTGATGGTACGTATCCTTCTGTGCAGGTTGATGCGTTCACATAAAGAGTATCTTTAATGTATGTGGCACCGTATGCACCGTGGATATGTCCAAACACATGTATTAGTGGATTGATTCTATTATCCAATTCATACCTCAATAATTCACACCCAACGTTCCTATCACCTTGTCTCCAATTACTGACAAAATCTCTGATTTCATGTGGTGGACCGTGTGTGATTAAAATATCGGTATCATCGGGAATCATATCCCATTTACTTTTAATCTCATCACCCAATCTTGGTAGGTTAAATGCCCAATCATAAAAATTAGGTTGCCATGGACTACCGTGGATTTTTATTGGTTTTGAAAACTCTGAACTTTCAATTGTAAAATTGGTGTCCTCTAAATATGTCACATCAGATTGGGATAGATTCTCTTCATTGATTAAATGACGGAACCAATCATAATCACCTGAGTGGTGGGGTTCATTAACTTTTTGGAATGACCAATCATGGTTTCCCGCAATAAAGATTTTTGTTTCAAATCCTTTTACGTTTTGAAACCACTCAACAAATTCTTTAACCTCATGAGGTTTACCAACATTGGTACAGTCACCCGCGTGAATTAAAATATCACCTTCAGGTAATGGGTTAAAAAACTCCATTTTTTTATGGAGTCCGTGAGTATCCGATATACATACAATTCTCATGATATAAAGATATAAAAAATATTTGATAAAAAAAAGGAGGTTAGACAAATCCAACCCCCCTTTCGGGTGCTGACCGAAGTCGACTCCACCACTTAGTTTTACTAAACTAAGAAAAACACTTTTAGTTATTCTCTAAAAGTTTGGCGATTGCCTCAAGTTCCATTTGTGCCTTTAACTCAGGTGAGATAATTGCATTCAAACGAGATTCTAATTCGGCAAGTTCCTTACGTTTTTCTTGGACTGAGATTTGGTTTACACGAGTTTGAAAATCTTCTTTCCACTCATCAACACCGAATCCTAACCAAGTAAAATTATAGTCCACACCAAGTTCTTTTGCTGCAGATTCAGATTTATCTTTTCTATCGATTAGAAATGCGAACATTTCAACGATTTTACGAGTGTCTGTTACCGTTGGGATAGACGTTCTGTCATGTGCTGAATTTGCTGAGTAACCGAAATTACCACTTGTTTTCCAGCAAGGTCTTTCAGCCTTTTCAATTGCTAATTTTTTTGATTGAACTAAGTCGAATAGTTCTTTTACTTTTTCATCTGTTGTTTTTGATGTTGTCATAATTGTTGTTTTTAAATTATTGTTATTGTTAATAAAATATACCGGAAATTGAACGAGTGGTTTTTTCATTTAGATAGGTTTAGAAGTAACTACACTCATAGCCGGTAATAAGGTAGACGGAAAGAGTACGGGTGGTTTAACATCCAATTGTTTTGTAGAAGTAACCCGGTACATAGCCGTCAATAAGTTTATGTGGAGAATTGTGTGTCTAACGTTGTATCTGATTTTTGTATGTTAGAAGTAAGACATTTGCACCGATACTTTCACCTTCTCTAAGACCTAAGATAGTACCACTACGTGGTCACCTATAATAGGTAAAGGTTATCCTCTCAGTGACTCACATAGCCACATTAATATTTCAAAGAACTGACAGGTGATTTACACACCCATCAATTTTCCTGTCTCTTCATAAGAGTAACAGAAGTCCTCGTACTTAAAATGTGTATCCACATTCTCGTCAAGGGTAACTTGTTTACCTCTTCCTTCTACGTGTAGAAGAATAAGGTCGTAAACACTTACTTTTGGTAACTCAGCGTATTGTTGAATTACTTTAAGGGTGTTTTTGAAGTCACTTCTTGCGGTTACAAAACCTTCTGAATCTATATCCAACATGATATACTCCTTGGTTTCAAGGTCAATGATTGAAATCAAAGTGTTTGACGACGTTGACCCCAATGATTGACAATTTGAAATTGTCTCAGGTAACCATGTTTTATTTGATTCGGGGTGTTCTCTCTCCATGATACCAAAAGATGTTTCAAGTGAATTCAAACTACCACCATTGAAGTTTCTCACGTCAATGACTACATATTTGTATCCACGGTTCAATGCATCTTCCATATCAATGTCGATGTACTCAGCACAAGGACCCTGTCTGTGTCTCACGTCCCCCGAGTGAACAGATTCACCAACTCTCAAGTTACTGAAAGATAATACATCTGACACTTTTTCACCAACAAACGTAACACTTAAATCCAAATCTTCACTACCATGTTTATCCATCCAATGAATGAAAGGTCTGATAACTTTTGCATCAGGGTTATCGAGTGGAACTCTTTGACCTCTGATTGTTGGTTTAGTTGAAAAGTTCATACTTCTCATGTTGGTTGGTAAAGGAATCTTTTTCAATTCCTCATCAATCCAACAGTTACCCAAAGAATCCATTACTGAAAACTTATCTCTAAGTGTTTCAAATAATTTAGAGTGGATGGTTTCCACAATCTCTTTAGGGATTGCTGGTAGTGATGGTAACATGGTACGTTTTCTTGACCCCTTTATCATAACGGACCTATTATCCATAGGTTCAGTACGATTTTCAAAGTGAGCGTAAACTTCAAACAATACTTTGTTCGATGTACCTTTTACCGTTTCGCTGAAGTGTGTCATGATTACTTCGATATCTTTTGGATATGTACGAACCAACCAATCGATTCTTCTTGCGAATTCACCGGGTTTTTGAGACAATACTCTCAAACCATTCTCAAGACCTTTATTGAAACCTTCATTAACAAGTGAGAACCAAGATTTTACTTTCTCGTTTCTAATCTTATTGAATGCATCAAAAGATTTTGGGAATTGATTTTTATATTCACCTGGATGTAATATTTCACCTAAACGAATCCAACGTTGGTCTTTTAAAACCATTTCACGTGGGTCACAGTTTGTGTTCTCAAGTAAACCCAAGATGTAACGTCTCTCTTTACGAGTGAACTTCTTGAATTTAAACTTTTCTCTTTCAGGGTTCTCACCCTTTGCAGATGACCATCTGTTTAATCTAATTTCCTTTTCAGGAACTTTAGGTAAACTGATGTCTCCACCTGAAAGATGAACGGCGATTCTTAACACGTCAGTTGATGTCTTAACTGGTAATCCCTCAATTCCCATTGCCGCCAATGTACACAAATTCTCTTTGAATGGAATTGTATTAGGGAATACTAATGTTTCACCACTGTTAACGAACCATTTAACAATCTCAAGGTCTTGAGGTGTCAATGATGTATTAATTGAAACCAAATCAGTGAAGATTTGTGAAAATCTTTCCGATGTGCCATACTTAATCAAGTTGTATTTGATTTTCTCAAACTTGATTTCTTTTTCAAAAGTATGGGTAGATGGTTCCCAAGTACCGTTACTCCAATAGTGGGTAATTGCATTAATATACAATTCGAAATCAGACATTGACATAACTTCTTGTGGGAAGTTTTTATATAAAGGTTGGTAATTACGATTACCTCCCATTACATTTTTCAAATGTGTAACGACTTCGTTGTTGAAGTTCTCTATGAACGATAAATCTGATTTGGATAATGCGAAGAATGCATCTTCGTCTAACATATAACCCCACTCCATTAAGTGAGATTGAACGGTCGCCACTGCGATTCTATTATCTTGACCGTCGTTTGGTGAACATACCAAACCCTTCTGAAAGGAAACTAAATTTCTTGTCGTCATAAATGTCGTAATTAATTGTTGTAATACAAAGGTACATAATATATTTTAAAAAACAAGTGTTTTTGTAAATTTTTTTAAAATATTTTTTTATAATGGAAAATAATCACCGAAAATGGGGTTTTAGTGGAAAATATTCTCCGTATTCATAAAGAATGAATTATTTAGTGGAAATTTTTTATTTCCCTTTGAATATCTCTTTCTTTAATTGTCTCACGTTTATCGTGAAGTTTTTTTCCTTTGGCAAGACACACTTCAACTTTAAACATTCCTCTATCATTCTCAAATAAACGATATGGTATAATTGTTAAACCGTTGGTGAGTTCTTTATTAAGTTTAGTCAACTCTTTTTTCTTGAGTAACAATTTTCTATCTCTCTTCATGTTATCATCACCAATTCCCGATATGGTAACATTCTTTAAGAACAGTTCACCATTTTGAAAATGACAAAACGAATCAGGTGTAAAAGTTAAATGTCCCTTCCTAATGAACTTAACTTCAACACCATTCAATGATACCCCCGCAATGAGGGTATCAATAAAATGATATTCGAATTTTGCACGTCTGTTAACTATGTTGATGTTCTTTTCCATTATATTCTTACTAAGTGGTTCGCACTATAGGTTATCATTGCACCGTTATGTTTATATCTAACTCTATAACCCATACCTTCAACTAAACCAACCGCCTGTCTTAGAACTTTGTTTGATTTATATCTTGGGTCAGGATTCAAGTCGATATCAATCCATGATGCCCTTGGTAATCCATTTTCTCTAAGGAACTCAGCAATTTCTACCGCCTTCCATACCTCAGTCATTAATCTACTAGATGTGTCTTTTTCAAAAGGAGTTGTATCTTTAGTACATAACACGTGTGCACCTTTTCCTTTTGTGTAAAGAGCAATAACAACCCCATACACTGTTTTAGAATTACTAAACGATTGTGAGTCTGAACCAATTAATAGTTCAACGTCTTCTCGTCCTTTTAGGTAATCTTTGATGTAGTTGATGATGTCATTTACCGGTGTTCCGTGTAATGTCTTAAAAATTTTCATGTCCTTTAGTTTATCATAAGTATATTTTTTATGTGGCGGAAGGTGAGGGGCTCGAACCCTCGCGGCTGTGACACCCTAACAATTTAGCAAACTGCCCCCTTCACCAACTTGGGTAACCTTCCATTGTGTTTTTAGTTATCCCCCGAGGATTCGAACCTCGACAATCAGAATCAAAATCTGAGGTCCTGCCATTAGACGAGAGGATAATATGAGCGAATAGACAGAATCGAACTGTCGTCTCCAACTTGGAAGGATGGAGTAATAACCACTATACGATATTCGCAAAAAGTAGACCCGGGCCCAGCGAGCCGTTGTCGTACCAACGGAAGGGCCCTTTTTAAGGTCTACCAAGGGGAGTGGCCTTCACATAACGATTTCCCTTTCGGGTATTGGAGTTAAGTGTACGACCACATGTGTGGACCCTACAGGGCTCGAACCTGTGACCTACTGATTATGAGTCAGTTGCTCTAACCAACTGAGCTAAGGGTCCTTAAAGAATTATTTGGTATTCTCTAATGTCCAAAGTTCTATTGTTAATGCCTTACCTCGAGTTTCTTGGTGGTTAAAGTCCATCTGAAGTTCTTTACCCTTGAAGTACATTTTATCAATAAAGTCCCAATCTCCGTTAGGTGTTTCAA